ATATCAATTACAAAGGAGTACCATCGAAAGCTGCTCTAAATTACAAGGATGCTTTCGATAAACACGATCATGATCGTTATCAACAATATATTTCAGATGTAAAAGCAGGAAAAACTACTATTAATTCAGGAACACTATACCCTTATGATCTTGTTGAAAAATGTTTTGCCGGTGATGATTCTACTACTCTCGATGTACTATGGAATAACCTTCCTGACTACACAAATGGTGATTCTAGTAACGGGATAGCGATTGTAGATAGCTCTGGTAGTATGGCTGGTCGTCCTATGGCAGTTGCTATCTCTTTAGGAATTTATATTTCGGAACGTAATAATGGTTTGTTTAAAGATCATTTCATTACATTTTCCGAAAGACCAACACTACAAAAAGTAATTGGTAATAATATCAGAGAAAAGGTCAGTCATCTACAACGAGCTGATTGGGGGATGTCTACTGATCTTGAGGCAGTGTTTAATTTGATTTTGGATACTGCACAGGAAAACAATATTCCAGCTTCCGAAATGCCTACTAAGTTGTATATTACAACAGATATGAATTTCGATGTAGCTTGTAATCCAAGTTTGACCTTATTCCAAACAATTGAAGAAAAGTATAAAGAAGCAGGATATCAACGTCCTGATATTATTTTCTGGAATGTAAATGCTAGGAACACACAAAGTCCTGTTCGTTTTGACGACAAGGGTACTTGCTTGGTGTCTGGTTGTTCACCCTCTATTCTAAAATCCTTGTTGAATGGAAACATTCTAACTGCGGAACAGGTCATGTTAGATACAATTAATGTGAGCCGTTACGATTCAGTAACGATCTAAAATTAATAGAAGATAATTCTTGTGATTTTAGATAGACACACTTCTTTTGGAGAAGTATTAGATTCAAAAAAAGTTACTGTGTATCATTCATGTTCTTTCAACGGAGATTTTTTCAAAAGAATTTCTTCCCGACCAGACAAAAACATTCATGCTGGTTCGTTATTTCAAGCAGTCTGGAGAGCAGACTACAAAGTAAATGACGAAGAAGCGTATCCAGTTTCTTATATTTACGAATTGGTTCTGAAACCAGAACGTATTTATAATCAGCTAATTCACGATTCGGGTGAAAATGTAGATCAAGCAGACGAAGATAGTTACAAAGAAAACTATGATCTATTAGTTTATCATAATACAGGAGAAGGTCACGCGAATGAATCTAATCTATCTGTAATTATTCTAGATCATGGTATCATCAAATCTGTGAGATTGTATGCATCTATGAACGGCGAAGAGATCGGGAAGTTTATGGAGGAAAATAGTTTGACATTCTAGTAAGATGTGGTAAAATTCTGTTAAATAAGTTTAGGTGCTTGCAGCAAATATTTTCCCCTTGTAATGGAAAAAAGGCATCTAGTAAGTTTTAGATACACACAGCAAATATATAATATAATATGCAATTATACATCGTATCTAGTTGTTCTTTGTAATTTCCTCTAGAGGAATGACGTAGCGGATGTCACCGCAATATATATCTTATCAAGGAGACGGTAGAATTCCGTGTAATGAACTTAGTATTAGTAATCTAATGAAAGATTGAATTCGTCTTGGTAAGATAAATTTTAGATGCTTACAGCAAATTTTTATACACATGGAAAAAAAGCATCTAGTGATAAAAAGTAGTTGAAATGGAGTGGAAGGTGTGGTATAGTGAGAGAGTAAGGTTGGTTGAGATCAATCTTAAAAAGTTCTTTAACAGATTTTAACGGGAGAGAAGCTTAAGCAGGTTATAAGCGTCGGACTTCAGCCCACGTAAGTGGAACAGGGTCGGCTATTTAGAAATGAATAGTTAGTAAGGTGTATATCGGTGAACGGTTTAAAATCCCAACGCCGAGAGAAACCTCAGTAATGAGGGACTCGTAGAGACTACCATCACCTACCTAAAGTAGAAATACCAAGGTAAAGGCATAGTCCAGAGCACAAATTTACATAACTTATGTAAAGTGATGAAAATCATAGTGTTAGGCATAATCCGAAGACAGTGGATTCGAATTCCACCTCTCCTACCTATGTTAAGAGCAGCTAGCTTTTTTAGTTAGCTGCTCTTTTATTTTGAGCTTTAAGACTAAATACTTACATGGAAACAAACCATGTAAGACCGACTAAATTGTGTACTAAATGTAATTGTAAAATTTCAGATAATAATATAAAAAAACATTTTGAAAAATGTAATGGAAAACCATCTTATGCTGTACGTAAATCCAACAGAATTCCTATAAATTCAAATTATAATAATGATTTATATAAGTCTAAATTAGAAAATTTAAATTGGGAGGAAATACAAGCATTTTATGATGATAATCATTCATTTAGAGATGTACAAAAAAAGTACAATTTGCCAAATAATAGATTAACTAAATATATTAAAGAAGGGTTTTTAAAAACTAGATCTTCTCACGAAACGATGAAGCTACGCGGGACTCGCCAAGTTCCGACAATGACTTCAGAAATGAGAGAAAAAATTAGTAAAGGAATGCGTAAAGCAGTATTAGAAGGCAGACAGAAAACACCAAGACCTTACGGTACATACGGAACTACAATTCATCATACTTCTTGGTTAGGTAATGACGAAGTATTACACGGTGGATGGGAACTTAAAGTAGCAAAATATATGGATGAGCATAAAATCTATTGGTGTAAATCAAAAGAACATTTCACTTATATATTTGAAGAACGCGAACATGAATATTTTCCAGACTTCTATCTAAAAGATTATGACTTATTCATAGAAGTAAAAGGACAAGTAATGCCTAAAGATCTAGAAAAATGGAAACAATTTCCTCGAAAGCTTTTAATCATTGATCAAAAGACTATTAAACGATTGGACGAGTTTTTCTCTGATATCCAACACTAAATACTCATATGAACAAATTTGATAAATTAGTAGAAAAAATACTAGAAGAACAAAAAAATACTGTTACCGAAGCCTGCTGGAAAAACTACAAACAGGTAGGCATGAAGAAAAAAGGTAAGAAGAAAGTACCGAATTGCGTACCTAAATAAATAATCGTATGAATGATTCTTTATTAATCTGGGAAGCTTATCAAAATAGTATATCTAATATAGTATATCACGTATCTAGAAAGAAATTTGACGACATCTATGATTGGAGTCATTTTACAAAAAACATACATGCTGCAAAAGATATTATCAATACTGATAAATCAGAAGGAAAATATGTCGAAGGCAGCACGTATTATGTTTATAAATATAAAATGAATCCAGATTTAAAACTCATGAGAAGTGTGGATATTCATTCCGAACATGTTCCTCAATGGGGTAATTCTGGTAGATCAAATGATTGGAGTAAACATATTCAAGGTATGTTTTATCTTCAGCAAACAGAAGATACACAATTTAGAACCTATGTAACAAACGCAGTTTTAAATGAATTAAAAAGTAGATACGACAATAATCCAGAGAGAAAAAAATTATTTGAATTAATTTTAAATTTTCTTAACAAGAATCCTAAATATATTAAAATCCCAGAAAGCCAAGGAATGGACTCTCATAAGGCTTGGAAACCAGTCCATAATTATTTCATTAAAATTTTAGATCCAAATAAGACTAAATCCACACGAGAACTCATGAATTTATATAGTACTATGGCGACGATAATAGATTCTCTACAAATGATTCTCATTCGAAACATCAGTCAAAATGATTATGATAATGTTAAGTTGTGGAAAGTTTGGATTTTTGAATCAGACGATGATAATATTCACGGAAATTTTTTTTACGAAAACCAAATTAATAAAAAGTCGTTTATTAATAATCTAATAACGTCATATTATGATGGCGTTGTATATAATAATGAAGTTGAAGGTGGAGGAGATTCTTATATTTTATTTCATCCTAAGAGGGATCTACAATTAATAAGCAGAGAGATTTTACAAAATTCAGAAAATTAATATGATAAAGAGAGATAAACAGATTATATGGGAAAGATATTTAGAGATCCTAAAAGAATCTCGTGTGGAAAGGTATTTGAATATGTATAATAAATTATTCAAAATATTTCCAGATGCAAAAGCCCCAGATAGTGTATATAATCCAGCTAATTGCGAATTAGATTCTAGTCATTATAACCATACAAGAACTAGAAATTTAATAGAATTTAATTTTTGTTTAAAAAATGTAATAGATAAACTTAGAAGAGATGATATTATTCAGTGGTATATTAAAAAAACAATAAATGAAACAATTTGTACAATAATTGATAAAAAAATTTTTAATATTCGTTTAAAAACTAGAGCAAGTGGTTCAAATATAGAATATTTTTTAAAAACCGAACACCCAGAAATTTATGAAGAGTTCATTAAATTACGTGATCTTAAAACGAGTTTTTTTGATATAGAGTATTACAGTGCAATAGAAGTTGGTACGGAAACTTTATTGGAAAAATTAGAACATTATATTGCGTTAAATATACAAGACATAAACAACTTCCGATTTGTTAATCAATCTATCGAAGATGTTTTAGAAAAATTTCAAACAATTGAACGTGAATGGCTTAAATCTATTAATAGTGTAATGGATATTACGGATGATTTAAAAAGCAAAAGAGTTAAGACACTATTAAAAATTGACGAAAACAACGAATGGCAAATAATAGATAGTTCATTTTGTACAAAAGAAGGAAAAGCAATGGGTCATTGTGGGAATAATGTAACTGGTGGAATTGATGATAAAAACACGAAGTTACTCAGTTATCGAACTATAACTCATAAAGGAGGTAAAGTTATAGCTAAACCACATTTAACTTTTATTTATCATTTAAATGATATGTCTTTGTCTGAAAGAAAAGGAGCACAAAACGATAAACCAGTTGAGAAATATCACGAAGCTATATTAAAATTGTTAATGTTAAAAAAAGATAATGATTTCTTTATTAAGAAACTTAAAAACGAAGGATATTTGCCGCAAAATAATTTCGAAATATCTGATTTATCCGAAAATAACAGAAAGATTCTTGAACAAAATAGACCGGATTTATTCGAGGAATAAAAATTATAAATAAATAATCGTATGAAGCAAGAATGGCTCGAATTTTTAAAAGAACAAGATCCCGAATTATATCTACAAGCAAAGAGTTATATCGAAAAACTAGAATCCGAATTAGAAGAAAAGAAGATTATAGTTGAAAGATACCAAAATCTCATAGCATGTAACGGATTTTTTGATGAGAAATAGTTGACAAATTAGGGATATGTGGTAAATTAGTTGTGTAAGTGAAAGCTTACTTGTTCTTTGAATAGATAAAAAAATCTCCTTTAGCATAGCTGGAAATGCGCCGTCCTGTTTTTTTTTATAAATGGCAGCTTATAGAAGTAATTCTATTTGAAAAATTCCGCTAAGTCGGTGAACGCTGAAACGCCAACGCCGAGCTAGCAGATCGCAAGATCGGGCAAGTGTAGAGACTTTACACGGAACATCCTTATGGGATGAAGACAAAGTCCATTCCACAGGAAATAAAACTTGTGGCTTTAAAGTAAGACGAAAAAGCAAGGTTCAAATCCTTGAGGGAGAGCTTCTATTTGATTATCAACTACTTACATAAATTTCTTTCTTTTAGTATTTTCTTATAAATTAATTTTAGATCCGGTACGGTATCAAAATCTATCCATAAGCATTTGTAATTATTTTTATTACAATATTCTTCTAATGCTTTCTTTTTATGTGGTATGTGTAAATTGTATTTATGATTAGACTTTGATGTCCATTTTTGTTTAATCTCTACTATATGTGTTTGGTTATTAATATAACATATAAAATCTGGGTTGTATGTTTTATTTTTAATTCCGTCATTGTAAATTAATATATTTTTAAATCTTTCTATTGATACTGCATTTAGTTTGTCTATTAAATAGATTAATCCTGCTTTCTCTAAATTAGAATCTACTTCTATTGAAGTATTTTTATATGTAAAATGTTCTCTAGGTGTGGAGAAATTTCCATTCTTTTCTAAATATTTTTGTCTTTGTATGGAAATACTTAAAAATTTACAAGCTTCGCTACAAGTTTTTCGCTTTTTTTCTTTTGTACTATAAAATTGTTTAGAACATACGGAACATACGTATTCTTGATTTGTATATTTTGAATATGTTTTACCTATATTGTTTATCCTTAGATGCTTAGTTGATTCGTATTTCTTTAATAAAGATTCCGAAGTTTTCTTTTTTGTTTCTTCTGTTATTATTCTGTTGGAATTATTAAATTTAGCTGAACAAGAACTAGAACAAAAGTAATTGTAAGTTTTTCCTTCTTTTAATTTCATTCTTTTATCTGCTGACTTTTCCAAAAACTTATCATATCCGATAACAATATTACATTGTTTACAGTGTTCTGGAGATTCTAGATATTTTAATGTATTCTCTTCCTTTTGTTTTTTCCCGCGTTCTTTTATAAGAATAATATCCAAACCACTTCTTTTTACATGATGTGCTTTGTGTCCCTGTAAAGCCATTTTTTTATCAAACTCTTTATTACATATTTCGCATTTATACATACATTATTATTTAGCTTCAAAACTTATTTAAAGAGCCTTTTAATTTTTCTCCTTGACTTCTTCACCACATATGATAAATTATTGTAGTTAATTAAATGCATCGGTATACTGCTAAATACGCAGCTTGGACTGTAAATCCAATATCCTCTAGGATTGGTTAGGAGAGTTACCTAAACGGTGCACCATTAACTTCTTTATATTCAACAACTTACATACATTCGCCATAATGTACCCAATCCACAGAATCGACGAAGCACATCTCTACCGTGTTTTTAAAAATAACGGAATGCGTGTATTAGATTTTCTGGTATATTTCAGTCATCCAATCGTCCGCCGAAATTTCGGTCTCGAAAATGTTGACAGAGAAGACGGTCTTATTATTTTCGAAATAAACGATCAGAAGAAGTTCTTTTTAAAGTGTATAAAGTATGGATTCTAGAAACTTTCAGTAACCACAACCCCACTGGTATATAGGTCTTGTTATGATTGGAATGTAATAACATAGAAATCCTGCTGAAAACTAGCCACACATATTAATTTATGTGTGGCTTTTCTGTTAAATAATAACATGAATCGTAGAGATTTCATTTACACTGGGCTTGTAGGTGGATTAGGATTATCAATGGGTGACATCCTAAAATTACAAGCAGAATCCTCCTTGACTCCTAAAGCTCAGTCTGTTATTCATATCTTTTTACCGGGGGGTGCGGCATCACATGAAACGTTTGATCCACATCCACTTGCTCCTTCTGAGTATAGAGGCCCATTAAAAGCTATTCCTACTTCAGTAGTAGGACTACAATTCTCTGAATACTTACAGAAAACGGCAAAAATTGCAGATAAGCTCACAGTAGTACATTCCATGACACACGGAGAAGCCGCACACGAACGTGGGGTTACTTCTATGTTCACTGGCTATCGTCCATCTCCAGCATTAGAATATCCATCATTTGGTTCTGTAATATCTAATCAATTAGGAGATAGAAATAATCTACCAGCATATGTTTGTATTCCACAGAAGATTGGTAACAATGGTAACGATCCAGCAGATAGTGGGTACTTATCGAAAGCATACGGCCCTTTTAGTTTAGGTTCTGATCCCGCCAACCTTGGATTTAAGGTTCGTGATTTAAATGTAGAAGTAGGATCAGAACGATTCGAAAGACGTAAATCTATTTTAGACACAGTAGATAGTCATTTTCGTTATTTAGAATCTAGTGATAACTTAGCAGCAATGGATACTTTCTATCAAAAGGCATTTGATTTAATATCTTCGCCAAAAGCTAAAGAAGCGTTTGCCTTGGATAAAGAACCCCAAGTGATGCGTGAAGCATACGGAATGAACCAAGCAGGTCAGAGATTGTTAATGGCTCGTAGATTAGTAGAAGCAGGTGTAAGATTTGTTTCCGTAACTTATGGTGGATGGGATATGCATTCGGGGATTGCCAACGGAATAGGTAAACAACTACCCTCATTTGATCAGGCTTATGCAACACTCATTAATGATTTAGATCAGAGAGGAATGTTAGATTCAACACTAGTTATGATCTCTTCTGAATTTGGTAGAACTCCGAAGATTAACAAAGATGCAGGGCGTGATCATTGGCCTAGAGTATTCTCTGTAGTGTTTGCTGGTGGTGGTTTTAAACGTGGTTATGTTTACGGTTCTTCTGATGCCACAGGAAGTGATGTAGAAAGTAATCCATTAACAGTAGAAAACCTAGCGGCTACAATGTATAATCAATTAGGTATTGATCCAGAAACAAAACTCATGGCGGCAGGTGGAAGACCATCAGCTATTGTAAAAGATGGTACTGTAGTTAAAGATTTGTTAGTATAAATATTCTAATGAATGATGATGATTTAATATTTGAAGCTTATCAAAATATATACGAAAGTGTAACTTTCAGTGTAGATGGGGGTAATCTATTTAATGTCGATAACATTAATAATATCAATGATCTTGGTACTGCATTGCTTTATGGAGACAGAGATATAAAGGGAAGTTCTATTACTGAATTTATTAAATCCAATTTATCCGAACAAGAGTTTGAAGAATGGAAAAATAATAAAATATATGAATTTATAACAATGGATGGTTCAGAATTTGAAGCAGCAGAAGGAAATATAAATTTTTATACAGTTGGATTTCCGGAAAAAATAATACCTAAAGTTATATCTTTTATTAAGTATTTTATAGGTGAATACAACTTCAAGCTAACTTCAGAACCATATAAGGAGAGATCAAATTTACATGAATCTGATGTTATTAGATTCCCAGTTCAAATAGTAACAAACAAGGAATCCGAAAATATACCAGAAGTAAATTTATCTAATAGAAACGCATCTATTATTTTAATTAATATATTAAAATATCCCGAATCTGTTTTAGAAGATCATCAAATAAATTCAAGAGAATTATTAATGAAAATAGAAAACATAGAAGACAACGAAAAAAAGTTAAAATCTTATGTAGTAAAAAACGTAAATGACCGATTTACGGTTCTTGGATTAAGTGAAGAAAGAATTAAACGAATTTTATTTGATTTAAAAAAATTAGCTCAATACGCGGTTGATAATCATTTCACTTATATAAAATTCGGTTAAATAAAATAATGCTCATCGAACCAACAGAAATTCCAGATGTTCTTCTCGTTACTCCTAAGGTCTTTAAAGACTCTCGTGGATATTTTCTAGAATCCTTTAATAATAAGCATTTACCATTTAATTTCGTACAAGATAATCAATCTTTTTCTTTAAAGAATACTATTAGAGGATTACATTATCAAGTAGTAAAACCACAAGGAAAACTAGTAAGAGTAGTTAAAGGTACTATTTTAGATGTAGCAGTAGACATTCGTAAAGATTCTCCTACATTCGGAGAATACGTAGCAGTAGAACTGTCTAGTGATAATTTTAAACAATTGTACGTTCCTGAAGGTTTTGCACACGGATTTTCTGTCTTATCAGAAGAAGCAGAAGTTCTTTACAAAACAACCGACTACTGGTACAAAGAATATGAACGTAGTATTAACTACAGTGATCCAGAATTAAACATAGATTGGAAAATTGAAGGTGTTCCTATGTTATCTGATAAAGATAGAGATGCAGTGTTATTAAAAGATGCTGAATATTTTTAATGAACATTTTCTTTTATTTCTATTATTTCTTTGTTTGTTTTGGTTTAGCTTTCGTGAATGTTCATATTCAACGGGGAAACATACCTACATGGTTTACGCTGTTTGGTAGTTTACTGATGATGTGTGGTGGATATTTTATGTTGCAACTTTCTACTCTTTCCTTGACCCAGCAGTCAGTTCTGATTACGATTTCCACTTCAATCGGTTATCAGCTTGGACTAAAATACATGGGCGATCAAATTTCAAATATTCAGTGGTTTGGTATTTTTCTGTCAGTAGTTGCAGCAATCTTAGTGAATCACAAATGATTAAATTTTCAAAAGAGATTATGGAATTGGCATTAACAAAAATGCCACTTAACTGTACAAAAACAATTCTCTGTTCTGCTGGAGTTGATAGTATGATATTTAAATTTAATTTTAAATAAAAAAGTGTAAAATAATCATAAAAAATTTTACAATTTAGACTAAATAATTATGTGAGACAAAATTATATTAAGATTTCTAAGCTAGCTAAAGATCTAGGAGTAACTAAACAAACTCTTTGGAACTGGAAATATGCTGGTGAAGTTGATTTTGTTAAAATAGGTGGGTTAAATTGTGTAACTAAAGAAACATACAATAATCTATTAGGAATAGAAAACAAGAAAAAAGAATCTGTTGTGATTTATTGTAGGGTTTCTTCGACGGAAAATAAATCTAATATAGAAACACAAAAACAAAGATTGTTAAATTATTGCAATGCAAAAGGTTACAAAGTATCTGATGTGATACAAGAGTTTGGTTCTGGTATCAACGATAAGAGACCAAAACTCGAAAAATTATTAAAACAGCAAAATTTTACAAAACTAGTAGTAGAACATAAAGATCGTCTAACAAGAGTAGGATTTAATTATATCAATACACTGCTAAACTTCAATCATATTGAGATTGAAGTAGTTAATTCTGTTGATGATGATAGAACTGATTTAATACAAGATTTCATATCAATTATTACATCTTATTGTGCTAGAATTTACGGCAACAGAAGATCAAAAAGAAAAACTGAACAATTAATAAAGGAGCTTGAATCCAATGAGTAGATGCACAAAGAGTTATTCTTTCTACTCGAAAGATCTTAACATAGGCAAATTCAATCTCTTTTTGAAGAAAGCCGAAGCAGTCAGAGATTATAAGAATGCTTTATCTGTCGAAATTTCATCTAATCTCTTGAAGTACACTGAAGTTTCTAAGTTTGATTTCCTTAAAATGTTTGGTACGAAAACTAATTATTTGAATCCTAGCTCATTAATGAGAGGAAACGAAATACAAAAAGCTGTAGCGGATGTGTTTGAAGCTTATCAAAATAAAATAACACAAATTAAACAAAAAATGTCTTTCTTTGTTCAAAAAGGAAAAGAGGTAGAATTTTACAAAAGAAACACAAAAAATAATAAAAAAGGTGATGTTAGAAGTTATGAAATAAAAACTAAAAATACTCCATTGACAAAAACAATCACATTTCTATCTCGTTATGGTTCCGAAAACACACTAGATTATGTCAATAAAAGAGCGAATCAAAATGATGACAAACAAGATTTCTATAAGACACTAAAAATACATATTCAAAAGTTTGGCTTAGAAAGATTGTCGAAACTTGCTTACAGCAAAAGAACACAAGTTCTAAATAAGTATAATTATCCAATCACATTCACCTCTCTATCTTATCGTTCTGCTCTTCAGACGAACGATCCTTTGATTCAAAATTCCAAGAACAAAACATTTTCAAATGGAACTATTTCAATACCAAGCTTTAATGGAAAACATATGTTTGTTCCGACTACATTCAATGTAAAACATCATGGTCATTTGAATCAATATAAATCAAAAGAGTATATAATTTGTATCGAACAAAAGCGAAAAAGAATCAGACTGATTACTACAAAAGAAACAGAAGAAACTATTTCTCCAGAAGGAATAAATTATTTAGGTGTTGACACCAACGTCAAACATAATCTATTTGCTACTTCAGATGGAATGAATATTGACATGGACAGAGATTTGTTTCATGGTTATATTGCTTTTCTAAAGAAATACCAAGACAAGAAAGAACATACTTCTGGAGAAGATCAACAATTTGAACTATGGCAAGAACGTGTTCAGTGTATGCTCAAAAAGAAAGCTAGAGAGTTAGTTGATGTGGCTATAGCTTCTGGTAAGAATCATATCATCATGGAAGATCTTGGTAACTTTGGTAAATCTTACACTAAATCAGAAGAGTTCGAAGGATTCAAATATTCTAGATTAACACGATTACTCAATCTTTCTTCTCTAAACAAAATTGTTAAAGGCATTTGTAAGAAGCTTGGTGTTAGACTAACTCTCATTCCTTCTCATTATACATCTCAGTGGTGCTTTGACTGTGGACACATAGACAAAGCTAACAGAACCACCCAAGAAATTTTCCAATGTGTTTGTTGCAATGTAACAGCAAATTCAGACTTTCATTCTTCACGAGCCATCCTTAGGATAGGTTCTTCAGACGTTCTGAAGAGCAATATGCTCGTGATGGATAAATCATTCGATTGGATTCCTAAGAAACTCTCAAAAGGTTTCATAAGAAAACAATTGGAAGAAATAATTCCTAAAACAACTTTTCAGTTGAATTGTCAAACTTTATAGTTTTTGATAGTTTTTAGTTATTATGGCACTTGGAATATTTTTCATTTCAATCACCAACAAAGATCACAAAATGATTTGATGGAACAACGTTATCTCGAATTTGGTTATGATCACAACATATCATTCTATTTCTTGACTAGTGAGTACTACACCTAGCACATCAATATACGCTCTTCTTATAATATAAGGATCATCGGAATCAGTTACCTCTTTTAAGTTTAAAAAAAAAATAGCCAGCAAGAAACAAATTAATTTTCTCACATAAGTATTTATCCAAAAAGGCTTTGCATTATGATTAAATTCTCAAAAGAGATTATGGAATTGGCATTATCAATGATGCCGCGTTGTGATCTCGTTAAGGTTATGTGCTCAATGGGAATAGACAGTCTTGCTGTTTCTCATTTCTTCGAAAAGAAAATTAAAGACAAATACGGTTCTTGGGGCATAATGCACTTCAATCATGAACAGAGACAACAAAATTATTTGATGGAAGAAAGTTATTGTAATTTTGGTTATAACTATGGTATTCCTAGATATTCTCCGGTTCGTTTAAAATCCGGAGGCTATTATGGCAGTTCTCTAGAACCAACCGAAGATAACTTCAGGGAAGCTAGACTTAATTATATTAAAAGAAGTCAGCATATTAATACAATCTTCATTACTGCTCATCATTTAGACGATGCCGCAGAAAGCTATATGCTGAATGTTTTGCGGGGTAAAGAAGGATTCTTACCCATTCCATTCATTACAGAAGTAGGACGTAACTTAATTGTTCATCCTTTTCTTTTTACGAAGAAGAAAGATTTCAGGGAATATGCAGAAAAGAACAATCTCATGAAATATGTCGTAGAGGATGAGACTAATAAGGTAACTAAAGGAAGCAGAAGAAACTTTATTAGAAACGAGATTATGCCTCTTATTCAAAGAGAGAAGATGGGACTCGACACAATCGTTAAAAAGAAAATGAAAGAACGATTGATGTTGGAAATTATAAAATCTTGATTTTATCAGGCGGAATGTTTTGGAAAGTGAACAAAGCAGTGTAATTAGGTTTATCATCAAAATTAGGATCAATATAAAATTCCAATTCAGTAGGATCTATTTCTAAAACAACCATATCGTTTATACTATATTTTTTATCTCTTGCTATTGTTTGTTTCAGCGCATTCATGATATTAGGACTATCGGATGCCATTAAATATATTCTATTTCCATCATGCGATAAGCTAGTTTGACTAGTTTTCGGAGTTAATCCAATTCTTTTTATTTTCTCTAAATGTTTAATATGTGTAGTATGGAAGAACCTTTTGTTCTTTAGATATTTTGGTTCTACTATGAACGGAAACTTAGGTTCGATGAATAATAATTTTTGGGAATCTTTATCATCTACATAACTTATGAAGTAGCCATACACTAATAAGTCTTTCGATATCTGCTTTCTCAATTCATCGTTGTAATTATTTTTATTAACGTATAAAAATATTCCGCTAGTTTTTGTTTTGCCTTTATCAGATTTAATAGGATAAACTTCTAATTTACTAATTATACTTTTATGTTTTAAATTTAACATAGTTAACACATTAGTAAATGGATACGAAGTAATCAATCCTTCTGTTAAGATTTCATTTTCTTTTTCTATTTTTTCTAGAATTCTTCCGAACAAACCGAATTCGCTCATAGAGATATTTAAGAATTTTCGGATAAATAACAACATGGCTTCTGAATTCTTAAATTTAATTGAATATGTTTTAAACGAGCACAAAGGCGACGAGGCAATGGATCAGAAGCTAAAGAAAACTTTCAAAAAGATCGTCACCAAGAAAATAGACGACGATAAGAAAGTAGAAGAATTGTTTAAAGCCGTTCAGCGGCACTTAAAAGCTAGCGGGCAACAGTAATTCACTAAATAATGTAATGAATGATTGTGAATTGATCTGGGAATCTTATTTAAATAAGATTTTATTAGAGAATGACGGAATTACTGATTTAACCTCAGATTACGTTAATAAGTTAAAGCACGATTACGAAGTTTTAATTAAAAACATTAATAATAAATTAACTCCAGAAAACGCTTCAAAACTAAAAAATGCGTTTGATATTTCAGCAGACGATTACGACAACAAAACCACATTAATTTATAAATGGGGCGATAAAAAACGCGAAGATACTGAATATGTAAGAATTCCTATGTGGAATTTACATATAAACTTAGGAAGAATGCAGAATATTTTAGGAGAATATAGCAAAAATAAAGACGAATCAAGTTTAAAGAAATTAATTAATTTAAAAAAATCTACCACAAAAATAGCTAATGATGTATGGAATAAATTAAATCTGTTTATTTCTAATAATCCAAACATGGATTTGAAATTAAATCCAGAACAATACGTTTTAAAATTAGAAGGAATTCCTTTCACATTTATAGGTTTAACTGAAAAAAACAAATCAAGGTTACCCAGATTAAAATATTATGTAAACAAATACATAGAAAGAGCTAAAAAAGTAGCTCCTTTAATGATAAAATATAGCTTACCAGTAGAAATTCATATGGAATTTGATACTCATGATAGTGGTGATGCTGCTGGTCTGTACTATTTCAATAAAATAATATTAACTGCATGGGCTTCTAAAAGAGAAGACGAACGTTCATTCGTCAAAACATTAGCACATGAAATGGGTCATCATATTTATAAATCTTTATCAGAAAATAGTAGGCAATTTTGGTACGATTTCATAATCAGCGATAAAATAGAAATAGATGTAGAAGAAATCATTAATATGATGCATGAAAATGAACTTCCTCGTCATTTCGAAAATCGAATGAAAAATGAAAATCCAATGTTATACATTCAAGCAGAAACTTTATTCCATACAAATAATTCAATGAATGTGTATGATTTGCAATCATTGATTGATGCATACAAAGAAAATAGAATACCGAAAAGCGTAGTCGTTCCAAACACACCAATTACTGGATATGCTGCTAAAAATTCAGAAGAAGCATTTTGCGAGGCATTAGGAATGTATGTTGCTTACGGAAATAGAGCAGTACCCGAGAAAATAAAAAACATTCTGAATGTAATCCTAGCACCAAGTGAAAAATTCCGACTTGGAGAATCCACAATTCTCCACAAAAAAGTTGACTAGTCTTAATTTCTGAGTAGAGTACCCACATGTTTAAGAACCGTTTGGGTGTTTGTTGTATTACTCTTGGAGAAAAGTCTAACTTCAAGACACTTCAGTTGAATCGCACAAAAGACTTGTCTAATAAACAAGACAAGATCTTTGATGTTTATCGGCATAATCTAGCTGAACTTTGTAAAGTTCTAAAGTATCTGACTAGTAAGAATATTCGTCACTATCGAATTTCTTCTAACATGTTTCCTTTGTCTGATCATCCAGACTTCGAACAGTATTGGAATCTGTTCTGTTCTAAAGAAGTGTTTTGGGTGTATGCCAAAAAAGTAGTCAAAGAATACCTAGACAACGGCGGACGACTGTCTACTCATCCTGATCAGTTCTGTATCATTTCTTCGTTTCGTCATGATGTGAATATTAACGGTGTTCGTAATCTAGAGTATCATGCCAAGATGTTTGATATGCTTGGTATTCCCCAGTCACACTTCTGTCCTATTAACATTCATGTTAGTAATGGCAACAATCCAGAAATCGCCATCGAACAAACGAATCATAATCTGACCAGACTGTCGGACAGTGTCATGAAACGTTTGGTGTTCGAGACAGAAGACAAGTCATTCTGGAAGTATCAGAATCTCCATAAGCACTTTCCAAACATTCCTATCACACTTGATTATCATCATCGTTTGATTAATAACGATGGAGAATCTGAAGAAACTGCACACGAAGTTTGTGCGAGTACATGGAAAGATGTAGTTCCTTTGTTTCATCATAGTGAAGGCAAGGAACATCGTTTGGATCGTGCTCATTCTGATTATATCAATAATCTACCACAATGTGCGGTTGGTGTAGATATCGAGATCGAAGCAAAGCAAAAAGATCTTGCAGTTCTTAAACTGATGTTTTCGTGAAAAATAAATAATTCCATGAAATTAAAAATAATTAGGTGGTTTTGTTTATTTCTTATTGATATCTGCCCGTTTCTTAGAGAAAAGGACTTTTAGTGCTGCATAAAAAATGCGGATTACTAGCCATAAAATTGATTCATAAATATAAAGTGCCTGTCTGGAACCAAATTGATTTTAAATGAATGAAACAGAATTCGAACTTCCTTATGACATAGCTGCAAAGTGGATAAATTTTGGAGTAACAGAAATAATTTTTAGATTCGATTTAAAACCACCAAAAGGATATCCGAATTATCCTTATTATTGCTTCGTTAAGAAAAATAACAATCGATACTTTAGAAAACATTTGGGATTCTCTTTTGGAAGAATAAAAGGAAATTTTAAATGTCTTAGAATTAAAATAACAGATTATAAAAAATTAATGGTTTTCCGATTGAAATATGACATCTGATAATATCAAACCGCCAACTTTACACGAATTGTCTGAGATATTTCACGAAAAAAAGTTAGGAACACCTTACGGTGATTACTATATACCAGAAAAATGGCACAATTTTTTGGAAGAATGTGGAATCATTCATGCTACTATGGAAAGAGTTAAAATAGTAGATAAACAAAAATACTTCTTAGCCAAAATCAAATACGGTTTTTAAACATAAATAGTTAAATGAACTATTCATTTGGTTGTGAGCCAGACAGTCACGATGAACGTGATTATCGTTTAAAGTCTGTTTTAGATCCTGTCTTTAAAGATTCTGTGGATCTAACTCACGATCCACAAACCAGATGGTGGATTGGTGAAGCGCACGATCAAGGTACATTGGGATCATGTACAGCATTTGCCACAAATGACATGGTTCGTTATGTTCGTTATAAGACGAAACTATCTAGTTGGCCTACTTCACAGTTGTTTACTTATTATGCAACTAGAAAATTACGCGGATCAACTGAGGAAGATTCTGGAGCTACTGCCAGAGAAGCACTAAAAGCTACTGTTGATTATGGTGTTACTAAGAACGAATTATGGCCGTATGACATAGCTAAGTTCAAAGAAGAACCACCTAAAGAAGCATGGGTTGATGCAGAAAAGCATCAGTCTCTTTCTTATTTTCGTTTAGATCAAACTGAAGATGATATAATTGGATGTTTATCCGATGGATATCCATTTATCTTTGGAATGAAGATATATCAATCTTTCTTTAATTATAAAGAATCAGCTATGTTTGATGTAGTAATGCCATTTCCAAAACCCACAAAAGAAAAGTATTATGGTGGGCATTGTATGTTAGCAGTAGGTTACTACAAACAAAACGGAAAATACATTATTATAATCAGAAATTCTTGGGGAGTTGAGTTTTGTAGCTCTGGATATATCCATGCTCCTCTGGATTTGTTATTAGATTCTAATTTCTGTTTTGATTTGTGGACGCTTCGTACTTCAGAAGACGAAAGACCAAAACAGGAACCGATCAAGCCAACAGTCTTTGTAGAACCACCACTACCTCCAGAACCTGTTGTTCCGTTGTGGAAAAGTAAGAACTTCTATTTCTTGCTTGGATTTGGAGTTCTTGTGCTTCTCTTTTTGTTGTTGAAGTAAAAAGTTCTTGATCATCTGTTGTGTGTGTTCTAGAGTCGTAGCATGGAATCCATGCACAGAAACGAAGCTGTCATTGTCGAGAAAGATGGAAGGAAGTACGCATTTTTGCCTCTTACCATATTTAACGACATGCCGATAAAGGACAGAGACGAGAAAATTTTAGAACAATTTGGTCTCAAAGATTTGATTTGTAGTAAATCTCTGTACGAAATCGTTGACGAAAAGAAGCTAATGTTAGCTAAAATCAAATATGAAATTTAATCACGAATGGTTTAGCGAAAGAACGGAAAATTTCTGCTTTTGGTTATTCGAACTTTTTGTGAATTTTCTTATTTTCTTTATGAAGATAACTGCTAAAATAATGCTCTTCATTTTAGCATGTCAAATGATTTACGTGTTTTTTAAATGGTGATGGAACTAGAAACAATACAAATTACAGATGAAACCTTAAAAAGATTACATCGCCTTGGCGTGGTAAATTGGTTTGAACTGGGTTTACGATTTTCTGAAAAGAATACTTGGAAAGGTGAGTTTTGGATTTTGGATGTAACGAACAAAGAGAAATACTTTTTGGCAAAAATACATTATGGATTTTAAAATCAACAAAAGACTTAGAATAAAGATTAACGTTAATAAGTTACTCGAACTGAAAAACGAAACAAATTACGAATATCTTTATCAGTTTTTATCGGAATTTTGTAAAAATTCGGGCTTGAAAAGAACTTCCGTTCAATTCAAAAACGGCAAGCGACTTTACTATTTCCAAATCCTAGACAAGCATAAATACTTTCTAGCTAAAATTAATTATGGAATCTGATCTCGAAGAGAATTATAAAAAGAATGCTTTCATTCATGCCATCAAAACTGGAAAAGTTCCCGCTCGTTCTGGTTTAGGTTCCAGACTTTATTTGTTGGCTGGATTCAGTCATGATCGTGTTCCCTACTGTACACTAGAAAATTGTGATTTTCCCAAAGAATATCCAGATAAGACAAATTTAACAAAACGATTAGCTTATAATAGATATGTTTATAGCATAAAAGAATCATCATTTGATGATGCCATTTCTTCGAAAGACATGCGGAACGTATTTGATAAGTATCTGAAGGATTATGAAATAATTCATCACTGGAATTATATATTTGTTTATTTCGATCCGACGAATATGCCTTCGTGGGCGGTTCTGGATAATGATTTAAAACTTAAATATCCGAATAATCATAGAGTTGACAAACGTGGATTTGTGTATTATAAATAGGCGATGTCATATAATTTATCGTCCGCCACTAACAATTCAGCAGCATTACAAAATGCATTGAATTCAATTTCTAATATTTCTAATGCTAGTGTTGGTAATGTACCTTTCATTACAAACAACACTTCTACGAATGCATCGTATTCATTTCCATCGAGTTTATCTCCTGTATTTAAAATGGAATTTTATAAATCAGAAAATGGCGGATTCGTTTTAAATCTTATCAAACCAAATGTAGATACATACTCAGAAAAAGCTAAATTATTCACTCTAAAGGATGTGGAGAACATCGGAAGAGATATACAGAATATCCTGTTAGTGGAAATTTTAAAACAGTAATTATGCCAAAACTTCCTGATGAAACCATTTACATGAAGGTGGATGGTAAGTTCAAAGCAGTCGGAAAAATCTATGACCGTGACACCATCGGTTATGGTAATTATTTTGTATATAGTAACAAATACTCAAAAGGTGTAAGAAAAATATCAGCATCACCTGATCCTGACTTTATCGGTTTAGAATCTGCCATAGAAGAATCTCGTGAGAATTTAGAAAAAGAAATTATAGACATATTCAATAAAACTCGAAATTCAGGAGAATACATTTTTTATTACAAAGTCTGCGATGACATCATTCAAGCAATCCGAAAAACTTTTCTTGACAAAAAGAAAGAAATGCTTAATATTATAAACAAATGAGAAAAAGTTACATTTGCAGTTGTTGCGGTGGAAAAGATTTAAGCTTCGATGCTTCTGGAAAGTGGAACGAAGCCAAGCAAGAATTCGAGTTTGAACTGAGTTCTTTTTATTTCATAGAAGAAAATCTCACTTATTGTAATGTTTGCGATAACTGGACAGATTTTAAAGAAACAGAAGAGGAATAATTATATGATGCATCGAATCGAATTTCATGGTTACGGCGAAGAGATTATCGTTGGATCTTGTACAGAAAAAATGTACAAGCACTTCAAAGAAAACGGAATTGACGTTACTGATCACATGTGCGGAAACATGGAAGATGAACTTCCCGAAGAAATCCACGAAGGTTTGACAGAAGAAACGAAATACGAGAATGACGAATTTTATCATATTTCGATGCCTCATTTTAATTCGGATGTAATCATGAAGGTTTTCGATGAAAACGAAGTAGAAGTCTATTCTTCCAGCATGGAGTACAAAACGGGAGATCTCTGGAATAGTGAGTGTATCGAAGAAACTGTTTTTAGTGATTTCGATTCACCCTATATCATGGTAGGTCGTGAGTTTTGCAAAGGTTATCAAGCAGAATATATTTTAGAATTGAAAGAAGGAAAAAAATTTGATCCATCTAAACTTACGATTCTCTTCGAAGATGTGGATGAAATGATCGAAATCATTACAGGACTGAAATATGATGATGTTGAATTAGAATGTACTGGAGAACTTTCTACTATAGGAAAATCCGCCTGTTGGTTCATTCGTGACACAGAAACAAACGAAGAAACTTATTACTGATGAGTAGCAGACAAGTGATTCTAAACAAAAGTGAAGTTGTGAATTTGTTTTCTAAACTAGAAACTGATCACAAATTCAATAACATGGACGAATATATAAATCACATGAAAAATGTTCATGGTTTGTCTCCTTATAAAAAAGATATCAGAAAATGTGTATACACTTTTTATGGATTAGGAGAAGGCGAAAACAAAATGAATCATTATTCTATCAAGAAAGAAGGTTTATTCACAGAAAGATATCGCTATTATATTGTTAATAAACAAAAATGGTTTCTCACTAAAATTAATTACGGATTATGAAAAGCGAAAAGACTTCCAATCTAGATATTGATCTGAGTTCTCTAGATAAAGAACAGTTGATAACTCTCATTCTTTATGCTCACAAGCGAGATATTACATTCAATCAAGCATTCGTAGAAATCTTGGAGAAAATAGTAGAACACAACGAAAATCAAAATGGCTAAATTTATACAACTTCCAGTTTACGAGCATCCTTACAGAAAATACTGTCCAGTAGATAAACAATTAATTAATGTCAATTATATTATAAGAGTGTATAATTCAAACAATTACGAGTATGATAGCGACACGTTTATAGAAACAACTCGTCAATTTAATGTTAACGAGCCGTTAAGAATTGCTCTGAATTATGATGAAGTTGTGAAAATCATCAACTCGTGAACTTGAAAGATCCAGAAAATACCACACTATTAGTAGTAGGTTGGAATATTGACAGAATTATTTTAAATCTAAAAACATCTCCGTATCCTGCTGTTTCTTTAAGAAAAATCGGATTAAAGAGTTTAAATTTTAGAAAAAGAAAGCCAAAATTCAAATCAGACATCGCAGTTTCTTATTTAAAACAAAGAAACGAGGTATTAGATCTTCGAGTAACTACTGATAAAAACGATCCGCTTTACGAATGGTGGTACACAGTCTATGAGATAACAGACAAACCTAAATTCTTCTTAGCAAGAATTAAACTTGGTTTTTAGTTATTTCGTCTTCACATCTTCAAATTCCAGAATAGCATTCAACACATCTAACCATGTGTCGTTTTCGTTTTTTCTGGATTCTTTGATGATTTTGGATAATATATTGTTCTCTTCTAGATTCGTGGATCGGCACATTAACGAATTTGCCATGTAATCCATGATTTCGGTTTCGGTTCCGCCACATTCAATAGCCATTTTAATTAAACTTAACTTGGCTATTTCTACGTTTTCTATTGTTGGTTCTTGATCCATACCTACTACATATAGTAGATTTTTTCTAACCTGTAATTTATCCAGTAACATTTTGGGTAAATTATGATAATCCTTAGAAAGTAATAAAATTTTGGCATATTCTTTCGGAATATTCCATTTATAATCTTTATTTTGCACTAGCCAGTCTACGGCTAATTTATAACCTTCTGTGTTATATACGAGATACCATTCTATTTCTTCTATGGTTGGTATCTTTTCTATTGTGTCAAGGTAAGCTCTTTTGATGTAAAAAGACTCATCTTCGTTTGCGTTTACCTTATTTGTTACTAAGAACGAACAAGCCAGAAAGAAACAGATAAACTTTCTCACCTAAGTATTTATCTTAAAACGGGTTACGGAACTTAAATTCTACCTTTTATCTCTGTGAAAGAAAAAAATTTCTAAAGAAATCCGAGGGATCTACCGATTACTTCTATGTACGAGTAAACCACCGAAATCACATGAAAAAAGACATCGAAAAAGAAATGACCCGACTTGCCTTCAAACTGGCAGAATCTATCATCACACGGAACATTATTGATCACAAAGGTCTAGTTCATAAGAATACTCCATACGTTCAAGACATTGACGAAGAAGTTCTCGCAGAAGTACCAAAAATGTGGGGTCGTGATGCCGCACTTCATGACATTGAACTTTTCAACGACATTCTCTGTAATGTTATCGAAAAGCGACTGGATTGGTATCATGCAGAAGGATTTACAGAAGAACTAGAAGATTGTTATCGTTTCTTCTCAAACGAAGAAATCAAAGAAAAAAACGACGAACTTTACGGAGACGACAACTACAGTCAGGACTAATATGCACAAAATTCTATTAGAATCTAAAAAGTTTGATAATTATTATGCGATTTTTATTAGCCGCGAATCTAGTTCTTTTTTTGGTGATTATCTTTCAACTAAAGAGTGGCGCACCAATTATGGAATACGCATTATTGATGCCGAGTTTCAACAAGATTTGTCGTGCATTTTGATTCCAAATAAACTGGATTATAAACTATTCGAAGCCGATCTTTTAAATTTTAAGAGAACACATAAAAATAAAGCGGTAAAGAATTCACAGTTTTGGGGGCAGAATAATGTCGGATACGAAAATAAGCATTGGACATTTTTCATATGACAAAAGAAAACACGGTAGTTATCAGAATGGAGAATTTCGATAAGGCTTATAGGAAGTTTTTGATCAACTACAGAATCCACCGTTCTACGAAGCAAGTAACGCCTGTAGCGTTCGAGACATACCTTGGCATAGTCCATGTAGCGGATTGGAGAAATGAGGACGTTTTTCGTGAATATAGAATCGCCAATAAAGAACGGTTCGATTACGGCAAAGTTAAATTCGGATTGTGAATAAGAAACTTATCCAATAAAATCACGAGTTTATTAAATTTGCGATTTTCTGATAAACTTTTGTTTTTAAAATTTGCTTGACATAGTTATTTTAATAATGTATAATACATTTATTAGTAATTAAAATGTTTAATTTAACTTTATTAAAAGATATTAATCTAACAAAAGAAGGTTTAATAGTAAATTATGGTACAGTAGAACAAACTAATATTAAAGTAGATATTATTATAAGTGACAATACATTAAAGTTATCTTATTACGATATTAATGGTATTTACAATGTAAATAAAACATCATTACATAAATACACATTTTTACGTAAATTCGGCAGTGATGAAATTATTGGAATATTACCACTTGACAGTGATTGGTACTTATGTTGGTGACATTATATGTTTGTAAGACTTACAGAAAAAAGTTTGCTGAAAATGATCGAAGTTTATTCTAGTGATGAAGCTTTAGGAATAAAATATGATTGCGGAGTTGAACATTATGAAATAATCGACGAGAAAGTGTTCTTTTTGGCAGTGATTACTCACGAACTAGAATTCAGCGAAATTTATTACGAATCTAGAAGATGGAAACCGATTAATTCTTAAAAATGTTTATTAAGCTCACCTACAGAGGGCTTTGGGCAATGGTGAAAACGAACAGAAGTCCAGCAGCATTTGGACTGGAGTATGACAATGAAATTTTACATTACAAAGTTGTTGACGAGCCGTTGTTTTTCTTATCTGTTCTTAAACTCGATATAGAGTTCGATGTAGTAACCAAAGAATCCAGAGCAGCAGTTCAGCGAGAAATTCTCGAACAATTTTATAGACAAACCTAAAAAAGGTGTGCTACATTGCTAACACCTTCGAAGTTCTCCTCTGAACACAGAGACAGAAAGAAAAAGGGAAAAAAAACTAAAGTCGGTCAGAAAAAAGCCGATTAGTATGTACGCCAGTGAAAACTGGTAGCAGCAAAACAAAAAACAAAAACAAAGAAAACAGAAAGACAACGATATGCACGGACTAACACAACGCGAAGACGGACGGACTGAATTTTTCAGCGCAGTCACACGCGGATATCATCAACTGGGTCAGCTCAGTGATCGTCAGTTGACAGCAGAAGAGGCGATCAAGGAATCGCTTCTAAACTGGGAAGTCGAGCAGGTTCCGGTCTATCACCGTAATCCAGTAGACGAAGAACTCATGGAAGTTCCTGATCAGTTCCTCGTTCGTAGGACTGACAACTACAATCCGCTGAAAGTTATGAGTGCTCGCTACACGCCGATTCAGAATCTCGAAGCATTCACATTCTTCGACGAAATTATTGGTTCTGGTCGAGCATGTTGGGACACTGCTGGTTCTTTGAAAGGTGGTCGTATTGTTTTCATGCAGGCTGAGTTGGAAGGATCATTGTTTTTGAATTCCAATCCAGATGACAAGACAGTAAAGAAGATTTTGTTCTTTACAAGTCACGATGGATCGAAAGCTTTGACAGGGCTTCTAACTCCATACCGCACAATTTGCGAAAATTCGTTTAACGCGGCTTTGCGAAATAATACAAATTGTTTCAAGATTTATCATCGCAAGAACTTCGCAGAAAAGAAGCACGAAGCATCTAAGGTTCTTGGATTTGCAAATGCGTTTTACGATGATCTCCAACACGTTATGAATCAGTTTGCTGAAGAAGAAGTATCCAAGTCTTATGTCGAAGGATTCATAAATACTCTAGTTCCCGCTGAGTTGAATCCAGAAACTGGTCGTATTTCGACTCGTACCAGTAATCGTCGAAATGACATTGCAACCTTGTTTACTTCTGGTAAGGGTAACAACGGACGCACCAAGTGGGATCTGTTCAATGCAGTCACTGAATATGTTGATCATCATCAAGGTGGTCGTCTCACCGAATCCCGTAAGAACCGTTCAGAGGAAGGAGTTTCCATCGAAGCAGAAGCACGTTTCGAACGAGCGATCCTTGGATCAGGTGCTCGAATGAAGCAAGAAGCAATGAACCTCTTGCTCAACTAAAAATCCCTTAAAGGAGGGATTCCGTAAAAAAGAATCCCTCCTTTATAAACACAAAAACAAACCCAACAAACAATTAAATTAGTCTAATTATGAACGCAAACATCAATACCGAAATCCAGCAGAATCCTCAGTACAAGATTGGTTATCATACAGCAATGGACGAAGTTCGTTATATTGTAGATAATCTTATGCGTGAACAAGAAAAAACAGAACTTGGAGTTGCGATTCGAGGTGTATTGAATAAGGTTTCTATTCGTGTCAAAGCTCTTGAAGTTGAACAAGGCTAAGAATGAAAGAAAAAGAAACCGAAAAAGAACCACCGTCAAAGATGACGCTCGAACAAGCAACTGTTTATCTTAAAAAGTTGGGTGAATGGGAAAATTCTTGGAAGTTTGATAGAGATACTATTATTAAGTGGGCAGAGTTTTTGAAGAGCAAGAACGCAAAGTGACATGACTAAGTATATTTTAATTGCTAGTTTAATTGGAGTTACTGCACTTTTAGCAGTACAAGAAAAAAGTGTAGTAAAGCAGAAACCAGAATATCCAAAAGTAATTCTAAATTCGCCTGATTCTTCACAAAGAATTATGACTGAATGTCCTAGGAATCTTCCTAAGAGTTACGAATCCGTCTTCGCGGAAGATGGACAAACTCCAGAAATGGCAAAGCATTGTCCAAAATGTAGCATCGGAGTATATTCTCTACATGAGAATGAAGAGTTCGCAAGATGCACTTGGTGCGGTGACAAGGAAAAATAAAGAGTAATTTGGTGCAAAAAAGATCGGGAGAACCTAAAAAAAGACTAATGGTTCTCCCGATTTTGCCGATATATAGGTAGGTCAAAAAACTACCATGCGTACTCAAGCCGCTTCTACCGTCGCAGAGATTGTCATTCGTAAAATGGCACATGAATTGATGGGTCATTACAATCTATCACAAACTGGTTGGGAGTTTTATTTCAACGACAACCGCTCCAGACTGGGAGTTTGTAAAGATTATAATAAATCTATCGAGTTGAGCGTTTGGCATGTTAATAACAGTCCTTTTGAATCAGTAAAAAATACTTTACTGCATGAAATAGCACATGCTATCGTTGGTTGTGGTCATCAGCACAATCATGTTTGGCGTAGAAAAGCAATAGAAATCGGTTGTGACGGTGAACGGTGCGGTACAATGAATGCTCCGTACAAATATACTGCAATCTGTTCTAACTGCGAAACCACATATCAAACCAACAGAGCATCAAATAAAGCTTGTGGTAGGTGCTGTAAAAAGTTTAACTCAGGCAGATATTCATCTGAATACAAATTTATCTTTAACAGAAACTAAAATGAAATTTCAACACAAACTTCTTGTCATTCCAGACATTCATACTCATTATGAAAAAGCTGAACGTATTATTCAGAAGTTTAATAAAACCCATAAGTTTATATTTCTGGGTGATTACTTCGATCAGTTTGGCGATACACCAGAAATTAATAGCGATACAGCTCATTGGCTTAAAGTGACAATGAATAGTTATCCTGATTGGGTATACATACTTGGGAATCATGATTTGTCTTACATGCCGCAGTTTTCCTTAATGTGCAGTGGTTTTTCTACACAAAAGAAAACGGCTATTAATGAAGTCTTGTTAATAGAAGATTGGAATAAACTAAAATATTTTCATTTCGAAAATGATCATTGGTTTTCACATGCTGGTATTACGAAGCATTGGTTTCAACATCCGATGCGAGAAAAGATTTCGGTTGACAACGTACAAAGAATCATCGACGATGCGGTAATTAAGTTAAAAACTGGTGATGATGATAATGCGATCTGGGCGGCATCTTCAAGGAGAGGTGGAAGTAGTCCAGTCGGATCAATCGTTTGGCATGATTGGAGCGAACTTGAACTCATTCCCGAAATGTCTCAAGTAGTAGGACATAGTCCAGTTTCAAGAATTATTACGATTTCGGACGATAACACAAAATCTTCTATCACAAATGTTGACACAAGTGCATCAAGAGTGTACATGACCGAACTATTAGAGATTGATGAGAACGGAAAGCGCAAAAAAATCGACACAAGTTTCATTTAAAGCTAAAGTGCCACACAGAATCTGCCGATTACTTAGTACCATGAATAAAACCGAATGTCTTGATCTGCTGGAAAATGTTCTGAAGAACATCGAAAACCACAATTGGGAAGCACAAGTGGAAGACAGTAGTTTTCTTTTGGATCACGAAGATTTGAAAGGTTATCTAGCTGACTTTGATCTACCAGAAGCAAAGATGAACAAGAATGTTTGTGTCGGTCTTCCGAAAGATTGGTTGCCTAATGTTTCTATTGAGTCGGAAGATTATGCAGAAGTATTAGAAAAGTACGAAGATGTTTATCATTTCCTTCGTACAGAAGCTTCAAGAGAAGTAGAAGCTCTTAATTATATGGATGAATGTGACGAGAAAGATATGAACAATCAATTTTTTAGTGATTGCGGTGTGTACTAAAACAAACAAATAAACAACAAAATTATTAATATTATGACAAAATATATCATTTCCAACGATCTAGATTCACGCGAAAAGTACACGTTTACTGCCGCAACGGAATTGGATAATCCATTCGAACTCGCTCTAGAAACACTTGGTTATCATCTGAATCACAAAACCGATGACGGTAATGTACACGAATATGTATTGATCGAAAACGAAACTCGTAAGTCTTCATATCAATTCATGGAATATATGTACTACCGTGCTTGTTTCGAGGCACTTAGCGAATTGGGATATTCTTGTGAGAAGGAGGAAGATTACTTTGAAATCGAAAAACAAAGATTTTTGAAAGCAAGTAATATTGTTCCGTTCGAATTGTAAGAATGATAACGGAAAGTTATCTCCAGTTGTGCGATGATTTATTCAAAAAATATAAGTTGCACAACTGGAGTTGCTCGATAAACCGAGAGCATAACGAATGGTCTGCTATCTGTAGACATTCATCTAAAAGAATAGAACTGTCTCATTATCTTTTTCGTTGCAGTAACGAATACATTATTGATACAATCTTACATGAAGTTGCTCATGCTATTGCTGGATATGATGCGAAACACGGATCAACTTGGCTAAAGATAGCAAAAGAAATCGGATGCTCTGGAGAAATTCATGGATATAATATTTTTGAAAAATATCTGGCAATTTGTGGATCATGTGGCTACCATCACACACGAAACGATCTGCCGAATCATAAACTTTCTTGCGTTTTTTGTTGCGAAAAATTCTCGAATGGTTCGTATGATTCAAAATTTAGGTTAAACTACAAAACAAACACAAACAAATAAAATGAACAAAACCACTAATAAACCAAATAACTTCGATAACTTCTTCCAATCATTGCCGATGGATATTTTCAATCGAAATGATAATAACAACTGGCTAATTAGCAGTACGCCAAAGAGCAGGTTAGTGACTATTACTCCTCAATTAGGCGAAGAACTTATTAGCAGAAATATCGGAAACCGTAATCTTAGTCTTGGTGAAGTTTCCAAGCTGAGAGAAGAAATTCGTAGAGGTAATTTCGTGACAACTGGTCAAGGGCTAAGTGTAAACACGCAAGGAATTCTTGTAGATGGACAGCATCGTCTATATGCTCTAAAGGCTGAAGGTTGGCCGAATGTAAAGATGTTTGTGATGACTGGTATTGCTGATGAAGCAAAGATGTACTTTGATCAACATCGCATCAGGCGCGAAAAAGATATCTTTGACATCGAACATCCTTCTGCAAAGGTTAAGAGTCGGTTCTTTTCTGTACTAAATTATATTATTCAGTACAATAATAAGTGGAACCGCATAGGTAGGACGAAGCTTGTCAACTCAGAAAAGAAAGAAATGATTCCAATCTACAAAAATGAGATTGACAACGTAGTAGATATTGGCTCCCCGAAGGCATTCTTTGCTTCTCCGCATTATGCTGGCTTTGTTGTAGTTGCACACGAAACTGGTCGGTTATCAGAAGTTTGTGATTTTGTCAAACAAGTAGCAGATGGAATCAACCTTACGGACAAGATGCCAGCGTATCACCTTCGTAACTTCGTTTCAATGCAACGCGGAGGAAGCGGTTCGAATATTCATCAAGAACGAATGATGAAATCTATCGCAGCTACAAGAGCATTTCTTGACAAGAAGGAGATGAAGCTTTTGCGAGCTTCGTACAGTATTTAAGTCTTTGATTTGCAGTAGTTTACTAGGAGAGTGATTTTATTTTCACTCTCCTAGTATTTTTTCCTAAAGTTCTTCTAGGAACTGCCGATTAACTCTTATGAGAAAATTATTGTTCTTGTTCCTTCTCTTCCCTGTGGTTTCTGAAGCTTCTTATACACAGGTCGGAATTGCTTCTTGGTACGGAAAGGAAAACACAAAATCTTCTACTGGTAAGAAGCTATCGAAACATCTTCCAGCGGTGGCTCATAAAACCCTTCCTATGGGCTCGAAGGTGAAAATCACCTCTCACCGCACCAAGAAGAGTGTAGTGGCCGTGGTGGAGGATAGAGGCCCTTACACAAAAGGACGCATCGTTGACTTGAACATCGTAGCAGCTAAAAAGCTAGGCATCACAAAATCTGGAATTGCAAAGGTGACTCTAGAAAAAATTAACTAAAGTTCCGCAAAAAACTGCCGATATATAGTGTAGTCGGTCGAACCACTAAAAACCTAAAATTATGAGCGAAAAATATAAAGCTTCTTACTACCGCACCTCCCAATATTCTTCCTATGAAGAGGCAGAGAAAAATGGTGGAGTGAACTACTGGTGCGAAACTTACGGATACGCTTCCACGATGGATAGTCTCACGAATGTCAGGAATATTCTGGATTGTTGTGATCCAGAACTGAAGAAAGAGTTTCGCTTTATCTGGAATATCGACGGAGTGAATTATCCCGAATGTTCATTCGCAGAATCTTATGATCTTTTGGATCGAAGCTGTAACTAAATTTTATTAGTTTTAGAACGAACAGAAATGGTCGGACGCTTCTTCTTTCTATTAGAAGAAGCGTTCTTCTTTGAAGCTTTTACTTTTTCTGTAAACTGTTCGTATTGCCAGAGAGATAGCCAAAAGAATGTTATCGACATTCCGCAATTTAAAATAATTTCGGTTTTCGCTGGCGTGTTTAATGTGAGTACGTTACTTACTGCGCCGCAAATTATTACGGATAAACCAAACTTAGCTAACCAAGCTTGTAATTTGTTATTCCAAATAAGGTTATCAGGATCACCGAAAATATGAATTAATAGTCCAATGGCGGACATTGCGATTGTACAATTTGAAATTGCATTGATTAGTGTAAGTAAGTTTATTTGTAGCATAATTCAATTATTTACGTTTACGTGTTCTAGTAACTTTAGGTTTAATTAAAGTTTCATCACTTAGATGATCTGGTATTATCTTTCTACTAAAATAATCAATACCTTTTAATCCAGCATAACCTAAAATAAATGCTATAGAATAGTGATAGTGATTTTCATCTAATTTTGTTATACTTATGATCACAGGCGTGATGTAATTAGCAGATGCCGCTCCGCCTACTAAAGATGTTACGGTTCTAGTGAGATTTAGTGCTCCGTCTTTACTGGTTAAAAGAATCGCCCCGAAAAGCCCAGAAATTAATAGACCGATATCAATTCCATATTGTTTCAAATTTAATGGCGTTTGCGGTTCCACATAACTATTTAGCATAATTTACATAAACAAAGAAACTTACGAAAAATTAATTATCATTATATGAATTCGATTGACATGGAAGAGTACAGCAAAAAACTCAGTCAAGTACAAAATGGGATTATTTCCGAGGATACTTGGATGGAATATTGCGCGGAATTGATGAAGCAAGTTCTGGAAGATGCTAAAGATGTAATGGTTCGAATGAAAGAAAGAGGCGATTAATTTAAAAAATTCCTAAAGTTCCTCTTCTAAACTGCCGATTATTACGCATGAAAACGATTTCATTTGAAATTCAACCAGATGGTGATGTTTACTACATCAGTTGTGAAGCAATGAAGTTCTCTTCTTACACAAATGATCCCAAAAAACTCATAAAAGAGTTGTTTGAAGAATGGTTTGATGCCGATATGGGAGAAGCATTTCTTCCAGTTTAAAAAATCCCTAAAGTTCTTACCAAAACTACCGATTACTAAATATGAGCACAACAAAAAACGAAACAATCTTGATCGAGTGGAACGAAACACTTTTCAGCGAAAATATCTTCGCATGGTTCGAGAGTGGCATGGTTCCTGTATTTTCCAACAACCTCGAAGATTTAATGCTGCCAGATGATTATGTGCTGGAGAAGCACGAGAGCGGTTCTTATGAACTTTTTGCTCACGATTCTGATTGTGATGAGTATCTTTATGTTGGAAGGCTTTTTACTCCGAAAGGAAAACCACTTGAAGAATAAAAAAATTTCTAAAGTTCTTCCCAGATCTGCCGATATATAGGTACAGTAGAGAATCCCAAACAGAAAGAAATAAAATGAAAACTACCAAAATTAAAGGTTATAAAGTTGAATTCACAATCACCGACGATTCTTCGAACTGCTTCATCGAAAAAGGCAACTTTTTCTCAAGCCTTGCGGTTCTCAGTGATTTTGGATATCTCGAAAGTCGTAGTGGCTCACAACATAAGGTGAATCCAGATACTATCGAAGAAATCTACGAGTGGGCAGTCGAACAAGGTTATTAAAAAAATATGCTAAAGTTCCTTCCAGAACTGCCGATTACTATTTATGACAAAACATCAGGCTGAGTACAACCGAGCAGTAACGATGAAGCTCGACGCATGGGTGCCCGCGTGCGGCGGAACTGAAGAGATTTTTGTTGCAAGAAATAAGAGGATTCTGTATGTCTATAATCCGAAAACTAAGAAACACGCATTTCTTGATGTTGACTCCGACATGATAATGACGGACGAAGAATATTTCGCTCTTATTGCAAAATAATTCTAAAGAAATCCTAAAATCTGCCGATTACTAGACATGACAACGAAACGTACCGCTAACATCAACGGAACTTCACTTGTAGGAACCATCGAAACTACCTACAACAAGCTTGTAGAAGTGTTTGGTGAGCCTTGTTTGAATGATCCACCTTCAGAACATGAAAAGGTCACCACTGAATGGGATCTCGAATTTCCTTGCGGAACGGTCGCCACAATCTATAACTGGAAGAATTATGGAATTGATCCAGAACCGTATGAAAACTACTACTGGCATGTTGGTGGATATAATTTCACTGCGTTTGCTTTGGTGAGTGACGCACTAAAAAACTAAAAAAGTTCTAAAGTTCTCCCCAGAACTGCCGATATATAAGTACGATAGTTAATAACAACCAACCGAAAACCAAAATGAACACGATCATCCTCAACGCAGAAACCGCCGCCAATACTTATCTTACCGTTATGATGGATTTAATTAACGGTGATATGAAGTACAATACGGTTCTAGATACAGCAGAATCGCTCGCAGAGCTTGGAAAGGATCTCCAAGATTTGCTCTCTACGACTCCTAGTGTGGCTTTTAATGCCTTTCGTAACCAGTTCCGCTCTGGTTCTACTATGTGCTTTGTTTCGGAAGAAATCAGCAAGAATCTAGAAATTTGGAACGATAGAAACGAAGAGTTTCAGATTGCAATCTTCCGCAATGACGGTCAGCCTGTGGGATTGTACGGCAAGGACGTTCTCTCTTGGTAGTTTGTAAACAAAAAAATTGTTATGCAAATTTTGATCACTGCTACACTTTTGTTCATATTTTGGTTGTTTTTCGGATCGCACCTATATATGATTGGTATTGTTACCGCTGGAGTTGTTTTGGGAAACACTATCTATCATAAATTGATTCATTAAAATGAAAGAAATTGAACCAGAAATCACTTATCTTATTGGATACATAGTTGATGAAGAATTCTATGCTTCACACGAAGCAAAAACAAAACAAGATGCAATAGAAACTCGTGATGTGCTAGAAAAGAATCGTAAAGACACAAAGCCAAAAGTTAGTGACGAACCATACACAATTTTTGTCAAAAAAGTAACATACACTGAACTTATCTAATATGAAAATCGACTACAAAAACGGAAGAATCGTAAGCAAGCAAGTAGATTTTGACGGAGAAACGGAAGATGGTAGGACATTCACAATCGACGCCAACTGGAATGATTGGGAGCAGTGGAGCGTGGACGGAATCTCTTGGGATGATGCAGAAGGCACAGAAGAGGAAGAAGAAGAAATTAAAGAAAAGTTCTTGTCAGAGATGAACTGACACTACACAATGATTGAACGCTACACTGAGTGGGTGTAGCGTTCTAGTTTGGTGTATCTTCTCTTTTATGAAATGTGACAATCTCAAACTCATTCTGATCCGTGGAATCTCTGGATCGGGCAAAACTACATATGCCAAGAATCTACAAGCAGAATGCCCCGTCCTGTCGCATTACGAAGCTGATATGTTCTTCGAAAAGAACGGAGAATATAAGTTTGATCCGACGAAACTCAAAGATGCTCACAAGTGGTGCAAAGCTCAAACTGAGATTGACTTGATGTTTGGTAGATCGGTAATTGTTTCAAACACTTTCACCCAGAAATGGGAAATTGAGCCATACATCGAACTAGGTAAAAAATACGGTGCTGAAGTGATTATCAAAAAAGCAACTGGAAACTACCAAAATGTTCACGGAGTTCCTCAGGAAGCACTAGAACGAATGCTCTCACGTTGGGAAGAACTCGAAGGCGAAGAGAATATTTAGAAAGTTCTAAAGTTCTGCTGGAATTAGCCGATATATAAGGTACACCTCAGTAACCAGAAAACATATTATGAGCGGATACTACGACGACAACTTCGGACGGTGGGAGGACATGAACGATCCAGAAATGGTAGACTTCTATCACCAAGTTCAGAAAGAATCTGAATGGAAAACTTGCAAACAGTGCGAAGAACGTGTATTCTTGCGGCGGAATTATGTCATTTGTAATTCTTGTGCCGATCAAAACGAAAGGTTCTAAATAGAATTAATTAATTATGTTTAGATGTGTTTAAATAAATATCCTCATGAACGACGAACAATTGATTTGGGAGGCATATGAAAACAATAATCAGTTTTTATATCATGCCACATACAAGCCACATTTGAAGAAGATAATGCAGTATGGCTTGGGAGGATCGCCAAAGATTAGAAAGAATTGGGAGGATTCTAAACAAGGCGTGGTGTATTTAGCTTATGATGCAAATGTAGCAGAATCTTATGCTGAAAGTTCTGATGATGTACCAGAATCCTATTTAGATAATATCATCATATTAAGAATTGATACTTCTAAACTAGATAGAAATAATCTAAAGAGAGATCAGAATGTAATTGACGGAGAAGATACATTAGAGTATCACGGGATTATACCACCGGACGCAATAGAAAGAATTAAATAATCCCGAAAGTATTAAAACTAATTATTAAGTTATGGCAAATGAAGTCGTTCTCAAACCGAATTCAAATAATGGAGTATCACAAATAAGTCAGAATATTCCAGCATCACCAGTAGCATCACCAGCACCAACAGCACCTCCTCCTGCTACGCCGCCGAATCCTCCCAAGTCCACGAAATTTCCGAATAAGATACCAAAAACGGCATGTGCTACTCCTTATCCTTCTCTTATTCGAGAATTGGTATTTACTTATTTACAGCGGGAATATTCCAGCACGGCTCAAATGGCTAGGATCATGCATCATGCCAAGAAAAAAGGATTGATTAAAAATCCAAAAGAGTTTAGAAAATGGATGTTAAAAGAAATCTGTAAATCTATTAATGCTATTGATAAATGGATACAAATGTAGTGAATTGGCGAGAAATATATGAAATGTAAAATATCTACAAATATTGTTAGAGAAAGATTGATGCCTTGGTACAAGCAACAAGTAGATGCGTGTAATATGACATGGGAGGCACTAGAACCTCTTACTAATAAATTAGGATTGAGTTATATTAATTGTGTGATAGTGGACGGAAAATATAATGATGAATATTTTTTGTTTAGAATTATAGACAAAGAACTATTCTTTCTTGCGGCAATTAGCCATGGCATTGCATTCGTGGAGGCATGACAAAAAAATTTCATGTAGATAGAAAAAGTTCTAAAGAACCCGCAGGTTTTGTCCGATTATAGTATACGCCAGTTAAAAATTGATAAAGAATTGCACAAAAAAATCAAGTGTAATCATGACAACTACAAAAACTACTTACAAAGTAAAGAACCTTGTTGATGGTTGGACTTCCCTGCCTCATACTACTCTGGAAGAAGCTCAGACTGATCTTGTGCGTTTGCGGGATCGTGTTGGCATGATGGAATGGAAGACCAGACCACCACACAATTATGTAGTGGTGATGGAAGTTGTCACAACCAAACAAACCATAATCGAGTAGGTCTGAGTGACAAGTGATTGAATAGATGTATAAAAACATGTTTATTAGAATTACTGATTGGGGTAATGGTTCTCATTCGCTCTTTAGTTCTCAACTTGGTTTAAGAATGATCGAGCCTATTTGTTTAGATAATGCTCATAATTATATTATAATAAATAAACCTCTATTCATGCTATCAGTGATCAAATATGGTATAAGGTTTGATGAAGTATGAGAATATTGATTGATTCTACACATTACTATGCTAGAGCAGGATCATGTTATGGTGTACAGTACGATGATAAAACAGGCGCATTTTACCATGTTACGAATGGACCAATTTTAGAAGAAAACACTGACATTCCCAGTACACTTGGATTAAAGCATCTCGAAACAGATGCAAGGCTTAATTATATATTTGAAGTAATTAATAAAAAGCTATTCTTTCTATCTGTGTTTAAATATGGTTTAGAGTTCGAATTAATAAATGAAGAAAGAGATGATTGTTGATATACGAAAATGGGGTTCAGCAGAACTGCTCGATATTCCCTCATGGGAGTTTGGGCTTGTCGTCCCTAAGTTTAAAACATCAGTTTATGTATGGGAAGTATTTGATAAAAAGTTATTCTTTTTAATGGTAATCAAATATGGTATACAATTCGAGGAAGTATGAAGATACACATAACCGATTTCGGAGATTGTCTTTTATGGATTATTGATGCGGAAGAAATTGGATTGAATTCGCCTCCATATATAGATGCAAAGTTTGAGGTAATAGATGAGAAAAAGTTCTTCCTATCAGTAATCAAATATGGTATAAAATACGAGGAAGCATTAAATTAAAAACTTCCCAGAGAGAGTGGGCGAAACTACCCTGTAATGTAGTGATTACACATTACTTGTTTACGCGAGTCCTGCTTGGGGTAGTGCTGTTGGGGCTCCTCACTAAGGAGTGAACCACTCTCTCTCTGGGAAGGTTTTAAAATTCTCTATATAAAGAGAAAAAAAATTACACAATCAACAACAATTAAGTAATATTAAAAAATATGAGTAACAAAATATATGTAGAAATCGGTCAAGATTCCAAAGAACTATACTTGATGTATAAAAATTTCTGCGAATCCAATCAAATTAAAATCAAGACTCAAAAACATTTCGATTCTGAAGACGAAGAAATGGAAAAGAAATTCTGCGAGAAATTTGGAAGTACTGAAGAAGCAGACGAGAAGATGTTTGAAATGCACGGGGTGAAATATGGAACATCATATAATCATCCTCTCGATGAATATAGATGGATCACTGCATTTGAAGTAGTGAACAAGGAAGCCTTTGAAAAGACTCCTTGTTATGAATACTTGAAGAAGAAACAATATGATGGCGATGATGTCTATATTACGGAGAAAAGAGTACAGAACAGAAAGCACTCTTTCAAACAACGAGTAGATGCTTTTTTCGGAGATGACTAAAGAATGAATAAATGCTCCATGTAAGGAGAAAAAGATGTTGACAGCACAAAGCCAGTGTCCTATCATAAACACATGAAAACAAAAAAGCGTTACGTTGATTCGGGAAGAATATTCGAATACAAATCAAAGTATATGAATGATGATCCTAATCATATTCTGTCTGTATTCAAAAACTTCCTTGAAGAAATGAAGGAATTTAAAAAGATTAAGAACCTTGTTTATGGTATAAAGTATCAATCAAACTATACTCGCGTATTAGAATCTGATGAGGTATACGAAAAAAGAGTAGCCGAATATAAAGAAGAATTGGCTAAAAAGCGGATTGTTCTAGAAGAACAGGCAAAAGAAATGGGCTTGAAGCTCAAGCCAGTAAAGGATGTTGTTCCTAGAAGAGAATATGTTGTGGTGCGCTATCCAGATCTGCCAAGTGATGTTCCTTTCAAGACATTCTGCGAAAACATAATCAATCATTTAGAAAAGCACTGGGACATTGATACAGAAGAACATTATCTTACGATGAACTTCTTTATTGAATTCAACGGTCAGAGACTAGAAAATGATTATGAATTCAACAGACGGGTGTATCACGAACGACTCGAAAATACCAAGCTCAAGCGCACAGAAAAGGAAAACAAGCTCAGAGAACTCAAATCTCTGGCAAGACAGATGGGCGTGGAATTGGTTAAGGCATAAACAAAAATGTTCGATGTAGGGAGAAAAGATGAACATTGCATTGTATAAACTAGGAGATTATATGTGGTCTTCTCCTCGTCTTTCTGAAGATTTGGGAGTAATCATGGAACACATCGTACCAGAAGATACACGATCTCCTTGTTATTCTCGTGTTTGTGATAAACAAAAATTCTTTCTTGCCGTGGTAAAGTATGGAATAGTCTTTAAAGAGTTATCTGATGATGATATGGAAAGAATGAAAGCGGATTATCTACAAGAATCTGCGAGAAGGCGTAATTTCTTTTATGCTTCGTGGATATAAAAGCTAGATGTAGATATCGGAAGATGATTAAATAAGTATCATGAATGACGAAGAACTGATATGGGAAGCTTATAAAGCACAGGAAGATATAGAACTAGGTATTGATGACCTTGTGCTTCGTAAACGTAAGCTCAGAGGAGAAGGAATCAGTTACGTCATTTACGATAAAAAACAAACACCTACGAAGATGCTAGGACATCTCAGTGGCTTTGAGGATAAGTTTGGTAAGCACGATGGAATGTTCCATCTATACAAGACTGAACTGACCGAAGCGACTCGTAATGATCCACAGTACCAGAACCGTGGAATATACAGAATTGCTGTACAAAAGGTAGCTAACCTTTATCCGAATGGATTATATGTGAGTCAATTCGAAGCATCGCCACAATTAAGGAATTCATTAAAACGAATGAGTACATATGAGTTCTTAAATGATGATCGTTATATAGATGTGTTACATATCAAGCCAGAATAAATAATCGTTATGAACGACGAAGAATTGATATGGGATAATTATTACAAATCTATTTTAACCGAGGGATTTGATAGCGATAACATAAAAGTTTTGGATAGATTTTTAAGAACTTATTATTCCGAAAGCCGCGTTGTTCTCACAGGAGAAGAAGAAATAATAAATTTTAATATAAAACAAGTCGAAAGACATCCAAACTTTAATCCAAAGCCACAAGGATTATGGTACAGCAAAGGAAACGAATGGGCTGATTTTCTAAAATACGATCCAGCTAATTGGGCAGACACATATAACAATGTATTTCTTTTAGATATTGATCTCAAGAAGATACTAAAAATAGATTCTTATGAAAAGCTTCTTTCGTTTAGCAGGAAGTATTCAGACGGCAAGGAATATGTCGATTGGGAAGCAGTTGAGAATTTAGGATATCATGGAGTAGAAATTATACCGTACCAAGGAGAAGCCAGACATAACATACCTTGGTATTACAGATGGGATGTTGCTTCTGGTTGCATATGGAATACCGATTGTATTTTAAAATCTACGAAGGTTTATCCAAGAACAAAGAACAAAAGGTAATTGATATATAATAGAGGATCTACTATTATACTTAAATACGATTAATAACTACTAATAGACAATCCTCTATTAATAAACTAGCTACAATAAGTCTGATTCTTGTATAATCACTCTTAATAAATACAGAAAACCGCTCCACTTTTAGACAAAAAGTCCGGACTAGAGACAACGGATTGTCTAGTATCGTGATAAGTATTAAATAGTAATCATGAATGACGAAGAATTGATTTGGGAGGCATACAATAATATTGGAATCCATATTAAGGACAAGGTTAAGGGTAAGGTGTATGACTTCACTGGAAAGATTCTCAGGGGGGAGAAGACCATAGAAACTCGTCCAGCCCCAACCCTGAGTCCGTATATCGGTCAACGAGTGGGAATCATCAGCACTGGCACCAGCAAGGGCACACCCGCGAAATCTTACCTTGTGGGGTCTGCGATCATTGGCGAACCAATAGTCTACCACAACGAGGAAGAGTTCGACAGGGACTACGACAAGCACCTAGTGGGCAAGGATGATAAAGATTTCTATATTAAGACAGGGAAGGTAAAGTACGGCTATCCTATGCTCGATGTCAGACGCATGGAACCCGTGGAACTGACAGCACCTACTGACCGGAAAGCGGCAGGCTTTAGCATAATTAGAAGACGAATAGATTACGAATTGTAAATCTCTAAATGATTATTAGTTTATTATGTGCTGAGTGGTCGTATCCAAATCCTAAACCTTATGTTTTAGGCATTAAATACAGAAACGATATCGAAAGAAATTATGCACCGTATGGAGAATGTTAATTGTATAAGGCATACGGTTTAAAATGCTATGAATATAGTCTTATGGAAAGCTGAATGGAAAAGCCCGCATGTTACAAGTTTGGAAATAGGAATTAGATATAATTCTGAAATTACTAAAAGATTTAAATTAAAAAATGTCTCGATTTATGAAATAATTGATGAGCAACTATTCATGTTAGCAGTCATCAAGCACAATATAGACTTTGAGAAGGTAGAGTTATAGATGTAGGGAGAAAGATGTAGTAATAAAGAATACTATTAACTTTTATGTCCTAGACACATGCCTGTTATCTGTTATCTGATTAATAACAGAAGATCTAAAGAGGAATAAACTAATAGAAGATCCTCTATTACTTAAATATCTACTAATATCTACTAATAAACAATCCTCTATTAATTATTAGTATCCATCTATTGTGTTATTCCTTTAAACTAACACATAATACTAGATAATAGTATTAAAAACTACGAATAATTAGGGATAGCGCCCCACTTTGCCCCACTTTGAGACAAAAAGGCTGGACTAGAGACAACGAACTGTCTAGTATCGGCGTAAGTATTAAATAATCGTATGAACGACGAGCGGTTGATATGGGAAGCCTACAAAAGTAGAGAGGTAGAAACTATGGAATTTCCTATGTTATCTAAACCTAATGGAGTGTCGTATCGAGGCAAACCAGATTGGAAAAAATTTAAAGTAAATGGCTATTACAGGGATGGTGATGTATTAAGATACATATATTCACAACACAAAGAATTCGAAGACGACCACCGAGTAAAAAGAATTTATAAATTAATATCAATAGATCCAAATAAATTAGAACCCAGCGAATGGGAAATAGATGATTATAAAGTAGAAGATTTGTCTAAGTCTAATGAACCATATCCTCCAATCGTAATCAATAAAAACAAATCTATCGTAGATGGCGGACACAGATTAGAAGCAGCAAAAGTTAGAGGAGATAAAGAAATTCTAGTATTCTTACAACAATAAGAATTCGGTAGTGTATAAACTAATAGAGGATTCTTTATTATTTAAATAACAAGAAATATCTACTAATAAACTATACCTAAAATAATAGACAATCCTCTATTAGTACTAAACAGACTAATGATATACTTATCAACTAGGCAAAATTTGCCTAGTAAGATACAAAAATAGTCGTTATTATTCATTTTTTTGTAGTAAACCAGAAAAAAATTCCTGTTTTTGTTACGAATGTTTGTATATTGTATACAATACATAACGAAATAACATCGTGAAGGTACACGGTGTTTACTCTGTTGGAGGGATAAATATCGAGTCTTTTTATTTACAAACGATAAAAACTTGTAAAAAGAATAAAAGTGTCGACACTCTATAAAGTTGAACTCGTCCAAAATTATTTTTTATCAAAAGTCAAGTAAATTTTTAAAGTCCTCCTTCTAGGCGATTTTAGGTTGTGTACAGAGAGAACAGATATTTCTTTACTATTTTACTAGAAGATCCTCTATTCCTTTGATCCCAAAAAACGACAGATCCTTATATGTCAATAAAAAAATGCTAGCTCTAGCATCAAAAAGATGTTTTACAGAGAGAACAGAAAGTCAACACAAAAATTTCCCCAATAAAAAAACTAAAGAATCCTCTACAACTCACCGATATATTCTTATGACCGAAACATTATTTGAACTTTGGGTAGAGCGGCAGATCGACAGAATCGACCGTGAATACATGAACGACCAGTTATCAGAAGAAGAGTACACTAATAAAATGAAAGAATTGAATAAGATGGAAGAAGAGTTCATCAATAATCTCGTACTAGAAAAATGCACTCTCTAGTAACAAAAACATGTACGCTTGTTATATTCATTTGTATATTAGAACGGTTACTATAAACTCGTGAATATAATAAACTCGTGACTCTATGAGAAAAGTTTCGTTCTCGGGCAGAAGTCTCGCTCCCCCACACAAACGCTACGCTTCCACTCCAGAGTCCAGCACCAAATAGTAGTTGACACCTTCTATCTACAGTATATTATACAGTAGTAATAAAAGATCCTCTATAACTCACAGAATTAACAAATATGAATAACCTTATTGATCCTCTCAAAATTATCAAATCCACGAATGGCAAGTTCTTCAGTATCTCTTATACTAATAAGAAGGGAGAGACGAAAGATTACATTTGTCGTATAGGCGTAAAGAAGCACCTGCGTGGAGGCGAAAAGTACTTTGTGCCCGATAGTGTTACTGTTTATTCTGTTACTAATAGTAATAAAGGATACAAGACATTTGTAAGAGAACAAATAAACAGTATTAAAGTGGGTACTACCCTGTGGAGTGGAGTGTAAAGGTAATTTGTCAGGGTCACCTCTCTTCTCTCCTTTGTTCCATGTGGAACATTCTCCAACGGAGAGAAGAGAGGATTCTGGGGAGAGTATAGTGGTTATGTTTAGAATGAATATGTTCTTATGCACATAATGCATAATGATTATTAGATATGCTTATAATGCATAAGAACTATTAGATATGCACATAATACATGTGTGTTATTAGGTATGCTTAAATTGCATATTAGTTTCGCTTATCTGGGGTTTTCTCGTGGTTTAGGTCAGACCCTCCCCCCACCTCAAGGTTAATAAGAATCCTCTACTAATGGAAGGTTTATTTTCACTTTTTTTGGGTTTGTTTAGAAAAGGTCAGACCCTCCCCCCGTACCTCTAGGTTAGTATGCGATCCAGTATTTTAGCAAGAAAAAAGAAAAATAAAAATAGTGCTAAAGAAAAAAGATTTTCAGTTTTTCCTAAAGAGTTTTTTTCAAATGCCTATTAAAAGGAGCCATGCAATTTACAAATTCCATTTGCTTAGAGTTAGCTACCCTTGCCTCTCTCAATCAGTTAGAGAAGCTCGCCGAGCGCCTGACTGAATTGCAGCCCTTAGTTAAACAGGGACGCGGAACATGGGGGGAGAATATTGAAAAGATGTTGGCTTTTCTCTCTGACCGAAAGCCCCGCTTCTCCATCTTTGCCAAGGGAAACGGAAAACTGCCGTTTGCTGCGTTTTCTGTGCTTCCGCTTGTTTCCTGCCCCGGTTCTGGTGCTTGTAAAAACTGGTGCTATTCTCTGAAAGCATGGCGATATCCAGCGGCTTTCTTTCGCCAGTTGCAGAACCTAATTCTTTTGATGTCCCCAGAGGGGCGGAAAACTGTCGCAGAGGCATGGAACAAGCTCCGCAAGGGGGCGCATGTTCGGTTGTACGTTGATGGGGACATTCACTCTCTTGAGATTCTAGAATATTGGCAGAACCTTTGTCGCCAGCGTTCAGATTTGCAGGTTTATGGGTATTCTAAAAGCTGGGGAATATTCTTGCGTTTCGATGGAGAATGGGCGTCGAACTATACTCTCAACCTTTCAAGCGGTTCGAAGTTTGTAAACAGCCCTAAAGTAAAAGAACAAATTTCCGCCCTTCCGATTGTGCGGGGTGAGTTTGTGGCTGTTCCCGTGGCTTCGAAGGCTCCAAAGCGCAACCTTAAAACGGGTCAGCCTCTGAACCCCGCAGCATGGCAGTCTCATAGGTTAGAGGTTCTAGCCGCTGCAAAGAAGCTAGGAATGGGTAAAGTGTTTGTTTGTCCGGGTTTGTGTGGATTCTGTGCAAACGGAAAACACGCTTGTGGCAATCGTGCATTTAACGGAATTCCGATTGTGATTGGAATCCATTAAAATAGTTCTAAAGAATCCTCTATTCTTTGCCGATTAGTATATACCGGAAGGTTCGATCCCTTCCGGTTCACTCAGAAACCCAAAAAACAGCCATGATGCTCAAAGCCAAAAAATCGAAAAAGTCACAAAAAATTGTAATTGCATTCCCGATTGCAAACACTAATGGTCAAATGGTTTCGATTCATACAACCGTTGGAAAGTATTCTTTTATTCTTGATTACTGGGCTGGTGATGCCGTCGAAAACGCTCTCAAGAGAATCGAGGAAGAGAATGTCACCGGAATCGGTTTTACGACAGCAAACGGAACACCGATTCAAGTAAGGTTGCTAGATTAGCAGGTTTTAGAGAATCCCCTACTCTTTACGAAGGGCGGGGGATTCTCCGTTGTTCCACATGGAACATTATAGGAACAGATAATAGGTTAAACCCTCCCGTCCTTCCTCTAGGTTAATAAGGATTCTCTATTACTACAACAGAAAAGAAAAAAAAGTTTCTGCTAAAGTTTTCTAGAAACCTGTTACTGATTCTTTGTTCCACATGGAACATTCCAGAATCTAGTGAGTATACAAACCCTCCCGTCACACCTATAGGTTAATAGAGAATCCTCTATTCTTACAACCTTTTTCTTTTTTATTTTTCTGCTAAAGTCTTTCACCTTTCTTGCCTATTAGTAGTTATGCCGAAACATTCCTCTGACATTGCTTACGAGTTGACAAACCTCTTGAAGTTTGAAAGCATGAAAAGCGTTGGCGAATTTAGTGAAGCCTACGTCATCGGATACTTGAGCAGTATCTTGAAGAATCTTGCAAAGTATCCTGAGGTTCAGCGTGAACTGGAAAAAGAAGTAGAAAGAATAAAAAAGTACTAAAGACGCTCTGCTGAAAAACCGACTACTCTGTATGACTGTAAAACTGATCAACGCCGCAATCAAACACCTCAACCTCGAAATCATCAAAGGAAGCGGATACGTTTATTTTCTTGACTTGACTACTGGATATCAGGTGGGCGACTCTGTGCATATTGCATACCTCAATCATGTCAGCTTGGATCGGTGGATCGAAGAAGCCGAAGGTGCAAGAAAAGACGAAGAAGTAAAAAAGTTCTAAAGAATCCTCTACAAATACCGACTACTATATACCAGAAGGTCCAATCCCTTCTGGTTCACTCAGAAACCTTAGTACATTATGGAAAAACTCACCTTGGAAGAAATCACCCGCATTGCTGAAAAACTGGGAGTCAAGTTGGACGGGAATCCAACGCCAGCGCAGAAAGCCGAAATCGCAAACATACTTGTCACCCTTTTGGAAGTTGAAGCGAAACTGAAAAAGAACTAAAGTCTCTCCGAGAAAAACCGATTACTATATACCGGAAGGTTCCAGTCCTTCCGGTTCTCAACCCAAAAACCAAACTACATTCTATGATCACCAAAAACGAAAACGGCACACTCTCAATCGGCGACATTCAAATCGTTTCTTCTTATAACAAAGAAACAAAGCAGCATACCTTCAATCTGCTTAAAGCGGGTTGTGTTCCCGTTCAGCATATCGGGAATCACCTGACGCTCCGAAACAATATCACGAAACTGGTGGAACAAGTAGAAGCTACCTACGTTGAGGAAGTGGCCTCAGAAGTGGCCTCAGAATCGTTCAGCGAGACTATTCTGGACATTACAGAATTCGTTCAGATTCCAGTCGACGACAACGCCCCCACTTCTGAGTCAGAAGATTATAACCTCTTCAAGGATTATCTAAAGAAATTCTCCGAAGCTACCGGAGAGGAACGGGAGAAATTTGCGGAGATTGCCAGTCAGATTCTCCTTGGCATGAACATTCAAGCGGTGTAAAGAATCCCCCCGCCACACTCACTAGAGACTCCCCCCTATCTAGTGAGTGTGGTATCTTTTTCACTTCTCTATTAAAAATGAATTTATAGCATATTCGTTTTTATATCATCGAGTCGTGAGTCAACCAAAAAAATCCCGCTCTCCCCTAAAAACGCTAGGCTCCTACACACAAGCGTAGGACTCCCACAAAAATAATACGGGGGCGCAAATAGTTCTAAAGAATCCTCTACAGTTGCCGATAGATATAGTGTCAGCGTAGTAAACCTTAAATTCACTTCTTATGTTCCAAGCAAACCTTGTCAAAGCTGTCTCTCACTACCCGCTCTCCAAGTTGATCCCTGATTCTATCGGAAACGAAAAAGACGAAGGTCTCTATGACTATTTTATCGACAGTCTTTCCGAAGGACGTATTGTGGGAGCAGGAGCTACTTTTATGCTTCTCGAACCCAAACTGTTCAGGAAGCACCTAATGAGTGCTCTAGAATTCGGCGAATTCAATCTCGCCGCTCTTGAGATTGAAGATATCCTAAGAACAACTGACACTCTGATTCTCCGCGACATTCACGTTTCATTGGCAGAGTAAAGAAGAAAGAAGTAGTCCCCTATGCTCTACGGAGTGTAGGGGATTCTCTATTGTTCCACATGGAACATTCGGGAATAGTAAGATACACTATAAGCATATCTTATATGCATTATGATGTATAAGCATAACTTCTAATAATAATATATAAGAACCTCCGCCCTCCCCCCTCCCTTTCAGTATATCACACTTGTCAAGCCCCAGTTTTGAGAGACTGGAATAGGCCAAACCCTCCCCCCGCCTCTAGGTTAATAAAGAAACAAGTGGTTTGTGAAGGTTTATTTTCACTTTTTTTCTGAGCTTTTACAATTCCAGACAGACCCTCCCTTCCGCCTCTAGGTTAGTTTGAAAATAATAGTTCTGTCAATCCCTTTTTTTGCAGAAAAAAAGAAAAGGTCATACCCTCCCGTCACGCCGATAGGTTAGTCCGCAAAACAGGGGGCAGTCAAATTTATTTTCATTTATTTTTAACCTGTGTAAATCGTTGAGAATCATTAACTTACGAAGTTTTCGCGTTTAAAGGCGATTCTAGGGGGGTTTCTACCGTGTCAGCTATGATCACCCTACCGGCAATAGAAAGGGGATCAGAACGGGATTCTTGGCGATTCCAGAGTGGGTTCCTGTATTAGGTTCCGGTGAGCTTTTTCCCTACCGGCGAACCCTACCGACGAACCGTTGAAAACTTTTTTGCTAGTGTAACTTTCGGAAATATAGGGACTTATAAAATTATTTAAAAAAAGAGCTTAAGGGATTTGCCATTTCGTTCGAATACTAGGGTAGGTCAGCGAGATTCCGCTGGCTTGGCCGCGAGAGGCAAGGGAAGTCTCCGCTAGGGCTGGAACCTATGGTTACCAGAGTTGATGGTGCTCTCTGAAGAGGCTCGCAGAGGAATGTCCGATAGAATACGGGACGGTTCCGGTTGCTCAGGCTAGTACCCTGAGTGGCTACCAGCGAAGGTACACAGTATTTGTGGGGTTTGTCGCCAGCGTTTTACGGTTACCGAGATAGGGAATCCGAGAATAGAGCGTTGGCAATCAAACACTAATTAAGATTATGAAAATAACAAATGCCGTTTCCGCCGCTAATTCTAGTGATTTTGTTTATTCGGAAAATGTTAGGTACGTTTTTATCTGTAAAATGATCGAATCCCGAATCTCTTCACGACTTTTTCTGATTGATGATTCGAAAGAACAAAAGTTACAGGATATAATTAATGGCGATTGGCGCAAAACCTTGGGATGTATTGATGAGCAGATTAAAAATCTAGAAAAAGAGCGGATTCCTTTGGAGAAATGGCTCCGCGACAACGGAGCAAACGACGACGATTTAGACCATAGTTTGTGGTGCGACGACACAGATTGGAGAGCATGGGTAAATGAGGATTAGGTATTGTGTTCAGCCCCTTACACAATTCGGTGTAGGGGGCGCGGTTATAAGTGTTTTGCTTTCAGCCTTTTGTCAGTCCCGCTGTAGGGCACTGAGTTCACAAAGGGTTGAATAACAGTACACTAATTAAATTATGACCCCATCAAAGTATCAAACCGCTGCAATCAACTGGATGACAAGCGGAAGCGGAAACGCAGTTATTAGCGCAGTAGCAGGAAGCGGAAAGACGACTCTTTTGCTCATGATGCTGAAAGAGTTGTTCAAAGAAGGAAAGTGTCCCTCAGTGGCTTGCCTAGTGTTTGCGAAGAAAAACCAAGTGGAAATGGACTATAAGCTCAAAAGGGAAGGGATTCCCGCCGAGTCTTATACGGTTCACTCGCTTTGCCTCAGGGCATATAGGAAGTTTGTTCCTAACTTCAAACTCGAAGGAAGGAAAGTGAGACTAATCCTCGAAGAAAACCTATCGTCTGAGGACTTTAGTCTCTATGCAACCGCTTGCGAAAAACTGGTTAAGTTCGCAAAGGACGACGGGGCCGGAATTTTTTGGCCCATTGCGGATGCTGCTCAATGGCAGCGCCTTATGGCGCATCATGATGTCGAACTAGAGAACGATGCCACGATGGATCGGGCGATTGAGATTTGTCAGAAAACCTTAGAAGCGAACAATAAAGAGAAAATCTTTATAGATTTCTCTGATATGATTTATCTTACTCTGTTGAACGGGTACACTTTACCGAAGTTTGACTGGGTACTGGTGGACGAAGCGCAGGATTTAAGTCCCCTTAGACAAGCGGTTTGCTTTGCTTTGAAGGGAGAAAACACTCGCTTCGTTTTCCCCGGCGATAGAATCCAAGCAGTGTTTGGGTTCACTGGCGCGGATGCGGAGTCTCTGGACAATATCAAATCCGCTTACAACGCTACAGAGCTACCGTTGTCAGTGTGTTACCGCTGTTCAAGCTCAGTGGTGAACCACGCAAAGCAATGGAATCCCGTAATTGAATCAGCACCAAACGCTGAAACGGGAAGCGTTACCGAAATGCCCTACACCGCGCTGACGGAAAAGCCTGAGTCTCTTAACCTTTCGTACAAAGACGCGATCCTTTGCCGGACTAATGCGCCTTTGATGCGCACCGCGTTTTCTCTGATCAAAAAGGGAATCCCGTGCAGAATTGAGGGGCGGGACATCGCTCAGGGGCTCATTAACGTAATCGGAAAATGGAAAGTTAAGACACTGGACGCTCTCGAAAACCGCCTTTCCGATTACTTGGATCGCGAAACGCAAAAGGCTCAGACTAAGGGTAATGAGGCTTTGGTAGGCGTCATAACCGATAAGGTGGATTGCATTAGGGCTTGCATGGAAAAGTGCTACCTCGAAGGCAAGACCCGCGTTGACGACCTCAAAGCATTGATTGATAGCATGTTCTCGAACGCGGACGATAAGACAACCCGCCGCGACTTGCTCACCCTTTGCTCTGTCCACAAATCAAAGGGGCTGGAATGGGAACGAGTCTTTCTACTTGGGCGTCAAGACTTTATGCCTTCCAAGTGGGCAAAGAAAGACTGGATGAAGGTTCAGGAAACTAACCTTATCTATGTAGCTATCACCCGCGCCAAGAGAGACTTAGTCGAAGTCACCGGAGTGTCTGAGTACCTCAAAGGCAAGTAGCCTTCAGAGTTGCGGCTCAGGGGAGTTCAATCCTCTCCTGAGCCCTTCGCGTTTAAATGCCCTTTAAAAGGCTCCACCCCCTTCGTCAGTATCTCCACCGCCCCCCGCCCCCTATAGGCCATTAGAAACCCCCGTAGCGTTCCGCCATTAGGGGATCATGATTGTCCCCTCAGTTCCGTTCACACAATAAACTCACGTTGGTAATAGATTCGCGTTCACATTACACACTCAACCCACTCTAATAAACTCATGAGAGACACACACTTCCCTAACTTTGTTCACCTTATCCTTTCCAATAATCCTTCAGCCTATGCCAAGCAAGTGCTTATTAGAGAGTCTAGTCTGTACTACAGAGACTTCTATTCCTCTTGCTACGTCCTGACTCTGGACGAAAAAGACTTCGCCATTAACAGAGCGGTGGAAAGGTTCTCTGAGTATGTAAACCTTTCGAAATCAACGCTAGACTCACTGGACGCGGTTAAGACTGCTGTCGCTCAGGTGCTTCAAGAATCTTATACTGAGTCTATTCAAAGAACTTTCAAAGCTAAGGGGTTGGCTATGGTATAGGCGACCTCTCCTAATACGGGGCTCCCTTTTTCGGAAGGGGGTTCCCGTTTCAGGAAGCGTGCCACCTAGCGAAAAAGAAAGTTTTATTTTCTACTAAAGTTTTTGGGAGAACGGGGCTCTTCTATGCAGGTCGAGCATTTTAATTTGCGGCTTGCGTAAGTTGCATGACTGGTCGGGTGAGGGGGCATTGCCAAAATTTTTTTTGCAAATTTCTGGAAATTTTACTAAAGGCGATTTTTTAATATACAATCCTCTATTATTTCCAGATCTTTTTTTGATATTTTAATTTTATATTTTTGTTGAGTAAAATATACGAAATTCTAATTTTCCATTCTACTACTCCATCCGTCTACGTCGTCGGTTAATCTTGGGATATATCCGCCTATGCTTTGTGCGAACTGTTCTCCTTCGTATGATCGTCTGGAAGAATGTTCTGGTACTGGTTGATCGTTTTGTTCTGCCCATTCTGTGGCAGTTTCCCATATATGCGTAGCTACTCCTTGTCTCCTATACGGTTCGCCTACATATAACCTTTCTACTTCTCCATCATCTTTAGACCATTCAATAAATCCCACGGCTCCCTTCTTATTAAAGAAATCTATTCTGTTATTATATTCGGTTTCTGAATGTTTAAATCTTAACGTATCCCAGTCTAATGCTATTTTTTTATAACTCTCCCATATCATTTGTTCGTCATTCATAATTTTATTTAACCTTTAAACTATAATAATTTTATTTAACCTTTAAACTATATCGTATAGTATATCACCTATGCAATTTTCTATGGCCGTGTCGATTTGATCAGCTATATATTCTTCGATGTTTATTAGATTTTTTATATTAAAATCAGCGAACCAAGATTCCATCTTTTTAAACATCTTTTCGTCTATCATTTGGTTAAAGGTTATTTTTCCGGTTTGCATTAACTGAGCTACTAATTCTTCTTTCATGTCAGATACTATTAATTGTTTATTTCTTGCCGAGCCGAATGTAAAAAAGTCCATGTAAAAATTTTCTGGATCTCTATAGTATTTTCCAGCATGTATGTTATTTGTTGTTATATTTTTTAAAATTGGATAATCGTATAGGTTTATCGAAGGATCGCCATATATTGATAAGGATTCTTTAAACATGGTATGATAATCTTTGAGTACCTTTCTTATATTATTATCGATATCTACGTTTTCCCTATGTGCTAGAATAGCATGTCCGCATTTGTGTGATCGTATCCAAGAAGAAAAAGCCATAATACCCGATCTTTCTTCTTGACCAGAAGGTGTCATTATTACGGTAATTCCGTTTGGACTCGATAATCTCTTTTTTATTGATGGATCTCCTTCTACTAAATTTTGAATATCAGATTTGTTTATGATATGTTTGATACCAGAATCGTACTTAGATTCTTTTTCTAAATTAGCATCTATCAGTCTCCATAATAAAGGAGGTTTTCCTTGGGTTTGTCTTCTGCGGTCTAAGCCTTTTGCCGTTCCGGTTTGTACCGTGGATTTCATCAGTTCTCTGGCTTTTTCGCTGCTCCATGCATTTATATCAGTTTTTCTTGATTTAGGCTCGTTAATTATTTTTCTTGAATTTTTTTGTACAGGTTTATATTCGGATTTTAATTTATCAGTTATTTCTGGATCGTCGCCCATGAATTCCAGAGTAGCGGGAACTTCAGATATTAACTTATATCTTTCCCAGATCATTTGTTCGTCATTCATAGGATTATTTATATAAACAGAAAATTCTTGACGTTTCTGAAAAAAGAAATTATAATAAATCTGTGATTAAAATAGATATAGATAATAAAGTAATTTACGATTCTATATTAAAATCAAAAAGTATGGGAGAGTTGAAAGATTCCATACGTAATGGAAAAGGTAACCTAATAGGATTTATAGGTGAATACTCTGTACAGTCTATATTAAAAGATTCAATAATATCCAACACATACGATTATGATTTAATTTACAATGATAAAAAGTATGATATCAAATCAAAACAAACATCAGTAATTCCTTCTATGGATTATGAATGTAGTGTAGCTGATTATAATACGAGACAAAAATGCGATTATTATGTTTTTACTCGTGTTTTATGGAAAAAAGGAAGTATTCGCCCAGAATGTGTGTACATCATGGGATATTACGAAAAAGAAAAATACTTCAAAGATGCAAGATTCTTGAAGAAAGGAGATATCGACGGTTCTAATGGATTTGTAGTGCGAGCCGATTGTTGGAATATGAAATATTCCGAATTAAACTCCTTTTAAATACCCGGAGTTGTACCGTAATACTGTGTACGGAAATAAACCACACCCCCATTAGTACCATTTGCACTAAGTTCTGATATATTTGTTAATCCACGAAATGTCATTTCTTCTCCACTGAGCATCCCAAATCCAACACTTGGATTCATGGGATCAAAAATTTCTACGTTAGTTCTTGATCTTGCAACTACTTCTGTGCATTCTTGAGATCCTAATACTGACGATAAATTTTGCATAGAACCATTACAAGTTAATTTAAAAGTTTTGCAAATGTTTCTATTGTAGAATGGCATAACATTATTTATTAAATATAAAAATTTTTAATAAAACACTTTTTATTAATTTCTGTAATATTTGATAAATATGATTATATGAGTACTTCTAAACAAAGTCAAGGAAAAATTAAATATACTATGTGTTCTAATAAAACATGCTGTCCTGTGTTGTCTGAGACAGATGATAGTAATTTCACAATTACAGATGATTACAACGGTAAAGTAATTTTAACAAAAGAAGAACTATTACTATTAAAGAACTTTCTTAAAGATAACTTAGAATAATAATTATTAAAAATGAATAAGAAAGATTTATCAAATTTATCCAAGATTTATATTGAACAGGTAATAGAAGAAATCAATATAAATCCCGAAAGCGATTTCGGAGACAGAGAAGACGGTAAATTTGGTAGATACAAAGGTAGACACTTTAAAAAGCCTCCGATTCCACAGTCTAGAAAAGATTACGTAGGATCTTCAGAAAGCGAAACTGATCTTTTTTCTGGCTCAGAGTATCCAGAGATTTATGGAAACGAAGAGGAAGAAGACGAAGGAGTAGGTTTAAATACTTTATCTTCTATAGATTTAAATAAATTACAGAAAGACGAAAGAAGAGAATATATAACAAGATTAGCAATTTTGAGATCTGAAATAGATGAACTCAAAAACGAAAGCCAACAAATAGCGGCATTATCTGTTAATAGAAGTTTAATGGATGAAATATTATTTAAATTAGTTTCTAATTTCGGAAAGGGTAATATGAGTCTAAAATACGTTGCTAATAACGGAGATCCTATTTTCTCCACAGACTCTGAGCATATTCAAGTTTCTATTCCTCTTGGTTCACGAACGAATCCAGAAGATGTGACCATTAAAAAAGTAAATATTTAAATGATGGTATTTTATTGGATAAGCAGTATCGGATTTTGTTTAGTAGTTAAACACGGAAGTATATTAGAAAGTTTCCGTGAAAAGACTTCTGAGCTTTTTCCTTTTCTAAAAAAACTATACAAGTGTTGTTTATGTATGGGATTCTGGGTAGGAATGAGTATGATACCCTTTCTTTACGTTATCGAAGGATTTGGTATTGAACTCGTATGGTATCCTTTCTCCACTTCTGCTCTGTGTTGGATAGCCGATAGCGTGTTAAGTTTAATTCATTCCTTAACTATTTTAGTAGATAAGAAAATCGACGAAGAATAGAGAATTACTTTTTCTTCTTTTTCTCGACTTCTTCTGCGGAATTTGTTGACAAAAGATGATCAAGTAATTCTCCGAATTTATTTTTTGTTTCTTGATTGAACTTTCCGTTATCAATTTCGTCTCTGAGAAACTCTATGAGTAAATTTTTCTTATCTTCGTTAGAAATTTCTTGATCTTTCGGAAACATTACTTTACTATCAAAGTTGTTGGGGCTGGTGTCGGTGGCACCTGTGGTTTTTCCGTGTCCCGGACCACTAAAAGAACCAGAAAATTGTGAAGAATTTTTAATATCTTCTACTGGGCTGTTATACTCTCTGAGTAATACTTTATCTCGATAAACATCTCCCAGATGATAGTTACTAATATTCATACGATTATTTAGCTAAATATCTCTATGAAGTTTGACGATATAGTAAAACAGATATTAGAAGATTATAATTATTCTTACAACTCTGGAAATTACCAAACAGGAACAGTACAAGCAAGTAGTAAAGAAGGTATCTTAAATACACTACGACCATTTGATGGCTCGATGGGTGGAGCTAATCAACCAATTGGCCGTGGTATGTTTCCCCAGAAGAAAGATTACACGACCAAGAACAAGAACAAACTCAAGAAACTCGAAAGAAAACTAAAAAACAAAAATAAATAAGATTATGGCTGACTGTGGAAATCATAACAACGAATACAGAACCCGTAGAGATTTCCTGAATAATTTCGGATGGGGTATAGGAGGATTATCTTTAGCATCTATCTTGGGTGTAGATCCCGTAACTGCTGAAGCAGTTTCTCCTCTTGCCGCTAAAGCTTCACACTTTCCAGTTAAAGCAAAAGCAGTTATTCAACTATTTGCTTCTGGTGCTCCGTCTCATGTAGATACTTTTGATTATAAACCAGAACTTCAAAAGCGTGATGGACAAAAAGGAGATTATGGTAATCTTCTCGCTTCTCCGTTCAACTTTCCCCAGTTTGGAAAATCTGGTTTACATATATCTGAAGTTTGGTCGAAATTAGGCCAACATGCGGATAATATGGCAATCATAAATTCCATGCAAACAGACGTTCCTGATCATGGAATTGCTGCAAAAATGTTTAATACAGGTTCTACACAACTTCCAAAACCAAGTCTGGGTAGTTGGTTAACCTATGGTTTAGGTTCCTTGAACCAAAACATGCCAGCTTTTATATCTTTAAACGGTGCGCCAGAATGGAGACAGTGTGCATTCTTGCCGGGGATGTTTCAAGGCTGTAATGTGCAATACAGAACTGGTATGAGAGCAGAAGAGATTCTTTCTAATATCCGAAGTGAATTCTCTTCTTTAGATCGCCAAAGACGCCAAATTGACTTTTCTAAGTTTTTGAATTATGATCACATGAGTAAGTTGCAAAAAGATACGCAACTAGAAGCCAGAATTGAATCTTTCGAAACCGCATTTAAAATGCAAACCGAAGCAACAGATGCTTTTGATGTCTCTAAAGAACCAGAGAACATTAAAGATCTATATGGTCGTAACGAAGAAGGTAATAAAATGATAGTGGCTCGTCGTTTGGTTGAGCGTGGAGTACGTTTTGTACAGGTTAATGTGGGTGGCTATGATCATCATAGTGATATCAAAACCGCCATGACGAATACCACAATGCGTTACGACACAGCTTTTAGTGGATTACTAACTGATCTTAAACAACGAGGGTTGTTAGATTCTACACTAGTTATTTGGGGTGGTGAATTTGGACGTACTGTGACCGCTGGAGGAGGTGCTGGTGCTCCGGGTCGTGATCATAATGGTAAAGCATTTTCAGTATGGATGGCAGGAGGAAACATTAAAGGCGGACAGCGTTACGGAGAAACCGACGAAACCGGCGGAAGATCGGTTAAAGATATTGTACATATTCATGATTTACATGCGACGATTCTTCATTTAATGGGATTTGATCACACGAAATTAACTTACAATTACAACGGAAGAGAGTTCCGTCTCACTGATAACTTCGGAAACGTTATAAAAGAACTTATTAGTTAAGAGACAGATTCTTCTTGAACAGAGAGGAAACTGTGGTAGTATAGAGAAATGTCTCATAAACTTACCTGTGTAATTACAGGAAAAACAATAACTGTAGGAAACGAATACTACGATAAAAAAGTAGCACAGTTTGGAACAGAGGATAAGTTCAACTCTTTGTATGTTTCTCGTCAAGTAAAAAGTCTACTTAAACGTGGTTACAAGGTTAAAGAAATTAAGGATCTCCTAAAAGTAGACAGAGAAGATCTACCCGAAATTACTGATAAAACAGTAAAAGAGATTCTTAAAATTAATGACGACGATGGATTTAATCCCGAATATATCAGTGTAAAAAAGTCAGATCCAGAAGTAGCTGAATATATTAGAAATATACGAGAGACGTTTTTAATATAAACATGCTAAACTCTTATTATGGATTTTTCGAAATTAATTCAAAAGATGTTAAAATCTAGATCTTATAAAGATTTAATATCCTCGTCATATTTAGAAGATGTAATTCGTTCATTGAAAGAATACAGATTAGATGTAAATTTAAAAGATCCTATAATAGATGTCGATTACGAAGATCATCATTATAATTCAGTTTCTTACGAAAAGATAGTAAACACTTTTGAATATATTAATCAAGTGAATATAAATTCACAAGATTTAAATCTGTTTAAAAAAGAAAAAGACAACATTACTTATGACGTATACGGGAACGATTCTTTAGTAAGAATGTATGTTATCTACGATAAAAATGGAATTATAGATTACTGGGAACCTATAACGGACGATGTTCTATTTTTAGAATATCTTAAAGATACTGATTCCTTCAGAAAGAAGTTTAAGTCCGTAATTCCTGCTTATATAAAAGATCTCTATAACTGATCAAAAACTGTAACTATTTATCTTGCGGATTCATTTAAAAGGTGCTACATTGGCAACTCATTTTTATTATAAATATATAGGCTATGATATTTGACGAACAAATTTCCCGTAAACCAAACCATTATCCTTGGACAGATAAATTTATCGAAGCCATGCATAATGGTTTCTGGACAGACAAAGAATTTAATTTCAGTTCGGATATTCAAGACTTTAAGGTCAATCTTTCTGAAAAAGAAAAGGAGATTATTATTAGAACTCTTTCTGCTATCGGTCAAATAGAGATAGCAGTAAAGACATTCTGGGCTAAATTAGGCGAGAATTTACCCCATCCTAGCCTCTCTGATCTAGGGTATGTAATGGCTAATGTTGAAGTTATACATAATAATGCCTACGAACGATTAATTTCTGTATTAGGATTAGAGAATGTATTCGAAGAGAATCTTAAATTAAGCTGGATTGAAGGAAGAGTTAAGTATCTTCGTAAATACACTCACCGCTTCTATAAAGATAGTAAGAAACAATATCTATATGCATTAATTCTTTTCACTTTGTTTGTAGAAAATGTGTCTCTTTTTAGCCAATTCTATATTATTAATTGGTTTGCAAGATACAAAAATGTATTAAAAGATACCGATCAACAAGTACGTTATACTCGTAATGAAGAAAATATTCATGCTTTAGTAGGTATTAGGATCGTTAATACTATTCGTGAAGAGTATCCAGAATTGTTTGATGAAGAACTTACGGATAAAATTGTAAAAGAAGCAAAAGAAGCATTTGAATCAGAATCAGCAATTATTGATTGGATGATTAATGGCATTCAAGAAGAAGGCTTAAATGCAATTACATTGAAGGAATTTGTTAAAGATAGAATTAATAATTCTATGGAACAAATAGGATTTCCTCAAGTCTTTGTTGTAGACAAAAATATTTTATCTGCTACTATGTGGTTTCAGGAAGAATTATTGGGCAATAATATGACTGATTTTTTCAAGTCAAAACCAACGGAATACTCTAAAAAATCACAATCATTCGACGAAGACGATTTATTTTAAATTATGAGCAATATATATTGGCTAAACAAAGACTCTAGAACTTTCCTAGAGAGAGGGTATCTTCTTAAAGATGAAACTCCGGAACAACGCATTTTAGATATTGCTAATGCCGCTAAACAATATTTAGGCGAAGATTATTATAATAAATTTATTGAGTATATTTCTAAAGGCTATTACTCGTTAAGTAGTCCTCTGTGGAGTAATTACGGAAGAGAAAGAGGATTGCCTATTAGTTGTTTTGGATCATATATTCCAGATACTATGGAAGGTATTCTAGAAAAAGCTGCCGAAGTTGGAATGATGACTAAAGGTGGCGGTGGAACATCTGGATATTTTGGGGATGTTCGTGGAAGAGGAACTGCTATTTCTTCTGGAGGAGTTTCTACTGGAGCGGTCCATTTCATGGAAATTTACGATACCTTAATGAAGGTAGTTTCTCAGGGAAATGTACGTCGGGGATCGTTTGCTGCGTATCTTCCAATAGATCATACTGATATCGAAGAATTCTTGAAAATTAAATCAGAAGGAAATCCAATTCAGGATATTTCTATCGGAGTGACTGTATCTGATGAGTGGATGAAATCGATGTTAGAAGGAGACAAACAGAAAAGAAAAGTATGGGGTGATGTTATCAAAAAACGCTTTGAAAGTGGATATCCATATGTGTTCTTTTCTGATAATGCAAATAATAATGCTCCTCAAGTTTATAAAGATAAAGGAATGAAAATTCTACACAGTAACTTGTGTTCTGAAATCTTTCTTCCTAACAAACAAGACGAATCTTTTGTTTGTAATTTAGCTTCTATGAATCTCGAACAATGGGATGAATGGAAGAATACCGATGCTGTTCAAGTAATGATACATTTTCTTGATGCTGTCATGACTGAATTTATCGATAAAACCGAAAATGATAAGTACATGCAAGCTCCTAGAAACTTTGCTATTAATCATAGAGCACTAGGATTGGGTGTATTAGGATGGCATTCTCTTCTTCAAAAGAAGAATATCGCATTCGAAAGTATGAATGCCAAATTTCTAAACGTAGAAGTATGGAAATTTATCAGATCCGAATCGGATAAGGCTACATGTGATTTGGCTGAAAAATTTGGCGAAGCTCCTTTATTAAAAGGATATGGACGTAGAAATACTACAACATTAGCCGTGGCTCCTACTACTTCTAGCTCATTTATTCTAGGACAAGTATCTCCTAGTATAGAACCACTTAATAGTAATTATTATGTTCGTGATTTGGCTAAAGGCAAATTTACATACAGAAATCCTTATTTAAAATCTTTACTTAGTAGTAAAGATATGGATACTGAAGAAGTATGGAAAAGTATATTAATTCGCGGTGGGTCGGTTCAGCACTTAGAATTCTTATCACAAGAAGAAAAGGATGTTTATAAGACTTTTAGTGAAATTAGTCAGAAAGAAATTGTCATTCAAGCCTCACAAAGGCAGAAATACATCGATCAAGGACAAAGTTTAAATTTCATGATTCCGCCGACTACAAAGCCAAAAGAAGTAAACGAACTTATGATTTTTGCTTGGGAAATGGGAATTAAGAGTTTATACTACCAACGTAGCGCAAACCCAGCCCAAGAGCTTGCCCGAAGTATTCTAAATTGTACAAATTGCGAAGCCTAATATGATCCATACACACAAACTAAAACGATTATCCGACGAAGAAATTGATATTCTTTTATTTTGCGTAAATGATGGGAATATCGAAACACCCAAGATAGATAGAACAAGTCTATCTTGGGTTAGGATAGAATACGCATTTCGTATGTTAAACGAGTATGCGGCGAAAGTAGAAGGAGACAAACGCAATCATTTACAACAAATTGCTGATAAAATTACAAATCCATGAGTAATATTTGGAAAATATGGTGCAGAACCATGGGAGGAAAGATATCAGAAGACGAAACAGAAGCTGATATCGCCGCCTATATACGAACGTTTTGGTGGTTCATGCATATAATTACTTGTTTCTTTATTATTGCCGGTGTCATAAGACACTGGTAACTATAAAGTCTCTCTAGAGAAGAGTTTAGGAAACCCCTAAACTCTTTTTTTGTATCCATTTTGGATAAATAATAATATGGGAAAATACAATTTATATTTCAGAATGGGTGCGTATGTATTTGTTACTACTGTAATAACATTCGTAACTCTACTAGATACTATAGAGGGACGTAATTTTTCCGATATATCTAACTTAGAATGGGTAAAATTATGCTTAAAATCATTATTGCCCGGCTTTGTTTCTCTGAAAGCATTCTTAGATACCACTATTAATAGCGATAAAAAATCAGAATCTGAAGTATTACAAGGATAGCGGATATGAAAATAAATTTGGAATTTTTAGAATCCCATTTGGGTACTGTGTATACCATTTTAGCTATTATTGGTATATTGTATGGTTTTTATAGATTTGTCGTAAAAACATTCAAAAAAACTGATTCTTATAATTTAATCAAATTATTAAACGAAACCCCCGGAATGATACTTGAAATCAAAGAGGGACAGAAAGAAATTTACAACGAAATCAAACTTCAAGGAAAAGTAGTCAATACCATACTAGACACATTAGAATTAGCACAATTTGTTTGTGATTCGGAAGGTAAATGTATAAAAGTTAATAGCAAATGGATATCCCTCACTGGATTATCCGAAGAAGAAGCACATGGGCATAATTGGTTATTATCTGTACACATAGAAGATCGTCAAGAAGTACAGAAGAAATGGCATAATATGATTGCATACAATACTCCATTTGAGGAAATATTTCGTTATCATCATCGTGTTACTGGTTTAATAACAAATGTTAAGTGTACTGCTACTGATGTAACAGATGAAAATGAAAACCGAATTTTCATACTTGGACTTTCTCGTGTTTTGATCTAAATAATTACATGAGAAAATACTGGGGGTCGGAGGAAAACGAGGAAGAATCTTTAAGAGAATTACCACAATCGTTACCGACTTCGGATCTATTGCTTCCTGCTGGATCTATCAAAGTATTAGATAATAGTATACAATTCTATGCAGAAATCTCTGGTTCTACTTGTAGCGAACTGAATCGTTTACTCAGAGAACTAGATACCCGAATGCAACATGCTAAGATCACTATGAACGACAGTTCTTTTGATCCAGTAATTCATTTAAGAATGCACAGTTACGGAGGAGATGTATTGGCTGGATTAGCATCAGTAGATACAATCAGAAGCCTCAAGACAAAAGTATATACATACGTAGAGGGTGCTGCTGCAAGTGCCGCTACAATCATCAGTATTGCTGGTAAAAAGCGTCACATAGGAAAGAATAGCTTTATGCTTATTCATCAATTAAGTTCAGTCTGTGCTGGAACTTTTGAACGTTTAGAAGACGAACAAGAAAACAATCGTAGAATGATGAATACTATCAAATCTTTGTATAAAGAATACACAAAGATTCCTATGAAAGAATTAGATAATATTCTAAAGCGTGATATCTGGTTTGATGCCGCTACTTGCTTAAAGTACGGATTAGTGGATGAAGTGTTGTAATTTTCTTTACAAATATATCGTAGCTGATATCATGTAAAAATGATCTCAGCTAAAATCATTGCCGATTCAGTTTGTTCCGAAAGTACATCAAAGCGTATTACTTCTTTCGTATTAACATATCCACGATTCATTCATGCGGAACTGCTTACGCATCGAGCACTTACAAGGAATGCGGCGAGTTCCAGAGCAATCCCCGTCTCTAAATTCATTGAAGATGTATTAACCGATCCAGCAATGCCTGTACATTGGGGAGCTAACCAAAAAGGAATGCAAGCCGATAATGAAGTAAGCGAAGAAGCCAAAACCAAAGCAATGATGATTTGGAACTCCGCTAGAGACGCAGCAGTCGAACATGCAAAACAATTAAACGAACTTGGTTTACATAAACAAGTAGTTAATCGTATTATGGAACCGTTCTTTCATATTACTACTTTGTTAACTGCTACTGAATTCAAGAACTTCTTTAAGCTACGAGCACATAAAGCTGCTCAACCAGAAATTAGAGAATTAGCATATAAAATGTTAGAGTTATACGAATCTAACAAACCAGTAGAGAAAGGAATTGGTGAATGGCATATTCCATTTGGAGACAAATATCTAGATGGTCTGAGTACTCGACAAAAGTTAAAGATCGCAACAGCAAGAGCAGCTAGAGTTTCTTATAAGAATTTTGATGGAGTAGTAGATTATGATAAAGATTACAGTCTACATGATGATTTAGTAAAAGAAGGACATTGGAGTCCATTCGAACATTCTGCAATTTGTGATTTTGGTGTTCATGATAATTTTGATGGATGGCGTTCTTATAGAAATATTCTTTCTAAACAAAACTGGAGTGAAGAAGCATGGCAACAAATAAAGTAGTTCTTTCGTTCTATAAACAATACGAACCCGCAATGGTTCAAAGTTTGGGTAATTCTTCACCTAAATTAGAATATTCATTTAATGAAGAATTAGGATTAAAAGTAATAAATGTACATGAAATGGGTCATGACGATTATTGCGAGTTCGAAATTGTTGATGAAAAGCTTTGGATGTTAGCAGTTGTTAAATATGGCTTCTAAGCCGTAGGAGTTTTGTATCCGTGCTGAATTGGGGCTGCTGTACCTATATTGCCAGAATTCAGTACGGATGCTCTAGCTCTCATTTGTTCATTACCCGTAGTGAATGAAAGTGGTATATTATTGAACGGATGTTGATGAGGAAGAACAAATACCGAATATTCTGGATTTTTATGACTTCCTCCGTTACCAGCACTAGATGCTACGCTAGTTCCTCCGTCTGATAAAACCAAAACAGGAACCTTGTCGGGGCCTGTCCAAGGAGATTTTGGAGCACCGATACTATTATACAAATTTTTAATATAACTTACATCAGCATATGCAATAATAGCAGTTCCTCCTCCACCTTTTCCGTCTCCGTTTATTCCACTAGAAGACATTAACTGTCCAAAACTACCAATACCTCCTCCTGTGTATTGAACTTCTGCTGGACAAGTGATATGGTTTACATAAACTTCTCCATCAATAAATGCACATCCATTGATAATTGCATTTTTAGCCACTCCTAAATTAGAATTAACTACAACCTGATTTGGAGTTTCGAGATTCATAGAATCTGATTTCAATGATATATTATTACCAGATCTAATATTAACATTTCCTTCCGAAGCTACGTTCATTTCTTCCGAAGCAGAAATGATACTTCTTCCGCCAGAACCTAATCGCATGTTTCCAGCAGTTGCTATACTAGCACCTCCTGCTCCTACAGAAACATCATACTTATTTCCAATATTTAAAGAATAAGTTCCGCAAGGAAATTTACTATTTTCTACTTCTTCTGTATAAGGAACTGGTTCGTTTTTTACGAAAGATCCTTTTCCTTCGATATCTACAGACTTGGGTCTGAATTCTCCTTTAACATCTTTTCTAATATGAGGAAAAGTATTTGTGGCTGCACCTATGTGTTCTTGTTTATCTTTTTCGTAAGAAATTATTTGATTTCCTCCTGCCTTGATATTGCTTTCAATTGGAATCAAATTTTCACAAACTTTTGCTAAAACTTCACCTTGATTTGATTTATCAAATTTTTGTGTATTCGTTACGTCTGGCATATTATTTTATATTTAAGCAGGTTTTACTCCTAATTCAACATGCTGAACCTTTTTCATATATTTACTAGGATTCATACCCTTTAACAGATTTGTCCAATTTGTAGACAATGTTAATTGATTTGATGGATGAGAAAAGGTATTGTTTGCGTTTCCCTTAGATGCGCCACTCTTTGTGGGGTCTGTTATTTTTCTTTCTTTTTGTGAAAATTGTGCAGATTGAGCAAATGCAGGTGCTGCGGTTTCTACCCATTCGTCGTAGTACGTTTTGTTATCAGGATCTCCGTATGTTAAATAATGATCTCCTTCGTACCTTTCGTGATTATCTCCCATCACACGAATTGCGCGATCACCTTTTACTGTGTGGGTTTCTTGCTGATTAACAACAGAGATTTTATTTTCTACTGCAACTTCTGCGGTTACGTGATTTGAAATTTCATAAAAAGAACCGCTATAATGTGATATTTTTATTTTTTCAAAATCATCAGTTTCAATAAATTCTAATGATCCTGCTTTTGAATTGAAAACTGTTTTTCCTGTAAAGAAAAAAGGTTCGCCATCTTGCATGTTTTCGCTTCCTGCTGGATAATGTAAGTCTGGATTACTTCCTTGTGTATTCATTACACTATTCCAATCTGACTTGTCGAATACATATCCGATATATACAGGATAATCTAAACTACCATTTTCGAAAAATACCCAAACTTGCGATCCAACACGAGGAACCGAAAACATTCCTTTTGTTGCATTGTTAATTGGTGATGGTGCTAATGTTTGATTATAAACATCACATATTCCAGTTTTATATCCCACATCAAACCCTCCGGGAATTGCATTAACCGATGCTGCTGCTTTTGGTGATACACTTTCGCCCGATGGTGTAATACTTTCTTCACCTAATGGTTCACGCAAAGTTCCCCGATATCCTTCTCCTACGGTTGCGTCTCCATTTTTAGCATTAAACACCCCAGCGGTTCCTCCTCCAATTAACGGTGCGGCTTGTTCTGCCCATTTCAATACATCACAAAATTTTTGTAAAATGTCTCTGCTGTAAATTGTATTGATATTATCTCCTACAAATCGTGCATTGTAAATATCAGGAGGCAATCCTAGATCTCTTGCTAATTGTGAAGTAAATTCTGGTATTGCTATTTTAACTCGTCCTCTTCTGTCTGGGTCATTGTTTTGTACAACAGTTCCCCGAAAGAATCCATAATGTTTTTCTTCGAAAGGATTTGGCATACTATGTTAATAATTTAGTTTGAAGATCTGCTTTTACTAGAAATTGAGTGTGACGATTTACGAACGTATCAATAGTTCCGTTCACTTTTAATGATTCTTTGGTCACATTATTTGCGATCTTTCCTATGTGTTTATCTACATTCATTGCTACTTTATTTGTTATTTTATTAATAGCATTTTGTGCTAAACAATTCATAAGTTCCGCAGCAAATCCAGAACAATCTTGTTTGTTTTTAAAGTAATTATCCATATTAGTAGCTTTGTCTAATATGTTTTGTACTCCTACTAATGTATCTGTTAGATCTTTTATTAATCCTTCTATTTTTCTAATAGGAGATAATACAGAATTAACTATTTGATCTACTCGTTCCATTATAACAGTTGTTACTGCTCCTATAATGGCAGATACCATTCCTGCTGCTACACTTGCTAGACCTCCTAGTATAGATGCTGGATTTGGTATTGCTCCAACTATAGCTGATTTCAAACACATCAAACCATTTGATGCGGAAATTAATTTATCAACAGTACCGTTAACTGGATTTAAGAATCCTGTTTTGTTACGTTCGAATAATAATCCCATAAAAATATTTAACATCAAAATACAAAAAACCCCACCATTTCTGGTGGGGTTTTATGCCTACGAAAACTTAAACAACAACAAAATTAGATTTCAATAGCAAAGCGACGACGTTCATTAGGCCCACGATTATCAAAACCGATAGCACCAGTCACAACTTGTGTAGCAGTGGCGGTAGCCACTGTGAATGTAGTAGTGGAACGATCTGGGAAATAAAGACTAAAAGTTGCGCCGTCGTATTCTGGAGCTACCTTAAATTGAATACGATCAGCTACAGAAAGTGTAACACTGGCAGTAGATGCACCAGAGAGTTCATCAAAAAGAATTCCATTTACAGGTACTCCGTTGTAGCTACCAGAAGAGAAAATAGAAGTAGCAGTGATACGAGAAGTTAATACATCAACTTGTGTACTGAGTAAGGGAGTAGATGCATAAATTGCGGTAAGCGCACCGAATTGTAGATCTGTATATTTCGTATTCAATGGAATACCACTTGCGACCCAACCAGCAAAAAATCCAGAAAGAACAGAACTTCCAGTGATAGCAGTATTTTGTGTAGAACTAAGTGGAGGAGTAGTAAATACTGTATTAGGAACTGCGGTAGCGGTGTTAAAAACAGTTACAGTGGGAAGAAAAACTACAGAATTATTAGATGCAGAAAGACTAACTCCAATTTGAGGAGGATTTTCTGCTGCTGAATTGAATACGAAATTCGTAAATGTTGCCATATTTTTATTTATCTTTATATGACTATTTTTTCAATTATAAAGTAAATAATAGTATGAATTTCGAAATGTTATTAGAAAGAATGGAACTACTAGAAGCCAAATGTACAAAGGTAACAAAGAAAGCACATTCAAACAGAAAAGGAAAAAAGTGGACTAAATGTGCTCGTCAATCTGATGGTAGTATTAAACGAATTCACTGGGGACAAGCAGGTGTGCGCGTAGGAAGTGGAAATTCCAAACGTGCTAAAAGCTTTCGTAAAAGGCATGGCTGTAGCAAAGCAAAAGCAGGAACTCCAAAAGCAATGAGCTGCAAAAATTGGAAATAGCTTATTACCAAATACTTATAAAATATTTACTTCCTCCGTGGACTACTTGTAGTTCCAAATTTAGCATTCTTTAAAGATCTTAAATTCTTTTTAGCATCTTTTTCTACGTTTGGATTATAAGATTTCCAGTCACCCAGATGTCCAATTTTTAAATGACATCCCGCATCTCCTTTTTCTTCACACAATGTAATTAGATTTGTAGCTTCTAATTCTAATTCTGGATGAATATGAAACGGCTTTTTGTGGTGAACTTGAAGGTTATTAGAGTTACCACAATTTGCACAAGTTTTATTAGATTCTAAAAATTCTTTACGAACCTTTTGCCACTTGGATGATCTTACAGAAAATGGCTTTCCTTGTAACTTTTCTTTAATGGCAACTACGAATCTAATCATTTAAGTATTTAATGTATAAATCTTTCGGATCTTCAAATAGATTAAAATAAGAACCGAATTTACTTCCCATGAAAAACGATTCACCATTCCATTCGTAAATTAAAGTATAGTCAGTATTATCTTCGTATTTCAAAATGACATCATAATCTTCTATATATTCCGTAGAAATTTCTACTTCGAAGTCTTTACACATAAATTGGTGCTTGTCCATTATGTGATCTATGACAATATTCATTTCTGTACTGATATAATCATATAACCCATCTTCGGATTCAATCCTCCACATCAATCTGTCTGGGTCGTAAAATCTACAAATCTTTTTCATTAAGATTTAATTAAAAAATAACTTAAATGTTTTTGTATCGAAAGCTCTGGGTATACAGGTTTTACTATTTTATCAAAAGCTCTTTTATATAAATTTTCTCTTTGAGAGAATCCTCGTTTTGATTCTCTATCGTTTCTTATTTGTTTAGATATTTTATTCATTGAGAAATTCGCTAAGACATCAAAACGAATTATTCCGTTTTTAGTTCTATTTTCCCAATCTTTTGTTGTCTTATTTACACAATTTTTATAAGAATTTAAAAACATTATCGCGATATTCATAACCGTAGAAACGATAGTCGTCGCATCGAATGAACTTGTTTTAAGTTTAAATTTATCTATTTTAGGACGGAAAAGAATAACGAAAGTTTCTAAAACATCCTCGATAAAAAGATTTCCATTCAATGTCGATGGATATATCATCACTTCTATTTCTTCTCCTGTTTTATTTTCAAAATAACATTTTATATAATAAACTGGATTTTTGCTTTTATATTTTAAATGATAATTAAATATCTTATCAAAATTTGGAAATCTTTCTTCTCTACCAGCAGCAAATACTGCCGTTATTTCTTTTAATGGATAAGAATTATCGAATAATTCACATAATAAATATTTTTCATAAATCAGTTCATTATCCGATAAGTTCATATCATTATTTATAAGTACTTTTTTAATTCTGAATATATTACCAATCTTTCGTCTTTATTCTTAAAGATCAGTTCTTTCAAATTATTAATAATTGATTTATTAAATTCTGTATCTTTCGTACTTTCTAAAAAGTTTGTGAATTCTATTTGACCTAGTTCACAAAAATCCGCAGGAAGCATTGCTTTCTGATCAATAAAGCCGTGTGGATAATCATTAAACTTGTCTTTATTGCTGATTAAATCTCTGAAATAATAATCGATAGCTTCCGAATTTAATTGCACGAAATAAGGAATTCTTATTAATTTAAATCCCAAATCATTTGCTACTCGATTTTTTATTTTATCAGAAATGATTTGTTTAGAAGAATTGAAATGTCGATACCCATCAAATTCTACGATTAATTTATGATCGTAAAAAATATAATCATATCGTCCTCGTATATTAGATTCTTTTAAGACTCTGTCGTTTTCGAAATTATCAGAGAATCTTTGCCTGAGGAAATCACCAAGTAAATTTTCGGTTAAATATTCTTTCATTTTATCGATTGAACCCTACTGTTTTGATTTTATTTTTAAAATCTTCACTTTTAGCATAGTTCTCTACTCCATATTTTTCCATATTCGTAGCCTTTATCCTTTGCTTTCCTTCTTCAGAAGCTAGATAGTTAGTAGAACCGTATTTTGCCAAATTAGTTTCTTTCAATTTTTCCATTCTATCTTCCGATTTTATATGGCAAGTTCTGCTGCATGATGTCTGCCAGCCGTTATTTGAATTAAAAATTGTATTTTTGCCACATACTTTACACTTGGGATTTTCAAAAACTTCTTCAACATAAGACCTAACTCTCACAGAAAACGCATAACCACTATTGTCTAAAAATGAAGTTTTTTCTATGACTTCATCAAAAGCATCTTTTCCGAACTGTGAAATGAACATCTTTTCTTTAACAAAACGATATGATCCGTTGTATTTATTTTTCAATAAATCCGACACTTTATTTTTTAAGTTTTCCATAGACCCCCAATATATCATCTCTTAATAAATTATCAATAAATTTTTAAATTATTTTTATTCGTCTATTCTTCCTGTAGATTCGAATACACAGCCAACTTCGAAATTATGGGTAGTTCTAGATGTTCTTCTTTTAATTTTGAAAGTTTGTCCCTTACTTAACATTGTGAAATATTCTCCATCTATTTTAAGTTCATTCATAAAATTTGTGTAGTTGTATAGATATTCTTGAGTATTTCCATTTGGATGAGTAACTCTAATGTTTAGTTTGAAATGGCCGAACTCTCTTAATTTTTTTGAAAATTCCTTTTGTTTTTCGCTAGTTCCATTATTTTTATAATATTGTTTTAATTTTTCTGAATTATCTTTACATTTCTTTAAATGCATTTGTTTGAAATTTTCATCATTTTTGTATTTCTCTTTCATGGTTGCGGATTGTTTGATTCTTCCCAATAATTGTAATTCTGTGTGTCCTTCTTTGTATCTTTTCTTTTTAGTTGTTGATATTTTTTCAAAAACTTGATTTTTGAAAGATTCATCAAAATAACAAAGCATATACCCACCAGTTCCTCCAATATGGATATTGTAACAATTTTTTCCATATTTATACTTCAATCTTCTTATTAATTTTTTCTCTAATAAATCTAATTTTTCTTTACTGTCTATTTTTAATTTTAACCAACGTCTGGTGAAATTTTCTCTTCCGTACTTTTTAACTGCTTTCAGAAAAATGGTAGTGCCAGAACCAATATAATCATCGGTTCTATATCCTATGTGTTGTCCTCCGTAAACTTTTCCATTTATGTTGTTGACTGTTATATATAATAAAAATTCTTTTTGCATATGAAGGTATTTACTATAATGATAACCGGAAATATAGCAATTTGTTAGATAAAAGCATAATGACAAAAAAAAAACACCGCAGATTTCTCTGCGGTGTTTTGTAAGTTACTTATTTTTAAGTATTTATGTGACTTAAAAATATATTGAGCTGTTACCGGGCGTAAATGCCTGACCAAGATTCTTGAGAATAATGGTGTGGTAGTATAAACTAGCTCCGAAGATGTTATCTACCACCCCATATCTCGTCAATAGTCCAACGCGAGGAGCGAAGTCATTCGGTCCGATTGTGCGTTGTACCATTACAGGAATGTAAGGGCAATAGATGATACCAGAATCATAAAATTCAGTACCTTTGTATCCGAGGAGTGCATACTCGATGCCTTCTGGACCAGTACCAACTCCATAGCCTACGTCACCATAAACTCCACTGTTCTGTACTTCGGTGCGTGTATCACGATAAACTTGGAAACGACCACCGAGTGAACCAACTTTAGCTACGCCAGTTTGCTGGGTAGAAACGTTGCCTTGTACAGTTACCCACTGGAATTCGGGGAGCATTTCAAAAATAGCGCACACGCGAGGTGTTGCTACGATGAAGTTTGCTGGTCCACGACGATTGCGGATAGCGATACGATTTGCTTCAATAATTACTCTCTGGTAGAAGTCACGATTACGTTCAACAAGCCAACGGCCATCGGCAGTAGATGGAGACCAGACTGAGAATCCTTTACGGAAACCACCATTTAAGGAGGTTTGGATCATACGGATAATCATTTCACGGTCGATTTCTGCTTGAATCTCATATGCCATTGCATTAGTGATTTCAGCGTCGATATCAATACCGTTCATGTTACGTAAGTCTTGCTCTAGCTCGACAGACCATTTTGCACCTAACCTACGAGTACCAGCTTCAACGGCAGTCTTCTCGAAGGATACTTCAACAGTTGGGATGTTTGCGTTGATTTCGAAATTCTTGAGAATTTCAGCAACACCACCATCAGCAGCATTAAAGTTCCACGTTACGCCAGATTCGGCATGAGTACCGAGACCTGATAGCGCACCAGCAGAAACGCCAGTGAAACGTGAATCGAGATATTGCCATCCTAGTTCGTTGTCGCCTTGTGGGGACTTACCACCTGCTCCACCGGGAAGACCACTTCCGAAGTTATCACCAGAAGCTCTGTAATTTACAGTAGTTTGGTTATGAACTCCGGGGGCTGCATCCCAAGAACCACTCTGAGAGGAGTCTTGATAGTTGCCACCTAGGGTATCCTTGGAGTACTTATAACGTAGAGCGAATGCTAGTCCAACGGGACCAGACATGGGCTGAACGCCAACGATTTCGTTGGAGATAAGTTCTGGGAAGGTACGACGAATCATCGGAATAAGAATCTTAGGAAGACGATTGTCGCCAGAAGCATAGCTATCAGAGCCACCGGGGAATGCTCCACCAGTGCCACCGTTGTTGATAGAACCGAACATAGTTCCTGTTCCACCAGCTACGTTTGCTTCACGTAAGCAATAAGCTTCTTGGTTTTCAAGTAGCATTGCAGTGTTTAGACGAGTATGATCATCTTCAATTGCGGCTACGCTCTTGCTGGTGTAGTCGAGCACTGGTGCCCACTTTTCCAAAAGAACCTTAGCGCGATCTTGATCGATGTATGATTGTGCGGGTTTGATTTGTTTCATATGTGTTTGTTTTCTTTCTTTTTTAGTTTCGACCTCAAGATATTTAATATCAGGATCTCAAGTAATATTTACTTCTACCAAATTTTTATAAGAGCAAATATATTAGTATTTACTCAATTCGTTCAAATAATTTGAAACGCTACCAAATTTTTCTTCGGTTGTTGCGACTTCTTCGATTGTATCTTCTTCTAATACAACACGATCTTGTTTAATTTGACGATGTGTGAAAGCTTCTTCTTTTAAAGTCTGAAGACGTTCTTCTTCTTTCTTATCAAAAAGTGAAAGTGTGTAATCAATGTTCTCCATGATGAACTTAGGAGACTTACCTTCGAAAACACGTTGTGCATATTCTTTCTTCTTAGGACTTAGCTTAGAAGTCTTTTGTTCGAGAATTAATGCAGCCTTTGCCTTGGCAAGTGTTTCACGAAGTGTTGATACTTCTGATTTGGCTTCTTCTGCAACTTTACGTGATTCGGTGATTTGAGTTTTGCCGTCTAGAATAGCTTCTTTTAATGAGTCGTTCATTAATGCAGAATCAATTGCGAGACTTTCGCGAAGATTGTTTAGAATGATACGAGCTTTCTTGTTTTGAACGGCTTCTTCGATAGCTTTCTTTGGAATTTTGCTTTCGATAAATACGTCGATATAATCAGAAACTTTTCCTACCAAGTCAGACTTGAATTGTTTAGCTTGTTCGCTGATAACAGATTGATACTTATTAACTACTGCTTTTAGTTTAGCGGTGTTATTAACGTCTAGTGCTTCTACAACTTTTTGTAATTTCTTGCTATGATCAGCATCGATAGCTTCTAAGAGTTGTTGTGCTTTTTCTGTATATTCAGAATCTTGTTCAGTTAGAGCTTTTTCTACGTGAATCTTTACTCGTTCATTAACAGCACTATCAAATGCTTCTTGAATTTGGCCGAGTGTTTCGTCTGTTAAAATTCCTTGGGTAGCTTCTTTTAGAAGTTTTGTAATTTCAGTTGCCATAATATTAGTTAGTCTTTTTTATTTATTTTTATTGAGAAATATTAAAAATCTTCAGGAATGTTTGGGGGAACGTCTAGATGTTCTTTGGTATCAAACTGCATTTGATCTTCGAACCTTTGTTCGAGTTTTCCCAATTCTCTATATAACTCTTTGAAATTTTCTTCGTGTTCGATTTCGCCTTGTTGATGAGCAATTTTAATTGCTTTTCCGATTTCAGATTTAAGACCTCCGATATCTTCGATTCTAATTTTTCCGCTAGAACTTACTCCATACATATGTGAGCGTTGACCACCGTGATAATGTTGTAAATCAAACAAAGCAGAAGCAGCTCCGCTTCCATCAGAAACATAATCATGAAGATCAATCAAAGATGATTCTGACAAACCTTCTTTAACTAATTTTTTTTTAGATTTTGCTTTAGGAAATTTTCCCTTACCAAATGCGCTTTTATCTGCGGCGGCTTTTTCACCTTTTTCGTTTCGAGCTTTCTTTTTGAATGGCTTGAAACCTTTCTTTTTATCTTCTTTGGTCTTTTTAAATGGATTAACTTTTGCTGCTTCTGAGATTGTAATTTTAATTTTTTGATTAATTACATTTTCTAGAAATTTATGAGCAGTACTAAAGTCATCAATAATTAAAGAATCGACAAATTTTACAATATTTTGTTCTACGATATTCATATTTTTATTTAGCTTAATTTAATTTTATTTAAAAAATTAATGATGGATTCTTTTAAATATTCTTCTACTTTCTTTTTTGGTAGATTAGAAATGCTACGTTCGAAGTCATCATATATTTCTTCAAAAGATCCAGATTCTCCCAGAACCCATGCTTTGGATTCTAGAATTCCGTTTACGAATGCTTTTGGAAAACTTGGGTCGGCTACACAATCAATAGAAATAAGACGTAGATCTTTTACTACATTTTTACCACCAGCGGCTTCTTCTAGTTGTCCTAGTGCTCTGGAACTCATGCCCACTCGAACTCCGTCATTTACTAGTGCTCTTACGATATGTCCGCAAGGTGTAGTTAGTACTTTGCTTTTTCCGTGGAAAATATTACCGTCTTGATAAAGTTCAGTTACGATATGACAAGCTTTGTCGAGACTAACTTCTGCGCTACTTTCGTGGTTTAAAGTTCCCATCGAACGGTTGGTACGAATCATCTCTTCTTTATAACGATTAACTTCTTTAACCATTTCGTCTAATTTGTACAAACGATTGTTGCGGTTGTAATTTTCCGCCATCATGTAAGGCCCTTTAATAAACAGGGTAGATGGACTCTTTCTATCTTTTTCCTCAAAGATATACTCAAACTGTTCGTCTGGTGCAGGTTTTTCTACAATTAATCGTAGTGACATAAAACTATTTAGAGTAATTAATTATTTTTTCAGATATATTTAACCAAAAATATAAATAATCGTATGACTACAGATTCAGTAGAAATTTTTGAAAATTATTTAAAATCGTTAAACGAAGCACGAGCACCAAAAGGTACTCCTCGTCCAGATGTTATTGGAAGCAAAATGCACATTCAAAAAACTACAATGGCGAGTAATCCAGACGCCGCAGAATCACAAGGAGCTACTATTGGTAGAAATACTGCACTAACTCCAACGCAATCAGATAGAATTCGTGATAGAAACTTCGAAGAATATATGATGGATGATATGGAAGAAGGTTTATATCTTCAATTAACTGGAGAAGGATCTAGAGTTCCGAGAAATTCGCAAAAAAATTTAATGAAATTAATGCGTGAATATTCAAATAACAAATACTTTCAAACCCAAGTAGATGGCGATTTAGTAATTCCTTATTGGATAGTTCCAGAATGTATTCAATATTTCACAATGAATGCAAAGTCTGAAAAAGATCAGAATATCAAACAAGCATATATAGATGCACTCATATTTATGTACGAAGCCATGAGTGATAAAAGTACATACGAAGATGTGTATAGAAATTCCAAACCTGTATTAAGAATTAAAACAGAAGGAGGAACAAGAGAAGTATCAGATTTGAAAGATACATATGAAGAATTCTCTCCTAAAATAATCGGAAGAATTAAAACATTAAAATCTAACCCAGCTATGGGATTAGCATTAAAGACATTTCTACTTCCAAATCAAACAAAACCAAGAGAACAAATAAAATTCGGATCTGACATTTATAGAGATGCTCCGTTCGTACACGATCCCGAAACAGGTCGTCATGGTATTCACGGAAAAGGTGAACACGAACCTAAAAATAAATATGATGCGACAGATCCAACATACGGAGTAAGCAGTGCTGAAAATCTCAGAGATAGTGATTTCGAAAAGATTCGCATAAAAAACAAAGAACAAAGAGAAAGTACTCCGACTCCAGCAAGATCATTAGGAGCGCCAAAAGTTAAAAAATCTAGAAAAAAAGTTAACGAATCCTTTTTTATTAAAGTTATTCCATTCTAAACAAAAATCTCAGACAGAAAACTTTCCCACTTTTCGTGGTGCTCTGCTATGTCTTCTTGATTGTTTTTTATGAACAAGGTTTTAGATAAACCTCTATAAAAATCAGAAGAAGGTGCTCCTCTTTTTGCTCTGCGCTCCATTGCAGCTCTGAAGAAAGATAATGCTACCAGAGTTTTTTCGGCTAGAATAAATCCTCTATCATCTAGTACATACGGAAGTGGATCTTTTCTCTTTAATCCATTATATACAATAATTGCTACTTGATGGCATTCTTCTTTGTTTTCTGCAAAAGTAGCAGTCATACACAGAAAAGTTAAAACATCTAATGGTTTGGAAGATAAGAATGTTTCGCTTTTCTCTAAAATTTTAGTTCCGAAAGCAAAATAGAGTTGTTTTGGATCTTCGGAATACAATACTTTGATTATCTTGGCCGATTTATCATCGTATAACTCATCAATTAAGCTCACTATATTATTTAACTTGGAAAGAGTTCTTTTTCGGTTAATATTATAAACTCTGCTCCTCTATCTTTTGCATACTTTTTAGCGGCTTCCCATTTAGCTTGGTTAACCGCCCATTGTGTGTTTTCATACAATACCGTAGCTTTCTTTTTCTTTTTAGAAGGAACTGGAGCCAAAGTTTGTTTGTATGGCTTTATTTCTATGAGATATTTCTTAATTTTATCTCCTTCTTTTAAGACTATGTAATTGTCTACAAAATATCGGTGTATTCTGTTGTCTATTGGACTTCTATAATTTACTACGATATTCTCAGATCCCCACTCAATAACATTAGGGTTGGAATCTGCCCATAAAAGAAACTTTCGTTCATAAGAAGATCTGAAGACTGCATATTCTCCCATGAACTTTTGGGGATTTTTAGGTTTAAAATAACCTTGTTTAAATCGTTCATCTTTTTTTCCTAATGGAAGCACGTTATTATTTAACTTTTCAATAATAAACTTCTGATTAAATTGTAAATCACAGAATCATTTAATTTTTCCTTTTGTTCCGTAGGTTCTACTATTTCTAAATTTTGTAGATCAATTCCAGATATATATTTTATCAAATTTCTGCTAATCGTAATTTTTTGTAACTTGCTAGAATAAATAACTGCATAATCTCCTTTAAGTTCTTGTAACTTTGGTAAATAAATAATATTTGCGTTATGAGCACGGATATAACCGCTCTCTTTTAATTGTGGTAATTCTATTTTAGCAGCTTTTTCACAATCAATATCACCACTTTCTTTTAATTGTGTTAAATGTAATGAACGTACCGAATTCGCAGAAATTTTACCACTTTTTACTAATTCTGGTAATGATAAAGTCTGTGTTAAACTAGCATATATAGCCCCACTCTGGATTAATTCGGGTAATGATAAATTTAATGTTCTTCGGCAGAAAATAGATTTACAATATTTTAATTTTGGTAACGATAAATTTCGTATTTCTTCAAAAAGAATATTTTCACTTTTTTCTAATTGTGGTAATGTTATTGTTATGGCTTTTTCGCATCCAATATCACCACTTTCTTTTAATTGTGGTAAGTCCAAATTTGTCGCTAAATGTGCAGTTATATTACCGCTCTTTTTTAAGAATGGTAAAGATACAACTGTTGCGTATTCGAAATTCATATCTCCGCATTCTAACAAATTAAATGGAAATAATACATATTTAAGAGGCCATACAAATCTATCTAAAATAACCACCCCATTTTCATTTATTTGATGTTTTCGATTATTTAAAAAATCTTGAACAATTTTATTTATATTTTTATTAAATTTTGGATCATCTTTCTTTAAACTTAAAAACCACATGGTGCTACCAAAATTTTCCAAAAAACTATTTGAAAAATTTTCCACATCTTTCAAAGCATATAATTGATTTGGCGTAAAATCCAGTCCATCTTCATAATCATAGTCGTCAGGAGTCCATTCCGATACTTCAAGTTCCACTCTTCTTTTTACATTTTGTAAATATTGTTTATGTAATCTAGGCTTTCCTTCGAAAACATAATCAGGAATATCATATTTTTCCGTAACATAAATAGCCTTTTCCAAAATCTTATTCCATTCTTCTTTTGGAATTCCATTCCATTCTTCTGGTTTTATATCTTTAAATGATGCAAACGTCACTCGATCTTCCGTATTTTTAAGTTCTAAGATACTTTCTAAATCATAAAATTTTTGATAGAATTCCAATTCTCTGCCTCTAATTCGAACATAATTGAATACATTATTTTCAAAAGGTTCTGTCAATTCTGGGTAAAGTTTCAATAATTCTTCTTTAGAAATACTAATATCCTCATTTTTTGTCATCGGATTGTACTCTAATTCTCCATCTTCATCTACATCAACCAACATATAGCGTCCTCTTTTTTTGAGATAACAGAAATATGTAGTTAACTTGTCATTCCATCTATAATCGTGATAATGATAACTAGCATTTGACCCAGAAATACACAGATTTGTTCCTTTTCCAAATTCTTTACATCTTTTGACTCCATTAATCGGATTTTCCGTATCATTAGCCAAATACACCGCAACATCATCATTTTCGAACAATGCTTGTTCTGTTTGAGTTTTTTTAATTTCTTGTGGTTTATGTTTTTCCTTACCAGCCAAGGAATGCACAATATCCATCCATTTTGGGATACCTTTTTGAAAAAGATTAGAAAATTGAGGGTTGTTCAGTAATTCCTCTTTCTTATCTAAACTATCTTTGTAATCATGTAGAAGAACTGGTAATGCTCTATTATATAAATTTTTATTAATCTTGGATTCATCTCCATTAATCTGATTAACATATTGTTGTGTACCAGACATCATAAGCAAAGAATTGATCAAGCTCATTAAATCTTTACCTTCAAATAATTCCCCGCCTTTTTGTTTTTGTATTTGTAAAATCTGATTTATTATATCAGTAGCTATCGAATCTGCTTCGTTTTTTAAATTTGGATTAGATTCATAAAGAGAAGATCCAGTAATAAATTTAGCCAATAATTCTTCAGGATCATCAGATTTTATAACATCTTTAGCTTCTAATAAAATTCTATTATAATATATATCAAATATACTATTTTCGTCATTCATCAACATATTTTTATTTACCTACTTTCTAAAAAAGAACCCTATTATGGAGCTTCCAATACTTAGAAACTTAGTAGGAAAAAAGTAAAACAAAGCTCCTAAAGAAGAAAGTATGATTCCAAGTATTGCATATAGCTTTATGGTTTTCTTTCTTTCGTAATCTTTAATTGTCTTTGCTTCTATATTATCAGTAACTATTTCAGCTACTAATTCTTCGTTCTTTTCTTCTAGAACTTCGATATCTGATAAGTCTTTTTTACTTTCGTTGAACACTTCTTCTATAGCTTTATCTTGTTCTTCTGTAGATAAATCTTTATATTCCGAACCGTCGTCTACTTTTGCTCCTAGTAGAGTTTGACTTTTTTCTATAATATCAATAGCTCTTTTAATTTCAGACTTTTTTAAATCTTTTTTGTTTAAAATGTTTTTAGCAGTTGCTATGAAATCTTTGGCATCTTCTTGAAGCTTTTGTTGCTTCGTGTCGATTTCTTTTTGATATTTTGTACGACTTGCTGTGGGTGTTGAACATCCAGAAATCAATAAACAAAGTATTAATAAATATTTGTATAAAGTTTTCATAAGTAATTGATAATAAGTAAATTATGTCTACGAAATCATAAAAATCGCAGGTGAACTGTCGCCGAACGCCGCCGCGTTAGTAAACAATTGTGTTTCTAACTTCTCTTTTTCAGTTAAACCTTGTTGCATTAAATCATTTGTAAATACTTGTCCTCCGAATAGATTCACTCCGCTAAATTTACCTCTAACATTACCTATCATTATTTTTGATAGAGCTAATGCATATTGATATACCCACATTTCTTTTATTAAATCGCGTATCGGGCGTTCTACATAACAATAGATAACTCCGTAAAATCTGACCGAATCTGAAGGTTCTGGATATATTCTTAATATTTGAGTTCTGTCATCAAATTCAAAAGATCTTTTAGTTGCTAAAACCTTTTCACGAGTATCTAGCCATTGCTTTACAGTATACCAACTAACAAGATCAAATCCATAGTTACCCATTGCATAACTAAAATAAGTTTGTTGTGCTAAAGTCTGTTCAATAGTGAAAAGAGTATTAATACCAGTAGATGCTCCTTCTTGGAAATCGGTAACTGCTATTACTTTTCTATAATCCATTGCATCATAATCAAACATGTTGTTATAAATTACTGTAGGTTGATTTTCGTCTACAGTTCCTTGCATACTTATAGTCTGGCTATATGATGGTATGAAATAAGTTGAAATTGGTATTACATTTAATGTAGGATCAGCCGCAAATGCGGTGACTACTTGATTGTAAGTAGAATAATCCAAAATAACATTTCTTTCTAATCCATCTACGAATAATCCAGATAATTCAGAATTAATGGAAAAGAATGCTTTATTAAGAGCAGAAGCTGATATATAAAAAGTATCTTCGTTCTTTATGTAAGGAGCAGTATCTCTAGATTGTGTACGATGTGCTACTTTGTTTTGTGGAGAAATATTGCCATTTGCTAACGTAAATAACTTATCAATTGGCAATCCTCTTCCTCTTTCATATAAACTAGAATCTATTACTAGATATTCTTGGGTATACCCAGCATATTTAGAGAAAAATTCACATGCTTGCGAAATAGCATCAAATAGTTGGTCTCTGCTAATTTCAACAGAAACCAATGGTGCTCCCAGAGTTCTTACGATTCTTTGTGCCAACTTATCAAAAGAATCCATTTTATTATTCAGATTGGTATTCTGAAAAGCCGAAACTGGCGTTAAATTTCCACAAGACATATAATTATTTAATGAAAACGCCTATCATTTTTGGTGATAGGCGTTTTCTAATTATTTTATGCTGCTGGTGGGGGAGCTGATTCTGCTGGTGGAGGAGTTTCTCCTCCTTCTGGTGGCGCTCCTTCTTCTCCTCCTTCTGGAGGTGGAGGTGGTGCTCCTCCCATTCCACCCATGCCGCCTCCTCCCATTCCTCCACCCATACCACCACTTGGTGGTGCTCCTCCACCTCCGGGGGCTCCTCCTGCTTCTGCTTGCGCAGCTACGGCTTGTTTCCAGTTAGGCCCCATATTTTCAATTTGTGTCAATTCCCAACGTAATTCTTTATCTTTTCTCAAGAATTCACGATTCGCTTTGATATCTACATCACTCCATCCCAGATATCTCTTCTGTGCAAAAGAAGGAGAAATTGATTCATTAGATGCTAACGAACCGAAATTCTGTACTTTAAGTTCTAGCTTCTGACTTTCTCTAAGTTCGTAGAAGTTCGTCGGAACATTAAATTCAATATGAATAGTTTCTTCTTTTAATTCATATTCTTTCCACATTCCTTTTAATTGTAAATGTGTAATAAATCCATTCTTTAATCCACTTGCAAATATATTTTGTAAACGAATAATAAAACGTGCAAATTTTAATTCTTCACGAAGCATATCAGCACCATCACGAAATGCATCTTGTGGATCTAAACGAGTCGTAGGAACTTTTAATGATTGATAAAGCTTCTTAACGAAGTACATTAAATCTTCCAAATTTCCAAGGTTCGAATTTTTCGTAAATACCCCACAATCAAGGGCAAACGTATGATAATCATGATATTTCTCATCGTTATCAATAGTCAGTGTACCTACTTGAATTTTTTCTGATAATTTGTTTATAGTTTTTATATAAACCTCATTATCATCAATACTCATCATTTTCTGACCTTCTGTTAGATCTTTGGCTTCTACATTTCCAATTCCATATATAGGAAATTTATGATCTAACGTACATACAACATTTTTACCATTAGTAAAAATTATTTCCAATACTTCCGCAGAATCTTGGGTAACTCCAGCCCAAGATACAATTCCTTGTTTAATATCACCAGTCTTGTAATCAACGCTATAAGACCACAATTCCTTGCCATTTTTAAATTCTTCTGTTATTTCAGAAATAGACAATATTCTTCCATCAGTAAGAAGAACCTTCGTATCCATAGCCAAACATCCTCCAGCTAATTGCGTAACACTAGTTCCTTCAGAACCAGCACGTTTTGCAAACCAAAAGTTATCAAGAATTGATTGTGGTTTAAATTTCTGCACAATACCAGCTTGATCTGGATCATATGTTTTAGAAGACCAATAATTAGTAATTAATTTACGAAGGTATGCTTCTGCTTTTGGTGCTGGCATGTTTCCAACATCAACATTAAACACCAAACGTTCGGGAGCACGAGCCAAACGATAAATGATAATCGAATCTTCGATCATGGATAATTGGCGATATGCTCTTCTTGCGTTTTCTAAGAATGGAAGACGCATGGTTTTATTTTCATTCCATACATCAGAATGTACATATGTAATCTGATTTTTATCCATCGGAACGTAATCAATACCAACTTGTTTCAAAGGATTATTCGGATCAAATTTAGGCTTACGATACAAATATCCCTTTACCATTACATTCTGAACATTAGAAAATACAGGATCAATTAATTCAGTAGGAACCTGAACAACTCCCAAAACTCCTTCTTCTACATAATCTTTATGAATAATATGTTCCCAATAAATTTCTCCTTCGACTAATAGCTGACGAAAATAACTCCAGCCTTTATGTTCGAAGTCGAAATAATTAGTATACTTTAAAAACTCCTTTTCGATGGTTTCTTTTTGGAAATCCGAAAGATTGACATTTCTGTATTTTATTTTTAAACAGCTACTTGTGTGAGGATCTATATTAATAATTTCATCACAAATCTCATCTAATGCATTAGCAACTTCGGAAAAAGCTGCCATGATACGATAATCTTTAACACGAGCCAATTTATCCTTTTGGATATTGGCATACATTACTTCACTGTAACGCTTATCAGAAGATACGGTTCCTACGGTTTCGTTGTTAAACTCAAAATTTTGTGAAATCGAATGGCGGGACAAAACTTCCGCACGTTTCATTCCAGTATCTTCAAAATATCTATACTTCGGATTTAAATTCTGAACCATTTGATTTGTATCAAATCCAGAATACGGAAGCTTAGATGAAATATAATTCATCAATTCTTGTCTAAAGGATGTAGATCCATTAATTTCAGCCATGAATCTATTTACTCTGACTTATACCAAAAGATATTTACTTCTTTTCACGGTTTGTTATTTTTATTTTTATTTCGAGATTCCGTGAAGAATGTTTTAAAGGATTCTAATTTAGTTGAGTTTCTCTGTTTAGATTTTTCCATAGCTTCTATGATATCTACATCTGTAAATTTTACAGGATTGTAATTAGAATCGAACATTAGTACTATCTGGGGTGCTCCTTCTAGTGTAGTTAATTTATTATAACTACAATCAAATGTACCATTTACTTCGTGTGGTGCCCCTTCTAGTGTAGTTAATTTATTATAACTACAATCAAATGTACCGCCGACTTTTTTCGGCGAGCCTTCTAATGAAGTTAATCTATTTTTTCTACACAAGAATCCACCATATGTATTCTGAGGTGCTCCTTCTAATGAAGTTAATTGATTATCAGAACAATCAAACGAACCATATACAATTTCAGCAGGAGCACCTCGCAAATTAGTTAATTTATTTTTTCTACAATCAAAAGTTCCGATAACTTTTTTTGGTGCTCCTTCTAATGTGGTTAACAAATTATCTTCACAAGAAAACTTACCAGTACATGTAATATTACTAAAATCTGGTAATTTTTTAATTAACATATTTGATATATTGATATCAGAATCAATAAATCCGTTTTTTATTTTACTAGCATAATAAGAAAATCTAGCCTCTTGGAAAGGTATTATTTCGAGTTCATATAATTTTTTAAATTCTTTGGTATCTTCGTGATAAAATTTTCCTTTCCATTCCAACATTCCTATATTTTTACCATCAGATACAACTGTGAAATTTTGATCTTCTATAAATTTTCTACAAGCTTTCCTATATCTTTCGCTAACTTCTCGGTTTGCTGGCCCTTTTATTTGAACTATATGAAATTTTTTTTCTCCATATACTTTGTTTAATTCGAATGTTACTGATGGATGATTGTGTTTTTTGGGATCTCTTAAAGAATATATAAGCAATTCACCTTCTTTATATCTTTTAAAATAACGACTCTCTCCACCTTCAATCCTAGTTACTTTAGTCTCTCCTGCTGCTTGCCCCACACAGTGCCCCATGTACATACTTTCTTCTCTAAAAGCTTTATTTGAAATTAACTTCCAAACTGGATAACCCTCATAAACTCCAACTACTTCGTAATCTACTCCATCTACACTCTCTAGTTTAGCCTTCTCAGCCTTCTCAGAGGATCGTTCCATTTCTTGATCCCACTTTTGTACTTCCTCAAACATCTGAGGAACAGTTACTTTAAATAAAGATTTTAAATAATTTTCGTCTTTAGTCTCTAAAAAATCTATTAAGTGCAATAAACGATCTTTGTACTCTGGTGCGAACTGATTGAATTGGTATATACCTTCTTTCTTAGCCCATTCTGGATCGGTATCTTTAGCTTGATAAGGAGATATGAATCCAATCTTTTGGTTATCATCAGCAGGTGACTGAAACCATTTAATATAGGTTTTTAAAAACCAATCTTTAATCTGTGAATTCTGTACGTTCTTTTCTTTTAAAATATTTTCTAATTCTAAATGTAAAGGATCTTTGGAAATTAAATTAGCTTCATGTAAGCTAGTGTATTTTTCCCATATTAATACGGAATCATTCATGAAATTATTTATTTATAAACTATATTTACAAACTATGATATAAGAATGTATCTATACTGTTTGTGTCTTTCCAGCCCACTGGATTCACTACTACTAAATTAAAGTCTCCTTCGGCAGACAACGGAGGAAGATTTAAATGTATTACATTCTCGCTCATTATAGTGTAATAAGAACTTGGAATTAAAAATCCACTTACTGTTGGATAATATTCAAAATCAAACGAAGTTAATGTTTCATACATACTAGTCACATTTGTGCTGATCAATATACATGTAGTATATTGCAACATTTCTCCTAATATGTTAAATGAAAGATTTTGATCTTTTGTTTTCTTTACAGTAGAGTTTCCGACCAATTCTATCGGATATGTATTATTACGATTTAACGAATAGATATTTGTTAATAAAGGTGCTGCTGAAATAGATATAGTATCCATTTCTGTTAAATCTCCACTCAATGTAGGATACAGATCATAGTCTAATTTAAATCTATTTGTTAAATGGAAATTAGAATCAATAAAGTATATGGTTTTATTCAGGTCTTTAGGAACCGCAGGAAATAACCATCCTTTAATAGTAAAATTAGTAGTAGACTGAAATCTTGGCTTGTCTGTGGGTTGTAGTTCTATTGGTTGTTCTACTGAAATAGAACCACTCCACAACACTTCAGAACGTATCTCACTCAATTCTGATAAACCAAATTCAAGTGGTATTTTCCAAGAAATAACAAGATAAGGATTGGAATAAGGAACAAAATTCGAAAGAATCTGATCCATATCACTCTGATAATTTGTTAATATGGTAACAGTTACTCCAAGATTAATTGGAATAGGCATTGGTACACGAGTAGACATTTTATCGACTCCTCGTGTAACTGGAGTATAAAATCCCTCGATCTTATTAAAAACTCTGTTCTCGTCTCTATCTATCGATGAAACATTAACTGCTATTACTGGTACAGTAATGTTCTGGGATTTGTTTATTATATCTAACAGAACTCTTTGTACTGGAGCATTGACATATCTTACTTTTAATTGTTCTTGCTCTTCACGATTTTTATTGTAACGAGAAATTACAACATCATCCATTGCCGCAACAAATTGCGTCAAAAGATCGTGTATTTCAAAATGAAATCCTTTATTGTACATGCTCCTCTATTATTTAGCGGAACAATCACAAGTTAAACGAACCTAGCCAAGAAATAGCGTGGGAGTTTTCTTGCTGATCTGAGTACCGCATCGGTAATAGATCCATCCAAGATATACGTGATACATTTGTCGTTTTTTGTACGAACCCCACGACCACAAGCCTGAATCAAATTGTTCAGCATCTTGTTTACGTACCAGTCAGGATCTTCTTTAAACAAACGCTTTATTCTTTCGTCATTTAATGGCATGTATGCAGCTTTCATCAAAATCTGAAATCTAGCCAAATCTTCTTTCAAATCCACCCCGAAAGCCATAGACGGACTCACTAATACAGTAGGTTCTGGAGATTCGAAGTGCTGTTTAATAATACTTTCGTTATTCTGTCCATCAATTCTGAACAAAAATCTAGGATCGTTTGTACGATCTTTTAGATATTGAGTGATCTCCATAGTATGAGTATGGATAATACCTTTTTGGTTTTTATGAAGCTCGCAAATCTTTAATACGTTCTCACATAATTTAGGAAGCTTTTCTTTTAAATTTTTGAAATTTATCTTGTCTCCCACTTTTACATAAATCGGAGCACTTTTAGGATCAAATCCAGAATCCACTTCAATGTATTTGTATTTTTTAATTCCTAGAGTTTTAGCAAAATTAGCAGGATCAATAATTGTTGCAGACATTAACAATACTTTATCTCCAAATCTGAAGATACTATCAGATAGTTTGTCAACACGAAGTGGCTTTAATGTCACTCCTTCTAAATTATGTTCGATTACGTATTCACATTCTTCCCATGTATCTAAAGTTACTTTGATTTGAGAATGTAAATTACTAAAAAGCTTATAACGCTGAACATCAGAATCGACAAACGTACTCTTCTTCTTTTTGTTCAGAATCTTTTTTAGTTCTTCTACTTCTGTTCCTAAATTAATCTTAACACTTTCCAACCAAACTCTGAACTTTTTGTAATTCTCTACTGGTACGTCTTGTGGACGAAATCCTAATCTTTTTAAGATTTTATAATTCAAATTTCTACTGAAACGCTTAACCAGTTCGTCTTCTAGTTCAGAAGCCTCATCACACACTATATATTCTCTTCTCTTTACATGATCTGGAAGAGACATAAACATGCTGTAATTTAGAATTCCAAACTTGTTAATCAGCGTGTCTCTTCTACTATTGTAGTAATCGCAGCGAGAATTCAGAATACATCCTTCTTTTAATTTTGCATTAAAAAGACAAGGAGCTACTTCTACATCACAACTAGGATCAACCCTACAAAGATAGCTACTCTTGCCTTTCAAAGAAAAGGCATCATTGAAACTGTTTGTATATTGATCCTGCAATCCTTTTGTGATAGTCAACGCAAACGCACCAAAAGGTGGTTCGTCACGACATTCATCTGCTTTAAAATAATCTCCGTATTGATCAGCTCTGAATGCATTGTACGATTCTACAAGAGTTCTGAACTTCTCTGTAACTTCACCAGAGAAGTTTGCTAATGTTTTAGAAAGAAATGATTTACCACTTCCTGTAGGCGCACAGCAAATTACAAATTTATATCCACTATTGAATGCTTCATCAATACTTTCTATTAAAGTTACTTGTTCTTTAGAAGGTTCGAATTTACCACCTTCGTAAGGAAAATAATCAATCAACGGCATTCAGACATCCTACTGCTAGACAACAGAAAGATCAAGGGAATTTTTTTCGAACATCATAACCTTGTTGTTGTAAAATCTAGACACTTGATTCTTATTCAATGACAATAACCTATAATACAATTCCGAATCGTTCTTAGAAATAGACTCGATTTTATAATCAAATGTTAAATAATTCTTCTCTCGATCTATATTAAATGGATAAGGAAGTTCGTACTTTTTATTATCTCCGTTACTGTTTTTTAAATGAAAAATTAAGTAATAATCTTTTTGCGAAAAGAGAATTAATTTTCCTTCTTTAATTATTTTATTATCCATCGAAAACACTACGTCTCTTTGTAAAAAATAATTAAACTTACTTTCGATATTATGCATTTGTGATATTTAGGATCATAATACAAATGATCAACAAACTAATCCATCCATGCGTATCTTTCTGATTGAGACATTGAGAGATATGCATTATTTAAAATATATTTTCTTATAAAGTTCAATCCACCCATGAAATTGTCTTTTGGATCTACTTTTACCCACATTAAACTTATTGGATGTAAAAACAATCCTTTTTTCATCCAAACCCTTATGTCTTTTTGATTCACTGCGTATTTGTGAATCATGTATGTATCATCTAAGTTTACGTTACGATGATCATGCATTAATATATCCCACGTAGTTACTAAATTATATCTACGAGCATCAAATGGTGGTGGATTTTTTGGTATTCTAAACAACAAACGAGTTGCTCCGTGAAATGAACGAAGCAACTCGTTAGAATTTGTACACAACATTCTCCTATAAACAGGACGATCTCTAACTAATATCCTGCGACGTTTTATGAAAACTTCACAGAGATTATTTCTCAAATCATTTTCTAAAGTAGAGAGAGACAGTTTCTGCACATAACTATTTAGTTTTAGAAGACTCTTTCTTCTTAGCAATTCCGAACATGCGCTGTTCGTTCAGAAACATTCCCTTTTTTACCTTTCCGTATCCGTCAATTTCTAGATTAGCAACCGATACTCCTTTATCATTCGGAAAGATGACGATATCGTCTTTCTTGCAGTAAGACACGTTAGGCCCAGTTAACACGACTTTCGCCTTCCTCCATGCCTTTGTATTCACGTTAGTTGGAACATACAGTCCATTACGCATTACAGCAGATCCCTTAGAATCTTCTACTTCATCAACAAATTCAACTAAAACAATGTCATCGAACACGAAAAAAAGCTTATAATCATCTAGTCCGAAAAATCCTTCGGAATTTGCATCTAGATCGATCATTCCTTTTTTATGCTTAACATTATCCATGTGAGAAGGTACTTCTATAGCCATGAAAATAGTTAAGACACTATTTTAAGAAATCAAGAATGTTTATATTGTTTGTATCAAATAATTTTTGTATTCTGAATTAGGAAGACCGTTTAATAAATTAGAAAATTCAATCTTATTTATAAAATGCTTATTAAATGCGATTTCTTCTAAACATGCTATCTTAATTCCTTGACGAGCTTGAATAGTTTCTACATAAGAAGAAGCTTGATGTAGTGTAGAAGGAACGCCAGCATCTAGCCAAACAAATCCTCTGTCTAATTTACTTACGTATAACCTGTCATTTTCAAGGTATACTTTATTCAAATCAGTAATTTCCAATTCTCCTCTTGGAGATGGTTTTAAATTTTTTGAGATATCAATTACTTCATTGTCATAAATGTATAGACCGGGAATAGCAAATTTACTTACAAATTCTTTAGGCTTTTCTACCAACATTGTTGCCTTTCCGTTCTCGTCAAATTTTACAACTCCGTAATCTTGTGGATTACTAACTTCGTAGGCAAATACTTTTGCTCCAGTGAAGAAAGTGAAATCTATGTTTCCGTGAAAAATATTATCACCAAGAATCAACATCACTGAATCATTTCCGATGAAATCTTCGGCAATAATGAAAGATTGAGCAATACCATCAGGCTTTTCTTGAATTTCATATGTAATATCCAAACCAAGATGTCTGCCGTTCTTTAATAATTTTTTATATGCAGGAACATAATCAGGAGAAGATATAATGCAAACTTCCTGAATACCAGCATTCATTAATGTTGCCATTGGATAATAAATCAATGGTACATCATATACCGGCAATAATTGTTTATTGACGGATTGTGTTAATGGATAAAGACGAGATCCAGTTCCTCCTGCTAAAATAATTCCTTTCATCCTAGTAATTCTAATAATTTAATATTTTCTTCTAATTCTCTTTTAGACATCTCCATAGCTTTTGCAATTAAAGCTAATTCGGTATCTTCTTTTTTAGGTTCTTCTTTGGTTTTCTTAATATAATTAATTCGTTTCTTTTTAACTTTTGGAAACAGGTTTAGTACAAATTGGTACTGCTCTTCTTTCGTCTGAAATAATTTACCGTATTTGTTCGATGTTTCGTTGATGATGTAAGCAACATCGGAAGAATACATAGAACCCCAGCGATTAAGCATATACAAATTGAATTGAGTTTCGCCTTCATTGATGGTATTTAGTTTCTTCTTTGTAAAAAGAACAGAATCTATATAATTAAAAATAGTGTCATCCATTATCGTTTCAAATTAATATAACAAGCTTCTTTACTATACATGTTTTGTTCGAAAATTTCTTCTAGTTCTTCTTTAGAAGAAGGATGAATAGATTTGATATTTTTGAAATTACTCATGATGCTTAAATCATCTTCAGCCCAATGACTGAAACCATCATGTGAGTAATCTTTATCTCTTCCAGATCCGATAAGCTTTACTGGAATTTTTTCTTCATTCAAGTAATTTCTGATTAATTCAAAAGGTCTGTACAGAAGAAAAGGTGTGATACTATAACACACTGGAATTTTCCCATCAAGAGCCAAACCAACAGCAGCACCAATCATTAATTGCTCTGCTGCGCCAACATTATAGCAACGATCTGGATATTTTTGTAAAATATTATCAAAAAACCTAAATCCCAAATCTGCTGTTAAAAAATAAGCATTGGGTTCTTTCTCGATAAAGTTTTCAATTAAATTTGCGAATGTTTTTCTCATGAAAATAATAGTTGGTTTTTCTCCTCTTCACTTCTCAATACATAGTAGTGAGCTTCCATTTCTTTCTCTTTTAAGAGGGGATATTCATTAAGATTTGTTAGATGAAATTTAGCATCTGGACAGAATAGTTTAATTTTTTGAATTAGCAAATCAGTATCCACTAAATCATAAGCAGAATATCCATTTGCATTTACATGCAATTCTAAATTAGAAATTTTCTTATTTCCGATAAAATTTAAACTTTCCCAAATACTTCCTTCGAAGGATTCCCCATCGGAAATAAGGCAATAAGAAGTTTTATCAGGATTAGCCAAAGCAAATCCAACTGCTATAGGCAGTCCTAACCCAAGGCTTCCGGTAGAACAGTCTAGACGATTCTCTTCATCAAAACAAGGATGAATTCCATGCTTTTCCAAAAGGTACTCTGCATCTACCTCATAGAAATGCTCCAACACAACATACAAAGCCAACCCTGCATGTCCGTTCGATAAAACAAAACGTTCGTCGTCTTTCTTTTTGTTGTAGATATCGTATATAATTGGTAGAGAAGTCAAACAACTGCTAATGTGAGATAACTTATGATCATAAGAAATCTGAACAATACGATTTGAAAGTTTTTTTATAATATCTTCCATTTTTATAAATTTTTAAAAGCAAGCATGTTCAAATTGTTATTCAAAAATTCACTATTCATCATTTTAATCTGATATCCCATATTAATGAATTTCTGAGCCAACTGCTCTGGATAAGAAAATGGAGGATGTATTTCGATATAGATATTATTACAAATATCCTTACATTCTTCAAATGTCGGATCTTTCAATACAGCAGACACTTCACCGCCTTCAATGTCCAATTTCAATAAGTCAATTACAGGTTCTTTGATTACATTTTTGATAAAATTTAAAATAGTAGTGCATCGTACCAATCTACCTGTTTCTGAAATTCGATTCGTCGTAGTATTGCTGTCGTCAATACTAAAACTACAAAATCCATGATAGTCATTAAATGCTAAATCGTGTAGTTCGATATTAGTCAAATTGTTACTACGGCATAAGTCTTGTAGTACTTCGATATGCTCGACTGTAGGTTCGATGGCGTAAATCTTTTTAGAAACTTTATTCAAGTATAGAGAAAATAATCCAATATTTGCTCCCGCATCAATTACTACTGCATCTTTATTTTCGAAGATTTTTAAAAACTGCGGATCGTTATAATGACCGTTATTAATTTCTCGCTCAATAATATGCTTTGAGTAAGAATTCTTATTATTATAATAATTTAGAAAAGAATTCGAACCCGACAAATCAATAGGACTATCTCCCAAAATGTTTAGTAATATACTCATTTTGATATATTTTATACGATTCTAAACCTTTTTCAAGTGTAAACTTACTTTTAAAGTTGTATTTTGTAGAAATATAATCTGTGTCAGCTTTCCATATCACCGAATCACATTCTTTAAATTTATCAATTAGTATACATTTTAAATCTTTATTCAAAACTTTAGAAAATATATATGCAATTTCTAAATTAGAATAAGACACTCCAGACCCTGCATTCAAAATATCTGCTTTAGTTAAACTTTTATCAGATTTTAATACCAATTCAATTAAACTAGTAAAATCTTGGATGTAGAAAAAATCATGATAACCATGTATCAAAGATACTTCTTCTCCGTTTAATATCTTTCTGTATAGCGTAGGAATTAAACGATGTTCTGGTTCGAATTCTCCGTATATGCTAAATGGACGAACCACACAAATGTCTTTATCATATGTTCGTGCATATGCCTGTGCTAAAACCGTTCCGCATGTTTTAGTAGCTGCATATATTGTTTCTGGATTGCACACATCTGTTTCTTTCATATTATTTTGAACTTTTCCGTATTCAGAAGAAGATCCAAAATATATCATTTTATTCACATCATTATCACGAACATAATTAAGAATATCTAATGTCAAAACGACATTACTATCAAACATTAATTCATTTTTGTAAATTTCTCCAGCACTATGAATAATAATTTCTGGTTTAAACTCTTTTAATTTTTCGGTTACATTATCTCCTCTTTTATAACAAAAATATTCATATTGAGGAAGATAATGCATGATAGCTTTTCCTAAAAAGCCAGAAGACCCTGTTAAAAACAATCTCATAAAGTTTCACAAATTTTAACAAGATTACGAACCGTATCAAGTTGTTTATTAGAAAATTCTTTAAAATTATCAGAAACTAAATGTAATGTCGATTTGGCATGTTCTATATTATCCATTCCGTATGCTACGCCACATCTTTTGTGAGGAAATTTAGAGTACCATTCTTCCGCAGACATCTCTGAATCTGGTATTACAATCGGAATACAACCACACAATGCTGCTATAACCACCCAAAAACAAGCATTGTCGTAGCAATAAAAATATTCCACTTTTCTCAAAACATCACCCATAACTTTCCAATTATTTTCTAATTTAGATAGGTCAATTGCATCATCTGGATGAATTTTATTTTTCATACCACCTTTTTTTACAAAAAACGCCGATCCTTTTCTAGGTTCAGAAGATGCAAAAAAATAATCAGTATCAATAAAAGTTGTAGTTAATAATCCTCTAGACTCTGATTCATTTTTAATATGAAAATATTCGGAATATTTAAATATTAAATCTGTATCTAATTTATTAGAATAAAATCCATTAGCTCCAACTCCAGCACATTCACCCGGAGTGTTGAGAATCCATCTTACCACATTTTTAGCCTTCATTGGATTTCCTATAGTAATCTCTGGATATATAACTACTACCTCTTCTCTGGAGAACTTTTTAGCTCCTACAAATGGAGCATTTAAATCTTTATGCGTTATTTTAGAAGTGACGTATGCTTCTTCTCCCAATTCATTTAAATCATGACACAATTTATGTAAAGCTACAATTCCTCCCGAATTGTATATAAATGTACAAATATCAATTATATATTTTTTCTTCATTAGAATTTTTTAATAACAAAATTATTAGAATCAATCTCTATCTTTGATGGATTGAATTTATCAATCTTATACAAGATCTTTTTTATTAAGTCTTCGGTTAGTGTCATGTTACAATCGAACACATAATGACCATAAACTTCTTCATCATTTTTATTGTAAAATTTAACCAAATCATTATCTACTCGAATCTGATCATCTGTCACAACTGCTAATTTTACATACTTCAAGAATTTCTTGGTGAAAGGCTCGTATCTCCACTTAGAGATGAAAGTATTACCAGATTCTCTTAATTTCTTGTGTGTTTCTTCTGTCGAAACGCCTGTGTCTGGTTTGTTTTCTCCGTGTACAATATGAGCAGACGTAACCAATGCATGTTTTAGTTTATTAACTTTTAAACAAACTTCGTAATCATTGTCTTGATGATAGAACCCAAATCTTTCGTCGTACTTTCCAATCACATCATATACCGAACGCCTACAATAAACATTGAAACCTAACAAATATTTCGTGGTTTGATATCCATAATAGATATGATCATCTAATGGAAAATTATTGTAAGAGTTTTGATGCCATGTTCGATCTACCGGACTTGCAGACATTAATTCTGGATCTTTCTCGAACTCTTTTAGAATATTACCGACACAATTTGGTAATACTTTCAAATCACTATTTGAAATACAAATAAATTCAGAATCACAATGTTCTAATGCAATGTTTAAAAATTTGTTGTAGTTAAAATCAAATTCTGGACAAATTGCTAAAATTTTATCAGAAACCGAAGACCATACAGATAAATCAAAATTTTTATTAGATTCTACCAATACGATACGCTTAATGAAGCGATCCCCGTCTTGTAAAGAAGACTCTACACATTTCTTCACCATTTGGAAATGTGCTTCATCTTTAGCTAAAGAAAGTACGATAATATCAAGATTTTCCATAAGATAAAACAAGCGAGTTCAAGCAACTCGTTTCTTTTTTATAATTTTCTAAAACTTGTAATCCATAATTATAGAGAGCTTTGTTATTGTGTGTTCCCGAAACATCATTATCAATATCACCATCAGAATCACCGAATCTATTCACTCTCCACGACATTCCTTCATAATGTTTAAAATAGTATGGTTCTGCTTTAACTTCGCCAATTCTTAATCCAGATTTTTTAATGTCTTCAAAAAAAGAAGATCCAACATCATAACGAATTTCTCCTCGGCTTCTTAAACGTTCTTCATCATAAAACTTAATACCCTTCGACTTGATGTTCTTAACATTGATGAAACAAAACCAAGGATGCGCTCGTTTATGTAAACGCTTTCCTCCACGATCACCTACGATTTCTCCCATTAAACTCAAATCATTATTTTTAAAAGATTCGAATAATTCTGAACAAGATCTGAAGAATACCACATCTGTATCTACTAAAAGTGCATAATCTGTATCAACTTTTTCTAATAAAAGATCCACAGATGATCCATGCAATCCTCCTGAGTTTAGAAAAAATGGTACATTTCCTTTTTCTAAAATATCTTTTGTTTCAGTATTAGTAGAATTTTCAGAAATTAAAATTTTTGTATCAGGATGAATGTTCAAAAATGATTTGAGCATGTTCTCCGTAACTAACGGAGTATTATAAGAGCAAGAAATTAAGGTAAGGTTATTCATTTATTTTTGTAAATTTGTTTAAGTGTATTTTGCACCATATCAATGGATACTGAGGGGATTTTCAATAATTCTTCTCCGTGTTTTTTATGAAAATAATTAAGTCCCCTTAGTACTGTTTCATTGTGTTTTGGAGAAGACGAAATAGTACTGGTACTCACAGACCAAGGAATATCAGCCAAATACTTGTTGGAATTTGCTATATCAGCAAACCACCAAAAAGGAGGATGCATATCATTCTTAATAATATTATAGGTATGTTCTAAATGCTCCGTCGCATTGAAGAAATTTTCATCCATCAATCCTACTTTATCCAAACACTTCTTTGTGTAAAAGCAAAATGCCCCCACACAATGGGGATAAAGCTCAACAGAGACATCATTTTTATAATCAATCTTAACTCTCGGATTTGGCGTTTCTGAATTCGGGAATTTATTCATCAATCCATGTTGACTGTAATTGAAATGCTGAATTCCAGTTTCCTTAGAAGCATTTATATATCTCTCAAATACCGAAGAATCTTTGATAATAATATCATCTTCCATTAAGAAGATATATTCACATCCCTTTTCTAAAAGATGCTTCATTGCATCGTTTTTACTAACTCCAATTCCTTTATTCGTTTCGTGCTGAATTAAAGTCGCATCAATATCGAAATCATAAGGAGTTCCGTCATTTACTACCACAAGTTCATGTACTGCTTCTTTAGGAACAGAAGAGAAAATCTTTTTAAAATAATCAGGACGTTTATACGTCATGATTCCTAAACCAATTTTATTAGACATAATGTAATTATAAACTAAAATGAATAAAATTCAATAGTTTTCATTAATCCGTCAATAAAATTAGTTTTAGGAGTCCAGTTTAATTCGTTCTTAATTTTACTGAAATCAATGGCATACCTATAATCATGTCCTTTTCTGTCTTCTACGTATTCAATAACATCGCCTACTTTAACGTCCATCAAACAACATACTGTTTGTAAAATCTGTAGGTTATTTCGTTCGCAATCTCCTCCGATGTTATAAGATTCTCCGTCTTTACCATTCTTTAGAATTTCCCAAATTCCATCACAATGGTCATCTACATACAGCCAATCGCGGATGTTCTGACCGTTTCCATAAATAGGAACTTTCTTTCCTTCGCGGATGTTTTTAATAATTTTGGGAATTAGCTTTTCCTCGTGTTGACGAGGTCCATAATTGTTCGAACAATTAGACATCGTAACAGGAAGCTTATAAGTATGATGATAACTGTTCACTAAATGATCACTAGCTGCTTTTGATGCCGAATATGGCGAGCGTGGACTATATGGCGTGGTTTCGGTAAAATACCCAATATCTGTTAATGAACCGAATACTTCATCAGTAGAAATGTGGTGAAATCTTTCCAAGTTTCCGTATTTTCTACTAGCTTCTAACAGAGAAAATGTACCATTAATATTTGTTTTGATAAACTTGTCGGGATTAGCGATAGAATTATCTACGTGACTCTCTGCTGCGAAATGAACCACGTGTGTAATTTTATTAACATACAACAAACTTTCCATCAAATGAGTATCATTGATATCAGCTTCTACGTTGATTAACTTGTAATTTAAAATATTATCTACATTTAAATTATCTTTATTTCCTGCATAAGTACAAGAATCTACATTAACTACAACGTTAACTTCCGGAAGATTTATAATCTTATTAATGAAGTTACTTCCGATAAATCCGTATCCTCCAGTTACTAGAATTTTCATCCTAAAATTTATCAGTTTGTCTAAATAATTCAAATGGCTAATGAAGTATTCATAAATATTAAAGATTTACCAGAAATAACAGAACCAGCTAATGGAGAATATCTATTAATAGAGACTTCTACTGGTACTCATATTATAGATTTTGCTAATTTCATTATACCAACTGCAAATACCGTAATTACTACAACAGTAGAACAGAATACTACCGCAATTTTAAATCTGTCTTCTGCTTACACTAGCGGAGACGATTCACTTTCTGCTAGTATTGATACTACTAATACAAAATTAGAAACATTATCCACTTCTACTCTAGAATTATCTAGTACTGTCGGAACTTTCCAAAATGTTTATATTGGAAAAACACAAATAACCATTCCTTTTGGTGGATTTCAAGCATCTAATATATTATCTCCTCTGTCTACTTCTGTAAATCTACTAGCCAGTGATTTGATCATCACTCCAGCAAATCAATATGCCACAAAACAAAGTGCATATGTAACAACTATTGATAACGGAGTAGTGACAATAAAAGGAGGGTTTTACAAACTTTATGCCAATATTTCAGCATTAAGCAGTAAAACCCTCATAACTTCAGAGGAAGGATTAGCAGAAGAAGATGCTATCTATAATGTAATGGCAATTAAGAAAGTTTAGTCTTCTTAACGAAATCACGAATAAGTTCTTCTTGTTCTTTGATGTGCTTTTCTTTTCTGTCTTCTTCGACTTGTTGACTGATCAATCTTTCCAAGTCTTCGATGTTTTCTGGATTTAGAATAGTGTCGTCTTCTTCTCCGTAAACATTACCTGTTTCATCTAAGTATTGACGAATCAATAGAATACGCTCTTCTGGCTTACCGAAAATTTCAATAATAGCAGGACAATCGTCTGCTGAAAAGAAAGGTGTCTTTCCTAAAGAATGTTGGTATTCGTGAAACAATGCCTTAAAGATGTTATCAATTTCCCCAATATACTGAGGATCGGTTTCTCGCTTTCCGTTATCAACAATTTCAACTGGTGAAACTGCTGTGATAGGAATGAAGAAAATTAAGTCTAAATTCTTTAGAGATTCCTTAACAATAGGAATCATTTTATCGATGAATTGCTTATCGATGTCAGAAGTTTCCATTTCCGCAGCCCACAATGAAAACACCAAACAATCTAACGGATTTCGGTCAAAAATAACGTCATCCGTCTTAGAATACTTCTGCATTTCATCAATCATATGATTGAGAATAGCCCACTGTCCTTCTTTATTGCAGTTCTTACTATGGGGATAGTTCCCAGACTTCAGAAGATCTCTGTAAGAGGATTCTGGAGTTTTGTAATTAGGCCAAGCTCTTAAAAAGTCATTTACTAATGTGGTTTTACCAACATTGATACTTCCTGAAATTCCAATTCGCATAAGTTATTATCTTACTACTAAAGTTCTGGATTTTCAAGGCGTTTCTTCCTCTCTTTAATCTTTTCGTAGCTTTTCTGTAAACCCCAAATGTCGCGTTTTGTATAATTACAGAGAGGATATTTGTGGGCATCTTCAATTTTAGCCCAAATATATCCATCATGTTCATCACTTAACTTAACAGGAGAAGCATAAGCTCCTCCTTTATATAAGCAGAAATTAGGTTTACAAAAAATAATCTTAGACCAAGAAATAGTCAAACCTGTCTCTTCTTTGACTTCACGATTCAATCCTTGAGTAAATGTTTCGTTGTTCTTGATATGACCACCGGGAAGATGGAACTTCTTCAAATGTTTAGACATTAATAGAAGAACCTTATCTTTATTCAAGATCAAAATTTTGGCAATTTTATTAGTATCATTATCATCCATGAATGGATTATAACAGCCAAGGATGATAGAATCAACGTTTTATTTGTGCTTACAAACGGTACATTTTTGCTAAATAATATTGATGGCAAAAAAAGTTCGTAAACGCGAAGTCGTGGAGAATATCGAAGAAGATATACTCCTTCATGGTTTAGAAGACACCCACAAAAAAGAACTATTTTGTAATTTCAAAATAACAAATAACTTCAAACTAAATGAAGTACATAATTCATTTTTAGAACTAGTTTTGTATAAAGATACAAAAATGGTTTTTGTGGACGGCCCAGCAGGAAGTGGTAAGAGTTATCTTGCCGTATATGCAGCATTACAATTACTGAAGAAAAAACAAACAAATAAAATAATTTATATTCGTTCAATAGCAGAAAGCGCATCAAAAAGTATCGGAAGTTTACCCGGAGAGCTATCTGTCCGATTTCAGCCTTGGACACTACCATTGATCGAGAAAGTCGAGGAATTAGTAGGTTCTAAAATAGGAGGAGAACTTATGAGAAATGGATTTATCGAAAGTATTCCAATCAATTTCGTAAGAGGTCTAACATTTAGAGATTCTGTTGTGATTCTCGAAGAGTCACAAAATTTCACAAAAGAAGAACTAGTGACAGCACTTACTAGATTTGGAGAAAATACAAAATATATAGTAATCGGAGACAGCTTTCAATCAGATATTGCAAACAAATCAGGTTTTAACAAAATTCGTGATGCATTCGATGACGAGGAAAGTGAGGCAAAAGGAATTCATAATTTCACATTCACTGAAAACGAAGTAGTGCGGTCTCAAATATTACGATTTATTGTTAAAAAATTGGAGAATTCTCCGCATTAATACTCTTTTCTAATTCTAGCAATTCTTTCATCGCTTCTTCGATAGAAACCACTTTCAGATCATTTTGTTTATTAGGTGGTCTGTTAGTGGGTTCTTCGAATTGTTTAGTCAATTCGTTTATTTTAGAAAAAACGCTATTTTCTAATTTTCTAAAAGCAGGATCACGTTCATACACCGCACCGAAAGAACCTCCAGCAGATCCAGCTCGTACAGATCCTCTTGGTTGTACTTGTGAAGTATATACTTTCTCCAAGTCCATGTTTTAAAAACTTATTTGTTGATTTTGTTTTGCCAAAATATACATCCACAAAATCTTTTTACCTAAAATATCTTTTGTTGGGCGGGTATCTTTAAATAAAGATTCTACATATTTCACAAGATCCGACCAAACTTCATTAGGATTCAATTTCGTTTTAGTCTTTTGATCTCTTTCAAAGTCTTCAATTTCCTTAGTTATATAAGGAATATAAGTATTTTCCAAAGTTCTTACTTTAATTTGTTTATTTAAATCATTACTAATAAACAATTGACTAATTCTTCTATCTTGTTTTAAGAAATTTTTTAGTTGCTTGTATGTCAAAACATAATTACCAATACTAGGAAAACTGAATCGAACATACTTGTTAGCAGTAAAATACTTATCTTGTATCTGTTTTATTATTTTATTAGAATTATAAGAACTTTTTTGTTCGTTTTCTTCATCCTTGTCTTGTCCTACAAATGGATTATACTTATCACTTTTAAAAGGATCTGTAATATCTTTATACAAACGCTTTCCTACTGCTTTTAAAGCTCCTCCTACCGCATCAAAAAACCCTTCGTTTTGCAGTGTATATTGTTTCAGTAACTTTTCATAAGTCTTTTCAAATTCTTTCTCTGCCAATACAAATCCTACGTATTCCTTAAAATGAGTAATTTCTCCGTTCTTACATGCGGCAGGATCTACCTTCATAGTAACCTTCATCATCTCGTGTTTCTTCTGAATAAGATCCGAAAACTTGCTCATAACATTATTTAATTTCGATTACCGCTTTAATGGGTTTCAAGAACTTTAAACCAATTAAAACTTTCTCGTCGTTGTCTTTTCTATCGCCTATCGAAAACTTAACATTTTTGTGTGTTTGTTTTTTAATTTCCATGTCAAATTCCACGACTGGACGATCTTCGTGTGTTCCTGCTCCTACATTCACTTTTATGGTATCAATTAAAGGCTTCTTGATTGTTTTACCATCAATTGTATCAAATGATACCTCATTACCATTTATAGAGATATTGTCTCCGTGTAAAACACAATATCCATCATTGCCGCTATCTACTTTAGCTTTATAATTACCAACACCAAGAATTTTCACATTTTCTTTCTGTGAAAATTCTTCAGTGTTTTCGTAAAAATATCTGCTAAACGAGATCATTTAAAATGTACTAGTAGAAGTTGATCCAGTATTTGGCTTTATCATTCTGCCAAGTTGCATTCCAGCCTTTAGAGTTTCTCTCATCCTAGGATCTGTCTTGGCTTTCTTCAAATTCATGATTTCTAGTTGCTTCTTCTTTTCTAGCTCATTTGCTGCTTTTTGTTCGTCTGGAGATAAAGGAGCAGGTTGTTGAGTCGGCATAATAGCTTCATCAAAGATGAAAAGCTTCAAGTAATCGTTAACAACATTATCAAAAGATTCTTTATTTACGGACTTCTTTTTCTTCGTAGCCTTCTTCTTCTTTTTGCTCAAACCAGCTACACTATAAGCAATAGCAACTGCTTGTTTTGGTGGCTTGCCCGCTTTGATTTCTGTCTTAATATTTTTTGCAATAGTTTTCTTGGATTTTCCTTTTTTAAGTGGCATAACCTTATTTAGCTTTTTTCCAACTTTGGAAGAAGCTTTCTCCCATAGTTTCTGAAGCAGGTTCGTACAACCCCTTTCCAAGATTAGAATTTATCACCTTTTCCATTTCCGATAACTTAGAAGTATAGTCAGCTCCACTCATCGAAGCTTCTTCTAAATTTTTAAGAAATTCTTCTAATTCTGGAGACAAGCGAGTTTTTTCTTTATCTGTAGAGGCTTCGCGAATAAAAGAAACGATGTTATTAATCATGTCATACACCCTTCTTTGTGATTTTTCAATCATTTCTTGCATCTGCTTCGCCTGATCATCTTGTTCTGGCAATCCTTCCTCGCCCATTCCCGATTTCTGGGGGGTTTCTGGAGTTTCTGGTACATTTTGACCCTGAGGAGGATTTTCCTGTTCTAGCAAAGTATAATGAGTTTCTAAAAGGCTTTTAAATTTCATATAAACTTATTTATGCAACAAATTTTTTAAACTGAGATCTTCTTCAACTTTTTTGCCAATAAATCTAAGATTTGAAGTTTTGCAAAATTCTTTTAATTTTTTGTAGTTTATACTTTTTTTGTTCTGCAAGAATTTTTTCAACGAATAAATATTGTTATTATCAATTACAAAATTTGTAGAAATTTCAAATAAAGAATAATTAAATATTTTTGTTGACTTTGTAATTATTTTATGTAAAATAGATTTACAATCTTTTTCTGCATATAAATTATGCAAAGTCTTTAATTCATATTCTGGATTAAAAATTAATATATTATTGTAATCTTCTTTTAAGTGTTTAATTATTTCTTCGTTGAGAAAATGTAATATTATTTTACTTAAATCTCTGCTGTTAATTTTTAATTTTAAATTATTATCAAATAAGTAATTACCTATTACTGTTTCTATTTTTTCTTGTAAAAGATAATTTAAATTTATTATATTAATATTATATTCTGTTAATATAACGTTTAAGAACATTTTATTTATCTTAACTTAAAAAAATTAATTGTCAAGTAAAAATTTTAAAGAAAAATGAAAAAAGTTGAAAAAACTTAATTATTGGTAAATAAAATTTAATGGAATGGGAAAATATACCCGAAGACGTTAATAATTGGTTTGGTTTTGTATATTGCATCGAAAGATTGAATGCAAAAGAAGGAGAGAAACGTTATTATTGGGGATGTAAACAATTTATACGAAATTCTAAATTACCGCCATTAAAAGGTAAAACTCGCAAAAGAAAAGTAGTAAAAGAATCTGACTGGAGAAATTACTACGGAAGTAGCGAAGAGCTAAAAAAAGATGTAGCAGAACACGGAAAAGAAAATTTTAAACGTACAATTTTAAAATTATGTACTTGTAAATGGCAATTAAAGTACGAAGAGTTGAAGACGCAATTAGAGAATGATGTACTGCTAAGAAGAGACTCGTACAACGGCATTATCCATGCTCGTATAAACTTCTGTCCCAAGAGTTTACACGAACACTACAATATATTATAGTGTATTTTTTAATTTTCTTTTTTGATATTTTTTCTTTTTCCCGAGAATTACAGGAATTCTGTTATCTCCAGCGGCATATTCTTTGTTTTGATCTGGATTTAAGATACTTCCTGCTCCTCCAGCAGTCATTGTTTCTAACAATTTTTGATATAATTCATCAAATCTCTTCATTGCAATATTTAACTCTAATGTTATAATTATAATCAAGATGAGTCTTTACGATAGATATAAAAAAGAAATCGCAGAAGAAGTTAAAATTGATGCTTTTAACATCAAAGATGTAGCAATGTTAGCTCCTTCTAAGAAGCATTTCTGGGCAGCGAGATTAAATGATCACAGAATTGAAATTCAAGATTTAAAATCTAAAAAAGCAAAAATTATCCGAGCTTTGGTAGAAAAGGCAGATCAAAACTCTCCAGTAAAGCTATCTAAAGTGAATCTAGAAAAAATGGTAGAAGATATGCCAGAGATTCAAGAATTAGACTCAAAAATTAAAGAACAAGAACATTTAATAGCATATCTCGAAGATGAACGTTGGACATTCTCAAAGCTCACAGAAGACATCAAGAATGTGATTGAAATCATGAAACTCGAACAACTATAATGTTAAAGGTAGATTTCGATACTAAAAAAGGAAAGGGAATTATTTTTGGAGATCGTCTTCCAGAAATAAGAGAGTATTTTTCTGTTGAAAATCCAGCATCGAAGTTCAATCGTTCTTTTTTTGTACCGAAACGGTTATATTGCATTGCTCCCAACGGATACTTCGACATTGGTCTTTCGCATGAAATAGATCTTTTCTTGGAAAAGAGAGGATACAAAGACAGAATAGAATACACAGAAGAAGCAAAAAAAGAATTATTCCCAAAATTAGATAAAAAGCTAATACAAAGATTAGCATTAGATCTCAGAGACTATCAAGTCGATGCAGTTAACAAATGCATGGAAAATGGAAGAGGTATTGCAGTAATGGGAACTGGAGCTGGCAAAACTCTGACCATAGCTACTTTAATAGAAAATTTCTATCTTTATTCCGAAGAACTTAAAAAGTTCAAGTGTTTGGTTATTGTTCCTGATTTAGGTTTGGTAAATCAGACATATACCGACTTTGTGTCTTATAAATCCAGCTTCACATGTTCTAGGTGGACTGGAAGTATCAAGCCAGACTTTTCTTGTAATGTCATTATAGCAAATATTGACATTATCCGAAGCAAATTCGAACAAAATCAGTGGCTCACTGATGTCGATCTTTTAATTGTTGACGAAGCTCATAAATTCGGCAAAGGAAACAAATCTTCTAAATTAATAGAAAAAATCAAAACTCCGAATAAGTTTGGATTTACGGGAACCTTACCAGACGATAATTTAGACAGATGGAATGTAATCGGAAAGCTTGGAAGAGTATTGATAGAAAAAAATTCACACGAATTGCGAGAAGAAAAGTTTCTCACAACTGTTCATGTGAATATGATAAAGCTTTCTTATAACGACGTTCCTGCCAGAATTATTAATTCAGGAAATCCTACGGACGATTATTATAACGAACTAATATTCATATCAAACAATCCTTTCAGAAACAAAGTTATTCAAACAACCTGTAATAACTTTAATAATAACATACTGATATTAATCAATAACATTGATCATGGTCAGCATTTGTATGATTTGTTCTCTCAGAATTTAAAGAACAAACAGGTATTCTTTATTAAAGGAGACGTAGCAGTAGACGACCGAGACAAGGTTAAACAGATCATGGAGTCTACAAACAACGTAGTGTGTATCGCAGTGAGTGCTATTTTTTCCACTGGTGTTAACATCAAGAATATTCATATGATTATTTTCGCCGCTGGTGGAAAGAGCTTTATCCGAACTGTACAAAGTATCGGTCGCGGACTTCGCTTAAATGATAACAAAGAAGAATTAAAAATTATAGATATATCTGATAATCTTCAATACGGAAAAGAGCATTCTTCTAAACGCAAAGAAATATACAATAACGAAAAAATATCATATAGCGAACATATTATAAAAGAAAAGTAGTTGAATTATTATGGTTTTGAGGTATAATGCTTATTATATGGAAATACCACTGGATTTATCAAATTCTCCTAAAAAGTTAAAAGAACAATTTTATGTAGATCCTGAAAAATTTAAAAAAGCTATTAAGGAATATTATGTAGATGGTGAATGTACGGAATATCTTGGGGGTTGTTTGAATAAAATTGCTGAAGGATTAGGTTATAATCCTAAGTTCATAAATTATTGTGTTGACGAAGAAACAGAAGCGTTAACTAAACGCGGATGGTTAAAATACGATCAAATAACCCTAAATGATAAGATTTTATCTTATGATGTTAATACTAAAAACTTAGTATGGAGTAATATTATAGATGTGTTTGTGGGTCATCATAATGATTTGATGTTTAAATTGACTAATATCGGACTTGATGCATTGGTTACCCCCAATCATAAATTTGTAAGTTTGAAAGATGGTATCAAGCCAATCGAAGAATTCCGAACTGATGATCATTTAGTTTTGATGGGATCTCATGTTTCTGATGAAAATCAAACGGAAAAATACTCAAATGAATTTGTTCAATTAGTAGGATGGGCTGTTACCGAAGGAAATTACTTATTAGGTAAACGAACCAACTCTGTTCAGATCTTCCAAAAAGAAGGAGAAAAGGCAGATAGGATCAGAAAAATTCTAAGCGTTCTAAACGAAGATTACAAGGAATATAACTGGACAAATCCAGAAATTAAGTGCTTCCGCCTTAAGGGTAATACCGCCAATCAAATTGTTGAGAAAGCCGCCAATAAGATTGTTAGTATGGATTTCATTCTGGATTTAACACAAAATCAAAGAATGCTTTTGATAGAAACGATGATATCAGGAGATGGCTGGCGCAGAAATAGTATCGAAAATAAAACAAATTGGTCATATTCCCAGCAAAATAAAGAACACGTAGATAATTTTATTGCTTTATGTACTATAGCTGGATTAAGTACTTCTACACATTTTAATACCAAACTGAGAGGTTTTACCAAAAAGCCTTATTATATTGTAAATATCTTTCTTGAGCCTAAGAAGACTTGTTTTTTCGAAAATGTTAACATGTATGGAGGAAGAGCGAAAGCTGGAGGAAATCGACGAAATGGTAATATTATTCCGAATACGCCAACTGTTCCTTACGATGGAGCTATTTGGTGTCCTCAAACTGAATACGGAACATTTGTTTGCAGAAGAGGAAAGTACGTATATATTACTGGAAATTCTTACAAGGAAGATATGATTGGAGATGCACTCATTAAGATGTTCAGTGCATTAAAGCGTAAGAAGTTTAACGTTGACTCTGAAACTTCGCCATTTGGCTATTTTACTACAATAGCATTCCATGCATTTATTAATAGAATCAAGAAAGAAAAGAAGCACCACGATACTTTGGTAGAGTATCGACAAAGAAAGTACGAAGAAGAATTGTCTTCTTCTGAAGGGCATATTTACGTAAAGCCTATCTTGGATTCTACAGAAGAAGAATTAGTTTTGGAATAATGAAAAGATTGGGATTTACATTTAAAGAATTGTACGAATCTATAATAGAAGATAATATTTTATTAGAAGGTTTACAATACACACATTATTCTAATGTAACTTTAACGCATATTATACAAGAATTCGGAAACATACTTTTGGGTAAGTATTGCAGATCTAGTGCCGATTTAAAATCTACCAGTCCTAAAGAATTTATAGATTTGGTTCATTTAGTACCTTTGGCAGATAATGAAGAATTGAGGAAAAGAATGAAATTTTTTGGTTATCATTATTCCATAACCAAACTCATTTCTCCCGAAGAAATGGAATTTTTTAAATTTCCTAGCAAATATAAAAATGTATACGTTTCTACATTTGAGGGAACATATCCTACTTTAGTAGAAAGAAATAATTTGCCAAGAATTTTATATCATGTTACTTTAAGAAAAAATGCAGAAGAAATAAAAAAACGCGGATTGCTTACCAAAGCCTCAAAGACTTCGTTTGATCATCCTTCTAATAGAATATATTTATTTGCTACTGTAAATCCTTCTTCTGACTTACCTAAGTTAATTCGAATTTTGGCAAAAAACAAAAAAGAAGTCACAAGCGAATACGTAATATTGAAGATTGTGGATTATTATCCAACAGGAGAAAAGTTTTTTCTAGATCCTTCTATGGATATAGGAGATGTTTCGAACACTTGTCGAGGAATTTTTGTACACAGAGCAATCCATCCGAAATTTATTGACTAAGCAGACAGTTCAGGTATCATCCAATAATGGGATTATTTAGGAATTCTAAAATAGCTATCTTCTCTGATATTCATATTGGGGTTCATCAAGATTCAAAATTTTGGCACGACATTTCTTCTGATTGGGCGAAATGGTATATCTCTGATTTAAAGAGTAAGGGAATCACAGACATTGTTTTTTGTGGTGATTATTTCCACACAAGAGACGAAGTTAATGTAGACACATTACACTTTGGAACTAAACTGTTAGAATACTTCTCTGATTTCAACATGGTGATGTTAGTGGGAAATCATGATTGCTATCTTAAAGACAGTTCTGAAGTAAATTCAATCGCTCAGTATAAAAACTGGCCGAATATAAAGATTGTAGACTCTACTCTTTCAGTTAAAGAATACGGAAAAACTTTAAATTTCATTCCTTGGGGAATTAAATTAGAAGACATTCCAAAGGCAGATGTAACATTCGGTCATTTTGAAATTCAATTGTTCAGAATGAACACATTCGCATTGTGTGATGACGGATTCTTGGCTGAAGAAATTCTAGAGAAAAGCCCATTAATTTTCTCTGGGCATTTTCATTTAAAAGATGAAAAAGAATACGGAAATGGAAAGATCGTGTACGTAGGAAATCCATTTCAGATGGATTTTAACGATGCAGGAACAGAAAAAGGTTACTACACTTTTGATATAGAAACTGGTGAACTAGATTTTACAAAAAATACAGTATCGCCAAAGCACTACAATTTTAAGCTATCTGAGTTAATTTCTCAGAAAACAATTACAGAATCTATTAAAGAAAAGTTTTTAAATAATTTTGTTAAGTTAAAAATTGATCGTAGAATTACTCCAGAAGATACGGAATTTTTATTGACAGTATTTAAGTCTTTAAATCCGTCGCAGCTTAATGTAGAATACGAGTCTAATGTATCAGATTATGATCTTGAAGAAGAAAAGAGAGACTTTTCTGGAATTGATGTACAACAAGCTATCATTGAATTTATTGACATGTTAGACACTAACAATAAAAAAGATCTTATTCAGTATACAATCGAACTTTACCAAAAAAGCATCTAATGAAACGAGTAAATTTTAAGAAAATTAGTATCAGTAACTTTCTCTCATTTGGAGAAGAACCAGTTGTTCTGGAGTTTAAAAAAGGTTTACATATTGTTACTGGAGTAAATCGCGACAAGTCGGATAGACAAAATGGAATTGGTAAATCCGCGATGATAGAATCGTTGTATTTTGCTATTTTTGGAATGACTATCAGAGATTTGAAGAAAGATCTGATTCCTAATTCATTCACTAGTGGAGCATGTCAGGTGATATTAGATTTTGATGTAATTTCTGAAAATTCACAAGATTCTTACAAGATTCACAGAACACTGAATCCTTCTAAGTTACATTTTTATAAGAACGGAGAAGATGTTACCAGAGACAGTATCAAAAATACTGAGTCTGTGATTCATTCTATTCTTAATGCTACTCCAAGTATTTTTGAAAATTGTGTTATCATGACACTCAATAACACAACTCCATTCATGGCGAAATCTAAAGTAGATAAGCGCAAGTTTATCGAAGGAATTTTTAATTTAGATGTCTTCAGCCGAATGCTCACAAATGCCAGAGATTCTTATAATGATAAGAAGCGAGAATACGAAATTGAACTGAACAACATGGAGAATGCCGATAAGAATTTGTCTTCTTTAGTTCTCCAAAAAGATCGTATCGTTTCAAATAGAAAAACTAAAATCACTACTTATGAGAAGAGAAAAGTAGATAACACAGAAGAGAAAAGTAAGCTTAACGAAGAAATTTCTAAGCAAGAAGTCTTAAATTTAGAAGAGATTAAGAATAATATTAAATCATTAAAAGATGCAAAGATTTCTTTAGAAGAAAAGATTGAATCTCTCACAGATGAACGTTCTAAAATTCGTGCATCAGTAAATCATAATACAGCATTATTGCCTAAGATTGGAGTAAGCGGCTCTTCTTGTCCTGTTTGTTTGCGCACCATGAGTGAGCACGACAAAGAATACATCACAGAAGAAAAGACTAAGATCTCAGAACTTATAAAAGAAGATCAGAAGAAAATTTCTGATCTAGATGAAAAGATTGAAAAGGTAAAATCTAACAAAATTAAGTTAGAAAGTGCTTATGAAAAGTGTACCAAGAAACTGAATCAATATGCACTAAATGAGCAAAAGAAAAAAGGAATTAAAGACAGAATCAAACAATTAGATCAATGGTTAATTCAGTTGGACGGAGATATAGCCGAACTAAATTCAGAAAAGACTGAAGTAGATCCATTCATCGGTCAAGCTAAAGATGTTTTAGAAACACTCAAGGACTCTGTTAATAAGTTCAGATACGAAATGAATCTATTAGATACAGTTAAGTTTATTGTATCTGAAGAAGGTGTTAAATCTTATATCTTAAAGAAGATTCTTTTATTATTCAATGAAAGAATTCGCCATTATTTATCTAAACTAGATGCAAATTGTATCTGTAACTTTGATGAATATTTTGAAGAACAAATTGTAAACAGTAAGAATAAAGTTTCAAGTTACTTTAGTTTCAGTGGTGCTGAGAGAAAGGCAATTGATTTTGCATGTTTGTTTACATTTATGGACATGCGTAGATTACAAGGAGACGTTACTTATAATATCAGCATCTATGACGAATTATTCGATTCTTGTTTAGACGAACGTGGAATTGATCATATCACTAAAATCATTAACGAACGTGTAGAAAAATACGACGAATGTGTTTTAGTAATCTCACATAGAAAAGAAAGTGTAAAAGCCGCAACAGGTGATGTTATTTTTCTAGAGAAACGCGACGGTATTACATCTAAGCTAAATTATAATCCATTTGTTTAAACATGGATAGGAGTAATAAAATTCTCTTGAATATTATCTAATTTCCGAACGCAATCCAGTATACGTTAACATTCACCGCATTGCCATTACCTGCATTTGTGTATGGAGTAGCACCGGACAATGTGAATGTTACACCAGACCCGACGCCTATGCCCCCGTATGGTACGGGTGTAATGTTAACAGACCAACACGCATTAGGAAATGGAATTGGAAACGAAAATGCAGTACCTCCTGTGCCAGTACCCCATTGCATTAATATTCCATTTGGAAGATATGTGTAACCTTTAGCTGATAAAGAAGCAGTGAATCCTTGTGCTGATAAACTACTAGCCATCCATGTACTAGTAGATCCATTATAAGTTAATACTTGACCATTAGTAGCACTATCTGGCTTTTTAATGAAATTAGATGATAACTTCTGAATTACGGTATCTCCTGTTAAACTATTGGTAATAGAAGAACTTACTGTTTGAGAAATTGTATCAGATACTGTGCTAAAAGAAACTGTACTCGTAGTTCCTATATGATTAATTAAAAATGCATCACCACCTGCGAGTGTTGTTGTTACTGGAAATTCTGAAATCTTCTTGTTAGCCATAAAAACTATTTATATTTTTTTGTAAATTTTCTCTTCTTGAATAATTAGATATTTTTCATAACTAAACTGTAAATGATCCCGACATTTACTCCTCCGAAACCTTTTCAGAGTTTCAGTCCAATTACTCCGATTTCTCAACCGCAACAACAGGTTCAGAAAGAAAAGCCACCAGAAGCACAACTTCCACGAATTGTACAGTACGGAGCTGATACTAGCGGTTGTGGATTGTATCGTCTAGGATGGGTAAACCATCTTCTTAATTATCAAGGAAAAGCTATGGTATGTGACAGTACTGTAATGGTCACAGATCCTCGTTTTTATCACAACGTAAAGAGCATTCGTCTACAACGCCAAGCCTTGAATGCACAAAGAGATTTCGTAAAATTTCTAAAAAGTATTCAAAAAGATTGTGGTTTTAAGCTTATTTACGAAGTAGATGATGTCGTATTCCGCGAAGATATTCCAGATTATAATAAGTTTAAATCTGCTTTCGTATCAGATGAAATTCGCAATAATATCGTAGAGATCATTAATTTATGTGATGAAGTTAGTGTTACTTGTGATTTTATGAAAGAACTTTACCAGATGCGTACTGGTAAGAAAGAAATCACAGTGATTCCCAATTTTCCCGCTAAATTCTGGATTGGTAATTTTTATAATCAAGATCGAATCACATCCTTATACGAAAAGAATAAGAAGAAGCCTCGTATTCTTTATGCTGGAAGTGGAGCACATTTTGATGTAGAAAATCGAACAGGACAAAAAGATGACTTCGAACATGTAATCAAATCTATCATTGATAGCAGAAAGAAGTATCAATGGGTGTTTATGGGTGCGTTTCCTCTGGCATTACGTCCATATATCGAAAATGGCGACATTGAATTTCATCCTTGGCAGAGACTTTACAATTATCCACAAAAGATTCATGATCTTGGAGTACAAATGACTGTAGCTCCTCTTCAGGATAATGCATTCAATAAGGCAAAGAGTGATTTGAAATATATCGAAGCATGTGCTTACGGACTTCCTGCGGCATGTCAGAATATTCGTACATACGAAAACGCTGAGATCAAGTTCAATAACGGGGATGAAATGATGGAGTGTATCGCAAAAGAAATGAAGAGTGGATGGGATTACAAGAAGAATGCACCAAAACGCCGACTTGTAGCAGAAGATAGATTCATGGAATTAGATAAAAATTTAGGATGTTATGAAGAATTATTCACAACTCCTTACGGAGATCCGAAGCGTGTGAATCTTGGACGCTACAACAAGGTTTAGGCTTGATTAGTGTGTGTATGTTTGGTAGTTTGAGTAGATGTTTGGGTACAGAAACGCAGTATACGATTACAAGAATAAAGCAGTAGACATATACACTTGGGCGGAGGACGGCACTCGAATTATGACTTCAGTCGAGTGCCGTCCTTATTTTTATTACGAAGATAATTACGGAAACGAAACCAGCATTTTTGATTCATCTGTATCTAAAAGGTCATTTGAAACAGTTTTTGATAAACATAAATTTATCAAAGAACGAGGGCTGAGAAGATTATTTGATAACTTTAATCCAGTACAACAAGTACTGATTGATACTTTTTGGAACTATAACGACACAGAAGATTTTACTAAATTTCCACTTAAAATTCATTTCGTAGACATTGAAGCAGTAGGTCAAAATGGATTTTCGTCTCCAGACGATCCGAATGATGAAATTAATGTAATCACAATTTACGATTCATTAAAGAAGAAATTTTATGTATGGGGTACTGAACCATACACTCCATCACAAAGTGACGTTAAGTACTTTTATTGTGGAGCAGAGCACGTACTTTTAGATAAATTTGTAGATTTCCTCAAGAAAGATCCGCCAGATATTTTATCAGGATGGTCATCTAGCGGATACGATATCCCATATATTGTTAACAGAGTAGAGCGTGTCTTAGGAAAAGACAGAGCAGACGAACTTTCACCGTACGGAAGAAGGTATACCAAACAAGTATTAGGAAAATTCGGAAAAATGAATACCATTCATCATCTAGAGGGTATTTCTTCTGTGGATTACATGGACATTTATAAAAAGTTTTGTCCTAAAAATCGAGAGAGTTATAAACTAGATTACATCGGTCAAGTTGAATTAGACGAAACGAAAGTAGACTACGGAGACATGAGTCTTTACGAATTCATGACATCTGATTGGAATACATTCGTGGATTATAACATTCAGGACGTTCGTCTTTTGGTTAAACTAGAAGAAAGATTACAATATATTGAATTGCTTAGAATGTTGGCATACATGGGATGTAGTACATTCGAATCTGCACTAGGAACCGTGAGTGTAGTTACAGGAGCCGCTGGTATCGAAGCGAAGAAAAGAAATCAAAAGTTATTCACAAACGTAGTAGATGATCAAGAAGTAAGAGACTTCGAAGGAGGTTATGTAGCAGATCCTATTTCTGGTCACCATAGTGGGATTGTAACGTTTGATGCAAACTCGTTGTATCCTAATACAATGATTACATTAAACACTTCACCAGAAACAAAAGTAGGAAAAATACTAGAAATAGAAAAAGATAAAATAACAATCAGAAATGTAGACGGAATTATCGTAGACATGAAGAATCGGGAATTTAACGATTTTATTAGAAAAGAAAGAATAACCATTTCTAGATCTAAAGTATTATTTTCACAGAAGAAAAGAGGAATTCTTCCAGACATGGTTGATAAATTTTACAAAAAGCGTGTTGAGATAAGATCTGTGTTAAAGCAATTAAAATTGGATATTAAAAATGCCGACAAAGAAAATAAGAAAAAGTTAAAAATCCGTATCAATCAATTAGATACGAAGCAACAATCTATCAAGTTGGCACTTAATTCTGTGTACGGATCTACTGGAAATAAATATTGCCCCATTGGAGATGCAGATATTGCAGAATCTATTACATTAACTGGGCAAGCAGTAATTAAACAAGCAAGAGAAATTTATAAAAATTACATCAGAGAAAACACAAACATCACTGACGAAGCAACAATAGAAAGTGGATTGATTTTCGGTGATACAGACAGTTTAGGAGTGTTAATTACTCCATTGGTAAAACAATTTTCAGTAGATGGTAAGATAACAAAAGAAACTTACGAAGCTGCTGAAAAGTTACAAACTTATATCAACGACAACATCAATAAGTGGGCAGTAAAAACACTGAATACGAATGATTGTAGATTTGAATTTAAGCGTGAACTGATGTGTGATGCCGCTATTTTCTTAGAAAAGAAGCGTTACGTTTTTCATGTTTTAGATAAAGAAGGAATTCCATGTGATGATTGGAAATACACTGGAATTGAATTGGTTAGAACAACAATGCCAAAAGCTATTAAGCCATATGTAGAAAAAATCATTCAAAGTATGGTGATGACTAAATCTGAAAAATTAGTAAATGACATTTTCCGCGAGGCATACGAAGAGTTCGTTAAAATGGATATTCCAGAAATATCTTTGTTATCAGGAATACGAAACATGGAAAAATACGAAGCAAAATCCGAAGGATTCAAAACTGCTAAAGGTATGCCTTGTCATGTAAAAGCTGCTTATTATTACAATTTATTACTAGATGAGCTTGGATTGGATAAGAAATATGAAAAGATAACCAGCGGCGACAAAATCAAATATTTCTATACAGAAAAACCAAATGTTTATTCTATAGATGCAATTGCTTTTAAGAATAAGTATCCCACAGAATTCAATGATTTATTAAAACCAGACATGTATGTTATGTTTGAAAAAGATATGTACAAATGTGTAGAGCGTTTTTATAACATCATGAATTGGGTTCCTAGAAAGCCAACAGAACAATTGGTTATAACATTAGATGAACTTTTTAGTTGATAAGTAATAAGTTTTTGTTAGAATAATAACTGACATGAAAATCACTACATTCATCGATTCAATCGGACGAACTATTATTGCTGACGAAGTTAAGACCGAAAATGGTCTCTTGTCTGTAAAGAATCCTGCTATGGTTAATGTTGTTCAAGCCCAAAACGGACAACTACAAGTTCAACTAATTCCATTATTCTTTGCTGAATTCATTGATCCTACCACACGAAATGAAGGAACAACTTGGCATTATAATACACAAAATATCACACGAGGTTCTGTAACTTTTGATCAGAAGCTTGTGGAACAATATACACGAGTGTTTAATCCTGCCGCAGCAGCTCCTCCACAAGAAGCTCCAGTAATTAAGCTATTTGAAGATTAGAAAATAGTTGAATCCATAAAAAGCCACCAACTAAAAATTGGTGGCTTTTTTGTTTTGCATTTTCATAATTAACTGTTATTATAAAATTCCATGGATAAAGACATCTTAAAGACATTAGAAATTTTAGAAGAAGGAAACCCGTTCGCTACTTTTTTGAACGAGTCTAGCATGAGTAGGGTTGATACTTGGATTGATACTGGTTCGTATGTACTCAATGGTATCATGAGCGGAAAGTTAAGAGACGGAGGAGTGCCTATGGGTCGGGTGACCATGTTGTATGGCGAATCACAAACTGGAAAAAGTCTTTTCATTCAAAAGATTCTAGCAAATGCACAAAAGAAAGGACTCACTGCTGTTATTTTTGACACAGAAAATGCGATTGATGCAGAGAGTGCTGAACGTCTTGGGCTAGATACAACGAAAGTTAAGTACGTTCCAGTTTTCAATATCGAACAATGTCGAAACAGTATTCATAAGTTCTTAACAGCAGTAAAAGAAAACAATCTAGAAGGAAAGTTTATTATTGCTATTGATTCTTTGGGTAACCTACAAAGTTCGATGGAAAATGCACGAATTGAAAAAGATTCTACTTCTGTAGACATGGGTACACGTGCCAGAGCAATTAAGTCTTTGATGCAAACTTGCACTCAATTAGCAGCGATTACAAAGACTGGTATTGTGATTACAAATCATATTTACGATAATCCCGGCGACATGCATCCTTCTTTAATCAAGACAATGAGCGGAGGAAAGAGTGTTGTATACATGCCAAGTCTTTCTGTTCAGCTTTCTAGGAAGCCAGTAAAAGAAGATGAAATTAAATCAGAAACTGGTTCTATTGCAGCATTACAAAAGAATTACGTAGGCATTCTACTAAGAGCACTAATTTCGAAGAATCGCTTTATTAAGCAATATTTACAAGGAGAAATTTATTTGTCTTTCAATACTGGAGTAGATAAGTATTATGGATTATTAGAATTAGCAGTAGGTTTAAATGTTCTGCAACAGACTGGATCTACTTACGTGTTTAATGGAGAAAAGATTGGATACGCAAAGACATTCATTAATGATTCCTCATTTTGGGAAGAAAAGATCATTCCTCTCTTAGAAACACGAGTTAAAGAAGAATGGGTATATTCCGCAGCACAACACGCAGAAATTAAGAAAATGGAATTAGAAGCAGAAAACGAAGAAATTTAATTATGAACACAATCAGTAACATCACATCATTATTGTTCCACGAATTTTCAAAAACTGGAAAGACCGTGGCAATTCATACGGAAAATAACTATCTAGTACTAAAAGTCGGAGATTCTGATACTAGGATCATGAATTGGGAAGGCATGACTCCTCAGTCTATTTTAGAAATCGCTAAGAGTTTAGTGATTCAAGAAACTTATAAAGGAAACGTTCTACTGCACGGCTAGTGAACTAGTCGTATAAATTAAAAAAGCCACCAGTAATTTGGTGGCTTTTTTTTGTTTTAAATTTAAATTTTTTAGTAGTTACGGTATTTTTCTTCTTGTTTAAATTTATGCTGGCGAGATTTAATATAATTTTCTTGTAATAGTTTTGTTACTTGTTCTTTTGATAATTTTACGTTTTCTTTTGCTATTTCTTTCGGATGATATACTTTCTTGATATTATTTTTTGCATATCCAGCATAAAAAGGTGATTGGCGAGTTTCACATCCGCATGTTTTGACTTCTTCGGCATCTTCTTCCTCTGATTCTTCGTCGTCTGATTCGTATCCTTCTTCGTCTTCGTAGTCGTGTTCTTCGTCTTCTTGTTGTTCGCCAGAAAATTCCATTTCCAAATCATCATCTTCTGATTTGATAGGAGTAGCATTAATTATTACTGCGGTCGGTGCTGATTCTTCGGTTTCGTCATCGTAAAAATCTTCGAAATCGTCGTCATCGTCGCTAGAATCTGAAGGAAGTCCGCTATCCATTACATCAGACATTTCACCTTCATCTTCTTGGCGAGAATTAGCAATTCCATCTTTTAACTCAGGAATGAATTTATTTCTAGTGATAGATTCTGAATTTGCAATTCTGATGATATCTTCGTCAGTTACTTCGTTGATATCATAATCTTCTCCTAATTCTTCTCTGAGAGTATCTGCGATTTTACCAACTACATAAGTAGGAGAATTACCAAGAGAAGTTCTTTTAAATAAATTAGCAATTCGTTGCTTTAATCCATCTGTATGAAGCAACCCTTCATTTATAATTTCTCTGTTAGCCCATCCTATGCGGTTTAAAATACTCATATTAACTATTTATTGATTTTTTGTTTATTTCTGTTAGATTATAAGTATGTTTAAAGTAATATTAGTTTCTTGTACTAGGAAATCAAAAGAAGAAGCACAATCACTTCCATTGTATCGTTCTTATATGAACGGATTACATTCTTCTCTTATAAAATTAGATATGGTCTGGGATAATTCAGAGGGTATGCCCACTGTTTATAATAGAAAGTTAGAAGAATACCGAAACAGTGATGCTGAATTTTTAGTGTTCGTACATGATGACGTTTATATCGATGATCTTAAATTGTACGAAAAGCTAACATTAGCTAAAAACAAGCTAAATTACGATATAGTAGGACTAGCTGGTGGATTAAATCCTCGTCTAACAGAATTAGCATTATGGCATATCATGACAGAAAAGAATCAGCAAAGAGGAGAAGTAGCACATCCAGCAGGTAATCAAGGACAAACCATGACGACTGCGTTTGGGCCTACCCCTTCACGAGTAGCCATTGCTGATGGGCTATTTCTCGCAGCTCATCTACCTTCTATTAATAAAACAAAATGGAAGTTTAACGAAAATTATAAATTTCATCATTATGATATAGCTAGTTGTATTGATGCCAATCGACTTAATTTAAAGATCGGTGTGTATCCGATTCATGTAATACATAGTTCACCGGGATTGTTATCTATACATGATAAGTCGTGGTCAGAAAGCAATTCTAAATTTCTACAAGAATACAGATAATGAAAATGGATTTATTTATTATTATAGATAAATCCATTCATGAGTAATGATTTCGAAGAATCTGAAATTTCAAATGAAAATGTTCATAATTTTCTTTGCTTTTGTAGTTTAATTTGTTTGATCAATGGTAAGAAATTAAATCTTCCTAATATTTTTTTATTACTTTTGAATAATGATGCGTATAAAGCATTATTAAAACACATGCTAACAATAGACAACGATTTTGATCTATTTAAATTTTTCATTGATTACGAATCTTCTATTTCAAAAAGCAAATATATTTCAAAATATTTAAACTCGACACAAGGGATAAAAATTAAAAAAGATGTTTACGGATTTCGAAAAAGCGATTTACAACGCGCATCTAAAAGAGTCAAGAAGCGCAAAAAACCAGCCGTACAAGCTACGAAAAGACTTCTCAAAAGTTAACAGCACGGTAACTCTGTCTTTAAAAAAACTTTCTGATTTCTTCACAAAGCATAAAGAAATCCGTCCGAACGATTTCTTCAAAGCTCCGTATTTCGTTTATCCAGAAGGAGAAACGTTCGATTTGAAGTTCTACACAACACAGAAAGCAATATCTGTGTACAAAATCTTCGCAGAATCTCAAAAACCAAGTTGACAGAGTCATATTCTCTGCTAATATGGGCGCATCAACAAAGCACACAACGCGGTGTTGATAACAAAAACTAAACTAAAAATAAATTAACTAACCAACTAATTAATATGACATACAATCCATCAATGTTTCAATCAATTCGTGACGCAATCGCCAAGAGCGAAACCACAGGAGGAAATCCGCTTTATAAGGAAATTCTCAAGTTCAAGGTAGGAAACACATACGTTCTTCGTTTGCTTCCTAACATCAATACTCCTCAGAATACTTTCTATCACTTTTACACACACGGTTGGAACAGCTTCACCACTGGTCAGTATGTTTCTACACTAAGTCTTCAGACAATCGGTCAGCCAGATCCTATCTCAAAGGAGCGTTATCGTCTTCTGAAGAATGGTACACTAGAAGAAAAGGCAAAGGCTGAAACTGTGAAGTGGCAAGAACAGTGGTACGTTAATGTCTACGTTGTGGATGATCCAGTAAATCCAGAAAACAACGGAACAGTTAAGATCTTCCGATATGGTAAGATGCTCGATAAGATGATCAAGTCTGCTATCGAAGGTGACGATTCTGATGAATTCGGAGCACGAGTATTTGATCTTTCTCCTAATGGCGTTAACTTCAAGCTCAAGGTAGAAAAGCAAGGCGAATGGACTTCTTACAACAGCAGTCGCTTCACTTCTCCTGCGGATCTTGGTCTCTCTGAAGAACGGATCGAAGAAATCTACGGCAGTGTTCATGATCTGACTAGTGTTAATCAGATCAAGTCGGAGAGTGAAATTGTTGAAATGTGGAATACCCATTTCTTGGGAACTTCTACAGTAGAACAGAAGCCATCACTTCCAACTGTTGCTACTACTAACACTGCTCCAGCAGCAGCGACCGCCTCTTCAAAAGAACCTCTTAACTCGAAAGAAGAGATTTCAGACGAAATGGTAGAAGAGCTACTGAAGGGTCTCAACTAAGTTTCGAGAAACCTAAAAAGCCCCAAGTATAGAAAACTTGGGGCTTTTTTCTAACTAAAAATAAATTATATGAACGATAACGAATACGATATCTCACCAGAAGAACTACAGAAAACTTTGATTGGATTTTTAGGACACACTTACAAAGAAGTGTCTCAATTTGACAGCAGGCTTGTGTCTCCTAATAATACATTGACTCCTAAGAAACAAGAGTTTCAGAATATAGCCAACAAAGTATTTCAAGAAGCACTAACACCGAATACGGGACAGATTCCAGTTGGAAATGTTCAGCACAATCCCGTACATAGTCAGCATATTCAACCGAATATTGCACATCAAAATCTCGTACAACCACAAATTCATCAGCAATTACAACACGATCCGAATCAATTAGAATTTTCGTTTGATAACAGTGTTACTGCGTTAACAATCGATAAGAAGTTAACTGATATCGAAAACCGTCTTAAAAAGCTAGACATCGCACTATCAAAAGTGTTAGGATTGTTAGATCAAAATGATATTACGAATCTTAAATAAAACAAACTTTGTTCAGAAGTTTTTAACTCCGATTTCTAGAATTAACGAACTTTGTACTTTAACTGTACAAAAAAATAACATCTACAACTTAAACAGAACAGCAGATACAAATTTTAGTTTGTATTCTGTTTGTTCTGATGTGGAAACTGAAGGTGTAGAAGAAAATGTTAATTTAAGTTTTGCTGATGTTAAAAAGCTCATCAAAGTTTTAGATCTTTTATCAGAAAATTCATTAAATTTAGTCTTAAACAAAAACAATGTAGAATATAGTGACAAAGGAACAAAATTCCGTTTTCATCTTATTAGTGATAACATTGTTAAGTCGCCAAATTATAACATTGATAAAATCAATGCACTACAATTTGACACTGAATTTAAGTTAAATAACACCGTAAATAGTCACTTGATAAAGAGCAGTACATTTATTACAGACAGTAATAAAATTTACATCTCTACTGAAAATGGCTATGTAATGGCAGAATTAACTGATAAATCTAAAAACAACATCGACAGTTATTCTGTTAAAATTTCTGATTTTTATGGAGGAGATTCAATTACTAAGCCTATATCTTTTAATTTTGATTTGTTTAGGAATCTTTGTTATTTAAAGACTACCGAAGCATCGGTTAGGTTAAATACTAAGATGGGATTTATCGCTTTTGATATCGAAGACGATAAGTATAAACTGAAATACACCGCAACTGCATATTCGATATGATCTTGAACAAAAGACAAAAAAATAAAATAAAAACGCCCGGCTATTTCATTAAACGTCTTAGAGATTGTAAGTTTGGTGTGCTTCGTGTATTTCAAAATTACGCAATAATGGATTGCAGAAAATGGACAGTATTAATAGATCCGGGTAATACTTCTATTTTTGTAACTTGTTATGTTAACAAAGATTTTGATAATCAAATAATGTTTGAATTCAATGATAGTGGAAATTATTTTCCCAAGAATTTTTCTGTGAATACAGAATCAATCGAAGTTATTGTACAAACATTAATTGACCGAGGTATTCCAACAATTTCAGAAAACAGTCAATTTTTCAAAGAAAAGGAGAATAATGCAAACTGATAGCGACAACCCAGAACTTCCAAAAAAGAAAAAGACTCCTATTAAGAAGTCTAAAGAAACAAAACCTGTCGTTTCTACTGATCAAATTAAAAAATTACTAAGAGATGCATTGATTAAAAATATAGATGATGCTGCAAAGCAAAACGAAATTGAAATAGATGCATTAATTGCTACTATGGAAGAATTTCTAAGATCATTTATTTTAATTGGATACAACTTAAATAGCGAACCAGTGGTTATTACGAATGCTAGATCACAAATAGATGCTGATGCATTAAACACTGCATTATCTAGATTATTTTTTAGTATTCATGGAGGACACGGTGGAGTTTAATTTATGAATCATCCTATTAAACGACATGCATATGCAGTGACTACAGGAGCGTATGTAGGCGAAATAATGGTTTTTGTTAATAAAAATGAAGACTCATATAATTTCATATCTATACCTAAAAACATCAATAGAAGTATTCCTGTAGGCAAATTTGAAATTGGTCTAGATCATTCAATTGTTGAACATGTAGAAGAAATACCAAATGATGTTTATTCTATTTTAGAGAAACAATTTGAATTTAATCAAAATTTAGATAAATAGTATTTATGGAAATAGTAAGACCAGTACAAATCACATCACCAATTAGCGGTCAGCCATCAATTCCTAAGATCACTGAACGCCAATATGGCGATAAGATTTACGTAGAAGCAGTATGGTATGATAATGCTTCTGGTGCCTTTATCAGGAAGGGTGTTGTACGAATTCTTGATGCTACCACCAAAGAAGACATCACTTCCCAATGTAAATAAGTTGATTTTTAGAATCACTTTTGTTAGCATGGTTATGTGAACCATATTTCCGAAGACTTTATTGTAAATAAATTCTATCAATTCGTTGGGCTTCCTAAAAAGAACCGATACAGTGATACTTATCAAGGTTCTTGCCCAATGTGTAGAGAGGGTTCTAGTTGGTTGAGAAAGCAGAGATTCTTCTTTATTCCTAAGAAGAATCTTTGTTTTTGTCATAATTGTGGTTATTCGGCTAATCCTATAAAATGGGTCGCTGATGTTTCAGGAATCACAATAAAAGAGGTTATGGAAGAAATGGGAAATAACGTAGTCGATATTTCTCTAGAAGAAGAACATAAACCAAAAAAAGTAGCAGACACGCTTCCTAAAGATTGTATTAATCTTTTCGATCAAAGTCAGGTAGATTATTACAAGAATAATAAGATTGTAAACAAAGCAATAGAATTTATAAAGAATCGAAAATTAACTGATGCAGTTAATAAACCAAAGGCACTGTACTTGTCATTAAGTGACAGTGTACATAAAAATCGACTTATAATTCCTTTTTTTGATGATAACGAAAAGATTGTTTATTATCAAAGTAGAACAATCTTAGAAAATGAAGAAATGTTCAAGCCCCGATACATTTCTAAAATAGGAGCAGAAAAGTCGGTATTTAATATAAATTTGGTGAGTGCAGATTCTGAGTATATCTTCGTTTTTGAAGGGCCTATCAATTCCTGCTTTATGAAAAACGGAGTAGCAGTCGGCGGAATACAAGAAAACTCCTATCAATTATTCACCAACTTCCAAGAAGAACAGATGAATAAATATCCGTTTCATAAAAGAATTTGGATATTAGATTCTCAGTGGAAAGACAAGGCGGCTTTCAATAAGACTAAAAAGTTAATAGAATCTAAAGAAAAAGTCTTTATGTGGCCTAAAGAAATAGGAAAAATCTGTAAAGATTTCAATGACATAACAATGAAGTTAGACAAAAACGAAATCTCTACAGATTTTGTATTGAAGAATATTATCTAAAAAACTAGACTCCTTTGAGACTAGAATTGTTAGAACTAGCTAGATAACCTTTAAACATTTCGTTTAAAGAAGAAACTTCCATAGCAACACGGGCAATCTTCTTTGTTTCTGCTACACGAATCTTATCGAAGAGAGTATCTGGTACACAATTCTTTAGTTTTGATTGTAAAGAACTTTCATCTGTACCGTTGAGAAATTTAGAGAATTGTTCGAGTTGTGTAATCCAACCTTTCAATGAAGCTACCATGTTGGCTTGCATCTTTGAAGTAGCCATCATGTGATCAGCAGCAGCTCCTGCATCACCGTCAAAATCTGAAGGATTTGTTCCTTTATCTAGTGTTTGAGCCATAGCATCAGCATCTGATAGTTCTGATGCTGGATCTGGTTGAACTGGTTCTGGAGCTTCGCGTAATACGTGTACGAATGCTTTTTCAAAAAGATTACTACTCATGAAATTATTTAGTTCAAAATAGTAAATAATTCTAGTGAAACGTAAAATTTTAAAAGAAGACATGATGGCTAATGCAGAACGCCAAACGACAAGCGTTGGGCCGGGTGCAACAGATCATCCATTCTATCAAATGGCTGTTCCCACAAGTCCTGATGCATTTAAAAGTCCATCAGATCGTGTATTGCCGTTCGAAATAGATAAGTTTAAAAATAGACTGTTTGAAATCTTAGAAAAGACTATTTTATTACGAAAAGACTTTGATAAGTCTTTAAAGAATCCATCTGTAAAAGATTCACAAAAAGTAGCAATTCGTAAATCTATTAAAAGATTAGATCGTATTAACGAAATGCTCATAGATATTCCTGATTATCTGTAGTTTTTTATTGAAAAATAACAAAAACTAGAGTATTATTATTTAATGCTTAGAAAAATACTTGTTCCTATTCTCACATTAATCAGTGTGAGTACTTTAACATCTTTGCCATTATCTAATGATCTAATTTCGTTCTCCAAGGTATTTCTTTGTGCTACTATCGCACAAATTATTCTCTATAATTTATATAAGAAATATTTAGAAATTAAATTAGAACACATCAAAAACGAAAGAATCAAAGAATTCTCTAAACAAGGGTTAGATATTAACTGTCCTTGTCATAAAAACATTCCGATGTTTGTTCCAGTTACTTTGAATCAAAAGAATTCGTTTAAGTGTGGTGAATGTAAAAAAACCGTAGCAGTGGATATTACTGCAAAGGCTTTTCTAGAAACAGAAATCATTGATTTAGATGCAGCAGATGCTGCTTTTGTAGAAGTTTACAAGAAGATCCAAGAAACCAATGAATAACGAAACTTTTCAATCACAAGAACTGAAAGATGCCGTTTCAGTTGCTCCCAGTATCACTTACTATGAATTACCAAAAGTTGATACACAAAATTTAAAAGATGAAATTAAGAAATACTTAGTTCTTAAAGATTCTAAATTATTGGGTATTTTTGAAAATGCCTCAATGGGTCGTGTTAATAAGTCTTCTGGAAATGAAAATATTAAGAATTTGCTTCATTTAATAAGAGATTTATTTGCTCTTAAATTCAGAGAAGATAACACGAAGAATTTGACAGTTAGAAAAAATATTGATATAATGTTTCTAGCATTAGAATCTATGATGATCAACAATATTGATCTTTCCGCAGATGAAATTAATGCACTAATTTTAGGATACATTTCAAAAACTTTATGATCGAAAATATTTCAATTACTACCAAATCCAATAAAACACACGTAATGTCCGTAGATACTTACACACGTTGGTTATGTTTAGCAGAATCTATGGAATTTATTAACTTAAAAGCCAAAGAATGTAAAATGGATTTGGAAAAAACTGATAAATGGATCAAGCCGTTGTCGTTACAAAAATACATTAACGAACGCTTTCCTAGCATGAGTCACGATTTTAGAATAGAAGAGTACTTGGATTAAAGTATTAATTTTTTAATTTTATTATTGTTTTTATCTGCTATATAAATAAAATCATTTTTGTATAATATATTACGAATATTATTAAATTTTGACAGAGATGCTGCTCCTATACTATCTCCAGCAGTTGCAGTTCCTGCGAAATTGGATAAACTTCCCGGATAAAATTTTTTAATTATATTTCCGTCAACTACATATAAATTATCGTATTTATCTAAACAAATGCTATTGGGGTTGGTAAATCCTCCTCCGTATTGCGTCCAACTTGATCCGTCTTTTTTTATTTTATATGTTACCTTATTTTTAGAATCTGAAAAATATACATTTTCATTATTATCTAAAGCTACTGCTTGTATAGTCGGAGCAGCTTGTAAAGTATTTGTTTTGCCAAAATTAGAAGTTCTAGTTCCACTTAAATTAAATTTATTTATCTGAAAATAATCAGAAACAAAAATATTATCACTTTTGTCTATAACAATACCAGAACTATTGCCTAGATTTTTATAAAATGTAGACAGTTGACCTAGTGTATCTATTTTGTATATATTAAAGTTGTATATCGCACTTCCTTGTGTAGTGGGATCTGTCGTATAAATATTATTAGAACTATCTATTCCTAAAAATAATGGTCTTATACTTCTGGTTGCTGTTATAATTTGAGTAAATGTTGTCATCACACCAGTTGGTGTGATTTTATTTATCCAACTTCCACCAGAACAAGTAACAAATAAATTACCACTAGAATCAAAAACCATAGCTTCTGGTTGATTAATATTAATAAAAGTTTCCACCATTGGTACTTTTACTTTTACAGATTTTAAAATTGTAAATGCGTTTCCTATTGGCATAAATTAAAAATTTTGTCCACCAATAAACCCGTACCAATCAGATCCTACTTTTGTAAAAGCAAATACATCAGTTTTTCCAGTAGTTGTATTCACTACGGGAATCACTCCATTAGCCCATTTTACACTAATTCCTGCTATTGTAAAATTAACAGTAAATGTGCCTGTTTGGGTGATGAACATGGTAATACTGAAAGAATCGGTAGGAATAGTTCCAGCTAAAGTGAAACCTGTGATATTTCCTGTTAAATTAATAGGAAAAGTGTTTCCATTATCTAAATTAAGAGATACCGATCCAGTACCAGTAACGAAACTAGACTTTTCCGAAAATCCTTTCAATACCAAAGATCCTGTCATTTCTCCACCACTGAGCGGAAGAAACTTACCGAATGGATTAAACTTATCTACGTATTGCTTTGGTGCTGCATGTAAATTTTGAGTTGGATCTGCTGCTAGTACCAATGATCCAGTCATGGTGTCTCCGGATTTTAAAATGTAATTAGCAGTGCTTGGAATCGGAATAGCAGAAATTTTACTATTTAATGTTTTTAAATTAACAGCATCATAATCTAAAATTGGATCTTTTACATTAACGATAAAATTGTTATGTACATCGACTTTTTGATTAAAGTGCGCTTCTCCAAATGCAGATAAAGTAGCATTAACCGATAAAGTTCCGTTCATCCTCTCTGTTGGAGCGAACGTCAAACCATTTTTATCTAATTTATTCGCAATAGACTGAGAAATTGTATTTAGATTTGTTTGTAAATTATCTATTTGAGTTTGTACTGACGTATTAACTTCTGTTTTTATTTTAGAAGTTAAATTATCAAAAGAAACTTTTTTCGTAAAATATCCTCCAGTTGCGGGATCTGCTATATCAAACGCAGTAAAATCAGTACCCTTTACCGTGGTACTTTCTGCTAGTTTATTAATGAAAGAATCAGCCATACATCTATTTAGTTATTTTGATTTGTGCATCAGTGATCCCACACTAGTCGGATCTGGATTTCCTATATCAATATGTCCACTCAATGGCGATTGAATAATATAGAATGTTTCGATTTTTGTTTCGATTTCTGGTCTTGGTCTGAAAATAGTAGTCGGAACTGCTGTGTTTCCTTGTATGTGTATGTCTTTTATATTAAAAATACATTTTTGTTCACCTGAATTAAGAGGAGAAGAATATCCAAATCCTATTCTGTAAAAATCAGTATCACTAGCAGAGATTCCGGTATTAATAGAAGCTAATTTGACGTATCTATTCGTTTCTTTATTTTTCGCTGCTATTTTCAAAGTCTGAGCACAATTTGTAAAATTAAAACGAATAGTATCAAATTCGTTGTTAGGTTTTATCAACGAAGACAACATCGGAAAAAGTGCAAAAGAAGTGATAGTAGTAAATGACGTTCCTCTTTTTATAGTTAATGTGTCGTTGCTGTCTATCATTACACCTAAAACTGCTCCGGTCACTCCTGATCTACTTTGATATGGTGCGAATCCAAGTCCTTCGTATGTACCCCCTCCTACTAACGTGGGATTGTTAAATAAAAAAGTAGAAAATCCTCCGGTGGAATTTGTTGATCCTGATAAATTATATCCAAATGACCATGTAATGTCAAAATTGGCATTGAATGCGCTATTGATAAAAAAATTGCAAGAAGATTCTGACATCCTAATTATTTAGACTATATAACTAAATAATTGAATGGCCGGTAATGCAAGATTTCATGACAAACATCATAGGACAAATCATCACACACTGTCTACAGCAGGTATTCCTGACAGTGCTACTGATCCTATCGCATCTCCTTCGCAGCCATTCCAAGGAGATTTCGTAGTTAATGGACTTTTAAGTTCTAGTAAAGGATTAGATGTTTTATCGGCAAATTACGGAGGAGATGTACATTGTGAAAATATATATGTAAGAAATACTACTTATACTAATTTCATTTCTGGAGAAGGAACCGAAACTATTATCAGTGACGGAGCATTAACGGGATATGGAGCAAATACATTAACTTTAGATTTCGGAACTGCTATTTATGCCAAAACTCCGATAGTTAATTTTACGAATTCAATTTCAGCCGCTAGTGCGATATACACAAGTTTCGCAAAATTTGTTTCACTTTCTACTACTAACTTATCATCAGATAATGTAATAATGAACAGTTTATCTTCTCTTTCATTATCTGCAAGTTCTATAACTTCGAATAGTCTATCTGCCAGAACATTATCTAGCGAAAGTATAATTTCAAATAATTTATCTAGTCAAAATATATCAGCAACTGATGTTACAGTATCAAACAATGTAACCATTAGTGGAAATTGTTTGATATATGGAAATTTATCTGCACTAGGAGATTTGACAGAGATTGAAACTATTTTACAAACTTCTAGTGCCTTTGAGATAACAAATACCGATACCACAAGACCCGCATTAACAATAACTCAAAGCGGAACTGCGGAAGCAATAGTGGTAAACTATGATACTGTTTCTAATTATTTAAAAGTAGACATAGAAGGATTAACAATTAATGGAAAAATTTCGGGATTATCTGGTGTATATTCTCCAAATATAAACACAATAACAAATACAGCTAATTCTGTATATACTACGGTTTCTACTAATTCTGCTAATTGGAACACTACATACAACACAGTTTCTTCGACTAGTGCAAATTGGGTAAGTACTAATAGCGCAGTTTTTAGTAACAGTGCTAATTGGAATTCCGTATATACTACGGTTTCTAGCAATAGTTCTAATTGGATATCTGTTTATTCTAGTGTTTCTAGTAATAGTGGTAATTGGAATTCTGCATATAATACTATTTTAAATGATAAGCCCATTTGGGATGAAACTTCTTCTATTGTTTATTTTAATTCTGCATATTGGGATTCTGATTACAATACAGTTTCTTTTAATTCTGGAAATTGGGATACTACATATAGTACAGTTTCTAGTAACAGCGCCAAATGGGAATCTGATCATTCTACTGTTTCAAGTAATTCTGCATATTGGCAAAATACATTCTCCACTGTTAGCGGATCATCTGCTAATTGGGAGTCTACTTATTCAGATGTAAGTTCTAATAGTGCTAACTGGGAATCTACATATTCCACTGTTTCGAGTAATTCTGCAAATTGGGAAAATACAAAAACCACAGTAAATTCTAATTCTGCTAATTGGTTAAGCGGAAGTAATACGTTATATTTTACTGCCAGTTCTATTACAACTGATTCTTTATCAGCAAATGTTCTATCAGCAAATATCATTCGTTTATATCAAGCAATTCATGTTTCGGTTTCTGCTGTAACTGTAGCGCCGGGAACGACCACAACAATGACTATTAATTCTCCTTCTTATTATTTTGTTACTGTAACAGGTGCAGGAACTGCTAATTTTAACTTACCACCAACTAATGGAAACAATAGAGGAATGATGTTTTATATTAAAAATGTAAGTACTACTAATAGTAATCGTCAAGTTAGCGTTAATAATTCAGCAGGAACTCCACTAACTAATGGAGTATTAGCAGGAAATGGAGGACATTATATCGAAGTTGTTTGGGATGGAGCAGCTTGGCAAGAAATTTCACACGTTTAATATATGTTCATTAAAAATGGTAGTTATAAAAAACATACACATATTATATCATATGTGCCGCCTACCATTATTTCTCAACCAATTGGAGACATAAAAAACGTCGGAAATGATTACACGTTTACTATTTCTGCAAAAGGAAGTAAGCCATTAACTTATCAATGGTATAAAAATTACGATCCGATACTAAACGAAACAACTAATGAATTAATTTTATCAAATTTACAACTTTCAGACGACGGATCTTACTTTTGCGAAGTACAAAACAATGGATATTTAGTAGAAAGTGATATAGTAGATTTAACAGTAATAGACAGTTTAAGTTTTTCACAACAACCCGCATCAGTATCAGCTAATCCAAATTCTAATGTATCTTTTAATGTAGTAGTGGATAGCGATACTACTGTGAACTATCAATGGTATAAGAATTCTTTAATATATCCCGGAACTTCAGATACATTATACATAAACTATGCAACAGAAAACGAAGAAGGAACTTATTTCTGCGTTGCTTCTAATTTATTAGCGGCAATAACCAGTAATACTGTTACATTAACAGTAAACGATCCTATAGTAATAAAAGAACAACCAACAGATACTTCATTACTTGCTGGTGATAATCTAACTTTAAATTTAAGTTGTGTCGGAACATTTCCAATTAGTGCTCAGTGGAGAAAAGATAATACCAATTACGGATCATTAAGTGTAACAAACGCAGGAGATGTGGATTTAGAAATATTTAATATACAAAATTCCGATGAAGGTAATTATGATTGTGTATTAACAAATATAGTAGGATCAGTTACTAGTAATAAAGCACTTGTATACATAAACAAACCACCAGCATTCGCATTAGAACCTTTATCAGGAACAGTTCAAGTCGGTGATTCATTTACTTTCACAACAAATGCTACGGGAACCAATCCAATTTCGTATCAATGGATAAAAGAAAACACAGGAAATGTAAATGGAGAAGTTCTTAAAAATTATACGTTAAGTAATATACAATTTTCTAATTCTGGTAACTATGCCTGTGTTGCTTCTAACTTATACGGTACAGTAACAAGCACATTTGTAACTTTATCAGTTACGAGTTAGAAAATCTCCACAATATTATTTGTTGGTTCCTAAATCATATGTACCATACATGTCGGTATCATTCACTTCCATATCAAATACAAACTTCTTACTTTCTTCGTCAATTGAACCTTCGTAAGATTTCGGAGCCGAAGAAACTTCACCCGCGATAGTACTCGTGAGTTTTCCGTAGAATGTATCTAACGTCATTTGTTCGTTCACACCTTCTTGTGGTAATCCGGGTTCCCAACTGTATTCCATTCTCATGGCTTTTACTTCCCAGCCATAATGACCACCAAGAACATTCATTTGTTCTCCTATATTCTGGTCTCTTTTTTGTGTAATTTGAAAGTATCTACCTGTTCTTCCGCCTACTCTATCGCTTCCGTATTCGTGCATTTCAAATACATCCCCTGCTTTTGGTTCTACAGACTGATTTAATTCTGTGTATACACTAGCACCAGACATAACTTTTAAGAAGTTATTATATGCCATATAACCCGTGGCATCGTCTCCTGCATTGAATCCGAATTTACTTTGTGATAAACTAGATTCATTTAAATTAATGTACATCTTGAGAGTGTGAGGCCCGTCATAAACACTCGTGGGCTGTTCTCCGTACAACACATCAGCAGATAACGGAGTAGTTGTATTAACCCAATAATTCACCTTCTGACCCATGCTGTTAACCATTTCTTCTGCCACATTAGCAAACACAGCAAGATCTGGTGCTAACCGAGCTTTATCATATAACTCGTAGCACATACTATTATTACCAGCACCAGTATAGTAACAAGACATAATTAAGAAATTTTATTAACTACAAATCCAGTAGGAAGTTTTTGTAGAGTGAATGGACGTTTACCTAATTGTTTCGGTGTATTTAATTCTTCCGCATTTAATTCGTGTTTACTAATCAAATCAAAAGCTTCGGCATTTGAAATTGCTCCAGTTTTTTGCGATTTGTTTTGATTATAATTAGCATCATTTTTACTGTATCTTTTTGCTACCATGTTAACTCCTGTATTTTTACCATCTCTAGGAGCGCCAGTTCTAAAAAAACGCGAATTTCTCATGTGATGAGGATTTACGTGTTCATAAAAGTATTCTTCGAAAGATACCATGTTAATTATTTAGCAAAAAAGGACGGACTCCGAAGAATCCGTCCTTTTTATTTTTTAAATTTAAGTTTCTATTAACCGAAAATAGAATCACCCTTACCGTTTGGATTATACTTAGGATTGTTTACCTTGATAGAACCACCGGGCTTGGCTTGATCAACTTTCTTAGTGAAAGGCATGTAATGTTCAGTGCCTTGAGTTTGTGAGGTCTTTTCAGCCTTACCATGAGCACTTGTCTTATTTGCTACTGCACCTTCTACACGAGAATTGGACATCTTTTGAAGCTTTTCTGCCTTTGACTTTGTTTCGAAGGGTTCGTACTTAGACTGAGGAGCTTCGTGCATTGTTTCTTCTTCTTCCTCTTCTTCAGCAGCTTCGTCGCCTTCTTCTTCGTCAGAATCTTCAGCAGCTTCGTCTCCCATATCTTCTCCACCTTCTTCACCCATTTCTCCGCCTTCTTCTTCGGTTTCTTCTCCACCACCAAGAATACCGCCTAGTAGATCATGAAGCTTTTGTGCAGTTTCGCGATCTAAAGTAAGAGTGACTTCATCGCCACCTTCTTCAGAACCGAAATCTTCACCACCCATTTCACCAGCACCTTCTGAACCTTCGCCAGAAGGTAGACCTAGTGCTTCTGCGTCATCTTGCATTACTTCTTCGAATAGCTTTTCAAATAGAGATTTATTGCTCATATTTCTATTTACTCTCGTACATAATATTTTTTATAGCTTTTTTTAATTTTTTTACATTTTTTATATTTTGGTAAATAACGACATGCCTAGAAAACCAAAAAAAGACATATACATGAACAATCCAGCCCTACCAACAGTAGAGGCTCAATTCGAATGGACACCACAAATGGTGGCGGAATTAAAGAAGTGTAAAGAAAATATATTACATTTCGCGGAAAACCATTTTTATATTATTTCACTAGACGAAGGTAAACAAAAAATAACACTACATCCATATCAAAAGAGGGCATTAAGGATGATTAGGGACAATCGAAATTCCATCATGTTGTTTAGTCGTCAAACTGGAAAATGCCTTGACGCCAACAACTTATGTAAGATTCGTGATAAAAAAACTGGTGAAATACAGGAACTTACGATAAAAAAGATTTTTGATATTTCTGCTCTTGAAAAAGAGTGAGGTCGTTATAAAATATAGGTGATTTATGAAATCATCTAAAAACGAAATCAAATATTGCAAAATCACCGGAAAAGAACTAGATCCAGAAAAACAAAAAGCATCAGGAAATGGCTTATTCATTTCTGGTGCTGTCCGAGCTTTATTCAAAAAGAATAATAAAGATGTAGAAAAAACTAGAGAAGCTTTGAAGGATTTCTATTGGGTCGAAGAAATTGTAGGATACTATCCGAATTGGATATCTTGTGCCAGAGCTTTAACTATGGCAGAAATTTCAGTCGAACAACAAGAAGAGATATACAACAGAGAATTTTTATCTAAGAGTAAATGCCAATTAGAAACATGTAATAAAAACATTCCATACGACATGCGAGGAATATCTGCATGTTGCGTCACTCATTATAATCAAGCATACGCAATCAAAAATAATAAATTTGATATATCTGATTATAAGTACGAATGTTTGGAATGTGGAATGAAATTTGCCAATAATATTTCTTTAGGAACGCATATTTCTCAGAATCATTTCACATCTGAAGAATATTATATTAAATTTCATAAAAAGTCAGAAGAAGAAGGACACTGTAAATGGTGTAATAAAGAAACGTCTTTTAATTCTATCCAAGAAGGCTACAACAAATTTTGTTATAACACTAGTTGTAATGTGAATTACTATAACAAATACGAAAACCGACACGAAGCTTGTGGGGACGCTATTAGTAAAGGTTTGAAAGAATCACAAAATATGCCAAACCAAATTGGATATTGGACTAAAAAAGGCTACACAGAAGAACAAGCAAAAGCTTTAGTATCAGAACGACAAACTACTAATACTGTGCCAAAAATAATGAAGCGAGAACAGTGCGACGAAAACGAAGCCATTCAAAAAAGAAAAGAAATAACTAAAAAATGGTTAGATTCATTTCCTAAACAAAATTATTCAAATGTTTCGCAAGAATTATTTTGGCAGATACATGAAAATATTAAAAATGATTATAAAGAAATTCATTTTGCTACAATTTTAAATGGAACTAAAGTTTCAGATGGAAGTAATAATGAATTTAGAATTAAAACAGATAAAACTGTTAGATCATTGGATTTTTTCGTAAAAGACTTAAATAAAGTAATCGAATTCAATGGATACTATTGGCATGGTGCAAAAAATAAACATTACGATGAAACCAAAGATAAACAAAGATTAGATGAATTAAAAAATTTAGGATTATCTGTTTTAATAGTAAACGAACTCGATTACTACGAAAACAAATCCAAGATCATAGAACAATGCATAAATTTCATTAACAATGGAAACTAAAAAATTCATAGAATCCCGTAAAGTCGAAGATTACGAAATATGGACTGATGAAGGATGGGCAGATATTCAAGAAGTACATAAAACAATAAAATTTGATGTATGGACGGTAGAAACCGAAAACTTCGAAATACAATGTGCTGACGAACACATCGTAATTGGGGAAAATCGTGAAGAAATTTATGTAAAAGATCTAAAAATAGGAGATAAGATCATCACAGAAAATGGACCAGAATCTGTAATTAGAGTAGAAAAATTAGATGTCGAACCAGAACACATGTATGATCTCAGTATAGATTCAGAAAATCATACATTTTTCTCGAACGGAATCTTATCACATAACAGTACGTTGGCTACTATTTTTATGCTTTGGGTGGCTATTTTTAATGATGACCAAAGAATATTATTAGTAGCAAACAAAGAAAGTACTGCAAAAGAAATCTTTAGAAGAATTCGAGTCGCCTACGAAGGATTACCAAACTGGCTAAAAGCACCAGTTACTTATTATGGTCTAGAATCTCTCGAATTACAGAACGGATCTCGTATAAGTATAACAACAACAACGGGAACCGCAGGTCGTGGTAGTAGTGCGAATCTGTTGTTTGTGGATGAAATGGACTTTATCGAATGCGTAGAAGGGTCAACTACAATAAAATTAAAAAACGTAACAACGGGAAAAATAGAAGAAATGTCTATTAAAGACATGCATGATAATAGTAAACATCTATTAAATTTCGATAATTTTCAAATATTATCAGACGATGGCTGGAAATCATTCAAAGGAATAGTAAAGAACGAGAATATTAGATCTGTTAAATTACTATTTGATGATAATACAGAATTAATATGTAGCGAAGATCATGAGTTATTATCGGATTCTGGAGAATTCATTTTAGCAAAAAAATCAGAAAACACAAAACTAATTTCTGATAAAGGATTTAAATTTGTAAAGACTGTTTCGGAAAATGGAAAGATAGATGCGTATGATGTTACCGAAGTAGAAGGTAGTAGATATTACACAAATGGGGTGATATCGCACAATTGTAACATGCTGTCTGAGTTTTGGTCTTCTGTGTATCCGATTATTTCTTCTTCTAAAAAATCTAAAATCATTGTGGCATCTACTCCAAAAGATACATCAGGTTTATTGTACAAGCTTTATGATGGTTCAGTAAAAGGAACAAACAACTGGGCACATATGAAAGTACTGTGGAGTGATGTGCCGGGAAGAGATGAAAAATGGAAGAACGAAACCATATCAGCTCTTGGAGATGTTGGCACTTTCAGGAGAGAATTTGAGTGTGTGACAGGTGAAACTCTCGTCACCATATTAAACAATAACGAGACTAGTTCAATTACCATCGAAGAATTGTACAAATTAAATAAAAACGGTATAAAAGTTCTAACTCCTTCTGGATTCAAAAATTTCGATGGTATTCAAAAATTAAAAAAAGAATGCTTAGAATTAGTTCTTAAAACTACATCATTAAAATGTAGCACAAATCACAAAATTTTGACAAAAGGTGGGGATTTCAAATTTTCAAATGAATTAACTGTTGGTGAATTCATAAAAACATCTAACGGATATGATGAAATTGTAAAAATACAAGATTCCGGAGTTTTAGATGTATATGATTTGTTGAATGTAGAAACAAAACAATATTACACTAATGATATTGTATCACATAATTGCACTTTCGATGAGGTAGGCGAATCCGCAATTGATGAAGGTTTATTCGATGATATGCGAAAATATACAATGGAGCCTATGTATATTTTTGAAAATGGCTGTTATCTTCTCTGGGAGAAACCAAATCCCGACAGACTTTATGTTGCTGGAGTGGATATTGCAGAAGGAGTCGGAAAAGATGCTACTGTTATTCAGGTATTAGACATTACAGAACCAACAAGAATAAAACAAGTAGCAATTTATCATAACAATAAAATATCTCCGTCTGAATTCACACCAAAATTACGAGAAATCTTACAACATTGGGGTGATCCATTAGCAATGATCGAGCGTAATGGTTGTGGTGCGCAAGTTGTTGATAACTTAAAAAGAGAATTTAGTTATGATAATATAGTAAACTGGGGAATTAATAAAGTCGCGAACAAAAAATCCATGCAACATGGACTAGTTTCGCATACGAACACAAAATATACTGGTGTTATGAACCAGAGATATTGGGTGAATACCATGCGTTGCGTACAGATTAATGATATTAATACGGTATTAGACATGAAAGATTTTATTAGAACTAAATCTGGACATTGGAGTGCTAAAAACGGAGCGAACGATGACAGAGTGATGGCATTGGTATGGGCTCTTATGATTTTACACGAAGATATTGCTCCGGTCTATTTCGATATCATAGATAAAGACGAATTCGGAAAACCAAAAGTCATAAAATCTGTGGATTATGGAATAAGATATTTCTCTAATCCAACATCTATATACACAAATGAAAAAGACGGAATAGGAGGAGATGCCATGCCAATGGTTTTTGGTGGAGATAATTCAGACAACACAGACTTGGACGATCTGATGAATCAAGGATGGAAACCATTAAATTATTAAATAGTTAAATGGGAAATGCATTTGATCAGTCATTATTAAACAAATCTAGGAAAGATAAGTTTGTATTGACTATTTTTCTTCCAGAAGCAATTAGAGATTTAAATTCCAAAGAAGATAGAAAAAATTCCAAATTAAATCTAGAGAGTCTTCAAATGTCTATCTACGGAACCGTTGTTCCAAGAAACGTTATACCACAAGAAGAAGTCAGATATGCAGGAAGTACTGTATATGTTTCGTCACACAATAAACCTTCGTATGATCCAGTAAGTGTAAATTTCACGATAGATAACGAATTTAAAAATTATTGGGTAATACACAGATGGCTAGAACTGTTAAGAACAGAACGTGGTGGATATTATGAACACCCAGAAGAATTCAAAAATGTAGGATTAGGACAATATTCCACAGATTTCGTAGTCACCGCAAAAGACGAATATCACAACGATGTTATACAATGGACATATAAATCAGCTTTTCCGATTTCTTTAGGAGAGATTAATTATAGTTACAGAGATGGAGGAGAAATCGAAACTTCTTTCGAATTTGTATTTAGAAGAATCGAGACAATTTTGCTACCCTTGTAAAAAAATTAGTTTAAAAAATACTAAATATCTTTATGGCAAGAAGCATTCAATCTCCCGGAGTAGAAATCTTCGAAAAAGATCTCACGTTATCTCCTATTTTACCAGCAGGAACGAATATTTTCATGACAGGCTTTGCAACAAAAGGCCCTTGTGATGAAGTACTACAAATCACCTCTGTTTCTGAATTAGAGCAAGTATACGGAACACCTACAAATCCTGTAGAACGCTATTTTTACTATGGTGCTCGTCAGATTCTTAACAGTTCTAACGGCAATCTTTTCGTAAGTCGTATGCCTTATGGTGAAGACGGCGGAGAAGGTTATGGTTCACGTTACGGTGCATTGGTATATCCAGTAGTTTCTGTATCTGAACTTTCTGGGCAAGTAACTCGCAACACCAAGCCAATTGCTGCACAATTTTTAGCATTAAACACAGTAGTTACCGAAATTTCAACAAGTCCTACTTTATCAGGTCAATTAAATTCATTGACTGCTAATGGTATTCCCGGATATGAAAAATACACAGAAACTGAAGGTGCTTCGTTCGTTACTGGTTTAACTAATTATTACAACGCAAACATTACAGTTCCTTCTAATAGTGCAGTTGCGGCACAAGCACAAGCACTCACAGGGTTTTTCGTCACTTCAAACGATACCGTAGTATCTACTGATCTCAGTTTATCTGGAGCTACTTTTGTTCTTGGTGCTCCTAAGTTTTTCGATCTTAATCTAGCACAATATCAATCAGTAATTGATGGTTCTGGATTCACAAACACAAATTCAACTTGGTCTGCTGCTTCTGATGATGTTAATAATATCAACAGTGTTGCGGATTTCGGTAAAGCTGGTTTGATCGTTGTTAATAAGATTCAATCTACTATTAACAATCGTTTCGAAGGACATTATGTTGGTATTGCCGATAACACCAACCTTCTAGCTAACACAGATCATACTTCAATTCGTAAAATTTACACCACTGGAAGCAGCGCAAGTAACGGACTAGTAGTTGGTAGTGGTTATGTCGAAGTTCCTACTTCTAAACTAGCATTTCCTCTTTCTGCAACAACTGATTCCGGAAATAATCGTAATTCACGAAGCCTTTCAGAAATTCTAGAAAAAGTATCAGATTCATTCCCTGATATGTCAAGTGATAAGTTTGATGATACTATTTCATTCGGACTATTCAAACTTCGTACAAGTCCATACAATCCAGATGCAATTAAACTAGATTTTGCATTCGAAGAAGCACGTACTGGTTCATTTGACTTCTATCGCCAAATCAACAATCAAAATGGTGGAATTGCAAATACATTCTACATTGAGAACGTAGTAAATTCTTCTAATAACGTAACAACTTTCATCAACAGCTATATTAATGGTAAAAATAGTGGCACTTGGCTAGATGCAGAAGGAGTACCAACTAAACAAGTACGTGTATTCTCACACAATTCAGTACAAGCATTGAAAGATTCTTTCGAAAGTAATTACGCTAAGTTTGGTTTCCATGTTAATGACGTAGCAGCAATTGAATCTTCTATGGATTATGCTGATGCATTATTCCCCGCTGGATGTTTCTCTACATTCACTACTAATGGCAAATCTATCGGTTCACTTCCATTAAAGATTGATCGTACTCTACGTAAAATAGAAAATGATGAAATTTTCCCCTTAGATCTAGTAGTAGAAGCAGGTCTAGGAACTGTTTTCGCAACAGCTTGTGCAAATCATACTAGTTTCTACGATGATACTCAAATTTCACAAGGATTAATTGAAGGATTAAGCGCAATGACTAAAAATGATCTGATTCCTCCTACAGATGATCGTCATAATGTGCGGGATAACTACAATACTATTTTCCAAATTTTTGCAAACTTCTGCGAAAATCTAAGAAAAGATTGTTTATTCATTGCAGATCCACTTCGTCAAATTTTCGTTACTGGTGCGAATAGCTTAGTAATGTCAGATACTACTAGGTCATTCTCTCAATATATCTATAACCCACTTCGTCATTTATTCGGTACTGCTAATACAAGTTACGCAACTACATACGGTAACTGGGTTAAAGTTAATGATATGTTTGCTGGTATGAATATTTGGGTTCCGTTCTCTCCGTTTGCTGCCGCTGATATGGCAAATGTAGACCAGAATTTTGAGCCTTGGTATGCTCCTGCTGGGTTTATTCGTGGTAAAGTTACGAATGCATTAGCACTTGCTATCAATCCTAGCCAAAAAAATAGAGATAGTTTGTATAAGGCTTGTATAAACCCGGTTTGCTTCTTTCCTAATGACGGTTTTAATATCTTCGGACAGAAGACATTACTACGTCAGCCAAGTGCATTTGATCGTATTAATGTTCGTCGTCTTTTCTTATATTTGGAGAAAGCAACAAAACGTACTGTTAAATACTTTGTATTCGAACCTAATACAATGTTCACCAGAAATCGCGTAGTTGCGGTATTAGATCCTATTTTCGAAAGGGCAAAAAATACACAAGGTCTATATTCGTATATCATCATTTGCAATGCATCCAACAATACTCCAACGGTAATTGATCAAAATGAACTAGTTGTGGATATTTATTTAAAGCCAGTACGTTCAGCAGAGTTCATCTTGGTGAACTTCTATGCTACATCAACTGGAGCTAACTTCAGTGAATTGATCGGACAATAAAAATTAAATTAAAATAGTTTTAAAAAATGCGGAAGTTAATTCTTCCGCATTTTTTGTTTGTAGATATGAATAAAATTCACATAAAATAATAAATAATCATATGGACGTTCCAAATCAAACAATTAATTCATTTTTCACAAGGGCAGTAGTAAATGATTTCGCCCGTGATTTCTTATTTCGTATAGAATCTATTGTTTTTGATCAAGGTGCGGTATTAAGACCAGAAGATCTTCTGTATGCAAAAACAGGAAAACTACCAGCACGTAATATCAGTAATCAAACTGTAAAATATGCAGGACAAACATTTAATATTCCCGGTGCTCATGAATTTCCCGGTTCTGAAGCATATGAAATTGAAATGTATTGTCCAGAAACTTCATCAATTCGTGAATTATTGATGAACGAATCGACAAGAACATTTGGTAACGTTTTCGGTGTTGCAGGTAGCGGACAAAATGGTGGATCTATTGCAAACGCAAATTCTATCATGACTCTTATTCAATTAAACAAGAATCTTGATGCAATTTATCAATATCGTTTAATTGGTTGTTCAATTCGTAATGTCGGCGAAGTTTCTTACGAAATTGCAGAAGGTGTAGGAGCGGTCAAATCATTTACCGTTAGTGTTGCTTATCATTTCTTTGATCGTACTTCTTTAACAAATAATATTGTTCCTGCTCTAAATAGGTAGAGATGGCAGTCGTCACTACTAATAGTCTAGTAAAAAATTTCCTAGATTTGATGGGTAGTTATTGGAATTACAATATTCCTTTAACTACCCAATGGGCATTGGCTATTGTTCCCGATGACTACGACAGAAATGGTGCAAGAACTTTGTTCGGTATTATAAAAAAATACACACAAGTAGATGCGGATAGATTTTACATACCGGCATCTTTACAGGATCGTTTATTAGATGAAACAGTACAACCCAAACTAGACGGATTGGGTTTGTATTTCGCACAAGCGGTGAAGATACCCAAAGAATCGTTTTCGATCAACGGTGCAGGTATAGACACGATGGGAGGCTATTTAAAGGGGTTTGTGGGTGGAGATAGGTATTCGATGGCAGAAAGAAGTTTAGTGATCGATTTTCTTGATACTAATTTAGATTTTGTGGACGGTTTGATTAAACCTTGGGTAATTGCCGCGTCTTATAAAGGTTTGATAAATACAGGAACAAGTGATTCAATCAAATGTACAATTGCCATTCAAGAAATGAGTAGACAAAAAGACGAACGCAATTTAAAGCCAATACGAAAACAGCATTTTTTCAAAGGATGTGTTCCCATCGAAACATCAGACAAATCATTGAAATATGATGCCGAACCATCTGAAGCACCAGTAACTACGGTGACTTGGGCATTTGAAAATTATACCTACAATCTTGACCCAAGTTATTCCACAAGATAAATCCTTTTATGGAATTTTCTTCTAAATTATTTCTTCCTATTTTAGGCGAAGAAATAAGATACTTAAATTTAAATAATCACAATTATTTAGATATATTAAAATTTGTAACAAATAACGACGACGAAGGTTTAATAAATTATTTTAATAATATATTATCTGAAAAAATAGTAAATAAAAATTTAGTAAAAGAATTATCAGTCGTAGAAAAATTTTTAATATTATTAGATTTAAGATCTATATTACTTGGAGATAAATTACAATTAATTAATAAACAAAATATTAATATAGATTTATCTATATCTTCTATAAGAGATAATTTAATTAAAAATATAAGAGATACAGAATTAATAAAGTATATAAATTATAACAACATACAGTTGTCTTTGTCAATACCAAAATCATTCGATGTGGAAAATATTGATAAAATTTATAAAGAAATAATTGACAAAATAAAAATAGAAGACGACGATATGTACTTTTATTCTTTGACAGAAGAAGAAAAAGATACTATAATTAGCAATTTACCCGCTAACTTAGCGCAAGAATTATTAGGGTATATTGAATATTGTCAAGAACTTTCTGAAAATATTGATATAATCAAAGGAAATGAACGTATAGGATTGGATAGTGTACCATTACGTTTCTTCGATAAGACATTATTTTATTTTTTAAAGAACACTTTCGGTAATGATTTGATGGGATTCTACGAATTGCAGTTTAATATGATGTCAAAATTGAACGTATCAAGTGATAATTTCATGAAAATGTCTCCCGCTGAATGTAAAATTTTCATTCAGTTCTACAATCAAGACATGAAACGACAAGAAGACGCACAGAAATCTAGTGGTTCTATGCCATCCATGCCGAAAGTCCCCAGATTTTAATTGCAAATCTAGAAAAAAGTGATAAATTATAGTCATGAGCGTAACTAGTATTCTTTCTAAACTAAAAGAAATCAATGAATCTGATTTAATTAGTGTTTATGTTCCTTCGTTGAACAAGAATATGAAGTTTAAGACTATTTCTGTTAAGCAACAGAAGGATTTGATCAAGAGTGGAATGGACGGAGCACTAGGTGGGATTGTAATTAGCAATGTTATTAATCAAATTATCATTGATAACTCTACAGAAAAGTACGATTTTCTAGTAGTAGACAAGATTCCAATTGTTTTAGCTCTACGTAGCAAGGCATTCGGTTCTACTTTTGAATTAAAGACTGAAAATAAAAATGTATTCTTTAACTTAGAAGGTCTTTTGAAGACTCCTCTTAGATTTTCTAATATTAAAAACAAAGAATTGTCTTTCGAAGAACATAAAATTTCTTTAGAATTGAGTGTTTTGTCATTAGAAGAAGATATCAAGATCAATAATTTTCAGTTAGAAAAATTAAAGAAGGCGAAAGATGAAGATCTCAGTGAAACTGTGGGTTCTTTGTTTGTTTATGAGATTTTGAAGTTTGTTTCCAAGATCACAGTTGGTTCGGATGAAATCAACATGAAAGAATTTCCTATTAAAGATCGTTTGACTATTGTGGAAAATCTTCCAGCAACTATTAATAACGAGATTTTAGATTATATTCAAACTTTTAGAAAAGAAGAAATGAGTTATATCACAGTTGATGGTGAGTCACTTCCTATTGATGCACGTTTATTCTCAAAAGAATAACTTGATATTAAATATTATGAGTGAGTGCTGCCTTAGAAGCTAAATTAGATAGTGTTGTAACGCAATTAAAAAACATTGCGACTGGTGGATTTACGTATTCTACTGTAAGAGATGCTACGGGAAGAACAAAAGTAAAAGCTAAAGTAGACAAGCAAGAAGCAGAAAAATTAAAAATAACTGCAAAAATACAAGCAGATGCGTCGGCTCAGATATACAAAAAAGTATTAGGTTTGGGTTTTAACGAAGAGAAGGCAAAGAAAACCGCCAAGATATTCAAGGATGTTTTTGGAATGAGTGGATCAGGGGGTGGAATTACTAAGAAATCTACCAAGGATTCTGTTAATTATTTACTTAGAGAAATGCAATGGTTTGATTTCGTAGGAGATCTTATGCATTATTCGTTTAATACTCAAGAGTATCAAGAAGAAATGCTATATAGCATGAGAACTCTTATTGGATTACAAACTAGTCCGAAAGATAAGAAAAAGGCGGATTCATCTGGTGGGTTAATGGATAAATTAAAAAGTATAGCAGGATTAGCATTGTTAGGAACAGGATTTTTCTTAATAATAAATGCATTGTCTAATGCAGGAAAAATCGACATAGGAAAAACTTTAAAGATACTAGGAATTATCGGATTAATGGTTGGAGCATTTGTAATGGTATCTTTAGCTGGTGGTGCGATTAAAAATGCAGCTATTGGTTTTGCTATATTAGCAGCAACTGTAGCATTTTTAATAATACCCACAATGATGCGTCTTACTGAAATAAAATTTGAAACTATATTAGAAGGATTAGGTAAATTCGTATTAATAGTTGGTGCGTGTATTGGTTTAATGGCATTAATGCGATTTATTAAGAAGAGTGATGTGGTAGTAGCAACTGGAGGATTATTGGCTTTGTCATTAATGGTTGGTTTTTTAATCATTCCATTACTTCAGCATTTAGCAGAAACAAAATGGAATATCATAACAGACGGATTGGTTAAATTCTCAATAATTGTGGGAGTTATGATTGGCTTAATGGCATTAATGCGCTTTATTAAGAAAGGCGAAGTCATAGTAGCAACTATAGCAATGGGAGCTTTGGTATTTTTGGTCGGATATTTGGCAGATAATTTACAAAAGTATGCTAATAAGCCTTGGGAAGCAATTAAAGAAGGATTAAAAATAGCTGGCGTGGCATTTGGAGCGTTCTTTGCTATGTTTGGTGTTCTTGCTGTGGGTGTTAAAGTTATAGGAAAAGCAGGAATGGCATTAACAGGTGCTATTATGTTTGAGCTAGTTTATTTGGTTGGATATTTAGCGGATAATCTAGAAAAATATGCTGGAAAAGATTGGAAAGCAATTACAGAAGGATTAGAAATAGCTGGGATAGCATTCGGTGCATTAGTAGCAGCAGTGACTATATTAGCAGGAGCAATGGCAATAGGAGGGCCTATAGCCATTGTTGCAGGAGCCGTAGCTGGTGGTGTAATGTTGGCACTTGCCGAAGTTATGAATATGTCTGCTGATGCTTTGATTAAATTTGGAAGCGTAAATGGAAAAAATTTAATTACTGTAGCAGAGGGAATGGTTGCAATTGGAGCAGGATTAGTAGCAATGATGGGAGGCAGTGTGTTGGGAACTGCTGGTGTAATGGTTGATAAGTTATCAAGCCTTGTTGGACTAGATCCAGTTTCGTTTTTAAAGAAATTTGAAGTATTAGATGGAGTAAAGCTACTCAATATTGGAACAGGTATAAAATATTTAGCAGAAGGTTTGAAAACTCTTTCTCAAGGTATAGAAATCAAAAATATAGTAAATGATTTGATATTATTAACCACTCCGTTGTTGAGTTTCACTAGTGCATTAGATTCTTTTTCCAATTCGTATAAACAGTTAGAAAAAATTAAAATGGAATCTGAAATAAATCAGAATTTCAACATGAATATGAAGTCCGATACGGGTATCCAGAAGGCAATATTAGATTTACATGCACAAGAATTGTCCGTTCAACAAGCCCAATTAGAACAGTTAAAAATAAATGGTAATTTATTGTATCAATTAGTTTCAAATGGAGGAATGGGAAAAGGAGTTTCCGCTCCACAACAAACAATTAGTATTAAATCTCCTAATTTTTCTACAAAAGAAAATTATATGAATAATATGAAATTGACTTCTATGTCATTGCAAGAGTAGTTCATTAAATATTGTTATGCCCGGAATGTTTATGCCAATTATTGGTCAGAATGTAGAACCCGCACCACCAAAAGCGATTCCTACACAGCCAGAATTTATTGGCCCTCCATATCCAGCGGCTTCTGAACCAGAAAAGGCAAAAGATCAGTCTGCATATCAAAAAGAACAACCAACAAATCAAAACATAAGCAATGCAGGAAGTCGTCCCGAAACACAAATGGTGATGTCTCCGCAAGAAAAAGTAGTTAATACTACAATAGATGTTATTCGTGATTACGATTGGACATATTCTAGAAATAAAACATCCAGAGCAGACGAAGTTCCTTATGTAGAAATAAAAGAATTTAAGTTAGCAGGTAATTCTTACATTACATCGCTAATGACTTCTGCATTGTTATTTCCCGATGTAATAGAATCAGATGCAAATGCGTTAGGTACTTCTTTTTATGAAAAGATAGCAAATTTCAAAGACAATACATTTGCTAAATTTATCAGCGAAAACAAACAAAACTTGATGGGAAAAATTGCTGATAATGCAAAAAATTTAGGCGGTAAAATGTCTGAACAAATTAAAGGATTGGATAACTCTGCTTCACAATGGAATAATAATGATTTAGAGAAAAATTATTCTTATTTGTATATTAGAAAACCCACAGGAAGAACTTATAGATTTCCACATTTTGATAATAATTTTATTAGTATTGGTAATAGTTTTGATGATACATATCAAGCAAGTACTCCTTGGCAAGAAGCTTTGGGTAATGTGAGCAAAACTGTTGAAATGGCTGCTAATTTGATGAATTTTGCTTCGATTACAGAACCCGGTATGTATATACAACGTCCGAAGTTTTATAAATTTGGAGATTCTGAATATACTACTGCTGTTGATTTTTATTTGTTTAATACATTAAATGCGAATTCATATTTAAAAAATTTAGAATTGATTACTAAATTAGTAATACAAAATTCTCCACATAGATTCAATAGAATATTAGTAGATCCTCCCTGTATTTACGAATTAACAATACCGGGCAGAGGGTTTTATCCTTATGCACATATAAGTAGTTTACAAGTTCAACACGAAGGAACAAAACGCATATTAACAAATAAAGACGGGAAACGAGCAATAATTCCCGATGCATTTAAAGTTCATATAGAATTTAAATCTCTCACTTCTGAAGTTAACAACTTTTTTATTCCACAAATGGGAACATCAGGAATTGACGTATCTAAAAGATATGGAATAAGCACGGTCGTAAGAGACGTATTAAATAATGTAGGAGATACTATAAGCCAATTAGGATCAATACTTAAAGTTTAAAAATGAATAAGATTACATTAACAAATGAACCAGAAAGATATGAAAATATTTTCAATGTTTATGAAACAACAAATGAAAATAACGATACTTATGCTTTTTATAATATATTAAGCAAAGTAACAATTCCTTCTGATTTATCTGATGATGTTTTTCAGTATTTCATAGTACAATCAGAGATGCCACTAACCGCACTCAGTTATGATATATACAAATCCCAACATTTGTGGTGGTTAATCATGGCAGTAAATAATATTAAAAATCCGGTAAGATTAATAGCCGGTGGATCTAAAATTAAAATAATTAAACCTGATTACTTAGAAAGTATATTAAGTTCTATTAAGCAAAAAATTTAAAAATGCCTACTGAAGTTTCAAATAGTATAAAAGAAAAGCATTTCTATTCAAAATATGGAAATGAAGAATATTATTTTAAATTGGCATTGTATAATAATAACGGAGATTGTATATTCTTACAGAGAAATTCAGTACGACATTTAACTATTGAGGATAATATTTTTAATCCTTTTCATTCAGGCACACTAGTAATTTCAAATGACCAAACTGTTATTGAAAAATCTCCAAATCCTTACGTTTTTTTAGGAAATGGACGAGATATTGTTGATATAGAAATCATACCTTGCGTTAATGGCGATTTTGAAAAAGATTCTGTCAATGAAAGTAATAAAGAACACGTAGGACTTAAATTTAATTTTGTAGTAACTGAAAGCGTTGACGTAACTTTTAACGGTTCGGTTTGTAAAAGATTAGAGTTGGTAGAGTATTCGCAATATATGCTATCAGAAAACATATGCAACATATTTGCATTACAAAAAGCTGGAGCATTAGGAGGAAACTACATGGAAACAAATGGGGGTAACGGAAAACCCACAGGAGATGTAATAAAATCTATTCTTTATGCAGTATACAATGATAATGCAGTAACAGATGAAATTTTTTATACAGATCCAATAACCAAACAAAAAATATTTGAAGGCGAAAGCGATACAACACTTACTTTGAATCCATACGGAGCAATGTCCTACATGGAAGTGTTAAATTACGTATTATCTTTTCATTCTTATAAAAAATCTCCATGCGTTCTTCAGTTTGACAGATATCAAAAGAAATTCATGTTAATTTCTTTAAAAAGTTTATTCGAAAATAATAAAAACTACGTAACAGAAACATTAAGATTTCCATCACCAAGTCAAACGGAATTTTCTTCCGGAGAAAAGAAACCAGAAAATCCCGCAATAAAATGGGAAACTTTTCCAGTAACTTTCGAAGAATCTAAAATAATGCAATATTATGTAGATTCCCCGACTTGTAAATATAACGTAGATTTGGCTGGCAATAGCGGGATTTTATCAAATTCTAGAAGTTACAAATCTATGGTTTTTGATTTAACCACATTAAACAGCGAAACATTCATGAAAACTTTTTATGAATTGTTTGTTAAACCATTTAAAGATAGTTTTAATAATTCAGATGATACAAAACTAGAAGCTTTTCCTAATTTTTATCCCAATCCAAATAAAAAGAATAATTTTGATACAAACAAAGGTGTATTACCACCTAATTTAGATGAAAAAAAATATCTAAACCAAAAGATGTCGTCTTTATTGTATTTAAATAACGTTTATCAATATAAATTGATAGGAAAAACTCATAGAAAATCTATGTCATTCGTTGATGTAGTTAAAAAAGCAGAAAATAAAAACGGAAGATTCGTAGCCACAAGATGGGATCTAAATAACTTAGGAAGACATTTAGTTACATCAGTCAAACATATTTTTGAATTTGATACATATCATAACGAAATAGAAACTATCAAACCATATAGATTGGTGGATGGAAACGAGACAGATTCGATGAAATTAGAAGATTTTTTGAAACAAGGAGTTTAGTTTATGGTATTTTATAGAAACACATTTCCAGAATTTTTAGAAGCAATATCGATTGGGCCTGATCCATCGTTTTTAGAAAAAAACACATCATATTGCGAATTCGTAAGTGCATTTCCACAAGAAGTAGAACTGATGTATGAATGGAAAGCTGTCAAAAAGTCATCGAATCCGATGGCGAGTCTCAGGAAATTTACTAAAAACTTTATTTTAAATGCTCCTGATTTAGATGTACAAACGATTAATTTTTTTGTTAGAAAAGTTAACGTATATCCAGAATATTATTCTAATACAATAAAAACAGAAGTTGAAGAATGTTTTAAGTATGTATCAGACAACAATTATTCAATATCTAATTTTAATGTAGATCCGATTGTGATCAACAATCGTCCAATGCAAAATGATTCTAATTTTTTAGATAAATTAGCAAAAATGATGCAGAGCTGTAAGAAACCTTGTAATTATTTCAAGCCGCCATCAACCACAATCGGAACATTAGGAGACTTCGGCAGAGCATTGAGCGATAGTGCTTCTATTTTAGGACAAGCTGGTGATGATTTATTACATGCTCCTACAAACATCGCAACTAATGTGATGAATAAAATTAAACCACAAGTCAGAACCGAATTTTTTAAACTTAAAATATTAACACAAAATTTATACAGAGATGGTGTTAAACCTTTCTTTTCTAAAGAAGACAGAGAACGAGTAAAAAGTGGAGTTAGTTCGGGAAAAACTCCCGATAGTGAATTTTACAGAATGCCACTTACTGGAGATACACAAAGTTATTTCACAACGGCAACAGTACATTCACAAATACAATCGAAGATACAACAACAATTAGGAGATTGTTATAGAATGTATACGAATGCAATGCGTTTTAATGCATATGATCCAGTAATGAATGCTGCTTATGCTAAACGCAAATACATGGGTGTTAAAAATGGAAATGTGAAATCATTAGTAGACATTCTAGGAGGATTAGCACCAGCACAGTATGCGGCAGAAACTACATATCGTAATGCATTGGATGTTCCTAACAATTCGGATTATAGAAGTTTTGATGATTCACCAAAAGCACCAAAATACGACACTTATGATGGACCTTCTAAAGGCTCAGAAGCCGTCGTAACCGCAGGAAGTGGCGCTACCGCAAATGCAGTAGAAGCCGCAGGAGCAGGAACTGAAACTCCTCCTACTAATGGGAAAAAATATGAATTCAATTACGGAGAAGTAAAACTAACCAAATACGGATACATCATGGACGAGTGTCCAGATTCTGGAACAGAAAAGGGTTTCGGAAATATGGGAAACATGATAGTTCCATTAAAAACCATTGCAGTTGCTCCAGAAAGTATAAAAAACGGAACGGTTAAAAAAGGAGATGTGCTAATAATTACATGCACAGACAAAGGTGGCAATACATGGATCGAACGTAGACAAGTAGGAGATCAGTCTGGGGGCGGATTGCTGGGATCTAAATATAAATTTTTAATAGACGAATTTGTTCCTAATAATTCATTTAAGAGTAAATTAGCAGGAAGATCCGATCAATTAAAAATTAGTATTCAGATTGCAGATACCAAAGAACCACCAGCTAAATGGAATCCACAAGAAGCATCGCAATTTGCTCCTATGTTCTTGTGTAGGAATGACTGGGAACGTGTAAGATATAATGCAAAAAGCAATTACAAAAAGCTAATGGATACAGAATATATAAAATATGTAAAATGGGATTCTAACGAAACCGTATACGATTCATTCGTAACTCATCCGGGTTGTAATGGAATTGCTAAAGCATGGAAGAACCCAAGTCCAACTAAAGTTGTGTAAACTATTCTGTGATTGCGTCTATAACAGTAGACTTATTGATAAGTTGTTTTAAAACATCTTCTCTTGAAGCAAGAAACACGTTTGTTTTTACTTCTAGTTCTTCTCGCTTGTTGTTTATTTCCATTTCTTTAATTTTAACAGAATTTTCAAGTTTTTCTTTGTTTATTACAATTTTGTTTAAAATTTCAATAGCACCTGCTGTTGATTTTATAAGTTCAGAAAGAGAAACGACATCTTCTGCGGTTGGAGCTGCTTGAACATTGTCTTTTATGTATTCTACAGATTCTGTAGCATTTTCTACTAATCTACTAGCATACTGCACGACGAATTTCTCTAAACTTTCTCTAGAAATGTTGTCGCTAGAAGCTTCTTTTGCTTTTTTAGCAACAGTTGGTACGGTTTTAAGTTGATTTAAGAGAGAATTGACTGTATCATCGAGTTCTGCATCGTCAGACATATCTGTATTTAGGTATTTTTGGCTTGCTTTCCACTGAAAAATAATTATAGTAGAAAATATGGAAACTGATACACAAAGAATTAAAATTTGTTTCGTAAAAACTCACGAAGACGCTCGTCTTCCAGAAAGAAATAATAAAGAACCACTAGTTGGTGACAGTGGATACGACGTTTATGCGGTGGAAGATACAACAATTCCCGCAAATGATACGGCAAATGTTGCTATTGGATTAGAAATTGGATTTATTACACCGGGTTATTGGATTCGGGTAGAATCTCGTTCTGGTTTGTTCTTTAAACACGGCATTACAAGTTTTTGTGGCATTTTGGATAATGCATACCGTGGCCGTCTTGCGATTGCTTTAATCAATAACACAAATATTGATTATCAAGTAAAAAAAGGTGATAGAATTTCACAACTTGTTATTTATAAGCTAATTGAGCCAGAAACTTGTTGGACAGAAAATAAAGAAGAAACTTCACGGGGTGATAAAGGATTTGGTTCTTCTGGACGATAAAATATATGGACTTTTCTAGCTTGTGGTGTGAAAAATATCGCCCAAAAACAGTAGAAGATCTTTGCATTTCTGACGAAATGCGAGATTTATTAGAGTCTTTCAGACAAAAGAAAGACATTCCTCATCTTCTGTTTGCTGGAAAACCGGGAACGGGGAAGAGTAGTATAGCAAAGATTATTGTCAATGATATATTGAAATGTGATTATTTATATATCAATTCTTCTGATGAAAATGGTATCGATACCGTTCGTCATAAGATTATAGGATTTTCTCAAACTAAATCTATGGATGGCAACATAAAAGTTGTCATATTAGAAGAAAACGACTCAGCTTCCGTAGAGTTCGGACGGGCACTACGTAATGTTATGGAAGACTTCGCACATAATACTAGGTTTATTTTAACTGCAAATTATAAGCATAAAATAATTTCGCCTATTCAAAGTAGATGTCAGTCTGTTAATTTTGAACACAACATCAACGATGTAGCTAAACATTGTGCTAAAATCCTAGCAAAAGAGAAAGTTAAGATTCCAAAAGAACAAGTCGAATTATTTCAGACATTAATCAGAAATAATTTTCCAGATTTCAGAAAGATTCTTAACGAATTACAAAAGTATAGTGTATCAGGAACTCTTAATATTAGAGATGCCTCATTACCTGATCAGTTTATCGAAGAGCTTTTCGATAAAATTAAGAATAATGATGATTTAGACTTCAGAGAATATGTAATTAAGAATGAAAACGTATTCCAAGCTGATTATCACAATCTTTTGAAGAACCTTCTTAACTTAATTTACGCCAAAAGCTTGGATTCTTTTAAGAAAAAAGAAGCAATCATGACTATCGGTCATCACATGGACAGACATTCGTTTGTGATGGATGTCGAAATTAATGCTTTTGTGTGTATGGTTACCTTATCGAAGATTTTCCATGCCTGATAAGTAATCAGAAGTATAAGATTCTTTATTAACCGTCTTTTTCTTTGAAGAAGACGGTTTAATTTTTGTATCAGTCTTTGGTAATTCGTAAGTAAATCCAGAAGAACCACCATCTACGGCTTTAACTTCTACTGGTTTGTGAATTTCTTTGTTGTCGTAGTTCCATTCGTCTGGGAGTGGTGCTAAATTTGGATAATGATCGACTACTTTACATAAACAAGCGGGAACAAATACATTTCCGTGAGTTCTTCCACCACCTTGATCTTCTGATAGTGCTAGAATGACTTCTCCGGTCATTAAATCAGCATTACCGGGATACCTAAGAGGTTGTTTGTCGTTAATTCCAACAACTCTTACGTTTAATTTTGACTTAGCAAGGTCATCAATAGCTTCTTTTACTGAATCATTGAGATCTTTGTACTCTTTTTTGGATTTATAGTTCTTTACAAATTTGACATAATCACCTGCGAGAAACCCACCACGAGTTACACGGGTAATTGTAGTTTCTATAAGTTTAATAAACTTTTTTTCCATAAGAATATTTAGTCACATCGTTAAATATTTTAATGGGAAAGATAATATTAAATAGACTACCACAAAAATCCAATGCTGGTAAGACTTATTTATATGCTGATCTTCATTTAGACTTACAAGATAAGTATAATACATCTTCAAAACTGTTTGAAAATCAAGAAATTAACGATTTAAAAATAGATTACGACATTGATGCAATAAAAAACTCTTTATATAACTTATTCACGACAACTCCCGGCGAAAAGATATTAAATCCAGAATATGGTTTGGATTTTAAGCAATATTTGTTTCTTCCCGCCACTGTAGACATAGCAAAATACATAAGAGATGAGATTTATTCACAAACTGCTAGGTTTGAACCAAGAATTAAAGTGGTCAATGTGAATATAACTATCATGGAAGATGTAAATGAGTTTGATATTAACATATACTACAACGTCCCAAGTCTAAATATACATAACATATCTATGTTCGGCATATTGAGCCAAAATGGATACATTTTTAGGAACTAAACATGAGTACTTCATCATTTACAGAATTTAATTTACCAAGAAATGCTTATACAGCATTTGATGCAGTTAGTTTAAAGCAATTAATAACAAACCGTATCAAAACTAGTGGTTTATTTCCTGATATAGACTACGAAGGTAGTAATGTTAATGGTTTAGTAGATGTAGTTGCTTATTCTTATCACGTTTTGTTGTTTTATCTCAACCAGACTGCATCTGATTCGATGTTTTCTCAGTCTGAATTGTTCGAAAACATGAACAAGATCGTATCTTTGATTGGTTACAAGCCAACAGGTAATTGCACAGCTAGTTTAAATGTTTCTGTGTCTGCTGAAGCAGCATTGCCATCTGGTTATTCTTATACAATACCAAGATTTTCTAATATCATGTTGGGAAATGTTCCGTATTCTATTAATACAGACATAAATTTCCAAAAAACCGTCGCAACAGAAGAAGCAATTGATTCAATTGGTTCTAATAACTTATTATATCAAGGAATCTTTAAAGAATATCCAATATATGTTGGTATAGGAGAGAATTTTGAACAATTTACCGTCAACGTTGACTATTCTGGTGATGTATCATTTAAAATGATAGATCATAATAATATTTATGTTTTTGTAAAAGACATAAACACACAAATATGGACAGAATGGACAGAAGTTAATAGTTTATATCTAGCAAATAGCATTTCTAAGGTATTCGAAAAGCGTTTAAACGAATATGGTCATTACGAAATCAAATTTGGTAATGATATCAACGGAAAGCGACTAAACACTGGAGATTATGTTTCTATATACTATTTAGAAAGTGATGGAAGGCGTGGAAACGTCGGAACTAAAGCTGCAAAATCTGGGAAAATGATATTATTCAATTCTAGTTTGTTTTCTGAGATATTCAATAATATAAAGAACGAAACTTCTAATTATATCACAGCAAGTGATATTTTAAAATTAAAATTTGATAATGAATATGCTTCGGTTCCTCCTACTTTCATAGAAAGTGTTGAGAATATTAGAAAAAATGCTCCATTAACATTTTCAGCACAAAATCGAGCAGTTACCACTAGTGATTATGAATCATTTGTTGATAAAAACTTCTCTAATATCATTCAAAGTGTAAAAGCAGTCTCTAACAAAGACTACACCTCACAATATCTATCGTATTTTTATGAATTAGGTCTAGAACGTCCTAATTTAGATGATAAGTTGCTATTTAATCAAGTATCATTCAATGATGCATGTGATTTCAACAATGTTTATTTATTTTGCGTACCTAGATTAGGAGCCATTGTTAATGAAACCACTCCAGTTGATTTATTTTTTGCACAGAAGCAATCTATTGTTAACAAGTTGAACACAGTTAAGATGGTAAATCAAAACATTGTGGTTTCTGATCCAATTTACGTAGCATTTGACATTGGATTGCCTACATTGAGCGAAACTTCAATAACTTCTGATATAAGAAACGAAACAAAAATAAGAATAACAAGAGATCCTAATCAAATTATTTCAAAAGAACAACTAAAAAGTTCAGTTGCTTCTTATATAACTGAGTTTTTCTCGCAGAGCAATAATGAATTAGGAAAATTCATGGATTTGTCGCAATTGAGCTTTGATATTTTAAATGTAACTGGTGTGAAAAGTTTAGAAACTGTGAGAGGTGATTACAAAGTATCTAAATTAAATTTTATTTATTGGAATCCGTTATATACTAGTTCTTCGGTGACTTCATTAGGTCAAAACATAACATTAAAGTTTTTCGAATTTCCTTTCTTCTACGAAATTTCAAATTTGATCAACAAAATAGAGGTAATCTAAGATGGAAGATTCTCGTTACATATATTTCTATACATTAGATCACACAGGAACGCATACCACTAGCGGATATACGTTACCTATTACTCCTTTTACATTTATTCCAATTTTTGATGACGGAACTAGTGTAGATTATTCTAATTATAGAATTTTATGGGATTTCGGTGATGGAACTACATCCGAATCCGTCACAGCAGTACATAACTTCAAATATCCAAGATGGTATAATGTTAAATGTTATGTATTGGGTAAAAATGGTAATGGGTACGAATCTTCTTTTTCGCAATCTATATTAGTAAAAGATTTTATTTCAGATACGTTGGTTTTATCAGGATATAACAACAAAACCGAAGCAGGAACATTACAAAATCCATTCACCGTGTTTCGTTTTAATAGCTGGCAGAGTTATCCAGTATTATCTAGTTATGGATACACCATAAATCTGTATGTAAGCGGAAACAATGCACCACTTTTAGATAAAACCGAGTACGAAAAAGACAAATGGGGGCATTTGAAGCCATCTTCTAGGTTTGAAACAACAATTCTTAATACTATTACAGAAAAGTACGAAAGAACTCCTGTAAATTCTTTAGTAACAGACAATAACAACGAATTGTATGTAAAATTATTAAACAATGAACTAGTATTTTGTAGTAAAAGCGACACAGGTTCATGTTTTGTTGGTACTTCCGGACAAAAGTTATTTTATTATATAGATGACATGCCTAGATTGGTTAACAATTTATACGAAAGTGTTGCTGCTACAATATATGCATCATTTGATACTTCTAAATTTAGAATAAGTGATGACTATAAAGAGTCATTGTATCCTATTTTAAATAATGTATCAGATTCTAATTCATTTTCTGTATTAATTCAGCAATTAAATCCCAGTCATGTTACTATTACTTCAAACGGAATAGATGAAGATGGTAGTGGAAATATAATTGACACATTTAATATAAATTCACAGAAAAGTATCAACACAAAAATTCCATTTGTGGTGCGTGTTAAAGATGTAAACGAAGATAATTTGGTAACAAATTCAAAATATGCGCCAAAATTTGAGCTAAGTCAAACCGAGAATATCACAGATGGTCAGATTTACTTGGAATTGAGAAATTCTGTAAACCAAAAAATAGAAAACGTAGATTTTTATTCTAATTTTGGCATTCTATCATCAGAAACATTTGGTGGTTACTTCAAAGGATACATGATTTGTTCTGATCCGGTAGAAAATGTTCATATATACGGAAGAGTTTTATTCGTAAATGATGAATTGTATACGGTTAATACTTCTTATGCAATTTTAGGACATCCACAATTTGAAAAAATACACAATATAACAGTTCAAATAGATCCGTCTGATAAGACTAAGAAAACTTTAGTAGATAAAGTATACGACATGGTGGGTCTTTCTGGTATATATTCTTCTTGTATCACCACAAAGAGGCTCGCTGATGCTTCTGAGCAAGCATTTGGATGGGTAGTAGATGGAGATAGAGAAAAAGTAATCAAATTCGTACCAAATACAATGAATGTGGTGTATGATAAATTTGATATACCAGAAAATTCGTCTCCTTCTGATATTTGTAGTGATAAATTTGGAAATGTTTGGGTCACATTGTATGATTCTGTAAGTACTATAAGAATTAACAATATATCAAACTTAGTTGATAAAGTAATCACACCATCTTTGTCAAATAGAGTAGTAGATTATGAAAATACAATAACTCCTGCTTCTGTAGATACTGATTTAGAAAACAACATATGGATTTCTTATTCAAATCAACTTTCTGCGTTTGTTGAAAAGTATAACACAGACGGAACTTTTCAATTTTGTAAGATATTTTCTCCTAATTACCAAAATACTCAAATAATAACTGATTTATCTGGTAATGCTTGGTGCATCATTAAAGATAATACAACAGATGCTAAAGTTTTATCTGCAAAAAATGATCAAATCGTAAAAATTTCAAGTGACGGTTCTAGTGTTGAGTATTATCCAATAAGCGGAAGTTTATGGAATCTTACATTAGATCCGATGGAAAACATTTGGGCTACCAGAAACAGAAATGAAGTAGTAAGAATTGATACACAAACTGATACTTTTCAGAATTTTTATCTACAATCAAATTCTTCGGAATTATCTAGTAATTACATAAGTGATTTAGAAGGCATCGCCGCCACAACAGATAATACTATTCTAGTTATTGATAATGTTAATAGAAGATTACATTATTTTAATGCAGATGTCGATACTTTTGGATTTGAGTCTAATTATTTAGACTTTGTAAATGTACCACAAAATGATCCAATGCGCATTCAAGACAAAATCAACGGATATGGAGATTGGAATGGATTTAGGCACATAAACAAGTATTGTCATGTATTAGATCGAGGTATAATAGTAGACGGAGATAGTAATATTTTTTCAATTTATGATAAAGAGTCGGGAAAATATGACGTTCGTAAAGTAAACGAAAACTTCGATCCAAAACAACAATTAATTTCTTATCGTTTTCAGGATTACTTATTAGAATCTGATAAAGTATTTGATTTTATAGGAGAATCGTTAGGTACTTTATCATCAGATCCTAGTGATTTAGGAAAAAGTGTATACGAAAAGATATCAAACTTTGTAGGCAATACAAATGCTGTGGATTCTTGTAATGTAAAAATGTTAAAATCTATGTATGAGATGATGGGGGAAGATTTTCTATCATACGGAGGACAAGAATTCAGTTATCCTGCGAAAATTAATCGTTTGGTAGATTTATTTTCTATATCATTTACTAAATTAAAAGGAAGTCGTAATTACTTCACTCAAAATTTCAATGATAGGGGCTATTACAACCAAGAAATCATAAAAAATGGTGGAGAAGTATTATACGGATTCAATAAAGGATTAGAATTAAGCTTTTTAACTACTATTTTAACCGCTGGTAGTGCTGGTAGTGATATTGTGGCTTATGAAAAGTTTAGTCAAGAGTATACAATCATAAACACTAATATTTTAAGTAGCGAATATGTCAATTTCGTAGATCCAGTGGAAAAAACGTATCCATTAAGTTCTTATCATCCATACTGGGGATGGGGGTTGCAACTTCCAGATACATTTGAACCAGAAGACATATCCAAGTACTATACTTTTTACGAATATATACCAAAATCTGATTTTATTCAAACTGAGGGTATAATAAACTGGTCAGACTCTAATACGACATTAAATGAATACGTTTCTTCTTTGGAAGAATGGAATAAAATACGAGAAGATATGATTTCGTATGCTTTAGCAAAAGGCGTCGAAAACATTAAATAATGTTGTGTCGGAATCATTCGTATTTTCGAAAATAACTCCAATAAATTCCATAATAAATCCAGATACTCAAGAAAAAGATTATCTGGACAAAATGGCTCCGTTTTCGTTTTTTGATTTCTTAAAATACATAAATTCTAATTTAACTCCATTACAATTAAACGATTTGTATGTGGATTATGTTAAACAGTGGAACATAAAGAAAAACAATACAAAAGAAGTATCAGATAATGTAATACAAGAAAGATATTTGAGTTTACTTAAAGATATAACTCTGAAGTATTCCACACTTGATGAAAAGCGATTTCTTTCTAATATAGATTTCAATGATCCGTGTGACTTGGATATTGTAATTCCATTTTATTCTAAAAAAATAAGAGAAGTATGTGATTTCTATTCACAAAAAAGAGAACAACTAAAGTTTAAAGTAGAAAAAAACAAAATCAAAGGAATTCCGTTGAGTTTGGAAAAGGCAGTTTACGAAACAGTAACCGATGTGGTGTTTTCTGATACACTCGAAGTAGGATCTTATCAAAAATTAGTAAACGAAAATGAGTTATTAAAAGATCTAAACATAGAAGTAGAAGAATTGTATGATTTATATAGTAATTATTTAAATAATGATCCAAATGAATCATACGAAACATATGATGTAAAAACTGAACTAAGAAAAAAGTTTTTTACATCAAACTTAAATGCGATAGATGCGAATATATTCATTAATTTTGATAAAGCCATAACTAATCAGTTATTTGAAAATGTAAGAGTATTCTTATCTGAACTAGGACGTATATTTACTGTAAATTATGATTTAAATTCAGTAAACCTTAATTGTAAACCAGATGAAAAACTGTATGATTTGGTTAATAATAACAAACCAAAAGCAGAACGATTAGTTACGTTAAGAAGAGACTTAATCAAGAAATATATTGGTTGTGATTTTTATTATATTACAACCGGGGACACACTAACCGACGTAACTTCTGCTGTTTTATTCAAAGCTGAAAATCCTTCGGGAAATTTATTAAATAGGAATTTTCCAACTACTGCAACAATAGAAGAAGAATCTGATCTTCAATCTTGCAGAAGAATTGGACTGTTTTTTACGCCAGAAAAGAACAGCATTCTTTATTATTCTGTTCCTGATAAAAAATACAAAATAGATGAAAGTAAATTAGAAGCAAACAAGCTTTATATCTTTCCAGATCCAAATAGGTATGGAAACACTTCGGGATTGAGCAGAGTTTATGATTCTGGATATCCATTAATTCATATTGCTGACTATTCTCGTTCTATTAAAAACGAAAGTTGTTTTTCGGTTGAAGGTGATATAAATTCAAATCCATTTTCTCAAGATTTTTATAGTTATTTTTCTAAAAATCAATTACATAGTAATTTAACAACAAACGAAGAAGGATTAAAAACTAATTTCTCTTCTTTATACGATCAAGGTTTGTTAGTTAAATGGGCGACCGATATCTACGGAAATCAATACGGTCTTTTTAAGAACAAATCCAAACAAAATCTAGCAGATAGAACTACTAGTATTTCATTGAGCGTTGATGAGTGTGAATATTACGATGGTGGGCCTATTAGATTTTTTCAAAACGGTAAATTGCCCGAGAATGTCATGATGGGTAACGAAACATGGGTAGCTCCTAATGTATACAGTTCTGATTATTACTACAACATTGGAATAGATTCCAGCGTTGGTGGATATAGCAACGGAATTATGCAGCGTGGTTTGAGCGGAGCGAATTCTAGTTTCAAACCAGATTTTAACAACAGTTATGTATTGTCTTCTTTGAAATATAAAGATTTCGATGCGGGATTGATTACGGATGTTTGTGATGAAACATTTGATTTCGAAACACAAACTAATTTTGTAATCAAAGAATTATTAACTACTAGTTTCACAGTAACATCACAAAACGTAGTGGACGATCAGCAGAATTTCTTTGATATTAATAAATCTTATGGAACTATCTATGTAAAAGATGTGGTATCTGGAGAAGTTACTACATTATTAAATGCATTATCAGTACAATTTCAAAATAAGTACGATGATGATTTTAGTGAAATTCTAGATTTTAATATTTTCAATGATTTTATTTGGATAAGAACAAAGAACAATGTAATTTTCGAAAAAATTCAGTACGAAGAAAATAAGTTTGTTTATTCGGGAACTTCTAATACATCATTTAGTTCGGGATATACCGAAGGTTTCATTTATAATGTGTCTAATCCTTTTATTTTTGAAAATAGAGATTATTCAATGGTAGCCACATTGAGTGTTTCTGGAGCCGAATCTAATGATTTTAGTATAATACCAAAAATTTACAGAATTGATTATAATACATGTAATAAAACTGAAATTACTTCAGTATTACCTTTGAGTTCTGATTATTATAAGAATAATTCAATTTTAAACGATATAAAGATATTTAAAATAAATCAACCAGTTTTAACTTATAATTCTAGGAACAACATGTATTGTGTGATAACCACAATAGAAGACGAGAATGAGTTCGGTTATATCTATCAAATGAAGTTTACATATAATGGTTCTGAAATACTAGACCATGAAATAAAATTATTCAATTTTTCTGGAACCGAAGTATTCAAAACCATAAATTTTTACGACAAACCCAGTTTTATTAATAATGGAATAACTCTTAATGATATAAATTTGAATGCATCTATAAATTTCAACGACGGAGTTTTAAAATTTAGCTAAAATGAACACAATTTATACATTAGGATCTCAATACAACGGAACCGAAGGAGGAAAAGCAGAACCCGTGCGTGTTTTTAAAGGAGAAACCGAAATTACGTTCGATTTAACTGATCTAGCCGAAGGTGAATATTCAATTGCCAAGATAATAATTGATTTCAACGACGACACTCCACTTTTTATAAAAGAATATACATTTGCAGATGGACAAGAAATAGTGTCTGAATTATTCAAACGAAAATACTACCCAAATACAGATAATTACTATATTGTGTATTATCCAACTGTATACATAACTTATTCTAATTTTAATCAGTTTAAATATCAAGCTGTTGTTAAGATTGCAAAAGAATCTTTTTACTCTGAATACGAAAATTTAGAAGTGGGAGCAGCACAATTTGTTGATAATCAACAAAATTCTGTATTTGCTGTATTAGACAGTGCGAAAGGTGATAATTTCAATCTAATTATTAAATAATTGAGTGGAGATTATAGATTTAACGTCAAATTCAACTGCATTATCGACATCTTATGTGGCAGATGTAGATGTTAAATTTTTTGGTGTTAAAGATAAAACCGAAGAAGGGTATGTATTCTTCAAAGAGGATTATCTAAAAGATATTTCAGACAGAAAAATTAACAATTATTCTGCATTATATCTAACAAACAAACAAAAAGCCACGAACATATTAAATGTGGACGAATTATTAGAAATCAGCGGTGATCTATCATTTAATACTTCGATTTCAGACACGAATAATTTATATTTGACGTTTTCGGTTAATAGTGTAGGACAAACTTCGTATTTCTTTACCGAAGAGAATCAAAGATTCATAGATCCAATAGACAGAATCTTTGAAATTACTTTATTATCTGATGGATTAAGCGCAACAGTATCACATCGTTCAAAAGAACGTATAAAGTACTATTTAAATTTAGATAATAACCAATTTAAATTCTCTGTTTTATCTGCCGCAGAAGATTATCTTTTTAATTATATTTTAGACAAAGAAAACGGAAAATTAGCACTATTTAAAGATTCTAAATTAGTAATCGCTTCTTCCAATTTATTGATATTTGATTCTGTAATAGAAAATTTCAAAACAAAACATTTCAATGTAAATTATTACATACAGAAGATTTCACCTAAATTAAATACGTCTTGGGTATCTTATGATCCAACACATAAAAATGCATATGATGTATTACAAAATAAAAGTGCTAATAATTTAGAAAACAACTTTTTAATTTCTACACAATACAGTTATGTAACAGGCGACACATTAGTAGCTAATATTTTAAATTTAAAGAATCAAAAAACCCATAAAGATTACAGCTACAGATCGAATTTTTTAGAAAAAACAAATGACGGAGTTCCTAATGTAGACAATAGAAAGTATGCAAGATTATTTACAGGAAATGATCAAGAAACTGGAGATTACGGAATAACCATTAGTTACGAGTTTTATAATGCAGATTATAAATTTGAAGCAGACAAATACACTATATTTGTTACTCCAGAAAGTTTATATCCATACGAAAAAATCAACATAAATGATTTGAAGTGGAATAAGAGCGGTGCTATTGCAGGAGAGACTCCATACATGTCAGATAAAATCTTTCAAAAGAAAGAAAACATGGGTGGGTTAGAAGGACATTATTTGTGTTCTTGGTTACACAAAGACAAAAATGGAGAATCTACTTGGTTGGATAGATATTATTATCCGGAAAAAACTTCATATGCTGCTGCATTGTCTACTTCTTTTAATTTTAATTACGTAGATCCGATATATTCATTATTGCAGAAGAAATTATCGGCTTCTGAGTATTATGACGTTCCTTTTGTCTATAATACATTACAAGAAGAGTTTAACAATACACCACAAACTGGTCATACTGCATTATATGGTACAGCTTTCTTTGACAAGCGAAGCGATCTGACTATTTTGCCAAACACCGAATACATATATCACAGAATTGGTAATAATTACGTTGATTCTATTGTTTCTAGTATTGAAACTTCGTTGATAAGAAACGGTTTAATTTTAAAAAATCATAATAATGCAGAAATAGCAACTACTACCGATGATTTAAAACAAATAGAATACGTATTGAACAATGATTCGTATGATATCATTTTAGATTACGAAGGAATTAATAATTCACACGAATTCACCATTTCTTTTGACATGAAATCAGATGATTGGTCTGAAGGATTCGGTCATCAGATTTTCGGAAACTTGAACGAAAAAGGATTAGCACTTTTTGATGATGAAAAAGTTACTCCTTTGATAATGATACAAAATAATAAAACTGTAACTGTATATAACACTAATTTTGAGATGCTAGATTATGCTTCTTTGGTTAATGAAGAAAATTTAGGTAATTCTATAATAAAAGATTTATATAGAACTGATCATTTAGATGCGTACTACACTACTAACATAGAATAATATGATTCCATTAATTACTAAATTTAAATCTAGTTCGGTTCTTTATGATTCTTTGGGAGATATTGATAATACTTACGTATCTTTATCATATGACAAAGATTACATTTATTTTCTAAAAGATGTTAGTGGTAATGTTGTGGTTTATAACACCATTACTGAAGAAATGTCTTCTACAAAAATAGATTCTACAACTAATTTATACTCAGTATTAAAGTATCGTGATGTTTTGTACGGATTTAATGGTTATGACGCTAAACCATTCGTTGGTGATACGGTTCTTTATGTAAAAGACGCAAACAAATTAGTTCAAGAATCATATAACAAAGTATTAAATGTTGTTCATCTGTCTTCATCATCTGAAATACACGATTTCATGATAGATGATGAATATAATTATTATGTAATTCATAATAAAAATAAAATTTCCAAATTTTCAAAGGATCGTATTAGAAGTTATTCATTTTCGGTAACTCCAGTAGTTAGTAGTATATTTAATTCTTTATCTGTAATGCCAAATGACGAAATTGAGTTACTGAAACTTGATTATGTAAGAGAGTACACATCTAACGGACTTTCTAGTTATCCTATTGTGCTAGGTAAGATTAAAAATGGTACAGGAGATTCTATATTAGCCCCTGCTCAGTTGTTTTTGGGTAAAATTGACGAAACAACCCAAAGTATCTACGAGGCAGTGTTCATTCCATTAACTGCTGAATACTATTCATATGGAGATTCTAAAAGAATTAATTATAATTTAACAAATTATGAGTATTTGAAAAATACGTATAATAAAAAAGACGAATTAACATTCAAAGTTGTTTTACAAAATGTATACAACAATAAAGATTTAATAAGATTAGAAATACCTATTAGTACATATCTTTTCAAATCTGAAAAGCATCACTTTGCATTTAGAATGGACGGAATAAATGGAACAGTATCTGTTTTTGTGGATGGTAAAGAAATTAAAACAGTTTACATCCAAAAAGGACGCTATATTTTCCAAGACATATTTACTGATAGTTTAAATGTAGGAAGAACATACTTTAATAACAATATATCATTAACTGATTATCTAAATCAGCCTAATTATTACTACGTAAATAATGCTACATTAAAGAGATTTAAAATTTACAATAAAGCATTAACTAATAATGAAATTGAATTTGAAATGTTGAACGGAATTGACATTCAAGATTTAGTGGTTTCTCTTCCTTGTGATCAAAGAAACGAACTAGATGGAATAGAACGACAATTCAAGTTAGATACGACTGGTAATAAGAGCAATAAAATTAATTTAATTGTTAAAAATTCTCAAATAACTAATACTATTCTACAAAACAGACTGAAAGATATTATATCTGAAAGATTAAAAAAAGTATTACCAATCACCACAACAATCAACACCATAGAGTTTAGATAATGCAAACAAAATTTAATTATACTTCAGGGGGAGAGTTCACAAAACCTAATGGTTCGAGTTATGTTGGATATTTTAATGTAACCGACAAAGAAGAAGTATATACAGGACGTTATTTTTCAGAAACTTCTGAAATTTTAGATTCTGTTTCTAATTATTCGGTAGATTATTATAGGTCAACTAATTTCAAAGACAGAAATGTTTTTGATGTATTAACGCTTCCTTTTTCTTTGGGAGAAATAGAAATACAACCTAGTGAAATCGTTAGTTTTTCTGTTTTAAATAAAAAGATCGAATATTTGCACGATAATCTAATCTATTTGTATAGTCAGCTATACATGGGAAGTACCGATGTTCCAGTGGATAATGATGTAAATACTTTATGTAATCTAATTGGAACAAATCAATTTGGTTGGGAAACTAGATCAAATCAAGTAGCAAATAACAGAATATTTGGTTTCGGTGCATTAAAAGACAATCCCGCTTTGTCCGCTTATAAGGAATTTGACATAATGAATAGATTTGTAGTGATTCCTTTTGAAAATAAAACAGGAATTGGAATATTTGGAATTAGTAATACTTATTTCGTGGGATTAACTAGTACAATTTCAGAAGATGGGCAATTATCTGGTGCGGCTTTTACTTTTTATACAAATGTTATTGATAATGATACGAACGAAACTTGTAAAAATCTAGAAGACATCAAATACGATGGTAAATTTTTATTTGTAAGTGATTCTAAAATAAACGGAGGTGGACAAGTATTTAAATACGATATAACTGGTTATTTAACAAATGATAAAGTATTTGAAAATAAAAAATATCTCATCGAGCCAATAGGAGGAAGTGGTTCCGACGAACGTCTCAATAAGTTTAAAAACTGCACAGTTTTAGGTGCGAATAATGGAGAACTTTGGGTATACGATTCTGGAAATAATGTCATAAAAATATACGATAATAATTTCGTACATAAACGTATTATCAAAATACCAAAAACACGTAATTATTCGGTTTTAGACATTCGTTATAGAAAAATGAATAATCATGTGTATGTCTTATTTCAAGATACATACGATACAAATGAACCACAGTATGGATTATTTGAATTTGCTGATTACCATTTGATTAATACATACGTTTTTACCGACATTCTATACAAAGACACAGATGCACAATTTAACAGAATGGCAATATCTGAACAAGATTCGAATGTGTTTTATGTAATTACTAATAACTCTGTATTTAAGAAATTTTTCACAAAACCAGAAGAAACTTTTGCGGTATTTAACAGAGACAAATTTTACCCAGACGATACATTTATTTGGGATCAGATAGAATTAGAATGGGATAAATTAAGAGATTATGAAACTTGGAATTATGCCGAGTTTTTCACAATTAATTTAACTACACGAGACATTCATATTGCTGCTAATGATAAAAATCGCGACGATCTTTATTTCATGGGAGACACTTACATTTCTCATTTAAACGAAAGAACCGATTATTTGTCTTTGTTAAAAAATGACAACCTACCATATTATAATTATAAATCAATTAAATTTGAAAATATAGAATATAACCAATCTTTGGTTTTGAACAAAGAAATTTATAAACTTTATCAAAATATATTACAATTTAAGAATAATTTGAAGGGTAGATTCTATGCAGAATTTGATAAGTACGGTGATTTGAAATATAAAGACTACATTTATTTGACAGACGAAGAAATTAACACATTAAACATTGATGTAGAATACAATTCTTTCATAAACGATAACGAATTAGTACAGCCAAATGTAATAAATCGAATATTTAATAAATTATATGAGTTTCAAATTAATTTATTAAATCTGACACAAGTAAAATTAAAAAATTTAAAAACTTGGGTTGATTTACAAAACGGAACAAACATCTACCCAATAGATTAATTTCAACTAAATAAATGTATGGCAGAAGAAATAGCAAGTAATCTAGCAGGAAAAAGAGTGTCTACAACATTTCGTGGGTTGTTGCATTTTCCTAAAAGTATCGAACCTTCATTAGCTAAACAAGTAGTACATGATGGTAATGGTACTCCTACTGCATTAACATTAGGCGGTGATACAATGGGAATGGATGTGACTGGTGGCGTTTCTTGTACAGGTTCTTTATCTGTTGGAATGGATGCGACATTCGTAGAAAATATAATACTGAAAGACGGAGGGAAAATTAATGATGTTTCTGTGCTTTCTTCTGGATCTTCTGTTTCATTAAGAGCACCTAGTGCGGCAGAAGTAGGTAAATTAAGAATTAGAGAAACTTCTGCTGATTATGAATTGTTATTTGGTAATCCTACAGTTACCGATAAGAATTTATTTTCTATAATTGTTAAAAACGATACTGCTAGTAATTTATATATTAAAAATAGTTATAGTGATTTAGATATTAATGCGCCATTGTGGATTAATCGTACAACTGGAGAAGTGAATATTAAATCACTTCGTGTTACTAATATTAAAACAGATCCACCACCCGGAACATCACCACCACCCGGTCAGCCAGAAACTTACGGAGATCCAAATAGAAATGTTCTTCCTGTTGGAATGATTTGTATGTTTCCAGTTTTAGGAATTCCAAATGGTTGGATTGCGTGTGACGGAAAACAACACGATAAACGAACATTACCAGAACTTTTTAATGTAATTGGATATAATTATTCGGTTTTAAAATCTGGTAACTTATTTCAAGTTCCTGATTATCGTGGATTGTTTGTTCGTGGAGTTGATTATAAGAGAAGTGACGAACCTACGCATACGTTTTTAGATCCTTCATCCGCCAGACCTTTAGACGGAACCGTTCAAGAAGATGAATTTAAGAGTCACAGGCATGGAGAGGTCTTCGAACAAGGCGGAAGAGAACCATCAGGAAGTTTTAGTGGAGATGTTTTAGAAGACGGCGGAGATGTAGCATTTACCGGATATACGGGAGGATCAGAAACCCGTCCAAAAAACATAGTAGCATTATATTGTATTAAGTGGTAACGCCATGCAAAAAAATTACCTACGTAAGTTAAAAATCCGAAGAGGAAACGACAATCAACGAAAAGTTACACTTTTTGAAGAAGGTGAACTCGTTTTTGTTAAAGACACGGAAAGAGTTTACGTAGGAGACGACACAACAGTCGGTGGTATTAGAATATCTAATAAGAATTTTTTAATAGATACCGCAATCAAGCCAAACGAAGCAGAAACTGGTGATATTTTTGTAAATCAAACTGATATCAGTACATACATGGTAGATCTTAGCGGAGGATCTATTCGAATAATACCTTCGCTTATCGGCTGTTGTGTTAATATTAAAAAAGACATAGATATTATCGATTCTTTATTAAAGAGGTTATCATCAGAATGCTGTAATCCTGATAATTTCTTGGCAACTGATCTAGATTCACCGCCCACTTTCTATGATAATGTTTTGACGGACGACGAAGACACAATCAGGATAAAATAAACTAAATAATCTTATGGGAACCCGAATAACAGCTTTGCCGCCAGTGGCAACTCCTACAGGATCTGATGAATTACCAATTTCACAATTTGATGGAGTTACTGGTCGTACTACATATAAAGCAACTTTAGATCAAATTAAAGGTTATATTGGTAGTGGTAGTGGATCTGTAAATAGTGTTAGTATAAATTCGACAGACGGATCAGTAGGCGTATTTGGAAGTCCAATTACTAATACTGGAACTATTTCGTTAACAGTAAGTTCAGTAGGTCTAGATAAATTAGACGATGGAGGAGCGACAGGAGGAGAAATATTAACATACAATGGTTCTACAAGTGCATGGGAACCCGGTTATGGCGGGTCTAGTGGGATAATACCAAATATTTTAGTAGGAAACGGAGGAGCTACTTACACACTGACTAATTATACAAATGATGCGGCATCTAATTATCTGGTTTTCGTAGGTGGTGTGGCACAAAGACCAGTTACAGATTTCACAATAAGTGGAAGTAGTATTATATTTGGATCTAATATTCCATCAGGAGTTCAAATACTCGTATATGCTGTTATTAGCATAGCAACTTTGAATTTAGATGCAACTCCAATAGGAACGGTTAGTTGGTTTGCTGCTTCTGCTGCTCCTACTAGTTATTTGGAATGCAGTGGTGGCATTGTGGCTATATCTGATTATACTGATTTGTGGTATGTTATAGGAACTAAATACAATACTGGAGGAGAAGGAGCAGGTAATTTCAGACTACCAGATCTACGTGGTGAATTCATTCGTGGTTGGGATCATGGAAGAAATATAAATGCTGGTCGTGTTTTTGGTAGTAGTGAGGCAGATGAATTAAAAACACACACTCATAAAGTTTCGGGAACGGTGGGAACTAACTCACTCGCCACAGCTCCTATAGTAGTTAAGATGGAATCTTATGAAAGCACAGAATTAATATCGACATATGATTCTGCTATATCTACAGGAGGATCAGAAACTCGTCCCCGTAACGTAGCTCTCTTACCATGTATCAAAGCATTAAAAACAGTTACTGGTAATGTCAATACTTTAAATTTCATAGAAAAACCAGCGAGTGTTTCTGATGGGCAAGTTTTAACTTATAACGGATCTACTAGTACATGGGTAGCTAGTAGTTTATCGGCTAATCCTTTTTTTCGTAATACGTTAATAGGAGAAGTTACAGCAAGCCCGGATGGAACAGTTGCTTCGTATGGTAGTCAAATTAAAGGTAGGTATGAAATTAAATACGAACGAGGTGTGATATATCAAGATGTTGCTTTAAATAAAGCGGCATCTTTTAATGTTACTTTTTTTGTTGGTACTGATCCTATATCTAGTGATTTTATTAAAATAGGCGAGCCTTATATTTTTGATCATAGTGGAGGGAATATAACATGCTATGTTTATGATAGTGTATATACAGATAATACTGGAACTGGATTTGCGTTAAGTCTCTGGAAACTGGCTCCGATATTTTGTAATCCTCAAATTTAATTTTTGTCTGTGTATTATTAGCAAGCAATCGGATACTAAAACTAAATATTACCAGTGATCGATCAAAGAATAGGTAAAATAAAAGTTCGTAGAGGAACTGAACTCCAAAGAGTAGAAAATACCTTTGAAGAAGGCGAAGTTATTTATTCTGTTGATAAAAAGAGAATTTTCGTTGGTGATGACACTACATTAGGCGGTGTTCCTGTTTGTAATCGTAATTATATAGTAGATTCTTTGGGATTTCCACCAACATTACCTGACGATGTATTAGACGGTGATATCATACACGATAAATTAAGTTCTACAACTTATATAACTAGATGGACTGGAACTGACTATGAGTTACTATTAATAGCGGATGGCAATTGTTGTGTTCAATTAAAAAATCAAATAGATGACTTATATACAAAATTAAGAACATTAACAGGTTGTTTAGAAGAACCGCCACTACCTCCATCACCACCTTCTAAATTAACTTGGGTAATACAACCAACAGATAAATTTGCTAATATTGGAGACACAGTGACATTCACTGCGAGTGCTATCGGAAATGGAACTATATCTTATGTTTGGAGAAGAGTTGATGCGTTAGCGATAAATACATTAAACATTTATAAAAATTCAATCACAATTAATAGTGCAAATATATCTGATATTGCAGATTATTATTGTGTGGCATCGAATGCAGTAGATTCTATTACAAGCAGGAATGCTGAATTAACTTTTGATTCTGATTATATATTAGCAGAAGACGGTACTTATGTATTATCAGAATTGATGGAAAATATTATTTGGGAACTTTAAATAAAAACAAATGATTGATCGTAGAATAGGAAAAATAAAAGTTCGCAGAGGAACCGACACCCAAAGGAAATTAGTTACCTTTGAAGAAGGCGAACTTGTATATTCTATTGACAAGCAGCGTCTTTATATCGGAAATGGAACAGAAAAAGGCGGTATTTTAGTCTCAAACAGAAATTACGTAAAAAATTCAGTAGGAGATCCACCAGTAGTTCCGCCCGAAGCACTACACGGTGATATCGTTTATGATAAATCCAATTCGAGAACATATATCACTAAATGCGATTCATTGTCATGTGAGTTATTATTAATTGCTGATGCTAATTGTTGTGTTCAACTTCAAAACGAAATAAGTGATTTATACGACAGACTAAGTACATTGTCCGCATGTGCATCAGCATCAATTCCAAAACCACCAAAACCAACAAAATTGACATGGTATATCCAACCATCGGATATTTCGGTTAATTTAGGCGAAACCGCTACATTTACTGCAAGTGCAATAGGAGGATTTGGTATTATATCATATAAATGGAACAGAAAAGACGGAACCACTATTTCTGTTATTGACAATCAACCAACTTTAACATTTACTACACAATTAAGTGATACTGCCACTTATTATTGTGTTGCGAATACACCAACAGAAACCATAACTAGCAGAGATGCTGTGCTAAACATAGGAGCTAATTCTATTTTAGCAGAAGATGGTACTTATATATTATCAGAATTGAGCGAATTCATTGATTGGGAAGAAAATGGACTAATAGCTCCAACAATAAAAATACAACCAAAATCTCTATCAACAACTACATTAGTTCCAGTTACATTTGAAGTTACTGCGGCTGGTAGTGAACCTTTATCTTATCAATGGAAAATTGGGGGAGTAGATCAAATAGGAGAAACCAATAGAACATATACAGTAACAAATCCAACAAAAGATATAACAGGAATAACTTGTGTTGTTAGTAATTTAGTAGGAAGTGTTACGAGTAATTCGGTAAATCTCGCAGTAGGAATCAAACCAAGTGTAGTTACACAACCACTTTCACAATCGAAATCTTTCGGATCATTAGTCACATTTAGTATAATAGCTGCTGGTAGTGCGCCATTACTTTATCAATGGAGTAAAGACGGAACGGGAATTACAGGAGCTACATCAAATACTTATACTATAAATTCAGTACAAAATATTGATTTAGGAAATTATACTTGTGTTGTGAGTAATGGATTCGGAAATGTTACGAGTAATATTGCTACTCTTGAACTTATATCTTTTACTGGATGTAATATAAATATGACCGAATATCTGTATAGTAATGGGTGGGATGGAAATGAATCTTCTCTTAATTCATTTACTATTAATCTTACCGGAAACATTGGATGTTGTGGTGGAACAATTCCTACATTTAATTGGGGAACATTAAATATTAATAATTTTATCACAAACATTATATATAATGACGCAAAAGGAAGATTTACATTGGGTTCTGGTGAAGTAGTACCAGCTAAACTCACTTTAAAAGCAGGAACATACTATTTACAAGGAAATATAAAGGGAGGAGTCGATGTCCAAGGAGGAACGGCAAATTTTGGAGGATGTTAAATTTGACTTTACAATATTTTTGTTCTCTGTTATCTTAGAAAGATGCCTGTCATCCTTGATCACGATACTCACACATACACCAACACAGAAAATGGTGACATTTACACTTCGGTAACCACCTTAATTAATTCTTATAAAAAGAAATTTGACAGCGACAAGTGGAGTAAACACGTAGCTAAGAGAGAGGGAAAATCTCAACAAGAAATTCTCGACAAATGGAGCGAAATTACCACAGTAGCACAAAACCGTGGTACTAATGTCCATTTGATCATGGAGAATTACATCAAATTTAATAAAATCGAAAAAGGATACGAAGAGCTGGTGAATTCATTTATTAAAAAAACCAACGGAATTTTAAAGCCTGATTCTAACGTACTCAGTGAATCTCTATTATATTCCCACGAAGACAAATTAGCAGGAACTGCCGATCTTATTGTAGAAAATGGTGATATTTTTCATGTCATGGATTTTAAAACAAACAAGCGTTTTAACTTCGACAACAAATATAACGAATATTTCTACGAACCAATTGATTATCTACCCCAGTGTGAATTTACGACATATACTATTCAAATGTCTATTTATGCCCACATGCACGAACAATTAACTGGAAAGAAATGTGCAGGACTCAGAATCTTCTACCTCAGAGAATTCAGTGATAAAACTTTCTGGCAAGAGTATGCTTGTGTATACATGAAGCCAACGGTTCTAGATCTTCTAAAAGACAAAAAAATCAAAGACTCTCTTGAAAAATAATCCATCCATGTTAAGATACTAACGAACATGACAACCTCTATTATTCAAATCTAAATGCAGCACGAAATTATTAATAAATTCGGGAAAGAAGCAACACAAAACTTCTGGATTTTTGTCGAAAACCTAAAATTCGATAGCAAGAAACAAGATGCCTCCTCAGTGAGGGCTTCGATTTTAAAGAAGATATCACCTTCTCTTGCTGACAAGTACAAGCAAATCGGAGACGAACTAGCATTTTCCTTGTACCGACAAGTCTTTTACGATAAGAAGAACACTTACTTATACGCCTCTTTTGAAGCTGTTTCGAAAGGAAACGAATTTTATCAAAATTGCTGGAATAATGCCGCACTTATCGAACCCGTAGTAGAATCATTAGATCAATTTAATAATTTCAGCACTGTTCTTCCTACAGAAGACGATTATTTTAACACAATCACTCCAACTCCAGAAGATGTTTGGGAAGATTACGAAGAATATGATTTCCGTAATGAATCTTTAGGAAACAAAAAAGGCAAGAAAAAGAACAAAGAAGTAACCGAATAAAATGAACGAAGAAGAAGTAAAAAAGCGTGGCAAGTACGTGACCAAAAAGTCACTAGAACTTAATAAGCTCTTAGAAGCTGCGGAAGAATATAATTTTGTAGGAAAGAAAACTTATCCAGTAAATTTAAAGAAAGATAGAGCTGAAGTAGAATTCTTAACAAATGGTACTTGTCTTTTTCCTAATCGTTATTTAGACAACGACAGAACTTGTGTGAAATGTGACATTAGCGAATTTTGCGTTTGTTCTTTTAAAAACTTCGGAAAGAAGAAATCATGAGTGATTATGTACGTTTGTAAAATATGTAATAAAAATTTTGACAATCATCATCAGTTGAACGGACATAAACAAACACACAAGAAATCCAAAAAACAGATATTATATGAATTAAGCCCTAAACCATGTAAAGAATGTAATGAATATATTTCGTGGAAATCTTTTAGGACAAAAACATCTATAGAATTTTGTTGTGTTTCGTGTAGAGCAAAGTTTTTTTATAAAAAAGCACAAATTGTTGGAGAAAATTCCACACTCTAGACTAAATACTTATAGATGCCATTAATCTATAAAAGTTATAAAGTAGAATTAGACCCGACCAATGTTCAAATCACTAACATGAAAAAGAACATTGGTGCGGCTAGGTTTGCTTATAACTGGGGCTTGCGTAAGAAGATAGAGGCATACGAACAAAAAAACAAAACCCCTTATTATAATGATCTTCATAAAGAATTAAATTCTATGAAGAAAAGTGAAATTACTTGGGCGTATGAATGTTCTAAGTGTTCTTTTCAAGAAGCATTGGTAGATTTAGATAGAGCTTTTGATAATTTTTTTTCTAATTGTAAAAAAGGACTCAAAGGCAAGAAAGGGTTCCCCAAGTTCAAATCTAAAAGAAATGATAAACAAACGTTCAGATTGTTCGGTTCGATTAGCATTAAAGAAAATGCAATCAAATTACCAAGAATCGGAAAAGTTAAATTAAAAGAAACCGATTATATTCCTAAAGATATTAGAATTAAGCAAGCCACAGTATCTAAAAAGTCTGGTAGATGGTTTGTGTCGGTTCTGACCGAAATGGAATATGACTCATTATTACAAAACAATAAAATAGTCGGTGTTGATTTAGGTATTAAAACGCTTGCTACTTGTTCAGATGGAACAACGTTTAATAATCCTAAAGCTCTCAAAAACAATTTAAACAATTTAAAATATCAACAAAGAAAACTTAGTAAAAAAGTTAAAAATAGTAAAAATTATGAAAAACAAAAATTAAAATTACAAAAGATACATTATAGAATCTCAAATATTAGAAAAGACAGCTTACATAAAGCGACTTCGAAAATTATTAGCGATAACCAAGTAATAGTTTTAGAAGACTTAAAAGTTTCTAATATGATGAAGAATCACAAATTAGCACAAGCCACTAGTGATGTTGGATATTATGAATTTCGCAGACAGATTGAATACAAAGCTAAATGGAACAACAGACAAGTTATATTCGTTGATCAATTCTTTCCATCTAGTAAATTATGTTCGTCTTGTGGTAATAAGAAAGAAGATTTAAAGTTGACAGATAGAACTTATAAATGCGATTGTGGTTTAGAAATGGATAGAGATCTTAATGCATCTAAAAACTTAGAACAATTTTATACTGGGAGTTTCTCAGGAATTAACGCTTGTGGAGATGAGAGGTTCATCAAGGAAACGAAAGTTTCTAAGAGGTGCTCGTCGGTGAAGCAAGAATCTAACAAAAAGACTAGAGAATATACCATTAAAAAGGTTAGACTTTAGAATTTTGTAAGTTTAGAAGAACGGAATGGAACCCCGCGATTCAAGATATCAAATCACATGAAATTGATCCTTCATGGGTGGCGGGTTTGATGTACTTGATTTTTGATCGATATCTATCTAGTGTTTCTGATTCAAAGCAACTAGAATTCTCTAAAGAAGTTTTTCGTTGGCTTTCAGTCATGAAGAAAGATGGTGGTAATTACGTCGAGACGAAACTACCACCATTCGATGATTTCTAAGAACTTCTAGTACACTTCAATGATATTGTTAAACTACCAGCATTATCATTTGAAGTAACTACGAATTGTAGATAAGAATCAGCAGGAATTGCAGTAACCCAGCCAGTCATGGTAGTTGAAGATGCCTTGGTTGTATTTACCAAAGCTGGTTGGTTTGATAATCCTGATATTACCGTATAAGTAGGATGGCTTGCAAAATTAGAAGTTAATACTTGAACAATTGAATTTGTTGGTTGGTTTGCTAGTAAAGTCCATGATAATATTTTAGTATTATATGGTATTTGAATATAACCGAAAGCATTTTCTTGTACTAAACTCGAACCTCCGTCAAATATAAAGTTTATTTGAGCAGGAATAGGAGTAATGTTAAAAATATTAGATCCGTCACCATAGAAAGTTCCGCTAATATTTGGTGAACTTACAGAAGTATTGAATGTTGCTGTAGTTCCAGTTAATCCACCCGTTAATACACCACCAGATAATCCAAGTTTTGTAATATCTATTGATGTTAATCCGGTCACGCGAGTACCGTCACCATAAAAAATTCCACTAATGCTTGGAGCACTGAGTGAAGTTGTGAAAATTGCAGTGGTTCCAGTTAACCCACCTGTTAATACTCCTCCAGCTAATGGTAGCTTACTACCGTCTATTCCAGATACACCAGTCAATCTGCTTCCATTTCCATAAAAAGCACCACTGAGATTAGGAGCACTAAGTGAAGTGGTAAACAATCCGACAGTTCCAGTTAATCCACCCGTTAATACACCACCAGATAAAGCAAGTTTGCTAATATCTATTGATGTTAATCCAGTCACGCGAGTACCGTCACCATAAAAAATTCCACTAATACTAGGAGCACTGAGTGAAGTTGTGAAAATTGCAGTGGTTCCGGTCAGACCTCCTGTTAATACTCCACCAGCTAATGGTAGTTTGCTACCATCAATTCCAGACACACTAGTCAATCCACTTCCGTTTCCATAAAAAACACCACTGAGATTAGGAGCACTGAGTGAAGTTGTAAACAATCCGACAGTTCCGGTTAATGTACCAGTTAATGCTCCACCTGATAATGGAAGTTTTGTTGGGTCTGCTGCTAATGCAATTCCTGATGTTGTTATTGATGATTTTACCCAAGTATTTGGAGCAGTACAAACATAAAAGAAAGTGGAATCGTACGCTACTTGTCCTGCTAATCCATAAGATGAACTAGTTGCGGGAGCAGATACAAACGCAACGTTCGTAGTTCTGGCACTATTAGCACCAGAAGTAGTAAGATACATGAAATTACCATCCCATTCTACAGAATTCTGAACTGGTGTGGTTAATAACGTACCTGCTTGGAATCTTAAAGGTGCTGTAGTTGTGCTTCCAACTGCTAAAGTTTGTGTGCTTGTAAATGTATTTGCGAATAATACTGCGTTTGTATTGCCTCTTGCATAAGCTTGAGTTATTGTCAAAGCCGTAGTTCCCACTACAATATCAGAAGTTCCTCCACCAGTCGAAGTATTACATGCGTAAATAAATCCATGCGAAGAAGTTCCTTTTGAAACACTGAACATTGTACCGTTACGTACAGTTCCTTTATAAAAAGAAGGACGTTCTAATACTGCTTGTATTCCGACTCCTCCGACATTTATTACTTTCCAAGGTCCATTTTGTGCTTGATTGGTTTGCGAAACAAATAAAATAATATCTCCTACAGATGGAGTAACACCTTCTACCACAGCTAATGCACCCGGATTGGTATATGTAAATACATCAGATACTACACTTCCTGCTTGATTGGTAGGGTTTCTTAATGTTACGAAATAATGAGGAACATTCGTTCCGTTAGAAACATCTCCATAAAATGTTCCGCTAATACTTTGAGCACTAATATTATTAAATAATGCACTAGTACCAGTTACTCCACCAGTTAATGTTCCACCACTTAATGGTAATTTATTAAAATCTGTTGCTAATATATTTGTTAATCCAGTTCCATCACCAAAGAAAGAACCGCTAAGATTTGGTGCGCTTAATGAAGTTGTGAATAATCCTACAGTTCCTGTTAATGATCCTGTTAAGTTTCCACCTACTAATGGAAGTTTTGAGACGTCTATTCCAGAAACGCCAGTTAGTCCGCTTCCATTACCAAAGAAAGATCCACTAATACTAGCAGAACTTAATGAAGTTGTGAATAATCCTACAGTTCCTGTTAAGGAACCAGTTAATATTCCTCCACTTAATGGGAGTTTACTGGAATCCGTTCCTACTATATTCGTTAAAAGGCTACCGTCTCCACGGAATTTATCTGCCCAAATATCATGCTTTGCACTGATTTCACCGTTAACAGTTAATTCTTTATTTGGTTCGGATTCTCTAACACCAACTCTACCATCATTGCCAATGTGGAAAACTTCACCATAATCTTGATCATAAAACGAAGCAATATCATATGCGCCACTTGTTTGGAAAACGTATAAGGCAGGTCCAGCACCATAATTAATAACACTTAATGCACTTGTAGTGGTGAATACAGTGTTCACAAACGTAGCACTACTTAATGCGGTTAATGCCCCATTAATAATTAAATTTCCGTCTATTCTACCACCAGTTAATGCAAGTTTTGAACTATCAATTCCAATTAGATTAGTCAAACCACTTCCATCACCATAAAATGTTCCACTTAAATTTGGAGCACTTAATGATGTAGTAAATAATCCTTCAGTTCCTGTTAATGATCCAGTTAATACACCTCCTGCTAATGAAAGTTTACTTCCGTCTATTCCAGAAACACCCGTTAACCTGCTACCATCTCCATAAAATGATCCACTTAAACTAGGAGCACTTAGAGATATTGTAAATAACCCACTAGTACCAGTTAATCCATCTGTTAATGTTCCTCCTGATAAAGGTAATTTTCCATTATCAATTCCAATTAGATTAGTTAAACCACTACCATCTCCGTAAAATGATCCACTTAAACTAGGAGCACTTAATGAAATAGTAAACAATCCTTCGGTTCCTGTTAGTGCTCCTGTAAGTTCACCACCAGATAATTGCAATGCATCAGAATTAATACCAACAATACCACTCAATCCACTTCCATCTCCATAAAAAGTTCCGCTTATATTAGGAGCACTCAATGAAACTGTAAACAAACCTTCGGTTCCTGTTAATGCTCCAGTTAATTCTCCACCAGATAATGGCAACTTATCATTACTCGTAATAGCAATACCACTTAAATTACTTCCGTCACCATAAAATGTTCCACTTAAACTAGGAGCACTTAATGAAATAGTAAATAATCCTTCAGTTCCAGTTAATGCTCCGGTAAGTTCACCACCAGATAATGACAACTTATCATTATCAATACCAAAAATACCACTTAGTCCACTTCCATCTCCATAAAAAGTTCCGCTTATATTAGGAGCACTAAGAGATGTAGTGAATAATCCTTCTGTTCCTGTTAATCCTCCTGTTAGTACACCACCAGCTAGTGGTAACTTATCAATATCGATACCAGAAATTCCAGACAATTTACTTCCGTCTCCGTAAAATGTTCCGCTTAAACTAGGAGCACTTAATGAAACTGTAAATAATCCTTCGGTTCCTGTTAATGCTCCAGTTAGTTCACCGCCAGATAATGGCAATTTTGTGGTATCAGTACCGAATACTCCGGTTAAACCACTGCCATCACCATAAAAAGTTCCACTTAAATTCGGAGCACTTAATGATATGGTAAATAATCCTTCGGTTCCTGTCAATGCTCCAGTTAATTCTCCACCAGATAATGGTAATTTTGTAATATCCGTTCCAAATACTTGAGTTAATTGGCTACCAATTCCGATAAATTCATAAGCTGTTACATTTTGCGTAAACAATCCTTCGGTAGCTGACAAAAGATTATGAGAATAAACATTATCCCAATACGAATCTTTACCAGATGTAGTTCCTGAAATATTTTCGGAAGGTGCTAAAAAGCGAGACATAAAATTATTTATCAAATCTTAAATGATTAACTCATTTGAATTTGTGATTTTCGGATTTATCCCACAACTATAATTTTATATGCAGTCAGACCGGGTACTTCTGAAAATTCTACTGTAATTTCATTAAAATTAGTATATGTAACTAATGGATAAACAACTTCAAAAGTATTTGTATTAATAACAGTACTCACTACGTCTTGAACGTCAAGATCATGATTGATGGTATACACAGTGTCGGTATCATTTCCAAATGCAGAAACAAATTTAGTAACATTACGATCTCCGAAAATTCTTCCAGTTGCTGAAATATCACCAATAACTGTTAATTTTTTATTTGGTTCTTTGGTTCCAATCCCCACAAATCCGGGTCTGGAAGAATTTCCATCTACCCAAAGTGCGATATTAGAATCATCATAAAAAGCGGCAATTGCTTCTTCTCCGATCTGTACTCCCACCACTGCGGGACCAGTCCCCATATTGACCACACTCAATGCACTTGATGTGGTGAACGTGGTATTAACAAAATTAGAACTCCCCGCAACAGTTAATGTTCCTGTAATATAAGTATCTCCAGAAACATATAGTGTTTTAGTAGGATCTGGATTCATCGTTGAACTCAAGACACCCAAGGCTAAATTATTAGCCATCAAATTATCAGTTACATATACATCTCCAGAAGCCGTTAGAGAATTATAAACTACTACATCTTGAAGAATTCTTAAATTTGACATATATCTTATTATTTAATGCTTTTAGCTTATGCGAACATAACCACTTTATAATCTTGTCCAACTGTTAAGTTATTTGGAAATTGTATGGTGGTATTATTCGAATCTACATTCTTAGATGAAACAAACACTAATTCATCAGTTGTTATATCATATACACTAATAATAATGTTTTTTGTGTTTAAATTGTGATTGAGATGATAAGTTCTTGTCATATTATCACCTAATATATCAAATGTTAATTTAGAAACTAGTTCTCTTCCTTGGGTATCTGTGATTTCGTTAGCTACAACAGTTTGTGTTACGGTAAGATTTCCGTCCATTGTACCACCATTGGCATATTGAACGGCATTTGTACCGCCACCACTTTCAGCAAAACGTAGACTTTCTCTACGAGCAATTTTTTCTGCTATTTCTATAAAACTTTTTTTGAAATTACTAGTATATGCTTCGAAAAATTTCTCTATTTTCTTGTCGCTTCTGTCGGTTAATAGTAGTTCGTGAAATAATTCTTCGGTGTTTTCTTTAATTAGTTTTTTAATTAATCCGTTTTTAGATTCTTTTTGTATTAATTTTTTGAGTTCGGTTTTTGTTGGATTTTCCGCTGGTTTGTTTGTTGATAATTGTTCTTTAACTACTGTTCTTTTGTTAATTACTGGAGTTTTATTCTCAATGATAGCTGAATTTCTTCGGTTTAAACTATTTTGATTTATTTTAACTACGTTTTCTTTTGTTAATTGAAACTTTACATTTTTAAAAACTGTATTATTAATTGTTACGTCTAATTCCACAACAGGAAGCCCGTTCTTTTCTTCTTTTTTCTCTTTTATTATTTGATATTGAGGGGTTTTAATTTCAAAAACATCAAAATACACTTCATCTATAGAATCAAATCCCAACATATTCACTCCTTCATAAGTGAATTGGCAATTATTAATCTCTTGACCTTCTAAAGATACTTTCATTTAAAACTATTTAGGCAAAATAAGAGAAAAAACCACTTAACAAAATAAAATTACTCTGTAATTCTCTTCTACTCGTAGATCATTTGGAAATGTTATTCGAGTATTATTAAGATCTATATTAGTACTGGAAACAAACACCAATTGATAATTACTCATATCATAAACATTTATTAAAATGTCTCTTGTGTTGAAATCGTGAGTAAGTGTGAATGTATTATTAGAACCATTTCCCAATACATCGAAAGTTTTTTTATGAACTAATTGTCTACCTGTGGTATCTATTACAGTTTCGGCAACTATTTGATTGGTTACGGTTAAATTTCCGTTCATTGTGCCTCCGTTGGCATATTGCACGGCATTTGTACCGCCTCCACTTTCCATTGCTCTTGCAAATTGAGTATTTTTTACTTTTTCAATAATTTGATTGAATTCTTTCTTCATTGCATCAGCATGATAGTTAAAGAATTTCTTAACTCTTGGATCGTCTTTTTTCTTTTCTAATAAATCAAAAAATTTAGTATCTTCTTGTGTTTCTTCTGCATCTTCTTGTATTTTTTCGTTAGTAGAAGATTTAATATTATCTATATATTTTTCAGTATTTTCTTTTTCTGGAATTTCTGGTGCTTTTTGAACTTTATCAAAAACTTTAGGTGCTATACTGACTGAAGTTTCTTTGGGTTCTTCGAGATTTGTCTTTTTAACAGAATTTGGTTTTTTACTGACTGGTAAAGATACTGGTTTTTGATAAGAAATTGATTTTTTTGGTTTATTTTGGGTGCTTGTAAAATTTTCTTCAAATTCTTCGGAAGAAATGTGATCAAGTGGAACTAATTTATTTGTGTTTTCTAAAATAATGAACTTTTTGTTATTTACTTTGATAACTTCTTTGTTTTTCCAATATCCAATCTTTTCTGATACTAATAAATTAGATCCTTTACTAATATAATATTTTCCATCTAATAGTTTGTAACTATAACTATCATCTTTGTTTTTATTTTCTTTAAAAAGCAATGTTTTTGCTAAATGCTTTGCAAGAATGTCATCCATCTTAGTATTTAATAAAAATAAAAAAATTATCTCCTACCAGCGAACCAGTAGGAGATAATTAGGTTTAGGTTTTGTTTGTTTGGTTTTTAGAAACCAATAAGCACTGCGAAGTTTCTTGCTTTACCTATTATTAATGCATCTAATAAGAAACCTTCGGGGCTTCCGTTGTACCAATAATTCAGAGCACCTATAGGAGCTTCGGGAGTACTTTTAATCAAGGTGGTTGATACACCTTCATACCAATAAGTTAATTTTCCGTTGGGATTTTGATTAGCCATAATTTTTTATTTTTTAGGTCGCTGACCAGTTGTCGATGTTTATCCATCCTGTTGTTCCGTCACAATCTACATAGAATTCAAGAACACCAGTATCAGTTACTGCTGGAGAAACACCAGAAAGTTTCAAGAAAATTTCCGATGTAGTATCTAATTGATCCACCACAATGTCTGATGCTATTCCCATTGTTGCGTTACGTTTCAATATTAAACGAGGAGATGTGCCGTTATAAGCAACACCATTATTAGCTACTGAGGATTTTCTCATATAAACACTAATTCTAGTGGATTGTCCTGCACTTAGTGCTACGAATTTACTTCCACTGCGAAGTTTTAATGTAGTACTTTGTGGAGTTAAACGTTCAGAAGGTGCATTAGCTGCGCTGATGTTTCCAGTTAAGGTTGAATCAACAGCACGGTTACCAGCAGCAAGATAAGTTACGTTATAACCACTAGCATTATTCATGTTGGTGAATGCAAATCCAGTAGTTTTAAATACTTCTGGTTGATAATTAGAATTGGTTATACCAGTCCCAACTGGAAGATTGCTAACGTTTGTATTGCTGATTAGATAAGAACCTTCTACTACATTTCTAGATGCAGTAACATTGAAGCTAGACCTTCCACTAACAGTAGAGTTGATTACATTAAATTGTGAGAATTTAGTGCTGTCTAAACTAATTCCAGATCCACTTAGTCCTCCAACAATAGCATCTTTAATTAATATTGGATAATAGTTGGTTCCAGAAAGAATGCCAATACCAGCAGATGTACTTGCAACATTATTCATTAATGCTGTGATACCATCAATAGTGGTAGGTGCATTTCCTATGGAAGTTCTCATTCCATAGATGCCATTATTATTAAGTTGTAATGAAGAGAGATTGCCAGATATGCAATAACCTTCAAATCCACCGCTTAGATTGTTATTAGCAACTAAACGATTGATGTTAAGAGTAACTGGAGTTAAATGGTTGATAGCATTACCAGATAAACGGAAACCTAAAGTAGCGTTATTAGATGCAGTAATATTACTGAAAGTAGTGTTACTTACTAAACCGGGTACTGAACCATCAATGTAGATGCCTTCTCCAATATTATGTATAGAGACGATATTAGTTAGATTTCCACATTGGCTAGCAGATAATACCAAACCGCTGTTACCGTTTCTGTAGTTAACAACGCCGGTGATATCTCCGTTTATATTTGAATTTGCAATAAGAGTTCCATTTGATCTTGCACCTATCACAGTATTGTCTGACATTGTAATTCCAGAAGAACTTACACTTGCAAAGAATAATCCAGAGCTAGCAGAACTTAGTAAAGTATTACCAGTAACAGTCAATGCAGTCGCAGATACTGAACTTAATGATACACCATTACCACCAGATCTAAAGAATACGTTATCTCTTAATGTTACACTTCCGATAGTAGGCTTACTACTTATGGTTGTAATATGTGTAGTACCACCAAATCCATCAGAATTGAATGAATTACCACTTAATGTTACGAACCCATTTTGATTTACACCTACTACTAATCCTGTTTTGTTTACAGATGCAATACCAAAATTAGTGAATTGAGTATTAGTAATATTAACTTTAGCAGCATCTACAGCACGTACTGTACCGCGACTTGAAGATGAATTTCCACGAATGCTGACATTTCTGCTCAAGTTAGATACAGTTGGTACATTTCCTAAAGATGTGACTGAAGGATGGTTAAATGCTGCACTTGCTGTGGTTCTGAATGTACTGTCACCATCAAATGATGATAGAGTCAATACATCAAAAGAATTAGCTTGGAAGGTGTTTGGCGTGAATACTACAGAATCACCTACTGACCAATTAGTAGAAACGGTATCTACAACGGTAAATGTTCTTGCTGAAGATAAAGAATCTGCGGTTAGATATGTATATGGTTTTTTGTATGCACCATATACATTCATATTACCGCCATTATGTGCATCAATTTGTGAATTTAAGAGTGATATATTATGTTGTACTGAGCTAGGTATTGGATTAGTTGACGTACCAATTTCTAACGTACCATCAGAAGTGATTTGTAATCCTTGAGATCCAGCTACATTAATTGTTGTATTAGTTTGAGGGAATGTCAATTTTCCGCCATTATGTATGTAAATATTACCTTCTTCGATTGCAGATGCTGTCAATATACGTGCTTCGGAAGTTAATCCATTCAATGAACCACCTATATGTAAGTTATGTAGATTTTTAATAGTGTAAGTATTATCATAAGGATGCTTATAAAGAAATGGAGTATAACTCAATACATTTAATGGAGATGCAGGAACAGTAAAGTCGGAAGTATATAATGCCGTATTTTTTACGATTCTAAAGTTTGAAATATTACCATTTAATCCTTCTAAGAATCCAGTATGTGGAGAAGCTCCGATATATAAATCTCTTAATGTAGAAGTAGTATTTATTGTTGTTGTTAATTTTAGAGATCCGTTTAGATATAAACGTAGACTTCCAGAAATTCTACATAAAGCTAAATGATGCCATTGATTTAATGGTACAGCTCCCCAGTTACCTACAAATGCACTATTATTATACATATCTCCCGAACCTACATTGGTTATACGACACAATAACCCATTATCGTTTCTATAATCACCATAAGAAAAGATAGTATAATAACCACCAGACGCTGTTAATCTAAACCAACATTCTACAGTAAAATCATTTGAATCTGTATTTAAATTATTTGATGGAACGGTGATATAATTAGAATTAGAGAAATATATACTACTATCAGTACCAATACCAAATGGTGATGCTGAAGAAAGAGTTGGTGATCCAGTTTTAGTAAGCGTACCATATTCTATAAATGTGGATGGATTTTTAGTCGTGGTAGTAATTAATCCTTTATTTACATTGCCATAACTACCCAATAAGAATGGATTACTATAAGTAGTAGTAAATCTAGTATCATATGCATCTTTCATCAAAAACACAGTACCTGCTACAGCAGATAATGATGATGTAGATGGAGTAAAGTTTGATGTGTATAATGCGGTTCCGTTTACGATACGAAGATTTGATATATGACCATTAAAAAGTTCAGTATTGTCGGATGCACTACCGATTGTCATATTAGCAGTGCTGTCCATTAATAATGCAGTTGGTGTCCATGTTGCATCCAAAACACCGTTCAAAAACAATCTAAAAGTTCCAGATTGTCTTGTAACTGTAATATGATACCATGTATTAGCATTGATTGTTGTTGCTCCAGTCACGGAATTAGCAGTACTATTTGCAAATACTTGCAATTTATTAGAACTTATTCTAATATGATATGCTACAGATCCGGCTGTTGAATTCCATGCTGTAAAACGACTAACTATTGCACCTGCTGAAGTGTCATTTCTATAAATCCAAGCTTCTATTGTGAAGTCTCCAGTTCCGAATGAAAATGTTGGATTGTACGGAGCTGTCAAATAAGTCGTACTACCATTAAATCTAATACTACTATCAGTACCAACACCGAATGGTGATGCTGAAGAAAGTACTGGTGTATTAGTTGCACCATAAGTAAATGGCGAATACGGAGCTTTTAATAATAAAGAAGTATTAGCGATATTTAAGAGTGGTGCTGTGGGTACGGCAAAATTAGATGTGTATACCGCAGTACCATTTACGATACGAAGATTTGAAATATAACCTTTATGGTAATTTTGTATGATTGTACCTAGAGTTCCAATATTCAATGCTCCACCAGCAAGGGAAAGTGCTCCTGTATACGTTGCTCCTTCTTGGACACCATTCAAAAACATTTTATAAGAGCCGGGGCTACCTGCAACGGTTATATGATACCAAATGTTGGATTGAATATTAGTAGTACCTATAATATGTGGTGGATTTCCAGCACCATAAAATCCAAATTTGGAATCATAATACTGCAATGTCCATCCAGCACCTGTGTTTAAATAGTTAGATGCAATAACATGATTGTTTAAATCATCAAATCGTACCCAAGCTTCGATTGTAAATGTACCGGAAGGAAAATCAAAACCATTAGATTTAGGTGTAGTTAGATAATCCGTAGTTCCATTAAAATACAAACTACCATCTTCTGCATTAACCCCACTAAATGGAGTCATTTCACTAACATAAGTTGGTGATGTTGGTGATTTATAGTTTGCTGTTGTAAATCCTGAATCTAAAGCTAATGGTGAAGAGGGAACTGTAAAGTTTTTAGTGTATAAAGCTCTACCTGCAATTACACGCGCATTCGTAACAGAACCGTTTAGATACCACCATGCACCACCATAAACTGATGCACCGATTTGAATACCATAATTAGTGTTATTGAAATAATTAACGGTATTGGCTTGCGGCGTTAAAGATACACCATTTACATAAGGAGTTAATACTCCATTTTTTCTACATATAGCTATATGAGTCCAAACCCCAACAGTAGGAGTGTAATCAAAACTTGGTCGACTTTCAACATCAGTGTATCTTGTGAACCATATTTTACCGTCATTCCAAAAAAGATGCCAATCATGCGGATAATATGGACTGCCATTATATCCAATACCTTTCATTAATAAAGGATAGTATGTAGCAGTGCTGTTTATTTTAAACCATGTTTCAATAGTAAAATCTCCTGTACCGAATACCGTATCGTTATAACCTTCAAAATTTAATTTATTGCTGCTACTAGAATTGAATACATAGCTAGTTTCTAGTGGTGAACTTAAAAATGGCGAATCAGATTGTGTAAACGTTCCATTAAAAGTGCCTATCACGTCTTTACTATCTTCAAAAGCTGTTAATACACCAACTAAAGATAATTGATTAGGATCTGATGTTAAAAAATCCAAACGAATTCTACTACCAGATGTAGAAGCGAAAGGGGTGGTTAATTTTAAAATTTGCCAATTTTGTGATGCATTAGAAATTAAATTATTTCTTCCATCGTATGATGTAAAAGAGCTAATAGCATAAGTTTCGGTAACATATGATGCTCCTGAAGATAACATCATCGACAATGTCCCTGTAGGATTAGCTGCACGGAAATTTACGTTTATTGCTACTGCTGATAAAGTACTACCATCAGAAGTGATAGAATATATACTTATGTTAGGATTACCGTAGGATGTACCTACATTTATGTTTGATGTACCGTTAAAAAGATCCGCAGAGGATAATGTTTGACCGAATACATTTGAATCAGTTAAATTACCATCATTTAAAGAGAATAGAGTTGGCATAATTTATAAAAAAAAAGTTTTAGGTTAAAGACCAGTTATCGACATTTACAGAACCTGAAGTTCCAGAACAATCTACATATACTTCGAAAATTCCAGCCCTAGCTGCTGCGGGGATTAATCCAGTTAATAGTACCCATGAATCGGTAGTTGATGTAGTAGCTAATACTGTATCAGAAGCGTATCCTAACGAAGGATTACGTTTAAGCATCAATCTAGGAGTTGGTGAAGTACTGTAAACATATACACCTACTGTATAGCTATCACCAGAATTCACAGGAACTAACTTAGAACCACAACGAAGCTTTTTAGTCTCTGAAGTAGGTTCTAGTTTTTCTGAAATTAAATTACTGCTATAGTAACGAACAGTATCAGAAGAAATTTTACCAGCAGGAGTCCATCGGAAATGATTGTTAGATACGCCTCCAACTTTCATTGCAGCAAATCCAGTCTCTAAGAACGTTTCTGACTGGTAATTAGCTAAAGTTGAAGAAAGAATTCCAGTATTGAAAGTGCAGTTATTAAATTGATAAGAACCTTCTAAAAGATTACGATTAGCGAGAGTCTTTACATCTACGTATGAACTTAATGTAGAAGATTCTAATGCAAATTGTTCAAATTTTGAACTATCAAGTAAAAGTGCGGAACCGTTATCAGCAGATAAAGTACTACTAATCAACCTAGCATTTTTAATTACAGTTGGGAAATAATTAGATCCACTAAGAATACCAAATGCACAGATTCCTGAGAATACATCTTTATAAATTGTTCCATATGGATCATTATAGAGAAGTACCGTGTTTGGTATTACATTTAATGGTGCTGCAATAGGAGTGAAATTATTCGTATATAATTCGATATTTTTAACAATTCTAATATTAGAAAGATATCCATTATATTGATGATTTACAGTACCAGTAGCATCTACATAACCAATTCTTAAATCGTTATTAGCAGCACCGGGTCTACTGAAGTTTGATATCCTATTTTTTAATACACCGTCTACGAAAATAGAAGCATTACTACCATTTAATGTAACTGCAACATGATGCCAAGTGTTAATTTGTATTGAATTAGCAGCGGCTCCTATTCCCGTTACCCCACCAGCAGGTATACCTACCCCTATACTACCATCAGAACCAAATGTAAACCATACTAGAGAAGAAGTGGATGCATTGCCTCCAGTCATGATTAATCGGCAACTATTACCAGCAGAAGGTAGATTTAAGGTATACATCCAAAATTCGTATGTAATCACATTATTACTAGCAATGGACAAATCATATACATTTGCTGTATATGGACTGATAGTAAGAGAATCGCTTGGATTGAATCGGATGCTACTATCAGTACCAACGCCAAATGGAGATGCTGATGATAAAGTTGTACCAGTTTTGGTTAATGTATTTCCTGAAGAGAAAGTACCTTGTGAAGTTACTCCATCAAAAGTAGTAGCTCCGTTACCAATGCTGGTTTTAATTCCATAACCAACATTGTTGTTTAATGTCATGGAACTTAAATTACCAGTTATTGCATAACCTTCAAATCCAGCATCACCGTTGTTATTTGCTAATACATTGTTGATATTAACAGTAATTGGTAAAAGTAGATTACCGCTACCTCCAGATAGTTCTAAACCAACAGTAGTATTATTATTTGCTGTTATATTACTAAAGATTGTAGAAGATAATTGAGGAATAGTTCCAGAAATGTTAACACCTTCTTTAGTGTTATAATGACCAGCTAAACCATTGTAATTAGCACGGTTATTTGTACCAGCGACCACAGAACCGCAATTTCCGTTCATACAGCCAATACCACCAATAGTTCCACTCACCAAATAGGGATTAACCACACGCAAACCATTTTGTGTATTACCAATTAAGAAGTTGTTCTTAATATCTGCATAAGTAGAACTTAATGCATTAACGAACATTCCGTTTTGTGAAGATCCAATAACAATGTTATCAGTAAATGTAAAATTATTAGCAGAAACTGCATTTAATGTTATGATATCTGTAGTAGCACCATAACCACGGAAATTACATCCTTTAATAGATACATTCCATGTAGGAGTTTTTGTTGCATCAAAAGAAAATGCTGGCATTGATGCAGCACCACTTCCATTAAAAGCACAGTTACTTAAAGAAACAGATCCTGTAGAATTTGTACAGAATTGTAATCCTTTGTAGGTAGTGTTTGATAAATTATTAAATTGAACATTGTTTAGGTTACTAACTGAACCTTCTAAGAAACGAATATATCCGAAAGTTGTATTCGTTCCTACGAAACGTACATTCCGTGTCATATTAACAATGCTAGGAATATAATCACTTGCATTATGTGTGAAGGCGGCAACATTCCATGCGCTTAATACTCCAGAATTGATAGTTTTAGCAGTTGTGGTTTCAAATGTAGTATAGGTTGTGGTGTTTGGCGTGATTACTATAACATCTCCACCACTTACAGTAGTATTATTAGCAATCCAATTTGATACATTCGTGATTAATGGATAACTACCAGACCCAACTACTGTATTTGCACTTAATAATGCGAAAGGAGTTTTGTAAGAACCATAAGCGTTTAATGATGCACCATTATGAACATTAATAAAAGAATTGTTTAAATTTATGGTATGAACTTTGTCAGCCTCTATGGGATTAGCAGAAGTTCCTATATTAACAGTACCATTAGGAGTAATCTGCATTCCATTTGCACCAGTTAATGTCAATGTAGTATTAACTATTGTATGGAAATTTAATGTTCCTCCATTATGTACATAGAAATTTCCTAATGAAAGAGCACTTAGGTTATATTCTACTACTCTTGGTAGTAATTCGGTATTATTGAGATTTCCTACAATATGTACTACGTCAGCATTAACAGGAACGCCATTAGTAGTAGTTACGTAGTGTCGGTTTAAATTTGTTAAAGCAGTACCAATGAGTGATACTTTATTAGCGACCGAAGTTTTTACTCCAATCGTCATAGTTGTCGAATTAGGAAAACTAATAGGAGTAGGTAAAGTAAAGTATTGCCAGCCTTGTGGATGACCCGGAGTAATGTTACTATGACTGGTGTATAATGTTAATCCACTGACTGGAAATGAAACAGTTCCTGTTGAACTTCCATTAGATCCACTTAGAATTAAATCTACAGTACCAGTTGGCGATCCATTCACCGCTGAAAGTTGTAATGCTATACCACAATATGTAGACCCGTTAGAGGTAGCAAGAGTTGTTGGATAGCTAAATGATGTGGTTAATAAATTTCCAACAGTTCCGCCAGTTACATCTCCCGCAGATAAAGTAGCGGCAAATACACTAGAAGTATTGAAATATCCGTCGTTAATTGAAAAATACGTTGGCATTGTTTAAAAAAGTTAAATTTGTTCTTCTATTGTTGAAGGAGATTCTTCCGTGGTAGTTTCTGTTGCGGAAAGATCTTCTACGATAGTTTCTGATGCTGAAAGATTTTCTACGATAGTTTCTGATGCTGAAAGATTTTCTACGATAGTTTCTTGTTCTGCTGCGATTCTTTCTGCTTCTAATTGCGCCGCTATTAGTCGTTCTGCCTCTAAGAGTCGTTCTGTTTCTAATCTTTCTAATTCTAATTGTGCTGCTATTTTTCGGTCTTCTTCAAGTTGTACTTGTTCTGCAATAATACGAATAGCTAGTTCTGTCATTGCTTCTTCTGTGTGTTCCTCGTGTTTAAAAATAACGGGAATGTTCAATTCTGGAAGAATAGAATCAGAGTCGGTTAGATTTAATTTAAAACTACATAACCCAAACTGTTCCAACTCTTTAGTGAACGTATAAGCGTAAGGCATATTATTATTTATCCAATTTATGCCTATTTTTCCTTTTAGAAATCGAATAATCTTAGTGCTCTCTGTTGTCCATTTATATTGACTATTAAATAATCATTCGATGCGCTGGCGTTTTGTAGAGTGGTTACTGTGCTATTTTCCAGCAATGAAGTAAAATCACCAGCAATTGGAATTATTTCTTCGGCATCTCCATTTCCGTTGTTTCCCAGACCATAATAAAGTACGCGATTCACCTCATTAAAGGCTAATTCACCATTATGTAACGAATTAGGTGCTCCGCTTTGACCCGAATTTCTTCGTTTTATTAAAATAGTTCTACTAGGTTCCATCGCTTTCTGAGTATTTAGGAGAAAAAACGATTATTTCATCATATCAAAACAAAAAAAAGAAGGAGCAGTTTCCCGCTCCTTCTTTAAAACTAATTTTTATTTAATTTTTGTTAACTACGTATGCCTTTTAATGAAATATTGATCATAGAGGCATTAGACGCAGTAGTGACATAGAATTCTAAGAATTCTCCTGCACTAACATTTGTCCAGCTAGCAGATAAGTTACGATTTTTTTGTTGATTTGATAAAGTTAAGAAATCAGTTCCAAGAATTCCAACAGTAGTTGGGAAATCTCCAAATGAAGCTTTACGAACATCAACAATAAATGTAGTTGTTTGTATATCAGCAACAATATGCCATTCTTGTACTGTGAAATTAGTGGGAATCTGAACGAATCCTTTACTTCCAGTTGTGATAGCAACACCACCACCATCAATTGTGTAATTTATTGATCCAGCAGATCCAGCTATCCAGCTTGCGGAATTCGCAGCAATTAATGTCTGAGTTGTGGCAGCATTTGATAATCTACTATCTGAAGTTAATACAATAGAAGCAGAATTTGCAGTTACATAGCTATAAGCAGTACTTGCATTTGATAAACGCGCATCAGAAGTGTTTACAAAACCAGCAGAAGCTCCAGTTAAGTAGCTATATGATGTATTGGCTCTTGCTAAACGTACATCGTCGCTATAAACTGCGGCAGCAGAAGTTGTCTTGAAATGGTTATAAACCACAGAAACCCCTTGCCATGTACCGCTATTTTCTCCTACAAAAGTATAGAGTTCTTCGAAATCGGTTACATCGGTTTTGCCGCTTAGAATAGTTCCTAATCCAGTAACTTCACTAATTGCATGGGTATGGGCTAGAGGAGTACGAGAATTAGTTAGTCTTGAATCGTTAGTGAATACTAAAGAACCTGAATTTGCTTGTACATAGGTATAAGCCGAATATCCTTGTTCTGTTCCACCACCCCATTGTGCGCTATTAGTAGCTAATACAGTGAAGCGAGGATCGGTTGCTAATGCATAGTTACCGCTGGCTTGTTTACCATCAATATTAGACTGTAGAGTGTTTAATGAAGATTGTAGACCATTAACAGCAGAAATCTCATGTGTATGAAGATCTACTGGGAATGATACTGGTTTATTAGCAATTGCACTCCATTCTGGGGTAATGTCAGCTAATAATACGTATGAAGAGTCATAACGTTTATCTCCACTTCCTGTATATACCCAGCGATAACCATCAGTAGTAGTACATACAGTTCCTTGATTAATCGCAGATAATAAGTAAGTGAAATGATCGATACCGCCATAGAATAAACCAGTAGAAGTATACATCCCACCGGGGATTAATACTTGTTCTTGTGAAGGAACAACAGGTAATCTATCTACATGGATTTTACCAGATACAATAGCTGATGCATCGTGGGTATGTGCTAATGGATTACGTGAATCTGATAATCTACCATCTCCTTCAAGTATAAAATCAGCAGAATTTGCATTTAAAAAAGTATATGCAGCATTACCGTTGGGTGAATCTGCTAAACGTGAATCATTTGTATATACTAGTGATGCAGAAATAGACTTAACAAAAGCAGATGCAGCATCCCATTCAGGAGCATTAGTAGTATCACTATTCATCCATGCAGCACTGTTTTGGGACATGATGCTGTATACAGAATTCCAATTTATATAATATTCTCCGTTTGATGTTAAGAAATCGGTAAAATCTGTTTGTAAAGAACCGGATATGCTTTGAACATAACTAGCCACTGCATCCCAGATAGGAGCATTTGTGGCATCACCAGTTCCTCCACCACCACCACCACCACTTTCTCCACTAAGTGCCCAAATAGCACTATTAGAGATTACTGCTGTATATGCAGCATCCCAGTTAGCAGAATTTTGTTGTACTAGTGAAGCAGTAATGATTGGAATTACATCACCAATTGTTCCTAAGTTTACTGAGGTGTTACCGAATGTAGCACTTAATGCAATAGTACCTAAATTCTTTGCAGCATTTAAAAATGCTCCATATTTGATAGTACCAGCATTTTGTGCTAATTGGTTAAAACTTCCTAAGCCGTCGAGTTGAGAGTTTGTGTTTGACATAAATATTAGATGAGAGTTATTGTACCAGTAACACTACTTGTAGGTACATTCGCAGTTGAAGCTACGTATGCATTTCCATAAACCATTCCTTCATTGATGGAAGAATTATTAAAAATAGCATCACCATAGACTTCGCCTTTGTTTTTAGAGTTTTGTGAGAACATAGCATTCAGAACAACAATACCATTGTTTTCTGAGTAATCAGAGAATACCCCATATTGGGTTAAACCAACATTAGAACTGTATTCTATGAAGTATGCTGTTAATTCTGGATCAAAGTTTAAAGTAGGCATATGAATAGACAGATGTCCATATATTATTTATTCTAAAAGAGTTACAGTTTTTCATTGTAACCAAATTTATCGAAAATGTATCTTTCAGTTTGATAAATAATATGTTTAGATTCTGCTGATATAGTTCTGTCGTACTCTTGTTTGTTAGACCATTTTGTCAGAGATTCTTTTTGATTCTCAACATTAGCTAAATGATGAAACTTTTTTTCGTCGAAAACTTCTCCCGCATTCTTTAGTGCTGTGAAAAGATCTTCATATAGATTTTCTGTTTTTCCTATGAAATCCATTTTCACGTCACATTTATAGAAATCATCATCTCCTATATATCTTGACACTATTTTTGAGTAATGACCCATCCAAAATGCACCGTAATCTTTAATCCATGTATCGAAGTTGGGTGATTCTTTTTCAGAATCACTAAAACGGGTAGTTTTGCTCCATTCATAGAACGAAGGCCACCATGTATACGGATGACGAACGAAACAAAAATTATAAGTATTTTTGCTTTCTGTCATCTGATGAAGAAACAAATGACCATCTTGAGGTTGAGAGTATCGGTGCGAAGGTAGCTTTAAATGAAATAAAAATGCTTGTAAAAATGTACCGGCACATTTAGGGATATGTATAAAACTAGATTTAGTAAGTAGTAGATTGCTCATGTTTTTTGAATAAATCTTTAAAGAAGGTTTTAATTTTAATTAATATTTTTTCAAAGAAAGATTTGTTATGATCTTTTTCGAAATTTTCGATAAATGCTAATTTGGTTTTTGCATCTAAAGGTGGTGCGATAAAATGAACTAAACAAGTATCATTTGTTATTTCATATTTCATTTCGTTTGTAGTAGATATGAGAGACATTCTTTTATTTAAAATGGTATCATCCGTCATATACGCTTTACAGAAGTAATAATTCATGAATGCTTGTTCAAAGAAGTATTCTCCAGACCAATTATCCATAAACCAATTAACATTTTCGAAATGTTTTTTCATTCTAGCAGAATTTTTAAATAAAAATTGCCCAGCATTGAATGGCATTTGTTTAGCTTGTGACATTTCAAATACATGTTTATCATCTAAGTAAACAAATCCATGATGAATTGTTTTATGATGACCATAATTTAAATTTAAATTTCTAGCAGTGTATAAAACATTATCTTCTAGTTTTTTGTTAAAAATACTATTAACATCTTTTAAACAGATGATATCACAGTCTAAGAATAGAATGTTATTATATTCGTTTATATTCTCACACTGAAACACTCTTGTTTTATATTGAGAAGCTTCTACTCCATCTGATGGTGTTTTTAGTAATAGATATTTTGGTTGTATTTTTTTAACAAAAGGCTGAAGTTCTATTTTTTCTTTAGTAGCTTCATCTGTGATTAATAATAAATCAAAAGTTACTTTGCTGTGTTTTAAAATAGTAGATACTGATTTGTTTAATAGTTCTACATACCCTTTATCAAAAAACACAGTGTAATATATTAAATTTTTATTTCCTATTTCTGCTGAATCTAAAGATTCTGCTTCTGATATCTTTTTGTCTATTTCATCGAATATTTTTGATCTACCTTCTTCGGAATCTTCAAATAAAACAGAAGTTTTATGTCTTAAACATAATTGAGCAGCTATTGTTGTTTTAGATCTGTAAATAGCTTGTTGTTTGCTACTAAATTTAATAATTTCGGTAACTCCGTTTTTATAAACAACTTTATATTGTATATGAGTAGAGTTTTCAAATACAGAATTAACTAATTCGATATACGGCAATGCTCTAATATGTTTATCTGATATTATAGAACTGACAAATGCCGGGGATTGCTCCCCGGCATTTGTTTTTGCAGTTTCTAAGTAAACTGTTTCTATAACATCAATTTCTGATTTTATTTTATCAGGAATTGATATTTTCATAATTAATTATATGGGTCCATATCATCTACTAAGCCGCTGAGTGTGTTACTACCATGAAAAAGACTATATACTAAATCACCTAATTGCATAGTAAGGCTAGTATATGGACTACCATCACTATTATATACAGCCGTTCCTTGTTGTAGAGCGGCGGAATCCACATAAAGCGTAGTGTTGTTGATATCAACTACTCCATATACCACAATTCTTCCACCTGCTCCGTCATATTTATAGTAATCTGAGCCATCATTGCTTATGCTAATTGAAACGTATTCACCGCCTCCATAACCATTGAAGTTATACCATTTACCATCAGCAGCTTGTTGCGTGCCGTAGGGATGAGGAGTACCACCAAAACCAACACCTAGACCACCTTGACCATCAAATACGTACCATGCTCCTCCAGATGATTGCGTTATACCACTAGCATAGCTAGCACCACCACTACCATCAAATGTGTACCATTTGTTGTTATCGGATGCTAATTGGAATGTTCCAGTAGCATAACTAAGTCCACCATTACCGTCTAATGTGTACCATTTGTTGTTATCGAATGCTAATTGTAATGTTCCAGTAGCATAGACACCTCCACCATCACCATCAAATGTGTACCATTTAGTATCGTGTGCTGGATATGTACCAGCAGTAGCATAACTACCACCACCAATACCATCAAATGTGTACCATTTGTTGTTATCGGATGCTACTTGTAATGTACCATAAGCATAACTACCACCGCCACCGCCATTAAATGTATACCATGAACCATTATTTGCTTGTGCTGTACCAGAAGGATAAAGACCAACACCATTACCATCAAATGAGTACCAGTAACCGTTATTTACTTGGATTATACCAGAGGCAAAACTACGACCACCATTACCATCAAATGTGTAGTAAACCCCATCAGATGCTTGATATGTACCAGCAGTAGCATATGCTACTCCACCATTACCATCAAATGTGTACCATTTACTGGTTATTTCGGATGTACCAGCAGATGGATATTGATAGTTTCCATTAGTAGACCCACCATTGCCATCAGCAATTATATCGTAAGTACCATTTTCTACGCTATCAGACCCAACAGTAGTATAAATAACTAAACCTGCGGATAGTACTGTACCTTGAGCTGGATGTTCACTTGGAGGTACATATTCACTAACGCTGCCATCTACTGTACCGCTATTTGTAGCTGTAGACGCAACCTGTGCATCACCTTGCACAGTTCCTAGGTTAGTGGTAGTATCTTTAAAGATAGCATCACCAGTTACAGTTCCGCCATTATTGACAGCAGTATCTCTGAATTCAGCATCAGCAACAGTTCCGGTGTTCTGTGAACTACCAGCAAATACAGCAGAAGTACTAACAGTACCTGCATTTGCTGCGTTGTCGCGGAATTCAGCAATTGCTACAGTTCCAGTGTTTACTGCATCGCCAATGAAAACTGCAACTTCAGTTACAGTACCATGATTCGCAGCACTTAATGAGAATTCCGCAGAAACTGAAACAGTTCCACTGTTAACAGCAGTATCACCGAATGTTGCATAAGATACAACACCAGCATTCTCTGTTGAATCGTTAAAACTGCCAGTCCCGTCAATTTGAATATTTTGTACGCTCATTAGATGTTATAAGTTGAATTTCCGTTGAATGTTGCATTACCAGTGATATCACAACTTACGTTACCGAACATAGCAGAAGTGAATACGATACCAGCGGTTCCACTATTGATGGAATTTGGTTGTACCCAGTAAACTGCATCTAGATCAACAATAGGTGCTACGTTACCAAGAACAATTACATCAGTAGCTGAAGTTGGTAGTGTTGCGGCTTGATTTGTGTGACTTGAGTTGGTGAACCAGTTGTTTAAGCTGCTCCAATCAGTGCTGCTGGTAGAATAGAAATATTTACCAGTTCCTGATGGAGTAGGAGGTGTACCGAAATCATCGAAGTATCCACCGTCTAAGACAGCAAATACACCTTGAACGAATTCAGTGTTAGCTACTTCAGCTCCACTTGCTGATACTACAGCAGTTGCTGCAACAGCAGATGAAAGAACAACAGAGCCAGTGAATGATTTATCACCAGCAATAGTTTGTTCAGTAGATACAGTAACATAGTTACCAGCACCACCGATATTGACAATTGGCTGAACTGCGCCATCTGCCATACCGTAGTAGAGGGTATCATTTACTTCGTTGAATGCTAACTCACCGTTTAGGAGTGTAGTAGGCGCACCTGCCTGTCCACTCGTTCTACGTTTAATTTGAAAGGTATTAGCCATAATTTTAGGTTAATCCTCCAAGTTAGAAGCTTCCGCCATCGAGTAATGATGCTACGTCTTGTACGAATTGTGTGTTAGCGACTGCTACACTACTGTCGGTTCTTGTTTGTGTTACGGTTACTGCTGCTGATCCGAGATCAACTGCGCCTGAGAAGACTTTGTCTTCTACAACAGTTTGAACAGTGTCGAGAGTAACGAATGCACCTTTACCACCAATTGGTACTACGCCAGATGCAGCACCATAATATAGTGTTTCGTCTACTTCGTTGAAGGCGAGTTCGCCACCGAGTAATGAAGCGGGTGCTCCTGCTGGTCCGGTCGTTCTGCGTTTAATTTGAAATGTATTTGCCATATATAGTATATATAAAATTTTTTGGGTTTTGGAAGAAAGGGGGTGGTGTAAAACCCAACCACCACCCCCTATAAACTTTTATTTTCTAAACTAACTTAGAAAGTACCTGCATCCATTGCGCAATTGACTAGTGTGTAATTAGTCATTGTTCCGCTAACGGTTGCACTGATTGTTACATCAGTCATTGAACCGCCAGTGATACTAACTGCATCGTAGTTTTGTGATGCAATAGTACCAAGAACAGTTACACCAGAAGCACCAGTGAGACTGTCAACAGCAGATTCAAGAACGTCGAGACGCTCATCGGCAGCAGCTTCGCTAGCAACTAAAGCAGAGCTTAGAGTTGCATAGTTGTTTGCCATAGTTACGACGAAACTCTCGTCATCGCCAATAGCACTTGCAAGTTCGCGGAGTGTGTCGAGAAGCTCTGGAGCACCCCCAACAAGATCGCTGATTTTCTGGTCAGCATAAGCTTGTGCATCAGAAAGAACTTGTGAATCACGAGCGATCATGTCTGAGCTTAGAGAACCGATTGCGGTCTCAAGAGCACCAGAAACACCTACAAGTTCAGTGTGGGCAGTTGAAACTGCATCCGCAATGTCTTGACTAAGATCGGCTGAAACAGAAGCTAGCTCAGAATGAGCACCAGCTACTGCGTCAGCAATGTCTTGTGAAAGTTCACCAGAAACAGAAACTAGTGCAGAATTTGCACCAGCTACTGCATCAGCGATATCTTGAGTTAATTCGCCAGAAACTGAAACGAGTTCAGAATGTGCAGCAGAAGCGGCATCAGCGATGTCTTGTGAAAGATCACCAGAAACGCTTACGAGTTCAGAATGAGCAGCAGCGGCTGCATCGAGGATATCTTGTGAAAGATCACCAGAAACAGAAACTAGTTCAGAGTGAGCAGCGGCAGCAGCATCAAGAATGTCTTGGCTGAGTTCGCCTGAAACTGAAACGAGTTCAGTGTGAGCGGCAGAAGCAGCGTCAGCAATGTCTTGTGAGAGATCACCAGAAACTGAAACAAGTTCAGAATGAGCAGCAGCGGCTGCATCGGCAATATCCTGAGTTAAATCACCAGAAACTGAAACGAGTTCGCTATGAGCAGCAGCGGCTGCGTCACTGATGTCTTGAGTTAGTTCACCAGAAACGCTTACAAGAGCTGCGTTAAGGTCATCAATTTCGCCCTGAAGGGTGCCGCTAGCAGCGACAGTTTCAGCCCGAAGATCGTCAATCTCACCTTGTAGAACACCACTAACAGAAGCTAGGTTAGAGGATGCGCTATTAGCGAGATTGGTTATAGTATTGTTAATATCGCCATCAGCGGCCTGAAATGCACTAACGATTTCGGTTAATGAATCAAGAGCGGCTGGGTCGATGTTGCTGAGAACATTGTCAATGCGAGTATTAGCTGCATCGATTGCACCAGATAGTGCGGTTTCGGCAGTAGTAGCACGAGAAACTTCATCAGCTAAGTCGCTGGCTAAAGTGCCAGAAGCAGCTACAGCTTCAGTGCGAAGTTGTTCAATTGTCCCTTCAAGAGTTGAAACTTCAGAGTCAATTTTAGAATCGAGAGCAGCAGAAGCTGCAACCATTTCAGCGTGTAAATCAGCTACTTCAGAATCGATTTTGCTGTCAAGGGCAGCAGAAGCTGCGACCATTTCGGCATGTAGATCAGAAACTTCAGTGTCGATCTTGCTGTCAAGAGCGGCAGAAGCTGCTACAACTTCAGCGCGGAGATCAGCGATTTCACTGTCGACAGTTGCTGAGAGAGAGTCAATCTTGCTATCAAGAAAAGAAGAAACAGAACCTACTTCAGAGCGTAAGCCACCGAGTTCACTGGTAAGACCAGCAGCAATTTCCTCAACATACCCATTACCACCAATGGGGATGATTTCGGTTGCTGTACCACTGCCGTCATCTCCACGACCGTAGTAAAGGGTGTTATCGACTTCGTTGAAGGCGAGTTCTGCATTAAGTAGTGAGGCTGGTGCTCCTGAAAGGGCTCCAACTTCATCTAAACGACGTTTGATACGAATAATATTTGCCATAATTTTTTGGTTTTGTTTGAGTTATGCAGATCAGTAAAAATATTCTGCATATATTATTTATCAAAAAACCTACTCAATTTTTCAAAAATTATTCAAAATTTAAAATTCGCCCCCGTTTAAGTTGGTCTCTTCCATCAATTTACCGTCTTTGTATGATAACAATATACCGTCTTCTCTTTCTTCTGCGGTTTGTGCAGATAAAAGAGGAACATCAAAATTCGTGAGTTCTTCCAATGAAACACCATCTAGAATATTTTCATATGCTGATAATCTTTCTGTGATTATCTCGTTTATGTAGTCTGCTACATCAGATTTTGTTACAATATTTGTGAAACGCATATTAAAATCCTTCCCATAACATATAATTAGGAGTTGTACTGTAAACAGAAACTTCTCCGTGATATACTTGGTCGTCAAAAAATGCTTCGCCTATTCCATCTGTGTTTCCTTTTAATAAAACATTGAAAGATGTGGAACTCGCACTTAAACCAAATTTAATATACAAAGGAACATTACTTAAATTTCTACAATAAAGAGCTTTTCTTATGGAATTTGCAGATAATACTTGACCGTTTGTGGTTCTTACTGTATGATTATCTACATTATCATAGTTATTTCCATGATTAACTGTATATACAGCTTGTGCATATAATTCTCTTGGAACATCATTTTGTATGGTAATCCATGAAAATGCATCCCCTACACTAGGCCACAAAGGAGAAGAAGATAGTATTGGAACTAAATTTGCCATTTCTAATATTTAGCTTTACAAAGTATTTTTATTATGCTAATATAAAAAATATACTATCTATTAAATAGAAATTAATGACAAAAAAAGAATGCATTAAGTATTTAAATAAAGTAATAGAATTTCTACCAGAACTAGATTGCTTTGAAGAGTTTTGTAAAGAACTAGAAATAGAAGAAGATGAACTAGAATTGATATTATCTTCTAAAATAACTAATATTACTAACGACGATTTAGAATAACTTAAAAAGTTTCCGAACTCGCACTAGCTACACTAGTAGAAGAAGTATCTTGTGAAATTGGTTGACTTCTTCCGTAATATAGAGTATTATCTACTTCATTAAACGCTAATTCTCCTACTTGTAAAGAATCTGGTGGTCCTGCTTCACCTGCTAATCTACGTTTAATTCTAAATACAAAAGCCATATATAATATTTATCATTTAATGAAACAAAAATTAATAAATGCCTATATGGAGAGTGCGGAAGTTTTCGCTAAACTTTCAACAGCCAAACGCTTAAAAGTAGGTGCCATAATAGTCAAGGATCAGAGAATTATTTCTATTGGTTATAACGGTACACCCGAAGGATGGTGTAACGTGTGTGAAGACGAAAATAATGTTACAAAACCCGAAGTAATTCATTCGGAAATGAATTGTATTAATAAATTAGCAAAAAGTAACGAATCGGGAGAAGGGTCGGTAATGTTCGTTACACATTCTCCTTGCATGGACTGTGCAAAATCTATTTACGGAGCAGGAATAAAAGAGGTTTTTTATAAAAACTCGTATCGTGATGATTCGGGAATAGAATTTTTAAAAAAATGCGGAGTGAACGTGGTTCATCTGAAAAACTCGTGAAAATAAAAATCTCACGAGATTGACAAAACCGCATCTTTGCTATAAATTATTATAGCCAATGAATGTCATCACACCATTAGTTCAGTTTCAGCAGCAAATGAGAATTTTTCATTGGCAAACCGATTCTTTTGCTAAACATAAGGCTTTTGGTAAAATCTACGAATCTTTAGATGGATTAGTAGATGAGTTCGTAGAAACCTATATGGGTACTTTTGGAAAAAGTAAACCAGTAGCTCCGTTTAATTTTACACTTCTTCCTTTACAAGATGACGGAGTAGTTTCTGAAGTTTTAGAAGATTTCATCGATTATTTAAAAGAAATGTCTTATGAAATAGAAGACAACTCTGATCTTTTAAATATCAGAGATTCTATCCTCGCAGAGGTAAATAAACTAAAATATCTATTAACCTTATCTTAAAGATATTTGTGAAATTTTCACGAACTAAAATCTATGGCATCCAAAAAGCGTAATAACAACAATCAGTCTAATGCGAACCCGCAGAAGGTCGCAGTAGAAGAAGTTTATATTCCATCACAAAATGCTGATAAATATCCAGATATTCAAACACCTGAATATCAATACAAGATATTAGCATTTCGTAATGATTATGTAAAGCTTCAAGAAGAAGTTACAAAGCACTTAAATGAAGGATGGGAATTAGTTGGTGGAGTTTCTACTTCGATGAACATGAGTCCATACGAATCTGTTACTATTTTTGCACAAGCACTTAAAAAGTAATTATGTCAAAACTAAACACAGTGAATAACGGAAAGGGTGATAAACCTCGTCCAATCAAGGACATAGACACATACAACAAGAACTTCGACAGTATCTTTAAGAAAAAAGTTAAAAAAGTTCTTGATCCTCAGAAGAAAAACTGAGATACTTTGTGAACTATGAAAGAAGTGCCAACAGTATACGAACTGCGTAAACAAGGATGGAAAGTACGGGTGGGGCATCATCGGGAATATTTCCGATATGATCCTTTCACTGGAAAACGTCACACAGCTTGGATTCTACAATCTATGGTTGAAGACGAACCAGAAGAGTGGTTTCTATCTCCACGAGGCGGTAAAACCACAATTATGATTACCACAGATAAAAATGAAGATCTGTATGGCGAATCAATTTGTTCTTCGAAAGAACATTATCGTCGAAGCACTGGTTTGAAGAAAGCAGTAGCTCGTGCGCTTTCAGCAGTTTAAAAACAACTAATGAACGAAACTACTTTTCGCAAGAAGCACAAGTTCGTCTATAACTTTTTCTTGACTCCAGAAGAAAAAGAACTTATCTTCACCCTAAAGCATCTTCATCGCCTAAACAATAGTCTAGGTAACGATTCTGAAAAATATTCAGATTTCATTAATAAAATGTCTTGCTATTATAAACAAATTCTGTCAGAATATAACGACTAACAACTCTCCTATGAGAAACACAAAAACAACAACAAAGCGGACTCAGCGGGCATGTCTCGGTGAGTGTTCAACTGAAACTTGGCTATCGTCTACTGCGACACGGCCAAAGACTGTAGTTCTAACTCTAGAACGCACAAAGAACGGATACACAGTTCAGAATGCTACTATTCTGAAGCGTGTAAATCAATACAATGCCATTCCTGTTGAAGCGAATGTGCGTGCAATTACCAAGGACATTAACCAGAAAGGTGTTACACTAATCTAAAAAGTTAGTGTTGTGATGAGGGCTGGCTGCACCACCGCTATCTCAGTAACATGAGATAGCGGTGTTTCTTTTTATAATTTGCCTTTTAGTGTTTGATATTCCATTTGTGAAGCAGTACCATCTAGTACTCTTCTAGCCGCTTTCATTTCCCCGAATTTGTATATACCTAAAATTGCAATGATGTGTAATAGCCAAACAGATATTCTAAAAAATGTTTGTAGCTTTTCATTTCTCAATGATATGTTATAATCTTTCAAGATTGTTATAACCACATCTTTTACCAGATCTATACTTTCGTTTTTTAGTCTTTTTAATAAAAGAAAAATTTCATCTTTCAATGAATGAACTTTTTTGGTATTAATTGGCCGACCTTGGTTGTCTTGTGTGAGAAGAATTTTGATTTCTTCCCATTTTTGTAGAATCTCTTTTTTCTTGTTTTTTACTTCATCGATAAGTCCTTCTTCTAAGTAATAAAATTCTTGAAAACTCATTACGGCATTTTCTTTTTTCATAAAATTATTTATCAAAAATGACCACGAAAGATAAATCTATTTATGATAGTAATTTTCAAAAAAATCATTGATATGTTTATGAATTTATTATCAGAAAAACCTAAATCTAAATCATTAGAAAATATCGAATTAGAAATAACATGGAGTGACATAGCATCTGGTACTTCCAATTCAAAAAATGGTTCAGTATTGGCATATTCCATGAGAAGAAATGGTATGTTTGGTTATGCCACAGAAAGTAATATAGTTTTAGAAAACGGAGATGTTTATTATCCAGTAGACTTATCAAGTCACTGGGAGGCTTATATCAATTCACCAAAAATAAAGCCAAAAACCCTACTATATTTTTTGGAATAATGTGCTAAATTCCATAAGTTAGTTTATGGAACAGGAGAAAAAATATATTCATATCTCTATTGAAAAGTACGACGCTTTATTAGACGATTGGATAGAGGCTACCGGAACGTATGCCGATCAATTTAATCTCCACAAAGTGATGAAAAAGTTTGACGAATCGTGTGGGATAGTACATGCTGAGACCGAATTCGATGATGTGGATTTTGATGATTCATACACATTCGAAGTAATAGACGGAAAGAAGTTTTTCGTCTCAGCATTAAAATACGATCTTATTAAGTGAAATGTTTGAAAAATATCTAGAAATTACAAGGGCACTCATGAGCGAAGGGTTCTCTACACGAACGTTTCATACTACGTTCATTGTTAAAAAGAATAGAATTCAAAAAATTGGTATTAATGCGAACAAAACTCATCCTGCCAATCTGAAGTATGATTATTATTCCAAAAACGGAATAGATCTCAGAAGCATGGTTGGCGTACACTCTGAACTTTCTGCTATTTTGAAATACGGTAAAGAAGATTGTTCTGATTGTACTTTTGTAAATGTAAGAATTGATAGAAAAGGAAAGACGACAATTTCCAAGCCTTGTAGAGGATGTCAAGATTTGTTGATGCAAGTTGGATTTAAAAGATTGTATTTTTCGAATGATATGGGAGAATTTGAACAGTGGAAAATTTAAATATGAAAACACGAACAACGCTAGCACTACTACTATCAATGATGACCTCCACATCTTTCGGAGGAGCAAAACTTGACGAAACACTTAAACCTCCATTTTCTTCGATTAAGATTGATCAAGAAACTTATCTGACCGATACAAACGGAATTTTAAATCCAAAGATGTTGCTTGGATTGATTCCGTCGAATTTGGTTAAAATCTATCTGACTGATGGAACTGTACTGAATGGAATCGTAAAAGAAACTGATATTTTCAATAACGAAACGTATAAAGTGTTCGGAGAAATCACAAACAAGAATAATGTTGGTTTTGGTTTTGTGATGACAAAAGAAGGAATCTTTGCCGGAGCCGTAGTGTTTCGGGATACGGATGAAGTATTTGCGGTGAAGTACAGCGAAGAAGCTAAAGCATTCACGCTGGTGAAATCTCTTGGAAAGAAATTCACGCCATCAGTTTTTCAAAAATAATTCTTGCAAGTGTCCTACAATCTGCTATCTTCCTCACATCAGCAAGAGCTGAAACCTTAAAAACCAAAAACCAAAACTACCATGAGTGAATCGACAAGAACTGTAACACCAAATGCCTTGATCAAGGCAGTAAAGCAAGCCATCAAGGTAAAGCGTCCTGTGATGATCTATTCAGCACCGGGCTGTGGAAAGTCTGACATCGTACATCAAATCGGAAAAGAACTGGGTCGTCCAGTGATTGATATTCGTTTGGCTCTTTATGATCCTTCGGACATCAAGGGATTTCCTTACTTCGATCCAAAGTCAGAGTCTATGAAGTGGGCTCCTTCTTCGGAATTTCCAAAGGATGAATTCTCGAATGCTATCATCTTTTTGGACGAGCTAGTATCGGCGGCTCCTTCAACACAAGCAGCAGCATATCAGCTCGTGCTTAACTATCGTGTTGGTGAATATGTTCTTCCAAAGAACTGTGCTATTGTTGCAGCAGGTAATCGCGCATCAGATCGTGGAGTCGTATACAAGATGCCAATGCCACTTGCAAATCGTTTCATTCATCTGGATCTAAAGGTTGATGTAGACGAATGGATTGACTGGGCACTGAATAACAGCATTCACAAAGATGTCGTGGGTTATGTTTCTCACATGAAGCAAGATTTGTTCTCGTTCGATCCAAAGACATCTGGTCATGCATTTGCAACTCCACGCACTTGGCAGTTCGTATCACAATTTCTACAAGACGAAGACGAAATGGGCGAAGACACTGCACTAGACCTTATTTCAGGAACAATTGGTGACGGATTGGCATTGAAGTTTAATGCGTATCGTAAAACTTCAGCAAAGCTTCCGAAAGCAATTGATATTCTCGAAGGAAAGGTTTCGTCACTAAAGACGAAAGAAATCGGAGCCCTTTATTCTCTTGTTATTTCTCTTTCTTATGAACTGAAAGAATTTCACGAAAAGAAAGTCAAAAACTTCTGGGGTTATATGGACACTGCTTTTGATTTCTGCATGAAGAATCTTCCTGCTGAATTGAATGTCATGTTCTCCAAGACTCTCATGAAGAATTGCGGAGTTCCCATCGAACCAGACAAGATGAACAAGTTTGATGATTACTACAAGGAATACGGTAAGTATATCTTTGCGAATGTTTAAAATTTGGTAGTGGTTATGGTTGACGCGGTCACATTTTAGTGATAGAATGTGACCGCGTTTTTTAAACATATGATTACACGATCCGAACTAGACGACTTTGTAGACGAGAATTATCCTGATGAGGATATTCTAATTCCTGATGGCTTTGAAGAAGCATTCGTCGGAATTGCAATGCAATTTAATAAAGCCATTGCTATTTTTGATAAGCAGAAGTGTATAGAAATTCTTTGTAGAGATATGTCTCGCGAAGATGCGTTAGAGTATTTCTACTATAACGTAGAAGGAGCATACGTAGGTGAAAGGACTCCAGCTTTTTTAGATTTTTTTAAATTCGAAACAAATGATGTTTCCGAAAAACACATAGCAGAACAGTTTGAACTTCCCTTAAATTAAACAATTAAATGAAACTAGCAACAGTTGAAATCATTAAAGAACTACTTCCTATTGATGGCGCAGATCGAATCGAACTTTGTAAAGTTAACGGATGGCATAGTGTCGTCCTTAAAGATACTTTTAGAGTTGGTGATCGTGTCGTTTTTATCCCTATTGATACTATCATTGATCCTGCGCCTTGGAACTCTGCTTTCCATGATAAAGATAATCCATCTGCTGCTATCCGTGTAAAAACTAAAAAGCTACGTGGAGTAATTTCTAGTGGTTTGATATTTCATACAAACATTATTCCTGATCCATTTTATCAGCCAGAAATTGGAGAAGACGTTTCTGGCCTTATTGGTGGAATTTCCAAATATATTAAATCCATACCGATTCAGCTACAAGGAATTGCCAAGGGTGATTTTCCAACACACATTGTTTCTAAAACAGACGAAGATAATCTTTTATCTAATCCACAAGTTTTAGAAGAATTAAAAGAATGTGATACGATCACGGTAACATTGAAGGCAGATGGAACTTCTGGAACTTTTATTAAAGAACTAGACGGAACATTTCGTGTATGTTCACGTAATCTAGAATTAGAAGATGGAGACAATATTTATCGGCAAATGGCTAAGAAATACGATCTACAGAATCTGATGGGAGACGGAATGGTTTTTGGAGGAGAAATTATTGGACAAGGGGTACAGAGCAATCCTCTAAAAATCGAAGGTAATGAATTTCATATTTTTAATATTAAAGATTTAAATGACAATTCTTATCTATCATATGACGACATGGTTCTTACTCTAGAAGGTTCTGGATTGAATGTAGTTAAAGAAGTGAAGAGACTCGAAGGAGAAGATGTGAAGAATATTTCGCTCAATTACTTCCAAAATCTAGCAAACGAACAGAAGTATGGAACTGATCCCGCAGAAGGTATTGTGATCAGAGGCTATAAGAATAATCAAACAGTTTATAGTCCTACACTACAAAAGATGCTGAGTGTAAAGGTTATTAATCAAAATTACGTGGATTAAGTTATGAGCTTGGATAAACGAATCGCCAAAGGAGAGGAAAAGCGTAAACCTTATTTCGATTCGCGGCGATTCGATTATTCCTGTAGAAACCACGGCACTTGTCCTTGGTGCTACGGAAATAGAATGCATAAAAACAAAAAACAAGAAATTTCTTGCGAACAACAAGAAAAAGAAGTAACATCAGAAGATCATGACGAATCGAATTCAAATGGCACGCAAGAAGAAAACTAATTCTTCAGAAGAACCTAAAGTTCTTCCATCACAAGCAGTGATTGAAGATAAACTAAGAGCAGCAAGAATCGGTCTTCTCTTGCGTCAGCCTTTCTTTGGTAGCATGGCTACGCATCTTAATATTGTCAGAGATGATAATATGAACACTGCTGCTACTGATGGTAGGAATTTCTTTTATAACCTAGAATTCATTTCTAGTCTGAGCGTTAAAGAAACTGAATTTCTTTTTGGTCATGAAGTTCTGCATAATGTATTTGAGCATCATATTAGAAAAGATTTTCCTGATAGTGTTACTGAAATTAACGAAGACGGAACTTTCACTAAAAAGTGTCGTCATCACACACTCTGGAACATTGCATGTGATTATGCAGTAAATGCGATTCTTATTGAATCTGGTATTGGTAGTAGGATTGAAAACACTCTTTTCGATGAAAAGTATAAAGGTAAGTGTTCTGAAGAAATCTATGATGATCTCTTAAAGAATGCAGATAAGATTGATATCGATGATCTATCAGACATGTTGTTGGATGAACATCTTTCTGATCTAGAAAAGAAAGGCAAGAAGCTCACAGAAGCAGAAAAGCAACAGATCCGAAACGAAATCAAAGAGAATCTCTTATCATCTGCCAAGAGTGCAGGAAACGTACCATCTGGTGTAGATCGCTTAATTAAGAATCTAACAGCTCCTACTCTTTCTTGGAAAGAACTGTTAAAGATGGATATTCAATCACAAATCAAATACGATTATACTTTCTATACACCAAATAAGAAAGGAATGCAAAACGGTGTTGTATTGCCCGGTATGCGTAGAGATGAAGCATTGGATATTTGTGTAGCTATTGATACATCTGGTAGTATTGATGAAAATACACTGAATGTTTTTCTTAGTGAAATTAATGGCATCATGGAACAATACGATGATTATACTATTCGTGTTTGGTCATTTGATGCCGAAGTTCATAACGAACAAGTATACAGAAGTGATGAAGGAGCAGATATCACAGATTATGTACCGGCAGGTGGAGGTGGTACTTTATTCGAAGCAAATTGGGATTACATGAAGAAGAACAACATCAGCCCGAAAGTATTCATCATGTTTACCGATATGTATCCATGCGGAGGATGGGGTGATCCAGACTATTGCGATCATGTGATATTTGTCGGATACAAATCAAACGGTAAAGTTGCACCATTTGGAACAACAATTACGATTGATTAAATGAATTGGCACGATATAGACTTGCTTGATCGAGTTGTAACTACATTAAATCAACTTGGCTATAAAATAGCTCCAGCTAAATATGGAAGATCCGAAATTGGAGTATATCCTTTAGAAGATAAAAATCCACTATATTCTAGAGATGCCGAAATCTATGCAGGTACATTAGAACAAATTGCTTGCTGGATGCGAGGCGTACAACATCAGGACGGTTATCTAAAAATGCTAAAAGCCACATCAGATAAACGTATTAAAGAGTTAGAAGAAAAGTACGTTAAATCTAAGATCCAAAAAGGAATGTTAGAAAAAATTAAGAATCCAGATAAAAAATTAGATAAAAATACAGAAGATTTAATTAAGTTGCGTGCTAAATAATTTTCCATGCAAAACATACAACCAGTGAAACAAACCGCCGACTACCTCCAATTAACACCTATTTTGGAGGCTATTCGAACTAACAATGATAAGCGTCCGTCTAATTCACTTCCAGTGAATACTAACGGAACTGTGCAGCAAAACAACAGCAAGTCCATTCCTGTGACGTTGTACAATGCTCACGGTATCGTTAGGAAGGAAAATCCAAACAGTTTGATTGGAATTGCCTAAGACGGTATTTTTACACCGTTAGCAACAAAAGGCGATTGGCTTAAACTCCAGTCGCCTTTTTTGATTCTGTCTAACATAAAATCTACTCTATAAACAGTTTTGTTTAAAATCTTTCTAGAATGGTTCGCTAACCAATTTCTTCTTGCTTTGCAATAAGATTCGATCCATACCTTTTCATCTCCTCCGTTAATAGGAGGACGTTCAGAAAACATATTGCGAAGTAAAGACAAAACAGAACCAGATTGTAGATAAGAATCACAAATAACTAGTTTAGAAAGTTCTTCTTTGAAGTTGTTTTTATCACAGAATCCATAGGCTGGATTTATGTACATTTCCTCGTATGCTTCTTCTTGAACTTCTTGCATTATTGGATCTTTGGCTGATTCTTTGAGTAGAGATATGAATTTAGAATCTTCTACTAATGCCTTTACTCCTATGGATGGAATATAAGGAGTGAATTTATCTGTATACGCTCCGTTCTTGAAACAATAAGATTTGATTAATTTTTTGAGATTACCGTATTCAGTAACACCGAAAGATAATGTGATTTGTTTTTTATTGTTTGGACCGTCTTCCCATAGATATATCTTATCATATTTTATAGACGTTGATGATTGCTCAAATGCCAACAGTATCTTCTTGATTAAAGATTTTTTATCCACCTAATTATTTAGCCAAAATCTTTACAAAAGCCGTTGACAGCTTACAAAAAACCTAGTAGTCTCACACCCATGAAGAAACTGATAATCCTAACACTACTAGCCCTCACCAGTTGCACCACGGTGCGGCGTGACGATCATTCGTACACGTACATCCACAACTTCAATTCTTCTTCTGAAGAAAAGCCAGCAACACAACTCAAACGTCTTCGTGATGACGAACCTAATGGTGATTATCCATTTTATGACAAAGGTTTGCAAAGTTCTGCGGTAATTGATAATAACGAACAGAAATCGAATAATTCTAATATTACTCACAATCATTATTATCCACAACGGGCAGCGGCAACTTATAATCCACCTCCTGCTTATTCTGGATTCGCTCCTTCTGCTAGGCGTTATCTACTTCATGGAGAAGTGCGTTAACCATGATTAAACATAATATAAACAAATTGAAGAAATTCTCATCGGTCGGTGAATTATTGCATGGATTTGGAACTGAAAGTTCTTCGGATTCGAACAAGAAAACAGACAATAAAATGAAAAAAACCAATTATAAAAAATTTCTAAAAATCATAGAATCTGATAAAGATATTATTGTTAATGATGGCTTGATTAAAGAAATTGATTTTCCAGACCAGTTGGAATCTTCTTCTCAAGTGGCATGGCTATTTTGTAATAAGTTTCATAAGAAAATTCCAAATTCTTATTATATAGATTCTGGAAAATATAACACTGGATTGTTGGATTTCTTCAGGACCAATGGAAAGTTAGAATATAAGAAGATCTATAGCATGGATGATTATCCAGAAATTAATTATATTTTCTCTTATCAAGAATGTTTTTATACGATTAGTGTAAATTTCATTACACAAGACGGAGAAGCTTCGTTGTATAATTTTTCTTGTTATCATCCAATTCATATTGATCCTAATATAGAACAGTTTTCTAAATTTCTAGTAGTTAAGAAAGAAAATCCTAAAATTGGGATTATCAAAACGACTAGAATGGGGCCTATGGTGAGTTGGATTGAACACAAGAACGAACAGAAATTCGAAGAAGATAATTACAACGACGATTTTCCCGTATTCTTCAAAGATCTGACTGATAAGCTCTCAAGTAAAGAAAAGACTGGATTGTACTTATTTTACGGAGAAGCAGGTACTGGTAAATCTTCTGCTATTCGTCATTTGATTAATTCGGTGGATCGTCCTGTGGTTTTCATTCCACCACAGATGATTAACTGTTTATCTAATCCAGAATTTACGGATCTTGTGACAAACAGTCTGAAGGGATCTATTCTGGTTATTGAAGATGCAGAAAAGGCTCTTATGAAGCGAGAATCACAAGACGGATTCTTTAACTCTGAGTTGGTATCTTCTATACTGAATCTGACCGATGGCTTGTATGCGGATCTATCGCAAACTGCAATTATTGCGACATACAATTGTGATCGTAATTTAATTGATCCCGCACTACTAAGAAAAGGAAGACTTCGTTCTGAGTATCATTTCCAAAAGTTGTCTGAGGAAAGAAGCCAAAAATTGATGGACAAACAAGGTCATGATGTTAGTGTAGAAGAACCCATGACATTGGCTGATATTTTCAATTACGAAAAACAATATTCAAATGATGACAAATCTAAAAAGCCGAAAAGAGTAGTAGGCTTCGGAAAATAATCTTATGACACTTCACGAAATCGGTTTACCAGATCCTGAACAATTTCATATCAAAGAAATCGGAGATAAGATATTGATTCATAGAAAAGAAGCAGGAGTTAAATGGAATGATAAAAACAAATATTTCAGAAGCTCTGTATGGGAAAAAGAGTCTGGTAAATTAATTTCGGCAGGATTTCGAGCATTTGTTAATTATGGGGAGCAGCCAGACTTCGAGCCATTAGAAGCGAACAATAGGATAACAGCGGTCACTAAAACGGACGGAAGTTTGTTATGCGTTTCGAGCTACAAAGGTGAATTGATTGTTCGAACTAGAGGAACTGTAGATGCTACTAAATTATCTAATGGACACGAGATAGAGTTCTTAAAAAACAAGTATCCACGGGTTTTTAATAATCACTATATAAACAACGGACGATATACTCTATTGTTTGAGTGGACAACTCCTACTAATAGAATTGTTTTAGCTGAAACAACAGAACCTTGTTTATGGTTAATTGGAATGGTCCTACATGATTCAAAAGATGAATTTTATAAATACGTACAGCAAGAACATCTAAATACGGTCGCATGGTTTTTAGAAGTTGAACGACCGAAAACATATAGTATCACTGTTTCGGATAATATCGAAAAACTAAAAAAAGATATCGAACCTTTGGTTGATATCGAAGGAGTTGTTGTGTATGATGAGTCTGGTCAGATTTTAAAGAAGATCAAGACCTTACGCTATTTAGAGTTGCATAAAGTATTCACTGGTGTAAAAACTGTGGATCACTTGTTTGATATTTTTGTTGAGTATGGTTGTACTTATAGAGAAAACTTCGAAGCATTACTAGCTACTAATTTTGATTGGGAATTAGTGACTACATTGAAACCTTTGATTGACGAATTGTATCAGAAGTGGCAAGTCATAACAGATAAACAATTTTCTATTGGAATGTTTATTGGTAATGTCGATATCTCAGGATTGAGCAGAAAAGAAAAAGCACAACAAATTCTGAATCATTTCCCAGATTGTTCCGGTATTGCATTTGCGATGATGGATGGAAAAAAATTAACTCCGCATAAACTTTGGAAAACATTTCATGAAAAATCCGCCACCAGTTAAATCACTCATTCCATATGATATGGATAGAGGTGGTCAAGTTATCGAAAAACTTGATTTATCGTTTGTAAATCAAAACAGAAAGAATAAACTTAATAATTATGCCACAGCAAAGATGGAAGATATCAAAAGGCAGTACGATGAAACTATTGCATTATGGCAATGGAATAATTACGTCGATTCCTTCAATATTGGATTTGATCCCGTAGTAGGAAAAGTGTATTTTCTTTACGAAGGCGCTACGAAATTTGTTTCTATTCTAAGTCCTGAAGAATTTAAACGAGAATGTGTAGGTGCTACAAAATTAACAAGTGACGGTTACTGGGAGGAAGTTAAATGGAAGTAATGCAAAAATTAACGGACGAAGTTTACAATAAACTATTTGTAACGTCCGACACCCACTTTAACCACAATAAAGAGTTTGTCTATAAAACTCGTGGTTATGAAGATCCCACACAAATGACAGAGGATATGATAAACACTATCAATTCCACTGTTGGAGAAGATGGCATTCTTTTACATTTAGGTGATTTTTGTCTAAACACTACTAGAGAACAGTATCACGATATTCTTAGTAAACTAAAAGTTAAAGAAATCTGGATGCTCTGGGGTAATCATAATAATCCAATTCAAAGATCATACGGAGGAATTAGAGAACAAGTGTGTTCTTATACCAAAAACGTCTTTATTCGTTATTTGGGTCATTACTTTACTTTCAGGAACAAGAAAAACATGTTTGTGTGTTTTCATTTCCCGATCCATAGTTTTGATGGGGTAAATCACGGTTCGATGCACCTTTGTGGTCATTCGCATGGAAACTACGAAATCTCCCGTCCAGAAAATCATGAACAAAAAATCCTAGATTGCGGCTGGGACATCCACAAAAAGCCGTTGACAATGAAGGAAATCGAAACTATCATGAGCCACAAAAATTTAAAGAAACTGCATCATGATTGAAAACAAAGAAGAACAGAAGATTCAGATGACGGAGGATATTGAATATTGGCTACTTAAAGCAAAAGGCTCAATCGAGCAAGCCATAGAAGAAAAAGATCCTATGATTTGTTTGTCGCACATTCGTCAAGCTGAAATTGCCATTCGTTCACATGTAAATTATATTCAAGTTAAAGAAACCAACCAACAATAAATTATGCAAAACCTATTTACTACCTATGATCTCGAAGTGATGGAAAAATTCGAAATCATTTTCGATAGAGCACCAAACGAAAAAACTGCAAAACAAAACGCAGTTACTTATTATAAGTCACTGATGGATGAAAACGAAGAAGCCGACATTGACGAAATCATTGATTTGGCCGAATCTTACGGATATGATTTTGATGATTTCGAATCACTCATAGACGCTGAGTAATTATGATTGAACATAAGCCATTGAAAGAATCTTTTTCTAAATACGGATTTGATTACAAGATGATCAAACGTACAAAGAAAAAAGCCATTTTTGAACAATCAAAAAGAAACAGAGTATTCAGTTATGAAGTGATTACTGTTTCTAAGCATAACGGATTCACTTTGGGAGATGTATATATTGAGCCATCTGAAACATATCCATCTACATCTGAATGGGGCGCGAAAGGGTTTACTTATAAAACACTAGAAGAAGCAGAACGGAAATATAAGGAACTCTAAATATTTAGATGTTCCGAATTGACCCTATCGATAAACATGGAAATGTAGATGTAGAATTCTTTGCTTGTGATGAGTATGTTTCTGAGAGCGATGTCTTGAGAAGATATCTGAAATTAGAAGGATTTGATGAAACTGACAAAGTTTTCTTTATTGATTTTAGAAACAGAAAATGGCAGGTTACTCCATGTAAAAAACAAAAGAAAAAATGAAAAATTTAGAACTAAACATTGGAAAATTAACAATAGTGATTGGAGTGATTTTGGATTTGTTGGTTTATGGAATTGTGTACTATTTTGGATACAAGCACGGCAAACACGATTTCGAAACGATTCAAACAAATATGAAAATAGAAATTGAAAAAATAGCACAGAATTGATAAATACTTATATGCACTAATGGTTCTTCGCTACCATAAACGACGATTGGTCACGTGCTAACCCGCTTTCTGTCACTACTGAGGAGAGCGGGTTTCTTTTTTCCTAAAAAGATAAATAAACACATGGTATTACTATGTTCTTTTTTCGCTTTACGTTATTTTGGTGTTGTCACTAGTACTGTTTCGTGGTATGAAATACTCATCTGTGTAGCGATTATTAAAATACTAGAAAAGATACTAGGCGATGAGAAAACTGACTAAAAACTTCAACAACGATTGGCTAAACTATAGATTCAGCACAAACATAAGAAAATCCGAAGATTCTCAGTTTTCTAAAATTATTTGGGTTTTCGTCGGCATAGCCCATTTGATGGGAGTTGTAGCTCTTTTGAAAACTTAAATTATCAACAGACATGCTAAATAATTAGCGTGTCCAGTATTAAGAAATTAACTAAAAAAGAAAGTCTCGAATTGTTTGAGCGTGTGATAAACATGATCAAAAAACAAAAACGAGGCTTTTTTTATTTTAAAAAGTTAAAAGGAGTACATGGATATTGCGAATGGGAAGAAGGAATTATATTAGATTACAGAAAAGATCTAATACCCACAATAATACACGAATGTATACATTACCTAGAACCAGAATGGTCTGAAGCACAAGTAATGTATTCAGAGAGTAGAGTAGTCAATTCCATAACAGAAGATGATGTAATAAAATTGTTATTATATTTCGTCAAGAAAATCTAACGAAATTTCACACATAATATAGAAATATACACTATTTTATAGAAAAATAAAGAAAATAAAAATATTTTTCAAAAACATCAAGAAAATCACATCATGTAGACTAAATAATCTATAGATACATGATTAGTATTAAATGCAAAATTAAAAACCAAATTGATGTTGCTGATTATATCCGTCAGTTTAACAACGTCAAGCGTTTTGCATATAATCGTTTCTTAGAAAAGAAAAGCTTATCAGAAGTTTATCATTTATCTTGCAAAACTTTAAATAATTGCGAGTTGCTAGATGCTTCCTTTAGAGAAGCTGCTGTTCTGAAAGCTAAAGAGATTTACGATACAAGTGGGGATAATAAAGTAATCTTCGGTGGTAGATCAAATTTCAATAAACTCAAATATAAAAAAGAATCAGCCAAACCTTTACGAAGAAATGTTTCTTTTTATTCACAAGGTAGAGCAAATTTCAAAGGTAATCGTAAATTTAATTTTGACTTAGAAAACAACAAAGTAGTTTTTAAACCAGAAAGAAAAGTTAAGATAGAAATAAAATTCGAAGAAGTTTCTAAAAATCAAAAGAAACTTTTAAAGAAAGCACAATATCTGTCACAAAGAAAAGAACTTTCAATTTCTGTTCAAGTTTCGGAAACTCATATAATATTTGCTATAGATGAATCTATTTTACAGAATCAAAATTACAAACCAATCAAAAATAGAATTTTAGCTTTAGATTCTAATCCAGAAAATATTGGTTTGAGTATTATAGATTGGATTGACCCAGATACTAAAACTATTATTCATAAAGAAGTTATTGATCTGAAAGGACTTAGAGATCTTAGTACGAACAAAAAACATCATGAAATCCTTAGCGTTTCTCAAAGAATAGCCAAGTTAGCTAAACATTACCAATGCGAAATCGTATGTTTCGAAAAGCTCAATATTAAGCCTAAGGATAATGGAAAAGGAAAACTTTATAATCGTTTAGTAAACAATAATTGGAATCGTATCAAGTTCTTCCAGAACCTTACTAAATGGTGTAATATCTTTGGAATAGCAACCCAAGAAGTTGCTTCCGAATTTTCAAGTTTTATTGGTCAATTAACAAATGAACATGATGTGGACATGATAGCTGCTTCGATAGAAATCTCACGAAGAGGTTTCCTATTCTACAATCATTATGTTGCTAAAAGAATTTCGTCAGTAAATAACGAAAAGGTGAACATAGTTTACCCTGAGTTTAATGTTAGTTCTCTACCTACTCGTTGGAAGAAAATGGTACAGGATGATGATGCATTAGGTTCATGGAAGAAACTATACTATCATCTAAAAAAATCAGAAACGAGTTATAGGTTTTCTCTGAAGGATTGGAAACAGTCCAAAGAGTTTTTAAGGCACAAGTCTAGGAAAAGTAATGTTTTTCTATATTTCGGCTAACTCTAAATAATGTTATGGAATTCAGTAAAGTTACAAAAGAAGTTAATGAAAAGTTAAAGTCTATGTCTCTTGATGAGAAAGTAATACTTTTTAAAACTTTATTCAAATATCCAATAGACTACAAAGACGGTGTGTATACATACGGTGCTCATGAATGGGACGAAACCAGAATGTCTGATTTTCTAGAAGTAAACATGCACTGGATGAGTGTTAAGGAATTCGATTATTTGCATTACTATTTTACTAAAAATAACTTATTTTAGCACTAAATAGTATCTATGAAGTATAGTACTGATCCTATTTTCGAAGCCTATTCCAACCACAGAAAACAATTTATTTTAGAACAAAGTGTAGCTAGTTTTTACGCTTCTGATCCTCTTCAAGAGCTTCGTGATTTATATCAGTACGATTTAGATTGTATCGAAGAATTAATGACCGAAGGAATGCTAGGAGATGCATTCGGTAAAGTTAAAGGTGGTATACAAAAAGCCACTTCTTATGTTGCTAATAAAGGATTACAGTTATTATTCAGTTTAATTAAAAAGACAGCAACTCCAGAAGAATTAAAAGAAATTCAGGGACTAAAAGATGCAGATCTTGAAGAGTTAGCAAAGAAAGGAAAAGAAGCATTAAAATCTTCTAGTTCTTCTGAAGATTCAGCTACTAAGAATGAATCTGTTTATTTAAATAAGAGTTTCTTTGCTTCTATATTAACAGAATCTAATATCGAAGTGATGCTAGAAAAGTATGGTTTCATTACTGAACAGATCTTATCAGAAGCACGAGCGGGATATAGTCCAAAATTTGCCGCAAATTATCCCGAAAAGATGGAAAAGCGAAGCTTACCATATAAACAAGGAATCAAAAGACAACGTGCGGAAACAGCTAAAAAAAACTTAGAACTTGCTAAATTAGCAAAAGTAGTAGCAGATGGTTTAAAGAAGAAATACAATACACGAGAAGTTAATAGATTTTTATTAGCACTTGATAACGAAGTTAGCCAACGTGCTCCTGTTACTGGTTTGCGTAGGAGACCAACTGATATTGCCGGTGGTGATGAATCTTCATTAACAACTTCAGGAAGCCGATTCAGATCACCAGCACCTAAACGATTGGCTGGTTCTGAAGAACCTACAACAATTGATGTACAAGCAGAAACACTTCCTATTGAACCAGAAGCATTACCATATAGCGGCGAAACTGCTCCGAAGGAAAAGAAAAAAGAAGGACTTATTCGTAAAGCAATTAATTGGGTAAAAGCTAATCCAAAGAGAACTGCTGGTACATTGGTTGGCATTATTGCGGCGATTGGGGTCGCAGTGGGTGGTCCTGCCGTGTTACTTCCTATGTTAGCCAAAGCTGGACTAGGTTCTACTGCATTAGGCGCAGCAGGAGGAGCAATTAGCGGAGCTGGACTTGGTGCCGCTAAGAACATCGCATCACAAGGATTTAGTAATAAGAAATTTTCAGGAAAAGAACTAGGCAAAGCCGCACTAAAAGGTGGAGCATTCGGTGCAGTTACAGGAGCAATCGGAGGAGCAACTAAACTTGCCGATCAAGATGTCGCTACAGGAGCAGGAGATTCTGGAGCAGGAGAAGTAGACACAGCCGATGTAGGAGACGCAAAAGAAGGTGGTAGTGATTACACTGGTGGAGCAGAAGACGTTTCTGCTACTTCGGAAGATTTCCAAAAATACAACGGAGAAGAATTAGATCCTAAATCATGGAGAGATAAGATTAAAATGGCAGCTCTTGATAAACTAAAGAAAGATGGTGATGGACAAATTGATGGTAGTAAGTATAATAGCTTCGTGAAGAAATTAGTAGCTATGGGCAAAGATGCCAAAGGAAAATCAATTGAATCTATAATGGGAGAATCTTATACCGTACAATATTTGAGTCTACTAAGGTAAACAAAATTACTTAAAAGCTCGCACTTAAATGTGCGAGCTTTTTTTGTGCTCAAGATAGACTTCGCCATATGCTTCAAACTGACCAACAAGATCCTGAAACTCCCTTTGAGTCATTTTATGCCATTTTTGTATTCTTGCTGCTAGAGCGTCTGCTTTGGCTTTTATGTCTTTTTCGAAACTTTCTTTTTTTAATGTACGTAGAGCTTGAGAATATGGTTTTTCTTTGGCGGCGAAATGAATCTCCGTTAATTTTGCAGGCCCGCCCTTTGCTTTTGCTGTTTTTCTAATTTTATCGGCACCACTTTTTCGAGCTTCTACGAATTTTTCAAAATCGTTGACACTCTTCTTCGATTCAGTTAGTATCTCTTCCATCAGTTGGTTGAACTTTTGCATGTAACTATTTATGAAAAAACTTTGTAGATTTTATTGCGTAGATTGCGATAACGCTTTCATGGATGTTTTGAACATTACAGAAGAAAAGGTTGATTTTACTAGGCAATGTGAGTACTGCGGCAAAACTTTCGAAGCAGAACATATTTCTGATGAAAAAGATAACCAACAAAACCAGAATTAAAGTTCACCGATCCATCGGAAAAGAATTTGGTATAAGTTTTTGGAATGGATTTGAATTAAGAAATCACTTAAATGTAAATTTCGGTTTAGTTTTTACTTCTAAACGGTTTGTGTACGATTATTATAAACCTACTTGTGAACATAAATTAATGATTTTTGCGATTCAACACAACAACTACATAAGAAAAAAATGAATACAATCCCAACAGAACTACTAACTCAGCTATATGCGGAAAAGCATCGTGAATTGTATTTGACATCAAATCGTATTGTAAAAGATGACGAACTTGCACATGATGTAGTACAAGAATGTTTCGCTCGTTTGCATAAACAAGATTTTGACAAAGTGGGTGATCATTTGATTCCTTGGTTGTTCACGGTTTGTAGAAATCTATCCATTAGATTTTTAAACAAAAAGAATCGTTTCGTGGAAATTTTTGAAACTGATTACGACAAAATTGATGAATCACGAACTCCAAGCGAACAAATGGATCTAGAGATTCATAAGAAACTCTTAAAAAAGTGCATGAGGAAGCTCACTAAGCGGCAACGTGATGTACTTAAACTTAGGTTCTTTAAAGATCTGGATTATAATACTTGTGCTAAAAAGCTAAAAACTTCCAGCGGAAATATAGGCTTTCAGCAAAGTACGGCAATTCAAAAACTTAGAAAAATGATGATGGATCAAATTCATGAATGATTGGATTTTTGTGAAAAATTCACACAGAGTTTCTGATCCAAAATCAAAAGATTACCTTTCTTATTCTGAATATATAGAAAGAATGAAAAACGATCACGGATTGATTTTAGATCCACTTTGTCCTTTTAATAAAAAAGATAAGGTACGAAGTTTTAGAGTAGAAAATAAAGGAAAAGCGATGATGTTTGCTCTGAATAATTCTGAATTTGTAGTGAAACCAGAATGATTCGTAGTAAATAGTTACATGAGTATTACCAAAACGCCAACTTCCATGATTGATCCCACAGGGGCTACCGCTGGAGATGTATTGACTTACAATAATTCTACAAATACATGGGTAGCTAGTAGCTTATCGGCACAAGGATTCTCTGCTTCATTATCGTCAAATGGGTATCAAAAACTTCCAAGCGGTTTAATTATACAATGGGGGATTTCTAATATAGGGTATGACGAAGATCCATATCTAATAACTTTTCCTATATCATATCCTAACGCTGCTTTTAATGTGACAGCAGTAGGTGGTTATGGTGCCGCAGTAGATGGGTCTATAGGATTAAGTGTGAAATCTCTGTCTAGTAATGGTTTTCATATATTTGGTGATCCTAATAATGAACATGCGACAGGCCCACTATACTGGCAAGCAATAGGATACTAGTTTTTTTCTTGATAACTTACATTTCTTCTGTATAATCCTTGCGTGATGCATAAAGAAGAAATTATAGATCTCTGGAAAAGTGTAGGTTGGAATAATCTTACTGATTACCACAATTATCTAAAATCTACTGATGATCCTCTAATTCTAGATGGATTAGATCCAGTTAAAATTAATCCTAAAACATTCTGGCAGGCAGCAGACGAGCATTTTGGTACAGATCCAGTATGTAATCATAATAACAATCCTTCTAAGGTCTTGCCTATTCACGAAGCTAATAGTCAAAACTATCGATTGGCAGTCTATACTGGAATGTCTGGTCAGACATTAGGTTTAGCAGCAATGCTGTATGATACATTCGGTGAGGTCAATATAGCAGAAATTGGATGCGGATATGCTTGTATTAATTGTCTGTATCAAGAGATTGAAAATAAATACTGGACCAAGACAAGTTATACAGGATTCGATATCATCAAACGAACAGAACGAGAAGAAGACGTTGTAGAAATCGAAGGAGAAGACGGTACATTCTCTCCAAGCCAAGTCTTGAAGTATAACGAACAGTTTAATCTGTTTTACTCTTCGAATACATTCCAACATCTTTCGAAGAATCAGATTAGAAAATACTTGACTCAGGTGTACCATATGCTACCATATGAAGGTTACTTCAACGTAATGTATGCATCTTGCGATAAGACATATCATTATGGACAAATGATAGAAATGTATAGCATTGATGACTTTGAGAGTATTGCAAAATATATTGGATTCTCCATTGTCGGATCATCGACAATGCAGTTGAAGAATTCAATAACTCCTTATACTTTAGTTTTAAAAAAATAATTATGAAGGAACTAACTGATGAACAATTCGAGGAATTAAAATCACACTCGATTATGCTTGGACAGATTGCTACTTATGTGGAGGATTTTTGTGATGAAGAATCTACCACGCTAGAAGGAGTATTGAGATTGCTGGCACAATATCATATGCTTAAAGCAGAATCACTTTATCAAAAACTAGAAAATATTTAAAATGGAAAACCGCGAAAAACAAATTGCTGAAGTTTTGTTTGGATTGATCCGTAATTCACTACAAAAACTTGATGATGAGAATAATGGATCTACATTTGAAGAAGATATATCTAAAGTTTTAGAAAATTCTTTTAATTATATGGAATCAGAAGGATGGATCGGTGATTGGAACAAACTTTAATTGTTGAAATTAAAAAAAAACTGTTAAGCTATACAGAACATATGAAACACAAAAAAGCAAATATCTTAGTTAATAATAAAGCAGAGTTTAAACATGCTCTTGCTGATTATTTTAGATTCGAAAAAGAACCCAAAAACGAAACTCATATAGGGTTAAAAATTCTATTTACAATCGAGCCTTCAGAATATGATGCAAATAGTAATTTTGATAAAATTTGCAAAACAAAATTTGTAGCTAAAGTTGTAAATGATCAGCTTTTTGAGAAATACTGTAAAGACGCACCTCGTTGGAGAGAAACATTCACTTTCAAGTACATCGATTGCGAAACTCTGGAACAATTTAATGAGCATTTAAGGATTGAGGCAAAGCTTAATGATGTTTTGGATAAAGCATATAAGATTGAAAAGTCAATCCAAGAGCTAATTCGTTCTATGGATGACGAGGTACTCAAGTTTGCTGTAAGCGATCCTAATTATTGGATGGGTGCTATAGGTCATATCAAGCGCAAGATCTCTTTGTACTCTAGTACGATTCCGACATTCCAAGTTCTAGAACCACAAAAAATTGATGGTAGGACTGATGAAGAAATTGTTGCTCAGTTCCAAGAAATGCTTAAAAAGGCTTTAGAAGATAATCTCCATCCGGAATATGAAAAGATCTTAAAGATGAATAAGGATGGAACAATCACCACAACATTTGAGAAGATAGTAGATAGGTATACACCATTAACTGATCCCGAATTTGAGATTCCCTCTGAAACGTATTCTAGAGAAGAATGGCAAGAGCGTATGACTGATATTTTTTCTCAAGAGTTTCAAGCAAAATTTGGTAGCAGCGAAATAATCTTTGATGATGAAATTATTGCCCTTGCAAAAGGATTCATGCACGGCCCATTGGGAGCACAACGGGGCAAAGCCATCATGGCTGAGACTAAGACTTTTTCTTCTTTTGAAGAACTGAAAGAAACGATCATAAAGTTAGCACAAGAGAAAGACATGATTCTGTATATGACATTTAAACAAGAAACTGTTAATGTGACTGGTTTGGCTGCGTTTGCACCTTCTGACGAAGAGAGAGAAAAGCTACCTAAAAAGATTAGTTATATCTGGAGAGGTTATTTCTTTGACAAGGAATAGATTTAAAATAGAAAATATTATGAAAGTACACTTAATTTATAAACACGGTATTGGTCAAAATTTTCCTGCTGTTATGGCATGTGCTACAAAGGAAGCGGCAGACAGAGAATTAGCCCGACTAGAAGAACAAGAAAAGAATAATTTTCTTTCATCTGCTCTGCTGTCCACTTTTCTAAAAAGTGAAAAGAAAGATAAATGGTATTACTCTGTAGAAATGGATGTGGTGGAATAATATGAAAGATTGGCCCAAGGCAGGCAGTAAAGCCACATTCAGAGGAACTACAGAATGGTTTTTCTTTCAAAATATATTAAAAGATGCCAATGATCTTTTAGAGATTGGCAAAGAGTACACTATCACGAAGATTGAGCTTGCATCTTCTTGGTGTGGTGTTATTCTAGATGAATTCCCAGATAAGAAATTTTCTTTGGCTTGGTTCACTTATAATAAAGAACTAACAACCGAAGAAGTAATCAAGCTTGAAAAGGATGAATGGGAAACCGTGAAGTATGAATTTACTTCTTTAGAAGATCTTATAGATAGAGCATGTAAACACGCAGATGAAGTAATGGATGTTTGTACGAAACATTCAGAAGTATTAAAAAATTGTAAATCACCAAAAGAAATGATTGAACATTCTGATAATTTTCAGAATTTGATGAAAGAGTATGAAGCAGATTCTGAAAAAATTATACAAAACTTAAAAAATCTAAAGTAACTTAGCGATAGAACAAAAAAATAAACATATGAAACCAACAGCAGGAAAATATTACACAATTAATTATTCAAATCCAGAAGAACCTATGCAATCTTATATTGGCGCTGGAGAATGTCTTCAGGATATGGGTGATGGGCGATATAAGTTTATTCTCCCTCATACTAATTTACTAGGATTCTTCTCAGAAGAAGATGTGGTAGCAGAAAGCGAACCACATAAGCGAATTCTAGGAGATCGAGCAATAGGAAGAGATTAAAAAGTAAAAAATGAATCAAAACGAAGAAATTGAATTTTTGAAGGAATGTCTTGATCATTTGCATCATCGAGTTGTTGCTTTTGAGCAAAAAGAAAGGGGTAATAGCTATTTCGATGTAGAATATAATAACACTACCGATCCTGACCACTGGACATTGTGGGGTATTTCATCTATTTATTTAGAAGATCTAAAAAGAATCTTAGATTCTAAAAATAAGAGAATTAAAAATAACGACAATATGTTTTTTAAAACAATTCGTACGTTTAGAATTGTTAAAAAACATAGAGGTGTTCACAAAGTAATCCAAACATTCGAGAACGATGCTTATGCGATTCATTTCGAAGAATATCTTAAAACTACTCAACTGAATAAAACAGATGAGAACAGCCCGAGAAATGAACACGAACGAATCAATCCAAAACATGATCGACGACATCAACAAGATTCTGCTATCTCGTATAGAAGATAAGTCTATTTTTTATGATTGTTTTAAGGATCATGTTTTTAACATCGAAGAAGAGAATTGCGAGCCTCCCTCGTATAGCTACTCCAAATTTGTTTTAACCGAAAAACTTTCTGATAAAAATTTTAACTATTTGAAAGAAGAAGTTAATCGTTTACTATTTATGGATGTTTTGTATTATACCACGAGATTATTGGATTCGTCTATGTTATTTAATGATTACAATGACCCTAATAATCTCTATAATAGATTATTTAATCATTATAAAAATAAAAATCCAGAAGAGTTTATGAAAGATGTAAATGAATGTAATATTGGAATTAAATTGTTCATTACTGATTTGGTGATTCGAAGCTCGAATAATAATGTTGGTGTAAATTTTATGATTAAATCAGGATGCGAAGTTGAATTATGACAACTGAAGAAATTATTAAAGCCAATGCAATCTTAATTCTTGAACAGAAAAAAGAGATTGACGAACTGAAAGCATTATTAGACAATATCGAAAGTGAGCTTCCAGAAGATTATACAGAAATTGAGCATCTACCAGACTTAGCAAGATATTGGGTTGATAGAGCTAAAAAATTAGAAGAGAATTGGGAAAGATTTACTAGTGAGTTGAGAGAACTAACTTACAAATACAAAGTATAGTTATTAAATTTTGTTAGTATACAACCAGAGAGAGTGGGCTAAAATACCCTAAAAATAATAGGAAAAGCAAGCGAGTCCTGCTTGGGGTACTGCTGTTGGGGCTCCTCACTACAGAGTGAACCACTCTCTCTGGGAAGGTTTTAATTACGAAACACAAAAATGAATAAAGAAGATGATCTACAGAATAGATTCAATATGCATTTGCGTAGAAATGTAATCTTTACTTATCTAGGTGTTCGATATAATGCTGCTTTGAATTTAACTCTGCAACACCTTTCCTCACTAAAAGGAAATATAGATACCATTGATGACTCTAAATTTTTTGCAATTGAGAATTACTTAAAAAGCGAAGGATACTTTGATCATGAGTGACAGGAAAAAGAGAATAAAGAAAAACAACAGAAATCTCTTGAAAGAAATGTCCGAAGCGGTTGTGAAGGTTGTTGCGGAAGTGGATGCTTTAGAACGCAAAGAACGAGCGGAAAAGATTTTAAAATTATATGAGACTAATTGAAAAGATTGTTGATAAGTTCTTGAATGATGATGACTATGCAATAACATTTGCATTTGTATCTATCCCAGTATTTTGTATATGTGTTGTGTTTGGTATGACTATATACAAAAATAAACTTGATCATGAATTAAAACTAGCTATGATTGCTGCTGGGCAAGTTGTTGATTGTGGATCTAACTGTAAGTGTAAATGAATTAGATATAAAATATGAAAGTACAATACACACTAAAATCAAAAACAAACAATATTAACTATATTGCTGATCTAGCTCTAATAAATTTGACTTCTGAACAATTAGAATTTATTAGAGTTCTTTTGCATGATGCTACAAAACATAATGCATTGTTTGATAAGGATGATCGAGATGAACTTTCTGGTCAAAAAGTGATTGATCAAATTGCAGTACACTTAAAAAATTAATATGATCAACAATAACGATATACATAAGGAAAAGCGATATTACTCTATTCAGTTCTATGCTGGGTATGTAGATGAAAAGATGCATGAACCAATTTATAAATATGAGGATTTGCATGATCCTTTTAATAAGCCATATTACTTCAAAGATGAACAAACAGCTATTCATAAAGCAATCGATATTTCCAAGGAAGGAAGATGGGGGTCTCCTATTAAACTGAGGGTAATTAAAAATATCATCAAACACGAAAAATGGCATATTAAGGATTTAGATCCAAAAGATTATTATCAAGATTATGAAGCGTTTGTTTCAGAACGCGAACAGCGCAAGAAAAATGAAACACAAAATCACTAAACGAGAATATCATCATGAATGTGGTGATGGTTGTTGTGATGAGTGGGGAGCAACTTGGACTCTAGACGGAGAAGAAATCTACAATGGCCCTCAAGATGAAGAGGCATGGCTCGTTATCTTATCAAAGCTAGGAATCCAAGCAGAGGTTGTCGATCTAGCTCATGACACTGGAGAAGAGCTTTGTTCGCTGGATAATTTCCTTGACAGTCCAAAGGAAACAGAATAATATCATATTATGAATACCAAGTATTACACAATCGAATTTAAAGGAAATTGGGATATCAATACTGATTGGCAAGGAAGTATTGATGTGCCTGAAAACAGATACCAATCATACGTTGAAGCTTTGCATCGTGTCTATGTATTACAATCTCAATTCGGTCTAGAATATCGAATAATTGAAAATGTTATGATTTCAACAGAAGTAAAACATTTTCCTAAAATTCTTCAAAAAACAGACTAATATCATTATATGCAAAAAGAATACATCATTCGCCGTCTGACAGAAAAAGGAAAGCTAAAAACTCCTTCATACCAAAATGGAGAACCAATAGCCAGTTGGAGATCATTTACATCAGAGTCGGAAGCTATAGACTTTATAAAAGAATATGAATTAGATAATGTAATCATCTTAACAAAGATCAGACAAATTAAAGAAATAATGAATAGGATTGATTAATATGGGACATTCAAATTATCAGTTATCCGAAGAACAGAAAAAACAACTGAATATGATTGCTGAAGAAATGATTCATGTAATTGAATCTAAACTGAGTGATGATATCGGTGGTGTTCTAGATCCATACGATGGACGTAAAATGGATAATAATAAACTCACTGCCATGATATGGTACATTGGTGATCATATAGCAACTTATTGATATAATAAATAGATATATGAAATTTAAAGATTTGGTAAATCACATCTTGAAAGAAAATATACACGGTGACAACTGGGCATCTACTAGTTGGACACATGTTGTTGACGGGAGAGAAGTTACAGTCAGTATCAATGACATGTTAAATCTCATAAAAGATAAACCTGTGCAAGAAATCAAAACAAAGATTTTAGAACCTTACGCTCTACATAAAACAAAAACAGACGAGCAAACATTAGCAAATATTCAAAAATCTAATTTAGATTATCCAATTATTGTTTTACACCATCCAAATAAATATCAAATTTTAGATGGTCATCATAGATTACAAAAAGCAATTAATAATAAATTACCTACTATTAAAGCAAGAGTAATTGAATTGTCCGATATGCCCGAAGAATGGCAAAGGGTTTTCGCTTAATTATGGAAATTGAAATCGTTAAACCAACACCAGAAGCAGCAGAGCTTCAAGCTTTGTTCGATCAAACAGATAAAGAAACTATTAGCTTACTTATGGAAGAAGTAGAAGAACTTTATTCTAAACTAGAAGCATGGGAAAAGTGTGCTGATCGTTTGTTTGTATATGCGATGGAGACACTATCTACTGCAACTAATATGGCTTTGTACGAAGCAGCTAAAGAAGATATTTTAGTTTATAATATATTAAAAAATGAAGCAAAATCTAATGAATAATATTCCACAAGGAGCATACGTTCTGCCAGATGAAAAGACCGCATACATTGCAGTATGGCAGGATGATACAAGTTTGTATATTAAGCTTTTGAAAGCTGGTGTAGAGGGAGTTTGGCTAAAATTAGATAAACAGATTCTGCCACATCTAGTAGATGCTCTAATTGATTTACAGAATTCTTGATATGTACGTCTATGCAATTCATAGTGAAGAAGTTTGGACAACAAACTATAATGTAGCAATCTGCTCATCAAAGAAATTAGCAGAAAATTGCATTAAAGAGATGAATGCAGAATATAGTAAATGGTGTGAGGAGAGAAACAAAACTCCACACAATAGTACAGAATATCTCGACTTCTCATATCATAACCCACAACCACGCAAATACAGAATCGAGAAAATAAAAGTTTTCAAAAAATGAAAGAAGAATATCCAAAAGACTACAAAGGACCAAAATCTGGCGAATCTACCCACGAGGAGTATCTACAAGTCAGAGATTATGATGCTTACAAATACGTAAGAGATGGCATTTGGAGTTATGCAGATTTCGACAATTATCTCTACTCTATGTGCGAAGAGCACTACAAAAAAGGTGAAAAACGAGCACTCGAAGCTTTAAAAGAATTTCAAAAAAGGTATAATATTAAAGCTGAAGTTAAGTCTTGGTTTGATAAAAATCAAATAGATGGATAATGTTGTTAATGTAAATAACAAATACGAATTAAAGCAACATCTTAAAGATAGGCATATGGACATTGATCTTCATAAGCCTATTATTTCTGATCATATTGCAACCTTTTTATTGTATAATCTATCAGGCCAAATAGTAGGATATCAGAGATACAATCCTGCTTTTCCTTCTGCATATCCGGGTGATGGAAAACAATCTAATTTAAGAGACAGAAGATACTATAATTATGTAAGTTCTGATAAAATTGGATTATTTGGATTAGAATCATTCCATCAAAATGTACCTTGTGTTTTTGTTGTTGAAGGAGTATTTGATGCTTGTAGGTTGACAAGCCGTGGTGTATGTGCTATTGCTATGCTTACAAACACGCCATCTTCTTCTATGAAGAATTTTTTGATTTGTTTGAGTAAGCCGTTAATTACTATCTGTGACAATGATCCTTCAGGAAAGAAGTTAAAATCAGTAGGACATTATCACGAAATAGTTAGATACGGAAAAGATCTGGGAGATTGTTCAGAGGAATTTGTTGATTACATTTTAAAGAAATATGGAAGCTAAATTAACAGCTATTATCACATTCCCAACAGACGTTGATACAGATCCAGAGTATATTAAGCTTTGGAAATATTTCGGTAGCGTAGAGCATATTGAGCAAGCATTCCAAATCGAATTTTCTTGCGGTGACGGAAAGTTCATGAGCAATATGTACAAATGGACAGAAAACGAAGAAGCATTGATCTGTCAAGTAACCGACGAAGAATTGGAGAAATATGATGGAAATGTTTGTTTAAAAACGCCTCCAAAAATTCGAGCAACAAACAAACTTTTTAGGGTTGACAAGTCCTACAAATTTGTGGTAAAGTGCTCTGATAAAAATGAGGAAGAGACGTTCTACTTGAACAGTAAAATGATATCGAAAAGGCATTATAGCAATCCTTGGAGTTTTTATAAAAACACTTAATATGAGCATTAAAGATTGGATCGCTTTCTTTTTTGTTATTGCTTTATCTCCTCCAGTAGGAATACTTCTTTCGATAATAATTGCTAAACTACTTAGATAATATGAAAGATTTCTTTAGTCATCTTCAACATAATCATAAAAATGCCATAAAATCCATCAAAGACATGATTGATGTCGATGGCGAAGATAAGCAAAAGTATCCAGAGTATAAAGAGGCTGCGACTCTTTGTAATTTTATTTTTACTTATCCTCATAGATATTCATTAATTCATTTTGCTGAAAAATATGGAGCATTTTATGATTGTGCTCAGGATTTAGAGAAACTTTTTAATCTAATTTATCACGCGATTGTGGATGACGGCGACATTTCATTTGTTCAAGTTAATCGTCATTGTCCCGCGATTGTATTCGAGCACAGGAGTGAACTCTCATTAGATAATCTTTTAAAAGACAGTGAAAAAGATACAATTAAAATATTGAACGAATTCAAGGCTATCAAAAATTTACCACCGACTGAACATAAACTTGATTTTTTCAAAAATGTGAGGGAATATATTGATGCCGTGAAGGCATATGACATTGAAGTTGAAGAAAATCACAAAAAGTGGCTGGAAATTAAAAATAGAATTGTAAAATAATATGGAAGAAGAATACGAAGCAATCGACAAGATCATCAATAGAGTAATGGCTAGATACGGTAATATTGGTCACGTAAATATGCTAGAACTTCTTCGGGAGGTCACCATAGCAGCTCTAGAAGAGGGACATAAAGCTGGGTGCGACAACGGTTATGAAGAAGGCTTACAAAATATTTCTCCGGAACAATACGAACTTATCATGGAAAAGGTTCAGGTAAAGATTGACGAAGCCTTTTTAGCAGGCTACGAAGCAGGTCTTGATGCTGCTTATATTACCAATCAATAATTATTTCACTTTATCAGAAATAAAAGCAAAAGAAAAGAATCAAATTAAACTAGAATGCTTTTTGATAAAATTGTGAATAACTTTCTACAAACATCTTATTTTGTGGAAAGTCCTATGTATTATGATGGCGTTTTTAATGATCAATTACAAAAACTCGATCATAACAAAAACATAGCCGATGGCGTCATCAAAAAATACGAAAAGTTCGATAATTTTAAATCTTGGAATGTATATAAAATTCCTGATGGTTTTGACGAGAATAAATTCACTTACTGTTTAATTAAACAAAATAACGTTGATTGTTTTATAGAAATATCCAAAAAATCTTCCTATAATTTTTCTACTGGAGTCTGGCAAAGAAAAGACACAACCAAAGGACTAGCAAGAGATTTCTTTTTGAATTTTTTACCTAAGTATTACGATTCTATAATTTCTGATAAAACAGCTAACAAACTAGGAATAAGCTTTTACAAAAAACTACTAGACGATGCACTATCTTTGGGATACACTGTTACAGTCCTCAACGGATCTCATAAAAACGAAGAACCTTACGATCCTAATAAATTCGATAGTTATTGGATCACTGTAGATAGAGATGTACCGACACATCCAACATTTATAACTTCTAAAGATATTCTTTTTAAAATTTATTTCAAATGAAAAAATATTTAGACTTTGAGGAGAAACCGGAAAAGGGTTATTTGCCCCTCGTTTTGAGATAAAGTATCCCAAAAAATATTCCAACAGGATTAGCAATGAGGGGAATAACTGCAATAGTTGCAATTACAATTCCAATGGCTTTGAGAATATTTCCAGCAGTTGCTGCGGGTTTTTTAACAATGTCCATGAATTTTTGTACGGCGCTTTTAACTTGTTCTGTAGATTCGGAGTTTTTTTCAGGCATTGCTACTTTAGATCTTCGTTTACTTAAAATTTCCATCTCTTCTGGGGAAAATCCTTCTGATCCTCCTCGCATTAAGTCTTTCGCGTCCCATCGTTGTGGTTCGTAATAATTACCAGAAGACTCAGATACTTGCTCGTTCGTAATCATATCCTGTAACTCTTTTGCTGAACGAGCTTGCCTCAATTGATCGTATACTTCTGGAGCAAATCGTTTAATGGTTTGAGCAACAGTACTCATTGCCCAATCAACGAGTTTATTCTTTAATGCATTAGCAATACCTTCATTTAATAATTCATCATGACGGACTTGGGTATATAGTTCAGCTAGTAATTCGGAATCATTTTTACGCATAATTTTATTTATCTTTTACTAAAAGATTTTCTATTTATCTTTTCAAATAAAAGTTACGAAAGATCTAAAGAAGAGTTGACTTGTCTTCATCGTATCTGTAATATGTACACATGGAAGAGAACGGAGATAGAATTCCTATTAAAGAGCAGAATCTTTCCTGAAAGTAAAAGAAAAAAAAAGATTAAAATTAAAATAAATAATCACCAATATGAGTAATGATATTAAAATAATAAGTGAGATATATTCTCGCATATACTTAGAGAATAATTCATCCGAAGCACTTGAAAAGTTTGCCTCTGATCTCCATGAAGTATGGCGTAATGGATGGATTAAACAAAACGGTGGCAAAAGTCTACCGAGAATGAAGAAAGGTTCTAAAGGACAAGAAGTAGATATAAATGTACCATTTTCTAAATTAGATGCAGCATGGCGAAAAGAAAATGAAGAAGCAGCTAAAGCTGCTTTACAAGCTGTTAATCAATTTCCAAATGACGAAGAAGCAGCAGCAGATTTCATCCATAGAGAATGGATGAAACGTAATCCGAAGGGAGATTGGAATGCAGCACAACACGTACCATACAAATCTCTTCCAGAAGAAGAAAAAGAAAAGGACAGAGTTCATGTCCGATCTATGAAATCTTTATTAAGTTAAAATTTGATTTTTTTTATTCACTTTAAATGAAAAAAGTTAAAATCACAAAACTAAGTGCAGCAGAAAATCCCAAGTATCCTACACCTGATTTCGATGGTTATGAACTAGGAAAAGAAAACGGTAATGTTTCGCTTCCTGCTGAATATATTGTAGAAGGAAACATGGAAAAAGATCCCGTAGTAGGATCTAGTGTTTTTGTGGAAAGAACTTCTAGAAATGGTGTAAAATCCTATGGATGTTTTTATACATCTCCTGTGACTGAAATTACTGAAAATGGATTTAAAACACAAAATTCAATATATAAGCTAGAAGTTCTTGATTAAACAAAAAATTTAAATTATACTAAAAATATGGAAACAATTCTAGTAATCAGCAATCAAGTAGTACGGGATAATGCAAAAGTTAATTTTCCTGATTTGAATTATCCAAATTCAGGAGACACTGTACTCAGGTATCTACACAAGATCGACTACGAAAATCTACGCCTTCAGCTAGATGGAGAAGATGGAATCTGGTTTGAACATCCTAATCTTCCAAAAGGTGTAGGATTCTTTACAACAATTAAGAAAAAGAAATGAATGAATCTAAATTAGATCAGTTATTATTAGATATTTTATCCGATATAGATTTAGATATTTCTTGTTTGGAACTAGAAAGAATTGAACTTAAACTGAACTCTTTTAAAAATCTTATCCAAAAAGCATATATGACGGGACAGTGTCATGCTTTTGACGAAGTTTATGCTCTAATAGAGAAAGCTATAGAAAATAAAAAAGATAACTAATCTCCATACATGGAAACTTTATATTATCAATCATTATTAAAAGAATGTTCTTTAGTAGAACCGAAGAACACTAATAATGATTGGAAATATATCTTTTCTGTATATGAAAAATGCTATCAACTACAAATCTTAGAAAAGTTCGAATTCTCTTCGGAAACTAAAAAAGATAAAGTTACTGAACATAATTACAAGATAGAAACAAAATCTGGAAAAGTCTTCAGTGTTTTGATATCTTATTATAATTCAGATAATAGCTACGAAATAGCTAACTCAAGCGAAACACTAGCTAAACAAAAGAGAAATAATACATTAGCAAACGAATTTGAAATTCTTAAAAACAAATTAAAGAAAGACGATTCTAAAATTTGTATAATTAATTTCATTGACTCAGATGCTAGAAACACTTTAACAAATGAAGTTAATTACGAATCATTTGAAGTATTCTCTTCTTTAAAAGATTCGTTAATGGATAGCTTACTGAACAAAAACATGATAGAAGATCTATCAGCCATTTCATTCAGAATATCTAAAAATGAAGGAAAAAGAAGAGAATTGTATATTAAAATGTTTAATAGATATCTAGGAAAACTATTTCCAGTTTTCTTCGAGGATAATTTAACAAACGAAGATTACGAAATTCTTTATTTCTGTAAGTAATGAGTAACTACGACGTAAAATTCGTACATGACAAAGATCCAATATTCAATATGTGGCTGGTATCTGATGATCCCGATCCACATGATGATGAAGTCGATATGAATTACGATAATTATCTAATTTACAAGAATTTCGGAGTGAAGAGAATAATTACTCCTTTAGGCACGCAAAATTTTCGCTACTACGAAATAGTAGACGAAAAGCAGTACTTTCTAAGTAAAATAAAATACGGCTTTTAAACAAACCTTTACTTCTTCGGAGGTACGGGTTTTTCTTTTTTTGGTTTCTTCTTTTCTTTGCGATGAGAATTGTTACCTTTTGCCATACTATTATTTATCTTTTTCGTTAAATAATTTCATGAATTTTGATAAGCTAGTTAAGCGTTTAACCGAAGCACCAGTAGGTGATATTGGTTTACACGGTGATTGGGAAAATGAAAAACTACACCGTTATGATCGTCCTTCTATGCGAGCATTGAAAAAAGAAGGATATCTAGAAAAAGTAAAATCAAAGTTCGCAAAAGATATCGCAGTAAATTTTAACTTATTTTTCGTTAAATCTGCACAAGCTGGCAAACATAGAGAAGTAGGAATTGTTTCTCCTGATAGATTACGTTCTATGATTTCAGATGTAAATTTAGATCCTATATTAAATTCTTCTAATGAGAATAATATTACGATTGTGTTCACAAATAACGTAGGCGATCAGAAAGTTCCGTTAACTCCTTGGATTATTGCACACAGAACTAGTCATGCTCTTTATCGTGGATCAATGAACGATAAAGAAATAAAAAGAGAATATACTTTTTTTATGCAAGAATACAAAAATACGTTAAAACATTGTTACGGTATTTTAATAAATGACTACGGAAGTGGTGTGGATAAAGATAATAGTCAGAAATTAAAGAGATTCTTTAGTACTGTAGGTACATTCAAATCGGCTAGAGATAAAAAAGTTATACGTCCATTTGAGTTTATCCATGAATGTTTCGCGCAATATCTAATGGAAGGTGGAATTACGTTTAACGAAGGAGAAGAAAGAAGAATGTGTTCATACGAATTACAAACTAACTTCGAAGCTTTATTCAGTCATGTGTTGTATAAATCTGAGGGCAAAATTTTTGTGATGTAGGCATTGACACTCATCATTTTTCTGTTAATATAGGCCACATCAGAGAGATTTAGGTTAGTTTAAAGTTTTATCTCTGATATTGCATGGCGTAAACACTAACCTTAGACGTTAATGGATCGGACTACTTCCGGTCGTATCGTTGAACGAAGTGACAATATCCGGAATAAAACACTTCAAAAGTAATTGACTACAAAAAACTTTCTGCTACTATAGCACCATCAATTTTAGATGCGGAACTGCAAATCCACCTATGACTATGTTCTCCCCCAGAACAACCGCATCTAGCTCTCAGATAGAAACAGCAAACCTAAAATACACCGCACGGCTTTCATGCCGCTTATAAAAAACCTATCTAGTAAATTATGAACTCACTAATCAACGCAATCCAAAACAAACAGAACGTAACGACCACTGAAAATGGTGCAGCTACACTAATTTCTTCTTTAAAATGTACTGTGGATTTCTTTGGCTTGGGAGGAGCACTACGTACTCGTACTGATGCTGATGTTATTTCTTTGTTCAGTAAAGCTTTTGCAGAAGATCCCTTGATTGCTGTTAAAACTCTGTTTTTTATCAGAGATTGCCGCTCTGGAAGTGGTGAACGTAAAACTTTTCGTACTATCTTTAACTGGCTATCTAAAGAGTATCCAGAAGTGGCAATTAAGAATCTACAAAATGTAGTAGAGTTTGGACGTTGGGATGATCTATACTCTACACGGGGAACCGACATTTGGAAGAGTCATGTTCTTCCGATGATCCAAAACGAATGGTTCAAGGGTGGAACTCCTTCACTGGCTTGGAAATGGTTTCCATCGAATAACACATCCAGTAAAGAAACTCGTACTATTGCTGAAGAGATTCGTTCATTCTTGGGAATTTCTCCCCGTACTTACCGCAAGACTCTTTCAGAGAAGCGTGCTATTCTAGACATTGTAGAACGCAAAATGTGTTCTAATAACTGGTCTGATATCAATTACAAAGGAGTACCATCGAAAGCTGCTCTAAATTACAAGGATGCTTTCGATAAACACGATCATGATCGTTATCAACAATATATTTCAGATGTAAAAGCAGGAAAAACTACTATTAATTAAGGAACACTATACCCTTAT